AAAAAAAAGAATGTATCTAACCTACTCTTAGCCTCAGGGCTAAGAGTAGGTTATTTATGCTTCTCAAATGCCGCTACAAGACGTCTATACTGTTCTACCTGAGCTTTTACTAAGTAGACCAACTCGTCATCAGGGTGTAAACGTGCGAGGTGTTCTGTAGCCTCTCGGAAGCCTTCGAGGGCTTCTTCATAAGTCATGCGAATTCTCATGATAAGCCCCCCAAAGTTAAATTATCCGTGACAGGTCATGTCGCGTTCGAGCAGAATAGTGCTCAAGTTTCTTGGAACGTTCTTGATAAACATGAAGCCTGGGTAATCGCTTCTGAAGTTGTTGGCCAGGTGGTCCATCAAGAAAGCCTGGAACTGCGGATCTTCCCAGTTACCGTTGGCTACAGTATCATGGTTACCCAGCACCAGATAGAGATTGTTATCGTGATCGCCTTGTGCCAGGGATTCACCCAACCGATCAATTTCACTACTGATTCTGGAATAACGAACACCCTCCTGAGGGAACCCAGGACGAGCACTAACTCCGATATCAGAAGTGATCTTGCTGATAACCTTTTTCATATCATGCCGCAGAGTGACCATCGGCGCACCCTTACGTTTACGCAATGCAGCATACACATTGATAATGACTGGTGTTTCCAAATGCTTTCTTGACATCCTTCCCTTCCCCTAATGCAAAAAAATAAAAGCTCCCATAAAGAGAGCTTTTACCATGGTGTTAAATCGAGAACTCTGATTCGAGAGCTTCGACCAACTCAGCCCAGCCGTCAGCGGCATCGGTGAGTTGTTCCTGGTCTTCCCATGCGGTCCAAGTACCAGTAACGTGGTCGAAGTCAAGGCTCAGTGCAATATGGTTAGTCTTGCAGTAATCTTCTACCTTTTTGAAGCGTTGCTCAACCGACATTATTAATGGCATGCTGTTTCTTTCCCAGTAGGAGTACGTTTGACCGTTTGACCATTTTCGATGGTGTATGCGCCTTGCCATTCTGGCGGGCGCTTGACGAACTTGCCGCCAGTAAGAGCAGCGATCGTCATGATGTCACCCAAAACGCTTTCGCCGGCTTCGACTACCACCTTTTGACCGGGGTAATACGGCAGGCCTTCGCTGGTGAGTTGTGCTTCTCGCAGATAGCGACCGAATGCTGTATTGTTCTCCGCAGCACGTCGGTCGGCTAACTCCTGACCTTGGAACTTCTTACAGTTCTCGTACCACATACCACCTGGGTTGTAACGGATGTTGTCGGACTTCTTCTCACCAAACAACCGTCGTTTGCGTTGAAGTGCTTCCTCTTGTTTCTGTGCTTTGGACTTCGCCATACTGATGTTGCTCCTGATAAGTGAGGACCTTATCTACAAGAAGGTCCTTGAGGCTATCCAGCTTCATTACCATCTCAAGATCCAGGACAGTGCTGCGAGGGTCTTGGATCACCGTAAGCATTACCAGATGGATTCCCACGATGCGATCCCACATCTGTTCCGGAGATTCCTTTCGATAGTCTTCGATATACACGACTTTGCCCATTTCAGCACGTCCTCTGATCGATGAGTTTAAGAAGCTTTACGCATTGCCGAGTTGATCAACGGGTTATCCCAGTTGGCGTCTTCGGACATGAGTTTGAGGAGAGACGGACTGGCTTTAACCAGAGCACTCATGCTCACCTCAAACTTACCGCCTTTGCGAACATGCAACACACCGAGCTGGAAGCCATGCTCGATGCTGGCGAATTCAACAAAATCGCCCTCGTTGCAATAGCTGATAGCCATTTGCAACATGCGGGGCATGGCGGTATCGAAATAAGCATAATGACGAGTCATGATTACTTCTTTGGATTGACCGCGAGTCATAGTAGCTACAACGCGGCGGCGAGCGGGGTTGTTCAGATCTTGGCTCATTGTTTAATCCTAGAGTCTTAGTTGCTTACTAAATTTATTCTTCCGGGGTTTGATCCGGAGGAATGTAATTGAAAGGTTTAAAGGTCACTTCATTTTTGATGGTGACCTTAAAGTTGTTTTTAAGGAACATGTAGTTGTCGGCCCGGTGATTAGGAACAAACAGCGTAGTACGAATGCTGATCTCCGCTTCACCAATCTCACTTTCAAGTTCCAGAAAACGAGTAGCCAAACGATCGCGTTCCTCAAGAGTCTGAGCTTTCGCAAAATCATTCAGCACCACTTGCAGTTCACAACGAATCTTGCCCAGGTGAGCAACTTTTGGATTCACAGGAAACTGAAGGATTTTGTTCATCGCATGATTCCCAACTTGTGCATGCGTTCAACAATCTCCATCTGTACCGTGCTCATTTCAATAGCCGCCTGCTCACGAAGCAAGTAGTTACCAGAAGTGTGCAAGACAGTTTCTAGCTCTGCCAGTTGACGACGCAGGCCATCAATCTGGACAAGCTCGTTGGAATTACGAGCCTTCTTGTAACGAATGAAATCGATGACCTGGCCCATCAGTTTCTCCTAATTAAGAATGGGTGACTTGTCGAGCCATCCACGGACAGTTGTTCATAATCAGAGCATTAGGGTACAACTCCCAAAACTCATCCCGAAGCTGAGCTGCTTCTTGCAGCTTGGCTTGGCCTTCTTTTACAAGTTCTTGATACGTTGTATCGTTAGGGTGGCTCAAACCCTGGGAGCAGATACGGTTACCGTCTTCGATCAATTGTTTAATCTGGGCAACACGTTGAGCACGATCCTTCGCAACTTTAACATCGATCACTGAACTATCCTCTTTTAGTGATTTAGGAAACACGTTTGTGTGCAGTGCCATACAACTCAGTCATGACTACGTCATAATTGAACTTGGCCAGGTTGAGATCTTTACGCAACTCCATAGCTTTCAGCATATGTTCATTGCGCTTCTCTGGGCAGGTGCATTTAACCACGCGGTTGTACAAACTATCGATCCGCTTATTCAGCTTTTCCATAGCAGACATGTGACGCAGTGCACGATTTTCCAGAGTTACTACCAGAGCAGACTTTGCCATTACGGTTCTTTCCTTAAGACTATCCAAGTGAGAGAAGCAGAATACTTCTCGTCCTATCAACAAGTAACTTCATTTACCAAATAAACAAGAACGAAATAATCCGTTGTTGTTTATCTACTCAAGTAATATAGGTCTGAGAAATTGCAAAAGTCAAGTATATTTTAGCCATGCTAGTTATATTCTATTTTGATCAATGTTATGCCCTAGCTCCTAAGGCTCTTAACCTTTCCCGGGAAAAAGAACATGGCCATTCCAAATCGGCAACTGTTCTTGGATCGGTTTATCGAATATAACGTCGAACGTTACCAGGATAAGCCGTTACTTGTTGCAGTGCTCCAGGGCCTCACTCTGGATCAAATCACGATTACGAACTTCCAGGTTGACAACACTAATCCCGCCCGCCCTGTTCATTTCTACGATGTGAGCATGCCAGGCGTCTTTATGGGCATCAATCAGAAGTTCATTCCAGCCGACGTAGAAACCGGCAAACTTTTCACCATCCTTGGTCATGTAGACGACGAGAACGAATTGTCGTTGAAAACCGAAGAAGGTGTTTACACCATGGGCGAGGCAATGATTGCCAGCCTACTTGTCATTAGTGGCAAGAAAGGGGATCCGGATTACGTCCTCGCTCAAGTGAAGAATTCTTTGAAATACAGTGCGGCGGATGTTGACCTTGGCTACGGTGGTGGTCAGGTAAGTATTCGTAACGAGACTATTTTTGGTCTGTTCACTGTGTACGAGTCTCTTTACGACAATGTACTTCGTTATAACGGCTTGCACAGTTACGACGAACCAAATCTGCGCTACTTGTAAAGTCAGAGGAAAAGCTCAATGGCTATCGATGATGATTCTGTAACTCCTGGTGAGTTGCCTGCTATTGCCGAAGAGGCATTGTGGGTAGAACACCTTCCGGCTCTTGTCACTGGCGTAAAGGTCCGTGGTGGTGCTGATGGCTTGGGTGCTGCTAACTTCCAGGCTCGTGTCTTGGATGCACGTACTCGTTACTTGTACGAAATCATTCAGGGTCTAGCTACAGGCGGTATCATCCTCAAGGGTGAGCTGCGTGACGAAGACGAACTGAATGCCATTCCTACCGTAGGTCTGAAAGTAGGTACTGCTTACTTCGTGGAGTTCTCTCTGCGTGTATGGAACGGTACTGAATGGGCTAGCTCCGGTAGCCTGCGTGGTAAGAATGGTTTGAACCTCCTGGGTACCTGGCCTGACAACCTCGAACTGCCAGAAATTACCGAGAATGAAATCGGTGATGCTTACATCTGGCAACACGACATCCACGTATTGGTTCCAAGTGATGACACCCAGAAATGGGAAGCACTGGGTATCCGTGGTCCTGCCGGTGAATCCAACTACGATATCTGGAAACGTCAGCCAGGTAACGAGAACAAGACCGAAGCTGAGTTCATCGAGGCTCAACGCGGTCTGAAAGGTAACCCTGGTGACGACGCCTTCGCAACCTGGAAGAAAATTCCTGGTAACGAAAACAAGACCATTGAAGAATGGCAAGAGTCCACCAAAGGCGATCAGGGCATCCCTGGTAAAAACCTCCAGATCCTTGGTACGGTTGCTAATGCTGCCGAACTCGACACCAAGCCTAAGGATGACCAGGCCGCTTACGTTCTGCGTGATACGTCCCACCTGTGGGTATACGTTGAAGTAGATGCTGTCTGGAAAGACCTGGGCAAATTCAACGGTAAAGACGGGGAACCAGGTGAAGACGGTACTGACGGTCGTAACGTCATTATCAAAGGCGCCGTGGCTACTCAGTCTGCATTACCTGCCTCTCCTGCCGATCAGGATGCTTGGGCCGTCCAAGACACCAGCACCGTCTGGATGTGGATTGTCGATGCATGGGTAAACCTGGGTCGCTTCCAAGGTATCGACGGTACTCCTGGTGTAAGCCTGATCCTGAAGGGCGCAGTTAACACCGTCGGTGATCTGCCTGCTGAACCTGAAGAACAGGATATCTGGGCTGTACGTGCAGATAACTCGATTTACGGTTACATCAACGCCGCTTGGGTTCGCCTGGGTGAGTTCAAAGGTGAACCAGGTCTCCAAGGTGATCCTGGTCTTAACGCTGTTGCCTACTGGCTGACCCTGCCAGAAAACAATGGCAAGACTGAAGCAGATTACTGGATTGCTCAGAAAGGCGCTGATGGTGAAGACGGTAAGAACCTGCAAATCAAAGGCTCCGTAGCCGATGACGCAGCACTTCAAGCCATTCCTTCTCCTCAGGATCAAGACGCATACGTGGTTAACTCCACTCATCGTCTGTGGGTCTGGAGCACTTCGGGTGGTGGCTGGAAAGACCTCGGTCCTTTCAAAGGCGCTGATGGTAAGTCCGCTTACCAAAACTGGTTGGATCTGGGTAACTCTGGATCTGAAGCTGACTTCAATACTTCGCTTAAAGGTGCTGACGGCCAGTCCATTTATCTGCGTGGTGTTGTGGCGACCTTTGCTGACTTGCCGGCTAGCCCGCAAGATCAGTGGGTGTACTCGGTACAGGATGAAAACGCTCTGTACGCTTACATCGGCAGCTCCTGGCTGAAGATGGGTAGCTTCAAAGGTACTGATGGTAAAGATGGTAAATCCCTCGACATCATCAAGATCCTGACCGAAGAAGATCAGACCATTCCTCCAGCCACCGATATCACCAAAGGCAAAGCTTACGTCGATCTCGACAAGTTTGTCTGGGTGAACGTCGAAAACGTTTGGCAGAATGCGGGTAAGTTCCAGGGTCAACAAGGTGACATCGGTAAGAACGGTACTCCGCTCAAACTGCGTGGCGTTGTTGAAAACCTGGCGGCACTTCCTCCAATCGGTGAAGGCGATGGTTTTGCTGAAGAAGGCGACGGCTGGCAGACTCTGGACGACAAGCAGGTTTATGTTGTTGTCGATGGTCAGTACAACGGTCCGTTTGACTTTGTAGGTCCTGATGGCGGTAAAGGTATCCAGGGCGATCCTGGCGCGACCGTAGCCATCAAAGACACCTTCGCAGACATGGCCGCATTGCGTGCTGCTCACCCTACCGGTACCCAGACCGACGCTTACATGTTGGAAAACGGTCACCTGGTTATTTGGGCTCCGAGCATTACCGACTGGAAAGACGTTGGTGAGTTCCGTGGTCCTGAGGGTAAAGAAGGTCCTCCTGGTGAAGGCCTGCCTGGTAAGCCTGGTGTTAAAGGTGATCAGGGTAGCCGTTGGTTGACTCTGCCTGCTGGCATGGATGCTCCTTCCGATACCTTCTCTGGTCGTGTTGGCGACTGGGCTATCTCGGCTACCTTCAACGTCTTTTATAAGACGGCTACTGATGGCTGGGTACTGTGGGGTCGTCTGGTTGCTGGTGACGTTAACTCGCCACTGCTGTCTCTGGGCAAAGTTGTGCGTCTGGGCGGTAACTGGGTGCCCGCTGCAATTCAGGACGACGTGCCTGATGACGGTTTCCCGTACATGCGTACTCGTACCGAAGGTGCTGATAACGGTGACTGGTTGAAATACCAGCCTCCGACTCTCATGAGCTTGGGTGGTGTTCCTGTCGCAGAACTGGGTGTGTCGGTTGCTACGCTGGTTAACGGTTTCGTTCCTGCAAGCCAATTGCCAAGCTACGTTGATGACGTGCTGGAGTTTGCCAACCTTGCAGCCTTCCCGGCTACTGGTGAAACTGGCAAAATCTACATCGCCCTCAACACCAACGTTCAGTATCGCTGGTCTGGTTCCGCGTACATCCAGCTGGTGGCTTCGCCTGGCACCACTGATGCTGTTGTGGAGGGTACTACTAACCTCTACTTCACTCAGGCTCGTGTTCGTTCGACGCCTCTGACTGGTTTGAGCTTGGCAACCAACAGCGCGATCGCTGCTGCTGACACGGTGATCCAGGCGTTCGGTAAAATCCAGGCGCAGATCAATGCGTTTGTACCTGGCTTTGCTGATGTTCCGACAGACAGCAATCTGTACCTTCGTAAAGGTGACAAGACCTGGGTGGTTTACACCGCACCTTCGTCTGGCATCTCTGGTCCTGTTGGCGGTAACGACGGCAAGACCTACGTGTACAAGAACAGCCAATGGATCGAGTTCAACCAGTACGACCTGCCAATCAAGACTCTGTCTGCGACTGGTACTGTCGATGCGCTGGTGGATCAATTCATTGTTATCACCAACACTGCAGCCACTGCTAAAACCATTACCCTGAGCGATGGTCCGAAAGGTCCTGTTCGTGCCAAGGTACTGGTGTTCAAGATCAATGGTGCAACTGGTGCGATCACCTTTGCTCCTACTGGTGCTACGGCTCTGGTATGGAACACTGGTGCTCCTCCATCGTTGACTGGTAGCCGTACCTTCATTACCTTCACCTGGGATGGTGTTGAGTGGGTCGGTGCAGCGGGCGCTGTAGTTCCGTAACCTCATGGACACAGGGACCTCCTTACGGGGAGGTTCCTAGTGTTCGTTTCTTCCTTTAAAGGATCACAAGATGATCGAAGCTCTGATTGGGACCGGATATAAACAGGGAGCTGATGACAATTCCGACATACCTTTTCCGGAAGGGACTCCGTTTAAAGGAATAACAAAGTCAGCTGACTTTATTTATGGTGATGCCCTCGCTACACTTATCGGGTTAACTCCCGGCGCAACAATGAATAGGGATGGTGGTTGGCTTCATTTCATTGAAGACAGCGGACTAGAACTGCTTATCGCTAAGAAGCCGATTCGTTACGCGACTACTTACGAACAAATCATGCAGGCCACCAACAATGGTGCCAAAGAGATTACTATCAGAGGGGAGGTTTACATCTGTCGAATGATGACAGGTGCAATTTCTTCTTCTGCAAATGCAGTGCCGTCCAACGCTGGGGGTGAGTGGAATCGCTACATGTATGCGATCTATGATAACTCTGACCGTGGTGGCATTAGTGGAGCCCCCATTTGGGGTAACTACACAAGAACAATGTTAGGACTTGGTGCTCCAGGAGGAGCCGACCTTGGCGATGGTGTTTTCACTATTTGCGCCGAGACTTTAGCTAACGGTTATTGTTTGCGAGGCAATGACTGGCAGAATTCCAGTGGTAACCACCCTATCATGGGTATCTGGAACATGCCGCCTAATAACCCGCAGACGTATTACGGTTGGCGTCCAGTACTTGTTAAGAAATCTACCATTCCTCCATCTCCTTATAGAGGTGTAGTAACGGCAGCTAACTTAATTGGTGGTCTGGCGTTGTACAACCTTCTTGGTGTTACTAACACCGGTAAAGTATCTATCCAACCGGACGGTGGTTGGCTGAAGTTTGTTGACAACGGCAAAACGTTCTACATTGCCAAGACTCCTTTCTTCGGTGCGATTACATATGAGCAACTGAATGCCGTTGGCGCTGTTAACGGTACGAAGGTTGTTAACATTGGTGGGCTTAACTACAAAGTTCGTTTAATGACAGGCGCGACCTCTAACCCAGGCGCTACGGCTGGTGGTGAATATAACAGTTACTTCTCCCGCGTTACTGTCAACTATTCGGGACAAGCTGCTGATCGTTGGGACTCTCTTACCAATACTGATGTTGGTTGGACTGGTAGTACAGGCAACGGCGAGCTGACCTTGTGCCAAGAAGCCAACAGTGCTAATGGTGGATGGTTGACACGCGGTTATCCTGGATTCCTTGGCGTATGGTACCAGATCGCTAACACCACTCATGCTGGTTATGGCTGGAGACCGGTACTCGAATTAGTCCCTTAATGGAGGGAACAACATGATTGAGCAACTACTTACTACAGGTAGTAAAGCTATTTACATCGGTAACTCAGGTCCTGGACCAAAAGCACTGCTTAGCGGTGATCAGAACCTGGGTTACTTTGGTGAAGTGACGGACACTCAACTGTTTGGCATTTCCCAGGTGGCTGGTGCGGGTGGTATGTATCAAGGTACCGACCACCCAGACTTGGTCCCTGGTGCTAACCACTGGCTTAAATTCATCTGGAACGGCAAGGTCATCTTCATTGCTAAACGACCTTTCCGCAGTAACGTGTCCTGGGCTGACCTGTATGCTGCTGGTATGGTGTATGGGACGCGCGATAACGGCAAATACCCTCTGGCCACTCCTAAGCATCAGTTCATTCAGATGCCTAAATATGAGGGTGAAAAACTCTGGGTATTAAAACCTCGACTAGTTAGAGGTTACGCTGCTGATCCTGTTGCCCCTGCAAACGTCGGGGACTACACGGGTGAATGGAGTCAATTGCTGGGTCGTTGCAGTATTTCGCTTGATGGCAACATTACCCCAAAGTTTGCTACAATGTCCTATAACGCCTTAGGGTGGAGTCAGTCTAGCCCTGACTCCGTTACCATGGAAACCATGTCCAACAACGTTAACCAGTGTAACGTACGTGGTGATGGCGCTAGTGGTGTGATCATGGGTGCTTACAGAACGATCCTTAAAACAGATCGAGTATCAGGCATTAGTGGCCATTACTGGCGTCCAGTGCTGGAGCTGATTCCTGATACAGAGGCTAAAGATCCATATACCCTGTTGTACAGAACCCCAGGTCCTTTTGCTCCAGTCATTAATGATGTTCGGCAGTGGACAGGTAGCCCGGCTCAAAAACCGGCAGCTCCAAGACAAAAAACTTGGCCTTATCAGCTACCTAACCCGACTTACAGTTTTGTTAATCAGGCTCTTAAACCATCGGCACCTAGAGGTACCGCGGAGTCTCCGGGCCTTAAGGCTTTTACTATCACCGGCTCGTATGTCGCTTAAAGGAAGTAAATAATGGATACGATTCTTCAGTGGACTAACCTGAATGCTCCAGGTACATTCACCACCAAGATCTATCGTGGTACCAGTAAATTGGATCGTTCTAATCTCGCTAACCCCATTGCGACATTGACCAATAACGAAACCACTTACACCGACACTACCACTGTTCGCGACACGTTGTACTACTACGTGTTTGAAACCACCATCAATAGCAACGGCGATAAACAAAGCACCGACAACATCCCTATTCGGGCTGTCCCTCGTAAAGGTGCTGGGCCTGTTAGTTTGCAGATTGGTGATTTCAATTATGGTTACTTTGGTACACTGACCTCTGGCGAGTTTATCAATACCACTGATCTGCGTACTGCTGTAGGTCTGACCATTGGTGTAGTTAACCAACCAGGTCCTTTGTGGCATAAATGGATTCGTAACGGGAAAGTGTTGTACGTTCCTAATGGTCCTATCTGCGGTAACATTGGTTGGAAAACTCTTTATGACCTCGGGCTGGTTTACGGTGTTGATGGTCCTGGCCCAACTAACGCCGGGGCTAACGTTAACCAAAGTGCTAAGGTAACCATTGGCGGTGAACTCTACCGTGTGCGCTGCATGACTGGCTTTGACGATACTTTGGCACGTTATCCTGTTACACCAAGCGTTACCGAGCCTACTGAATTGTGGCCTAACGAATGGAATGACATTGTCTATCCATTGTCGATGTATTGCCCAGATCTGCAACGAATGGCTAACGTTCAACAAGCTACTGTAGCCGACCTGTTCATGTCCTCCACTGGCGTGACTTCTGGCAGTGTCGTTCAAGAACGTATTGCCGCTGGTAACTCCGCCAACAACTTGGTTCGTGGTAACGGTACTGCTAACCGTACCGGTCCTGCCAACCGAGCTGCGGCCACCTGGAACGGTGTACTCTACGGCTGGTGGCCAGTACTGGAATTGATCGAAAGCTAAGGAGATTCCATGTCTATCAAAATTGATTGGCCTGCAATGTCCAGCCTTCCTGACACGTTGACGATCTACTGGTCCGATACGGCGTTCACTCCAGCAACATTGCCAGGCACCAAAGCGGTGTTGGATCCAACAGCCGTCACGTATACCGACACTACGGTCCCAGATCGAAGCACTCGGTATTACATGGTTGAGGCCGTTAAGGCCGGGTCCAATACTCAATACAGTCAGTGCATGTTGTACGGAAACTTCTCCAAGACAGGGCCAGGCGGCAATACCGTATTGCGCGGTAACTGGAATGCTGGGTATATGGGCTTTGTGCCCGCTGCCCAGCTGTTTACTATCTCTGGATTGCGTACAGCAGTAAATGCCAGTAATCAGCTGGGATCTGCTCCGGCCGATGGCACAATGACCGGTTGGTACAAGTTTGTCTTTAATGGCAAAATCTTGTTTTTCCCCAACAACACGTTCTCCGTAGCAGGCACTTCCACCTGGTCTCAGATTTATAACTTGGGATTGGTTTACGGTGTTGATGGCCCAGGGGCTGCTCCATTTAACCTGACAACGGTTGGAGCCAGTCCTGTTATCTCGGCCCCAGTTAACCAGAAAAAGGTCGTCACCGTCGGTAGCGATAGTTTCTTGGTACGTATTCCTAAAAACAGTACTTTGGCAACGGATCAAAACGTTCCTGATCGTAGCACGTTTAAAGGAAGCGAGTGGTGTGAGTTGATGTGCTCTATGACCACGTCTATTCTTGCTGCTGACGTCCCTTTACTACAGCCTTTTAAATGGGGCGATGCTTCTGGTGTTCCTTATCCATTAATGGCTACCCAGCATTTCAACACTACTAACAACTGGTCGGTTAGTAACGCCAACTGGTCTGATGTGTTCCCCCGGGCCATTACTGGTGCGGCTTCTGGAGCTTGGGTTAGCTGGGTGCCTGTTCTTGAATACATTCCTGCTTAACGGAGGGTTAAATGCCCGTCAAAATTGATTGGACCGATTCAAATGCGGCTGATGATTACACGATCTATCGGTCTGCTTCGCCGATTGCTGATGGCGCGTTACCAGCTCCATTGGTAGTCGTTCCCGGCGGCACTCTGACCTACACAGACGATACCGCGGTACGTAATCAGCTGTACTACTATCGCGTAGCTTCTCGTAAAGGAACCGACGTAGCTTTGACACCAAACAAGGCATTGGCTTACATGCCATACACCGGTCCGGGACCTCAGGTACTTAATCGTGGTGATTGGAACTTCGGTTATTTCGGCAAACTTGCAATGTCTGATTTGTTCACGACCCAAGAGTGTAAAAACTTTGTCGGAACTATTCCTAGCTCTGCTACCGAGAACACCGACGTTAACCTAGGTTGGTTTAAGTTTGTGTATAAAGGGAAGATCCTCTTTATCGCAAGCCAGGCTATCTATACCAACCTGACCTGGGAGCTGTTGTATCGTGCCGGTGTGATCTACGGTAACTTCCCAAGTGCGGATTGGGCTCCCTACGCTAAAACTACCTTTGGTACTATCCCTCAAGCCAAAGGAGTAACGAAGGGTGACCATTCTTTCATCATGCGAGTACCTACGTCTCGTGCAGTAATGTCCAGTACCAGTGGTGCGGCAGCTGATCAGGTTGGTGGCGAATACGATCTGATTCTTCCTTATGTTTTCCAAGCACGCGCATATCCAGATACATTGGGTATCCGGCAAATGGATGACATTGCTAACGCCGGATGGATTACCTTCTCCACAGACTTGCAAACCAGTACTTGCATTAACCGTGGTAGCGGGACAAACCCCGATTTGCTTAACGTCAGCCTGACTACAGCCGCAGTACACCCTCAACACGGCTGGCGTCCACTCTTTGAACTAGTTCTGTAAGGAGAACAATTCATGACCACAGTAACCCGTCAAACCCGCCTGATCCATTCTGAATCCGGCACGTATCCGTTGTTCCTGACCGATCTGTCGGCCTTTGCACCGAATACTTCTTTTGGTCCAACCAGCACTGCTGAAATTCTGATCGAGTTCGGCTTGGAAGTTGTGACCGAAGTTTCTCCTCCAGTGAATGATGTTGTAACTGAAGGCCCACCTGAAGAAGTTAATGGCGAATGGCGTCAGACTTGGATTTCTCGTACTTTCAGTGAAGTCGAGATGGCCGAGAAACTGGCTACCGCTAAAGCTCTGTTGCAGACTCAGGCTGAAACCATGCGTATCGCTATGTTCGATCGTGGCTTCCCTCACACTTTCGGCGAGAACGTTTATCACGTTCAGATTCGCAATGCCGACCGCGCTAACTTGACTGGGTTGCGCATCATTGCTAAAGAAATGGTGGAAGCAAACGTCGAACAAACCTTCTCGTTCCGCGTCTATGAAAACGTTGTGGTAGACATCAGTGCAGCTGAAATGGTAGAAGTGGCTAACGCCGCATTTACTGCTGCTAACCTTGGCTACAAGAAAACTTGGGACGTGAAAGACGCTGCTCGTGACGCCACCACCATTGAAGAACTTCCGACCCTGCCAACAGAAGAAGATTTCTTCACCGCGTAATAAAGCGCTTAAGTAAACAGGTTATTCTCCCCCTAGTTGGGGGAGGATAGTCCTGAAGGAGTTTTACCGTGATCGAAGCGCTAATAAGTAACCCAACTGAGGGTACTCCTCCCAAACCAATTTTTGTACAAGTTGATCCAGCCGACTTTATTACTGCGTCTGCTTTGTCCACACTTGTAGGTGCCGGGTCGATGGGGACGTTAATGCCTGGAGGAGACAGCATCCAATGGATGATTCTTCGCGAGGGCAACACCGTTTACGCCATTCCTCAGAAACCTTTGCGCCATTCTGTTTCTTATCGCACCATGCAAAGCGCTAACTTGCTGTACGGCAAGAATGTGAACATTGCGGGTGGTGTCTGGATGATTAAGGCTTTTACTGGTTTAGACGGCAATACTAGCGATTGGATGAGGATTATGTCTGGCATCATTGTTGGTGGTAAATTGCAGAATGGGCAAAATCCACCAATCCGCTGGGCAAACCTTAGCTATGACGATATTGGTATAGGTCCAGAAAACACGGCTGGTCAGGGTGTCAGTAACTACATTACCGAAACCTACAACCAATTCCAGTATTACACGCGTGGAGTTAAGGGCGAATACACAACGCTCTATAATCAGAACATGGATACCACCTTTGCTTCTAACGGTTGGCGTCCTCTTCTTATCTGGGTTTCTGGATACCAGCCCTGGGTATAGACCGAACACTTGCACGGAGCTTAATGATGAGCGCATTCACACGGTTTAGCGCTGAAGAGCAGTTGCGTTACAACAAACTTGCGAGCGCGATTAATAAGAAGGATCTTTGGGACACTGTTCCTGGGTTTAATTATTACATTGGCGTAGAGAACTCCAAACGCTACGTCACTGTTGAGACAGGCTTTCAAACGGATGGCGCTACTATCCCACGTTGGCTGTGGTGGTTGCTTCCTCCGATTGGCGAGTACACTCAATGCACCACTTTGCATGACAAGCTCTGTACTACTTACTACATCATTGAGTTGGTAAATGGAGTTGAAACCAGAGTACCGGTTACACGCAAAGAAATTGACGCTATCTTGAAAGAGTCAATGGATGTGCTAGAAGTAACCCCATGGAAGAAGAAAGTAATCATGGCCGGTGTTAACGTGTACCGTATCGTTAAGAATCCAACTTTGCCAAAGCCTGTTGCTATGGCGGCATAGGTGCCATTTCATGATAGAACAATTGATTTCTGTTGGGAGTACCGGAGTGCTCCCGTTTGTCCCTCCTGCCGTAGTGGCAGGTAAACCATTCCAAGGATGGGTGAGTTCTGATGATCTGATTGATGGTCCTGCATTGGCTAGTTTGTTAAACTTGACCTCTGGGACACCGATCAACGATAAAGCTGGTTGGTTGAAATACATCGATGCAGGCAAGACGTTTTACATTGCACGTAAACCATTGCGTTATGGCACAACAGTCGCTGCTTTAAAGGCAGCTTCTTTGCTGACAGGTAAGCAAGTTCTTATCGGCGGATTAGGTTACAAGGTCCGTCTGATGTCTGGTATGTCTATTGACCCTTTCTCTTCCATCCTGAACAACAACGGTGGCGGTGAGTGGGATCAATATCTGTGGCCAATTTTTTCTGCTCCCGATCGTCCTTCTGCTGATGTGTGGTCGTATTACACCGCAGGAGATCTAGGTTTGCTAACAGCGCCCAACTTGATTGGACAAAGAGGTGTGATCTCGGTATGTAAAAACCAACATACCAGCATTACTACTGCTTTGTCTGCTCGTGGCTGGGATTACTCTGCTGGCACAAGTCTTAATCCAATTGCCCGGCACACCATTATCAATGACGCTAATGCTAGTGAAGGTAACGGACAAGGTACGTTGGATGTTTATGGCTTCCGTCCTGTGTTGGAATTCATTGGTGAACTTCCTCCTGAAGATTTGTTCTATGGGGAAGTAGCTGAAGCAGACTTCATTACTGTTGCTGCACTGACGTCCTTGGTTGGTATGGGTTCCATTGGTTCTGTAACGAATGCTAACACCACCTGGTTGAAGTATCGTTATAAAGGCAAGACTGTGTACATGCCGAAGAAAGCTCTGCGTCATGGCATGACATGGGAAGCAATGAATAATTTGGGTATTACCAAAGGGACGACACAGTTCCAGATCAATGGTAAAGCACATACCCTGAGGCTTCCTACAGGCGCTGCTAGCGAGCCTGCTGGTTATGGCACCATTGCCACAGGTGGTTCGTTTAACGACCTCATATACCCCGTATACGGCGGTGTATCGTTGAATCAGCCAGAGGTGCAAGCTTATCCACGTTGGGCTGCTTACACGGATGCTGAACTGGGGCTTTCTACCAGTAAAGCTACCTCAGCAGGCGCTGGTGTAATGACCTGGTGTCAGGAAATTATCACTGGTAACAGTGCTCATTTGGTTCGTGGCTACAACGATGCTGACAACGCAGGTAACCGTCAACTTTTGGCTGGCTGGTATGTTGCTTTAAACGGCACTCAAACCTACGCTGGTTGGAGACCAATCATCGAAGAAGTCTAAAGCAAAAAAAAGAAACAAGTTATCCTCCTATCTCCCACTTGGGAGATAGGAGGTATTAACCTTATTACGCATCTTTGGAAAAGAGTCTTCTTAACAACAAGTACAAGTGCTTTAACTTGCCGGGCTTTTTGTATTTCATTGTTACATCCCGAGAAGCTCGTCTTCTACATCGAAACGATCGCGATCATCATCTTGATCATCGTCATCGCGGTCATCTTCATCTTCGTAGCCCATTTCTTCGCGATAGTTACGAGTGTCGTTATCTACCCGCGCAATGTGAGTAGGGAGAACACAGCAACCATTGCAGATCACGAGCGGCTCGTCACCTTGTCTGGAATCGAAGTCATACCACTTCCAGGTGATGGTGTCTTTATGCAAGACAGTCATACGGCAGTCGTGGCAAACTTTAGGTTCATTACCCTGAGATTCCAAACATTTATCACGGCAAGCAGCACAGACGATATAAATACCAACTGGGCCGAAACTATCGTCTTCGTAAAACTCGCCAACCGCATTGCTGACATCGCCATGAGAAACATGGTCGCAGAAGTCAGATTGATCCAAGTAGCGGAAAGTGGTGGTAGCGCGATAACCAGTTACGTTAGCCATTTTTCTGTTCCTTCCCGAATAGGGCTTTAAGACAATCCCAAACAACGATGTACGCAGGACGCGCACGGTGGACCGCTGCATGGTAGAGTTTAATTGCTGCTTGCTCGCTGATCCCGTAAGTGATTACGTACCCAGCTACAAAAGCCTCAGTCTCCCAAGGCTGTTGCAAATACTTCCAGTGATTCCTTGGCTTCATTGGATACTTCTTGCCTTCCCAGATAATGTGTTTCTTATTACCTGACAGACGACTATCCAACATCTGAATCACATGCTTGAGTTCATGAGCAAAGACACCACAGCGATATGCCCGCAAATAGTCTCCTTTACTGCGACCCTCCAATTGGGCTGCCACCATTACCTGGTGCATGTTGTACTCAACTATGATGCAGTTCTTGCCATCCTCGTTGACATACCAAGTGGTATGCGCCGGACTAAGGGTCTTGAAATTTTTGACTGGGTTGTTAGTAACCTTGAACGTAAAGTCAAGGTGTTTAACAAGGTCATAAACATCACTACCAAACATTGCCCGGAACAGAGTAATGTTGAAATTCTCAAACTTCATTTGCTTATCCTTAAGCGGCTTTAGCCAGTTTGTTCAGAGCTTTACGAGCGGCTTTCACATCACCATCACACTGGTAAGTGAACTGAGCCATGTGGGCTTCCTGCTCCCACGGGTAGTTGTAGTACTCTGCCGAGCCATCGTTCTTGAATTTCCAAACCTTGCCTTCCCAGATCAACTTACCATCTTTCTGGTTCATACGACCGTCGATGATTTGTTGAACGTGGGTCAGTTCATGCACCAAGTAGGAGCAGAAGATTTTGGAGACCGAACCTTTGATATGACGGGTCAGTGGATCAACCGATGCGGCAATGCGGTCCATGTTGAAGAACATCATGGCAACAGCTTCACCGTCTTTACGGAACCAGTTACCAGCAGTCATCGCACCAACTTCACCCAGGTTCAAGGATTGGGCGGTTGCATCATCCAGCATGTAGATATCTACATTGAAGGCTTCTACCAGACGAACACCTTCAATACCGAAAGCATCGATGAAGGTACGCAGATCAGAGTTAATCAGTTTCATTTTTAGTCCCTTAGTTTAATGATCCAGAATGAATCATTGTTACTATTGATATACCCAAGTAATATAGGTTTAAAAAGGCCCAGAAATTAAATAAGGAAAAGACCTACCTCTACTCCCGTTTGGGAGTAGAGGTAGTATACCGATCAATACTGTCGAGTACAACTATCTTCAGTATCTTCAGCTTCACGATTGTTCTGCCACGTAACGCGAGTAATAACCCCCATCAAGTTGTAGAACGCCGTGATAATAGTCATGCCCTTTAACAACGCCAATTCTTCCGGCGTGTGGTCAGGCACGTACATATGCCGTAGATCGATTTCGACCTTTTCTTTATCGGCATTTTGATGCACGTATGCTTTAACCCGGTACATCAATACTTCGTTATACCAGTAAGTCACCACAACCGTGTTAGCGGGACGATCCCATTCCAGACCTACCTTTGCACGGTCGTAACGATAAAACAGGTACAGCGGGCACAGACGAAGGATAGACAGGGTCAGTGCAAGCATCTCGTGCTTTTTACTGATGACTACCTTTTCATTAGTACCCGGGTTCTTGGTTGGACGTCTAGGCACTTGGAAGCTCCAGAGGAAGATTACCCTCCATCATGCTTTTGGCGTACTCCATTACCTGGTCCCATTTCATTTCGGTACGATCTTCTTGATCGATCTGATCCATGGCTGCGTTAATTGCGTAAAGCTGATAACCCTCCGCCATAGTTGTAGGAACCCACGGTTGCCAACCCAGGCGGTGGTTCCAGCCGGCATGGATTTCCTTGGCGATAGCCGCAACCTTCTCATGTCGTTCGACAAGAGACTGAACGCTTTGACCGTACTTCATCCAACGCCAGAGATCCAGGGCGTTGTGTTTGGTAATAGGCAAAGTGCCGAGTATATGATGACTGGACTTGACAATATACCCAACACCGTTTTTCAGGGTGTAGCTGTCCAGTATGTACGGAATGTAGATGCCTTGAGACCGCAGGTTTTCCATCACTTCTTTGAGTACCGTGAAACGGTCACCATCGGTGATAAGAGGAAGTCTTTGGTCAAACAAGACAGAAAGGTGACGAGGGTTCAAGTTGATGTCTTTGACAATCAACTGTTTGATGATCGCCTTGGTGTTGCTGTAATCATGGATTTCCAGCAGGTTCTTGATCTTTTGCCCGGACCATTCAAGGTGGCCTTGTGGAGAATCTGGAATGTAAGAATTAGACATCGTTATGTTCCTTGGTCAGTGCTTGGAGAGCTAGTTGGCGGGCTTCGGTTTGTTTGGTTGAGTTACCACCTTTCTGCCAAGGAGTCCACCCTTCCTGTTCTTTCCAGGAGTTGTAGATCTTCTCAGCTTCATGATCGATAGCCTGTTGACTGAAACCAGTGGTAGGGGTTTCCCGGATAACGTGGGACCCGCTGGATAGGTAACGCGACTTCCCGATGAGAACAGTACGTTCACCGCGCTCATGACGAATCAATGAGAACTCGTCTTCACGGAATGGAACATAAAGCTTGTAGTTCTTCAGGAGATCGCGAACCATTTCCACGTACAGATGCCAACGCTCTGACGATTTGCTCTTGAGCAGATGCCCAAAGACAATACCGACTTTAACCGGGTTGAGTCCGAACTTCTTCTCACGAAGGATCCGAGGAACCGACGTGCTTGGAGTATCCGGAGTAATTCCCAATACCGCAGTCAGTCTTGGCAGATGGAATTCCAACTCTGCTTCAGCAACCAACTCTGGAGGATCGATCTTGATATCGTCCAGAGCAACAGGCGGTGCTGGTTGGGCAGAGATTGGCGGGAGAACGCCTGGATACCGACCTTCCAGCACAGCCACCCGACGAGACAACCAACGAATGCGGTCTTTACCCATTTCACCCAGGGTGCTTTTGTTAATGTAGTCGCCACCGGTACGATGAGACTGCATCATGCGCTGAGTATCTTCAGCCTCGCTAATAGTTGACATCATAGCCAGATGCCAGGCGAGTTCATCATCACTGAGGCGATGAGCACCCATCAGTTCTTCACGACCAATCTCTACATAACGAGGATGCAGATCTTTTTCACCATTGGCCAACCAAAGCATATCTACTGGTGCAGGACGTTCTTCTTTAGACACAACAACTACCCCTAAAACAAATAAAAGAAATAAAACCTCCTAGTCCTGTTTAGGGACTAGGAGGATATGCGCAGCGTTGTTACTTACTTCTTGGCTTTGCCCTTGCCTTCAGGCTTTGCAGCAGGCTTGGTACCGCCTTTGGCTTCACGCTTGGCTTGTACCGCCAGAGCACGCTTGCGATCGCCTTCGATTTCAGCAGGAGTACGCTCGTGGGTTTTCACCAGCTCTTCCCACGGCTTGATACCCAGCTTTGCAGGATCGATAGCTTCAGGACGTTTGGCTTTGTCCTTGTTGCCTTTTGGGACGATGAGGTCGCCCAGGGAAACGCGAGCACCCACAGCTTTGCCAGCCTGCTTCTGCTGATCGTTCCACTTGTTCAGACCTTTGTTGATCGACTCGCGTGGGAACTTGTCGAACACCAGGTTGTAGCACAGACCGCCAACCGACAGGGTGTGGTCTTTGGCACCGACGGTGAAGTACAGACGGGAAGGAACGTAGTCTTTGTCACGAGTGAACAGACCGAATTCCAGGATGCCGCCTTCAGGCATCAGCAGGGTTAGCAGACGGTCCCAGAAGTCCGGGATCATGGTGTTGTTGTTTTCGTAGCCACGAGGACCACGATTCAGGCATTCGGTGAACAGGGTTTCCAGCGCTTCACGGCACGAACGAGCAGTCTTGTCGTAGACGAAGTGGAAGCACTTCTTGCCGACCATGACCATGTAAGTGGTGCTGGCTTGGGTGCAGATCGTGGCCAGGCGGAAGCCATCTTCGACAGTGGAGATCAGACCATAAGCGATGACCGGACCGTTGAGGTAGACGACGTGCACCGGAACGTCTTGACCTTGCTTGGCTGGCAGGCCGGTCTGGACGTTGATCTCGATCATGCGGTTCTTGGTATCACGCTGGAAGTCACGGCTCATACCGAGTTCTTCCAGATTCTTTTCGTTTGGACCGGTGTCGAGAACGAACTGCAACGCTTTCTTGTTCTGGACGGTAACGGAAGAAGCAGGGACTGCGGCTTTAACAGCGGACATGGAAAGATTCCTTTTTACTAGTAGAAGTGTATCCAACAAGAGAAACTAAGGAGAAATCATTTCCTCCTTAGGTATTACAGATTACAGTTGAAACTTAGCAACTACGCTGCTGGTGCATCCAGGCGTCAAGATAGTTGCGATGTTCTTCAGCCTTGCCACCAGTGAGGTGTTGACGTTCCAGCAATTGACCAGAGCTACTGATCATGAGGATCTGCATTACCGAATCTTCATCACGACGATCGTTGCCAGGTCCTTGTTTGAAAATGGTGTAGCGAGCGATAGTGCCGAAAGAACGGTATTCGATCAGCGACCAGGCCTTGGCTTCACTACCTTCTGGAATGTACTCACGCCACAAATCACGTGGGACACTTTCCAGAATTAGACGACCGGCTACGACACGCAGCATGTTTGCCACATCGCGACCGACATTACCGAAGTCAGCCAGCTTTGCTACGCCTTGAGCGAGGTAGCGGTTATCCATTTCAATCAGGCCGGATTGCTTTTCAGCCAGAGCACCACGCTTGATGATCTGGGTTTCGTCTTCCGGACCAACAGACAACAGGATGCTGGAAACACCATCGCGATCATCTTTATCGCGATACATGTTTTTGTTATTACTTTCAGATGCTTCTTTAGCATCAGGTTCGACGCCAGGACCCAGACCCATGACACTTTCTCCTTGGAAAATAAAAGTTGTTTCTTCATACACTCTGGTAATATAGACCCAACTTCATCTTCAAGTTAAGGAACTAGTTTGGTTTCCCACTTCCACTTGATGGTAGCAGGCCCTACACTCTCCAGCTTAAGCTTTTCATCACCGAAGGGATGGATATACATGGTAGGCGACTTATTCGTGTTATACACAATCACAGTGCCCACGTAGCCCATGTAAACTTCATCCAAGATGCAATGCTCATCATTGACACACGCATCCCAAACCATACGGTGCTTAGTGAGTTCTTCCGGAGTGATGATACGTTCAGTACCAACAAACTTAGGAGAGAACACACTGAACTGCATGTAGGGATAATTCTTCTTCTCGAAGAACTGCGCTACATTGGGGAACACACCACGGAAACATTGTTCGATGGTTGGACCTACACTGATGCGAGGGAGGCTAGGTTCCCCATAAGGCCAGGAGGGATCACCCACGACCCCTGGAGAACTTTCTTCCGACTCATCAAACCCTGCTGGGTTATCAGGACTCCACATCCCGCCAAAGGAACGATCCTTAAACGAGATGTGGTACAACTCTGCCCGCCCCGGCTTCGCTTTTGTAGTCTTGAAGTTGGGGAGCGTCATTTAGGGTTTCCACCCGCCGTTGAGGTTAACGTTATCGAACCCGACTGTATTGATCGCTGGATTAACTTCCAGGTTTTGGATGGCCTGGGAGAGGGCGCGATTTTGTTCGACGTCACCACCGTTGAAAAGGTTCTCGTCTTTGACCGTTACCAGAGCGCCATAGACAATGAAGCCGATGTCGTGATGCAGGTAAGAGTAAGAACCGATCGTAGTGTGAGGATAGATGCGGAGTTCGAAGACTTCACCAGTCTCGATCATCTTCTCACAAACTTCCTGAGTGAAGACGACGTCACCATCCATATCCGGTACGAAATCTTCCGGATTGGTGTCTTTCAGGAACGCCACGTAATCGGCAGCAGTACGGTCTTCGCCCTGCGTGCCGTGGTAGCCCCAGTTGGTGGATTTGTACTGGTTGTATTCCAGATCCACCGACTTGGCACAGATCTTGACCAACAGTTCGACTGCTTCGGTCAGGTTAATCTTGCCCAGCTCGAAGGTGAAGTCGGCTTTTTCGGTCAGCACTTTGGCACGTTCGAAAGCACGAGCCGCAGCAGCTTCTACCGAACCACCGAAGCAGGTGTAGCGTTCACCGAAACGATCCAGCCAGAAATCGATGGTGATGACCTGGTCGAGTTCAACCATCTCTGCTTTTTCTTCAGCAGTGATTTCGTGAGCATGGCGATAGCCGTTGATCCATTCCTGGACGGTCTTGTTGTCGTCTTTGTGGTAGTTACCGGTCAGGGCCACATAACCAGTGCAGATAGTGAACAGACCCAACAGATTATCAGTTTTAGAAGTCATGCAGAAATTCCTTAATAGTTGCTTTAATAGTGTTTGGGGTCAACGCTTTTGGATGATCCCGGTGACCGATGGTTCCTACGTTGACGTATGGAAACCGTTCTTGAAACGTTGGTTTGTAGTTGGAACGAGAGAACCCCATTTGGTACATGGCCTTCTCCACCCATTCAGCACGATCAGTATTACGATTAACCGGATCTCGTGGGTAACCATCTTTATCCAAGTTTCTGATCGCGTGATGCACTGACTTAATGCTGTTGGAAATATCCCGCCACATGTTCTGGCCTAAACGGGCAATCCAACCAACATAGACCTTGTGACCGGCTACAGTGATACACATCTTTCTGTCCAGCACCATAAGCGGAGCAAGCTTAGGCACGTAGACCACGCGTATGAAGGGATTAGAACCTTCTGTAATTGGTGTCTCACATTTCTGGAAACCACCAAAGACTTTCATGAATTTGAGGTCTCGCATGAGACGACTCTGTGGATAAGGCCAACCCACGTCATGACGCGCAGCAAAACTAAAACGCGAAGAGTGATCAAACACACGCTGTGCATTTCCATCAATTCGTCTGTCCAACTTGTACCCCCCGTTCTCTAAGTCTTGTACGTAATAATCAATACCCACGCTTATCCTTCCCTGGCGAGGTGGCTTGACGCAGACGCTCGCGCGCTGTTTCTTTGATATGACGGGTTTGCCAGGTAGCTTTAGGCTTACCGATGTTGGTGATGCTTCGGACATGACCATACGTCGGGTCAAAAGTCAGCGGGATGTGATCTTTGTTCAACTGCAACCAGATCATTTTGTCGATGGCTTCTTCAGCCCAGTCTTCACGCACCGGGTACCCCAGGCTGTCACGTGGACCGATAGGGCGGAGCAACATGCTTTCGCCGTAATAATCGGCGTCCAGACCATGCATACCAGAAACACCATTACGCGCGTAATAATGCTTACGATAAAGAGTCCTGTCGGACAAGCTATCTGCGTAAAAGTATTCGTGATACCCATTGCGTGGTGTTGCAGGAACACCTTTAACGCCTGGAACCTTTTTACCACCTACTTCGATGTCACCGTAATAGGTAACTGAGATGTAGGATTTGCTTTCCAGTTCCTTCAGATTGAATATCTGCTCCGGATAAAGAGTAGGACGATGAGGATTACCAGGACGCGAGCGATAAGCCCGAAGAGGACCGTTACCCCACATTGCCATCTTCGTTATCGGATGTGATGGGGTATGGACATCCATTTCAAAGTCATAGGCAAACCCGCGAGGAGTGTTCTCCAGGCTAATGTGCCACAAAGGTTTCTTGTCAATCATGGAACGAACCAGATTGGCGATATGGCTGGTAGTCGGCTTGTCAAAACGACCGAAACCAAGGGAGCTTATCGTCGCAAACTCACCACGACGGAAGCCACCGGTTCTGCACAGACTGGTCAAGGGGATATTGTCCGGAATGTGCTTGGCACTGTGGAATGCTGAAAGCAACCCAGTCTTGCCGGAACCGCTCATGTGCAGACCATTCAAGTAATCAACAGGTCCCATGTTGCCCCCAACGATTACCGGATTAAAAGAAAGCTCCTTGTCGTAGCAAGAAGCGCACTCGCCGCAATTCCTGCCAGCACAGGTAGGGTGACCGTTTGCATCGGTATACATCATGTACGCCGTGCCGGTAGGAGACTTATCGTTAATCTCCCTTAGCTTGTCCCACATGCGCAGGCTACGACTTTGGCGGATGAGTTCGTCGAACTGTTCGTCATTCAGATCAGGACGGACCAGGTGATCCATGTTGACCGGCGGCTCATCCGTACCGTAAAGCTTCATGATAGACGGACCGTATTCTTTATCGAAATCTTTACTGTGTACATCCACCCCTTTTCCTGCGAGGTGAACTGCTAACAAGGCTTTAGCCACGCTGTATGGAACCTGCAACGGAGTTTGTTTCTTAGACACGTTTAATCCCTCAAATAAGAAAAGGGGCGGAACAATCCACCCCTGTCAAAGCCCTTAGGCCTCCAATACTTCCAGCAATGGATGCTTGCTGAAATCTACCAACCGGTTCTTGCCATTGACAGTAATGAACATCGCCCGACGCATGCCGTGTTCTTTGGCCACTTCGATGTACAACAATTCATCGTTGTGTTTCGTCGACAATGTAAGGTGCAGTTCCTTGTCACCGAGAGTCCAGAAGTATTCACGAATGAATGTCCGCATGATCTCGTACATGTCGATCACTTTCGACCGAGTGTTGGTGACGATGGATTTGAACAGGTTCAGCCAGGCTTCGTCCAGATCATTGCTACCGCTTTCGACCAGGTAGGTGTAATGGCGTTTGCGACTGAACCAGTAGTAACGGGTGTGATGACCGTCACTCATGACAACCATAGGCAACCCTTGGTTACCGTAGGTGATACCGTACAGAGTGATCTCGCCTTTCAAGTCTGGTTTCAAAGTGTAAACCAGATCATTGTTGATGGCTACAGCAACGTTAAGGTTGGTAGGCACCAACGTGCGTTTGTCCAACAGCAGCTTGCCGCCACGGAAGGGAAACGGGAATTCTTTTTTCAACTCAAAGGCTTTAGTCAACATGCGAATTTCTCCTTAAAGAAAGTCAAAGGGCGAATTGCCCCAATAAGAATGGTGGTTACAGTTCAGAAAAACTATACAAGAGAGGGATCTCTTCGATGTCTTTCATCTTGTTACGCATCAACGACACAATTGCCGGAGACGAAATGCTTGGTCTGTTGAGGAAGAAATAACGAGCTTCTTCTACATCCCGAGAACCGGCACGAATGCGCATACGCATTGTCGTATACCCATCTTCAGGAGCACCCAGGTAAATGTACAAAGTAATGAGACCATCGCTCATTACAGTGAACTTGGAGTTCTTCGCCTGGAACACTGCAAGGAACACAACCTTCTTTTTCAGATAGGTTGGAATGCATGGTGCGATCAGACGCAGAGTGTGTCGGCCTTCGATGTGACCGAGCTTGTCGGCTTCTTTAGGAGAGACCGGCAGACCTGTAAGGCGGTTAACAAACGGACGAGCTGTGCAAAGTTTCAGCATTTCCTCGGTGTCTGGTGTTTCGACGACTTCTTGCATGAATCATACTCCATCACGATAAATAGACTTAACAATAGACGGCCTGCTGGGATCACAATGAACCGCCAACAGTTTAGAAGCATACCCATGAATATGCGACCAGTTACCCATCCCTGCCTTAACCTTTTCACCGGTCACGTTCACTAACGAACTAAGACCCAGAATCGGTTCAGACACTCCCTGATCCAGAATGATCTTGTGGCCCTGTGGACTGAAGATAGAAAACAGGACAACACAAGTACTAACCTTGTTGCTGATGAATACGAACTGGAACTCATCATCCCCCAACACGACAATGTAGTTAAGAGCACGCTGATCAGTCAGCCCAGTGTTGATACGAGTCACATGTTCGAGATCGTAAACACTAACCACATCATCTGGCCCGAGCACTCGGAAATCTTTCTTGTGATAAAAGAAAGAGTGCTTATCCCCATCGATCAAATAGATCCGATCGAAAAGCTGTTTAATCTCCGCCCCATAATGCTCTTTCATGGTCATTCCTTAAAGCCCTGGGCGTCACTCCAGGGCTATCGCCAGGTTATTCTTGTTCGGTGGTGGTGGTAATTGCGACGCCATCAGACTCGATGAGGTCGAGGAATGGGTTGTTGACGTTCAGGTGCAAGGACTCCACGGGCTCTTCAGTGTCTTTGTAGAAAACATTGACGAGATGCCCCGCCTTGTTAAAACGACACACAATGTCATTGACGTTGGCCATGTGCAAGGTGATATCCTTTGCCCCTTCTTCAATGGTGAAGACACCTGGCACGTGCCGTTTCAGATTGACCCCGTACCAGTTCCGGGTCGCCAAATCCAGAACACCCCAGTCGTGCTCGTCAAAAGCAGCGATCTTGACTGCTTGACCCAGTATCGTTTCAAAACGAACGTCGTAACGAGGGATACCGGCCAGATGCATCAGGGTGCCTGGGTTATGGAGATGAGCGTTAATGATCTCTACGTCATCCCCACCTCCCAGATTTTCTTTGAGCTTTTCCAGCAACTGTGGAAGGGTTGCCGTTAGTGCATTGCCGTCGACACAGTTGAAAGAGAATTGACCTTCTTTGGTCATCCACATACCTGGGTTGTGCATGCTCAGATACGCATCAACTCCATGATGTTGAGCCTGATACATGTGCATCTGACCCTGCATCATGTTGATTGGGGGACGGCTCATTGAGACACGCAATTTGCCGACCGGCGTGCAGAGAGGGTTACCTTTGAACTGCATGCAATCAATGGGTCCGTGCTGGCCGGAGAGAGGATCAGGAAATTGCATTGCATCAACAACAATAACTGCTTTTACAGATTTCATGATTTAGCCCTTAGTGCAGAAGTTGGAGTAAGAAACGGTCGCGGCATCTTTGTTACCCACGAACCAGTATTGCTCGGTTGGTTGCAAAGGCTGAGCGCCTTGTTCACCTTTACCGAAATTCATTCGCCATGGCTTGTTATTCTTCGGGTTGATACCCAACAGAATAATGTTGTCATTCGGCAGATCCAGTTTCGTCACATCCTTGATATTGCTATCGAAGGAAAGACGTACGCCAAACAGAGAACGGTATTCGCTAGTTACGTAGCGTTTACCGGTTAAACGATCGCTACCATAAGGCACCGAACAATCCAGAACCGAGGTAGCATAACCACGGTCAAACAGGTACTCGTTGTATTGGTAAATTGCACCACCGATAGCAATCAGCAGAGCAACGATGAAGAATCGCCACAGACGAGTTTTGATGACTCGTTTACGTGCAGCAGCCTTGGTGTAACGTAAAGCACCCAGAGCTTTGATCGCAGGATCATTGGCCAGTTCGTCTTTTGGAATGTTCTCCAGTGGACGTTCTTCGATCTGCCTTTCCAGTTCGTAGATGGCTCCGTCAAGATTGTTGTTGAAGTTTTGGTTCACAGCCCCCCATACAGCAGACTGACGTTTTTGTTCTGCGCTACCAGGACGTGGTGGTGGACGCAGAGGATTACGGTTGCTCAAGAAGCGGGAGATGAATCCCTTAGGCCGCTCATTGTTTACTTCATTGACCATGGTGTTCAAAGCAACTGCCACTTCAAACGGAGTTTCGTGCTCACCACACTCTACCTGGAAGGTATTGGAGTTGAGCCAGGAACCAGTAACAGGAAAGGCTTTACTGAACTTCTGAACAATGTCAGTAGTCATTTCACCATGGATAGTCGCCTGTACTACTTTCTTGCCCTCGTCGAACGTTACTGCGTCTTTGATAACAGTACCATCAGAGACATGCTTCTTGTAGAAGCGGTAGTCGTAGGTCGCGTTACCTGTTTGCAGATCGCTGACTCGGATAAGTCCGGCAACAATAGCCCGCAAAGTGTACTCATCAGGAGCTTCACCCAAATCGATTTCAAAATCATTGGCCGAAACAACTGTACCGTTCATAGCGGCACACAACAGCTGGAAGAACTCACGTTCTGACTTTTCCAAACCGTTTACAGTAACACGAGCCATCACTCGATAGTTACTGATGTCCTTGTGGTTCTTCATGATGCGAACGCCAGGTTCGATCGGCTTCACCGGAATAAGGTTCGGATCGTACAACTTCACCTGCATGTTGCATGGAAACTCTTTGTTGATCTTGTCAAGAGTCTCCAGCATTTTGTGCGGATCATCACAGCAGTCATCCAGCATGATTATCCCAGTGCCGGTAAAGCTGTTGTGCACACGAGTGGCAGATCGATGCTGACGGATGGAACGAAAGGTTTGGGCGACCAAACGCCAAGCTTCCATTTCAATTGCAGTAGCCAGATATTCGGATCCCCAAGGTCGATCAGCACCGATGGTTACATCAAGAACCTTTGTTGTGACACGCTGCATCACGCTCACGTCAAGATTGAACATATCTGGGTGTACTGCAGCCCGAGTAACCAGTTCGAGCTTAGGCGGCTTTACAGGAGGCATGGGGACGGATGTATTCACCTTTGGCAAAGGATCACGTTCCAGCATTGCTTCACGCTGAGCAATCTTCTCATTAATAGAGTCGATCTCTTCAGCAGTGAGAACCTTCACGTCGGCCACAACGACATTGCCGGTACCCCGGTTAAACAATTCCACTCGTTGCTTGATATCATTGAAAGCAGTTTCCTGCAAACGACGATAGGTAAGGAACAACTGGTGAGAATCGATCCGTTTGAAATCCATGAAGTTGGCGTCCATCAACTCTTCCGAATTCAGAGACACGTCTTGGCTTTCCGGAACAATCAGATAAACAGCAACCGCTTTGTTACGACCAGCAATCCAGACGCCGTCGATGAAGCCAGTGCTTTCCACCGTTTCTGAAGCAGGCTTCAGTTCAGGTGGCCGAGGATCCATCATGCTGACAGAATCGACCTCCTTGTTTTCTAGAAGGATCTTGGCGACGTCGAGTTCACCATCCGACGAACGCATGGTGAAAACCATTCGACGCTGATGACGTACGGAGTAAGCTTCCAACACTTCAGTGATGCGCTTGTGATCCGTTGCACGAGCATACTTGCCCATGTCGAAGGTAAAGACACCTTCTTCTTGTTTCATCGTCCCCAGTACTTTAAACGAATCAGCCAGATCCTTCGCTTCACTTTCACTGAAGGGACCCATGGAACTTTCATCACGAACAGTCAAAATAACCGTGAGGTTTTTACGCATCATCACTTGACCACCGTGACCCAAAAATTCATGCTCAGACATTTACCATTCTCCTCGTGTTAAATAAAGCCCTACCCGCCCCTAAGGACGAGCAGGACAGTCCTATTGTGTCAACCGTTTTGTATTAAAAGGAATGACGATCCGTCGATCACCATCTCCCAAGTTCTTGAAATTCACGGAGCAGTGTTGCGTGCTCAGGGACAAAGCTTTATTGATAGTCAGCAGGTATTCGCTGCCATCAAGTTTGATTACCAGATGAGGACGAGTCTCCGAGAGGACATAGTTGAAGAGACGCAAATATTTGCGCTCAAAGAACTCGTCGATAAGATCGGTAACGTAAGCGTTGACTTGGCAGCCGTAATACTCAGGCTTGCCTTCCGAGAAGGCTCGGTCTTTCATCTTGAAGACCAGAGCGTCGGTTACGTCTTTGTTGTTCAGTAGACGCTTCATTGGGACGGTTGGGCTATTTACCAACTCTACCAGGATATCCACCCCGAAGATGAATTCCTTGATGAGATGCTTGGCATTCAAACCAAAGATCGCCATCAGTTCTTTAACGAAGTCTGGAGATAGAACTTCGTTAAAGTAGTTTAAGCTGTAATTACCCAATGTGTCTGCGTCTACATAAGACTCCTCCATTTTCATGGCCTCGTTCATAGCGGATACCTCTTTGAAATGCTGTCATTCAGCTACCCTAGTAATGTAGGGCTGAATAACTTTAGAAGTTAAGTCCCCGTCCGAGCTTGCATGTTTGCCGGTCCTAGGCGGTGTAAAAAGAAGGGAAGCTTCAACAAGTTCTTCTTCTCGACGTCCAGGTATTCAATAACACCATACATCGGGTGGGGTGCGGCTGGATCGAGACGAACACTAACTGGCCTCAGATCACAGATTACATCAATGCGGTTTTCTTTGATCTCGTACATCATGCGGTAAAACAAACCGACGTAAGGACCGTCTAGAAACTCTTTGATAAGTCCATTAGTAGGGTGTCCAACCTTTTTGATCTTGTTTACCGAACTAGGAAGCGGACCCTTCTTCAGATTGAAGAGACGATGAGACTCGGCTCTGCAAACGTAAGTATCAGGGGTTTCCAGGTAACGATCAGACTTGAAATACTGGGTACGAGTAATGTCATCCAACAAGTCTAATGCATTCACAAAATCAACCATGTCGCTATCGTTGAAACGTGTACCTGAGAAGAACACCTCCAGGGTCTTCTGATCCAAGGCACGACGATGGCGGTCGTAATACTGCTGAAGAGTTTCCATAACAAAATTCCTTAGTGCGTTGATGCACAAAAATATAGCTTACTTCGTTATAATTTATGATATTGCAAACATAACCCTTATCCCGGTCCTTTTGGGGACCGGGATAAGAGATTACTTGTTATTTACCTACCAGTTGACCGTAGTCGGTATCAGGGATGACTTCGATAGCTTCCTGACCGATTGCCCAGACCAGGGAGCCCTCGTAGGAGTCGCCCACCAGTGCAACGCTGTTACCAACGCCAGCGACGGTAACCGTTGGGATGTCGTAGACCAGAGCAGCACGCAGGGTGGATTCCACAGCAGCGGCTTGTTGACCTGCTTCGACGCCGTTGGCAATTACAACACCAACTTTAACGTCTTGACCGTCAACGTAGAAGTACACGCCAGCTTCAACTTGCTCAGAGAGCTTGTCGACACTTGGCAGTGCATCAGGAGTGACTGGCTTGTACAGCTTCAGATCGGTTTCGGCCTTGGCTGGAGTCCAAGACTGGTTGAGACCGCGGAAGCGACGGGCAGCAGAGAAGACTGCCGAGTTGCGACGGGTATTGCCCATGATCGGAGTGATATCCGAAATGGTCAACATGTTGAAGGTCAGCCCAGTAAACTTGGGCAACCATTTTGGATCGTCTTTGAATCGATCGAGGTTGAATTCGAGGAATCGATCAAAGAACAATTCCATATGTTGTTTATCGGCCATGCTCATACCTTCCCGGGAAATTGCAGCTTGCGGGTGCTAAGCTATAAGATCCCTAAGGCATCAGATGTAAAATTCGGGGAAATACGCCACTAACAAGAAGTTAATGGTAAAAGTAAGCAAGATTGAATTGATGGTGCTGAATTTAGTTGCCAACAAAAAGAACGAGGCAATTATAATCCAGATAATCAAAGCCTTGCTAGGTAACGCTAACCCTAATACAAGACTCATAAGCAACATGGGTTTTTGAGCCCACAGTCTTTGCATGCCTTCGGTCATAAAAAATAGAACTCCTAACGGCTGAGGAGGTTTCCCTCCCCAGCTGTTTTACCAGTTAGCCTTGTACGGCCACAGTTGTCAGTTTGTCACTGATGATTACCGAGTCGAGGGTCGCTACGATCTTGGCAGTTTGAGAACCGCCCTTCAGCGCAGTGATCGACGCATAAGCAGTGTCGAACACACCCAACGATTCTGGAGAACCATTTTCGCCAGTGGCCAGGTTGGTTACCATCAGACGACCTTCTTCGTTCCGTTGCATGTAAACATCGGAAACCTTTTCCATCAGGTACTTGTACTGGTGACGAGAAACTTCTACCAGTGCACCGATGATTTCGGTTTTGAAGCTACGGTCTTCTTCAGACATTTCTTCTTTCAGGAACTTGGCCCCTGCTACTTCCAGGCTCTCGATCAGGCTGATACCGCAACCTGGAAGGATGCCGTTAACCAGACCGCTCTTGACCGCTTTGATAACGTCTTCAAAACGTGCATGACGTTCTTTGACTTCCGACTGAGTTTCACCACCAACCCACAGGTTGACAACTTCACCAGTCAGGTTACGCAGACGATCTTCGTCGAAACGAGCACGACGACTCCAACGAGTACGAGCATCGTAGTTTTCGAGGACCTTGCGGATTTCTTCCACGCGTTCTTCGATACGAGTGGCAGCTTTCTCAGTTGGGATCAGGATTGCTTTGTTGTTGGTGATGGTCAACTGGTCATTGTTGACTTCCCACGTAACACTGCAAGCTTGATCCAGATCACTGACCATGCTGGAGTTCAGCATGCACGCCATGTCCTGCATGATGTTGCTACCCAGAGAACCACCCAGGTTGGTACGTACACCAGCGAAACTGATCTTCTTGCCAGCCTGTCTCAACTGAGCATTCAGTTTCAGGATGGCACCATCGATCTGGGTTTCCAGCGCACGAGCAATGATCACAACAGTAACTGGAGAGTCACCATGCAGATTGGTCATCTCACCACAGAACTTAATCAGCTCCTGAACGTTTTCTGGTTTGATGAAACCATCTACCAGAACTGGGATGTAATTATCCAGAGTCAGGGTGCCGGCAGTGTTACCTGCATACTGAGGATTGCTCAGTTCCATGTTCATGCGCAGACCGTCGGTGTGAATCACACGGTCGGTATCTTCCACGCCGTAAACCAGTTCGATCGATGGGAAGTGTTCCTTACTGCCACGGTACAGATCTACTACGATACGACTCATTTCCGCATCGTTGTTCGAAGAGGTCAGAGCCATTTGCATCAGACGTGGATCATCCACTTCCAGCTGGATGCTCAGGCGACGCAGTTCTTCGATCCAGGCTTTGGTAACTTCATCGATGAACGCGTGCTGACGGTAGCTTGGGAAGGCCCGATACACACGGAAGAACTGTGCCATCAACATGATGGTAGTGGTGGTGCCATCACCACATTCTTCGTCGGTTTTGATCGCCGGTTCGGTAATGATCTTGTTGATCAGTTCCTTGCGTGGATCGTTGAACTTCAGACCTTTTGCTACGGTTACACCGTCTTTGGTTACTTTAGGTGTAGTGCCCACAGTAATTACGGACAAGCGACCGTTCGGACCCATGGTCGCGACAACGGCACGCTCGACGTCATTGACCACATCTTCGGCCAGACGTTTGGTTTCATCGAGAGTGATAAATTGCAAAGTGTTATCAGACATCACATTACTCCGGTTACAAATTCTGTTGATACAGCTACCTAGGTAATATAGGTTTCAATTATTTCTCAGAAGGGCTGTCCAGGACTTCCCGTTCAAAGAACTTGCGCAGCTGCTGTATCGCCCTGATACTCTTACCAACACCCTTGCTTACTTCCTCTAGGGTTTGGATTTCTTTAGTGCTGTAGTGTCCACCACGCACTTTACCACTGTCATCACGCACAGTATAAACCCAGATGACGTTGCTCTTATGGCAATCAGAAATACTGAAAGACCCATTGCCATTCTTATCCAAGTTGTATGCAGCGAAACTGGTGTAACGGCTAGTCTCTGGATTGAGCCAGTTTTTAACCACCAGATCTTTCTTACCAGGAGTCTTCAGACGAGCCCTGAATTCCTTCAAGAATTCGTCTAAGGTATCCTTAAGCAGTTGTAGCTTAGCTTCTTGCTCTACCAGTCCAACATCAGGTTCGATGTTGTGTAAATGAATCCGGTACTTCAAACCGATGTTGAGATAACCGTTCCAGTCATATCTGAAATGTTCGGGATCTCCTTTCTTGCGTTTCTTTTGCGACATTACTGGGGTGACGGTGTAGGCGTAATCAAAATAGTGGGTGTCGATGCCACTACCTGATACGAAATCTTTACCTACGACCATTAAGGGATCGAATACAACAGTCCCTTCTTCGTATTCCTTACCTAATGACATAAAAAATTCCCCAAACAAAAATTAGGTAAACTAACCCTTACCGATAGCGGTAAGGGTTAGAAGATACCGTAGTTGTTACTTGTTGGAATTGGTTTTGATCACCAGATACCAGACACCGTCGTCTTTGGTGAGTTTCACCTCATCCTTAGGGTCGTACAAAATGTTGGCGGTTACTTCAACCTTTTTGCCCAGGTTGAACGCAGACGACACGCGACCGACCACATGATCCATCTTCAGACCACCTGGTTTAGGGTCCCGCATTACGTGCAGACCAGCGCCGCGCATTTGCTCGGTGATCTGTTTGAAGTCAGGTTGACTTACCTTTTGGAGAAACTTGAATGTTGACACGGCAACCCCTTTAAGACTTGAAGATGATAACGATGGCCAGGATCACGATGTAGATCCAGCACAACGCATAAAGAATGTTGCAACCATACATGGTCCACAACAGTTTGGTCTTTTTGAACGGAAGACCGTATTTGTTCATGATTCCAGCTTGCAACAATCCGCCGTTTTGATTGGCGATAAGCTCAGAAACGAATGCATGGAAAAAGAACTTCCACAACAAGATGTAAACAACCACGAATGCCAGTACTTTGAAATACCACTCCATCACCCGCTCCTTATGCGAACAGTTCTTTCATGTGCTCCATGAAGCGAGCGTGTTGGAACGGTTGGAAAGTAGCCGAGGCCTTTTCCATGTTGACGACCACTTCTTCATTGGCAAAACCGTAGCCAACGTAGACCTGGAAGTTTTGGAGGGAGTTGAAGAACACAAACACCCGCACTTCAGCCACTTCTGGATTAGTGCGTTCCCGAGTCATACGGATATCAGCGAAGGCATTACCCAGGCAGAAGACCGTATGCATGGCAGCCTGCTTGCCGAAGATCTTGCCGTAGCTGTCCTTGGTGCCGAACGTAGTTGGATCCCAGTAGTTATCGGTAGCACGGATGAAGTCCACCCAACGTTCCAGGATGTCATACTCTTCCATAGTTGGAACAGGTTTTTGATGTTCAGTAGACATGAGGTAACCCCGAGTACTTGATGTATTGAATAAGGTTCCAGGTCTTTACTACAAAATCTGAAACCGACAGAACAGCCACAAAGCTGGTTACCAACTTAAGCCAGTAACTTTCTTTGAGCAGGAAAGCATGATACTCGAAAGTATCTGTAAGCACTTCACTCATGTGTTGGATATAGCCCCTGCGCACAATCCACAGGTACCACACGATTGACCACAGCATAGTCTGAATAATAATCCACGACACAACGCTATTCCTTTAAATGTCCGGACAGATGTCTTCCAGGACGTGACGTTTGAGTTCATCCAACAACATTTCTTTACGCCGGCCGATGAAGCAGAACTCATTGTCTTCTTCATTGATCTGGTCATCAATCGGACAGACGTGATAACGCCAGGTTGTAACAGTACGACTGGTCAAGCCGTAGATACGGAACTTGATATTGCCAGCCCAACCTTCGGCGTAGTAACCACCAGAGCAGTACTGGTAACGCAGGTTAGCTTCTTTACCGAAAGCATTACCAGTCACGTTACGACCACCCAAAAACTTCTCACGATCAAAGATGTTGGTCGTGTCAAAGACGTAGTCAACAAAATCCTTGATAATGTCGACTTCTTTTACTTCTTCTTTTTCGACTACTTCACTCATGTCATCAACCTCGGTCCTTGCAACCATTCGATAAACTTTACCCCGGCAGCCTCTAAATGCTCCCAACCTTTTTCTCTGGAAACATTCTTATCATGCTTCCAGTTTAGAATCCAAACAGCAAACCAGCCATGCAACCCAGTCTTGGGATTTTTGCCCTTGACGAAGTTAAGACGGGTGGTCATATTCAAACTGACCAAGTGTTGGCTTTCACCAAACTCTTGGCGAACCAAGTCATACAACTTGTACATATGGTCACGATCACGAACACCCAGGATAACGTAACCCTTGTTCCAACGACGACTACCACGGTGACCTTCACAGGACCAAACGGTAACCAATTCGTCGGAACAATTTGCTGCGGTTAAGAATGGGACAATATGAGGATCAAGATCCTTTTCTTGAACAACGCTTAACCGACCACGGAGGAGTTTGAAGTCGTCCGCGTACATCAGGTGTTCAACACGCATTACAAGCTCCTATATCCACAACCCTTGGTCTTTAGGTACGAGTAGTCCACCTTGGAACTTCAAACTCTCGCCAACCTTTAAGTTATTTTGACCAGACTTAATAAAAAAATTAAGAGAACCGCAAGCAATAACTGCTCCGGCTCCCTTAATGACTTTCACTTTAAAAACTGTAAACCGGGAGAGTAGTCGAAACTCTTCCTCCCGCAGTTCTAAGTACCGATTCGGTAGAAGCATCCTCTTTATCCTCGGTAAGTGTGCACTGCTTGTACACACCTTTATCTCCGAAGAAAGTATCAGAATCTTCCGGTATATTGGAAACCCCGATTTCCTTCTCCCCATTATCGTTCATATAAAGATAGAGGAGTTGGTTATTTTTACTGTCTTTGTAAACGACAGCGAGGCCTTCCAGACCGACCATTTCTGGATCGATCACTTTGTAAACTTTCCCATCCAACGATACGGTAAGGTCGTTAACCTTAAATACCGATTGCTTTGCAGCAACCGGTATATCAGCAAAGTTGTCAGGGTTGTTGGTATAACCGTACTGAGCACAAGTGATTGTGTTAGCACTACCGGCAAATGCATTACCAGCCAAAGCAAAAACAATTACTGCGAACACCTTGTTCATTAAAGCTTTTCCTTATCGTGCGGTTGCATACTGTTCAATGGAAATTACCGAACCTTTGGAAACACGTTCTACGTAACCACCTTTAAAAGCATTAGCCGGAACGGCATCCAGCGATTTCAGGTGTTCACGATAGCACTCAGCGAGCGATTCGATACGCTCGATGTAAGGGACTTTCTCGCCCTGAGATTTCAGAGTGCCTTTGCCGTACAGTTCTAGGCTGTGCAGTTCCTGACCGAAGATGAACAGGGATGGGTAGCCTTTGGTGCAGTGGCCGTGGAAATACAGCGGGCTATCATCGGTGCCGATGAATTCCGAGAAGACTTCTACCTTGCCAGAACGGACCCAGGAGCAGTAGTCTTCCAGAACGTTGATGATGTCCAGGACTTCAGCCTGATACTCACCAACGGCGGTGTGGATAGCGTGGACGCTCATGCCTTCGGTCTTGATGACCTTGGTGCGTTTGATACGGCCGTTGTGAGCGAACTCCATGCAGGTGCGCAGAACCAAGTCACCTGCTTTGTCGAAACCGGCGTAGCTTTCAAACACTACATTGCGAGTGGAGAAAGTGTCTACGAATTTACGATCAGAGAAAAGTTGAGTCATGGTAAATCTCCTTTGGCTGCCGAAATAGCTAGCCGTTAGTAATAAAGGTAAACGTATGCACTGATAGCTGTTCCAGTGCATACGGTAAAACTGTTCCACCAGAATCTTCGACGTTTGGTTTACTGCTTACATATCAAGATCATGCAAGTGATACATGATTTGACCCATAAGCCCAAATGTGCCTAAGACCACACCACCGTGAATGATGGCGATGGAAACCTGACGCTCTTTGCAGTCAGGGTAATACCGTTTAGCAGCCCAGATGATGAGCCAGCAGCCTGCGAGAAACAGGCACAAGGGGACCATCAGTAAAGCCAAAATTTGCAGTCGATAGAGCATGTCGAAAACTCCGATGTATCAGTCAGACCGAATGTCTTTTTTCCATTGATACACCGGAGTAATATAGGCTTAAGACCGCCTAGAAGTTAAACCATACGAACCAGTGTGTCATACAGATCACCATTATTTTCACGGCTAGCCACATAGCTGGCTTTGAAGCCAATGAACGAGTAGAACTTTAAAGCTAGTTCATTAAACTTAAAGCACTGCAACGACACCGGCTTGCCGAAGATCTCCAGATGGTTGTTTACCAGATACGTCCCTAGCTTCTTCCCGCGGTATGGAGGAGCCACAAATAGAGAAAGGATTTGTTGATCCTTGGTAACAGCCATGAAAGCACTGACACCAGGAACACCTATCCGTTCAATAATGTAAACCCACTCCACATCTGCCAAATAAGCATGGAACTTCTCTGAATCACGACCAAATGAAGTATGTTCCCCGACATGTTGCTCAAAGACCTTTGCAATGGCTTCGTGACGCAGTACCAGACGCATTTCGTGTTTGGTAAGGTCATTCCACGCATTACAAAGTAATTGCTTTGTGCGTTCACACAGAGCGTCCTTGTGAAACATCCGAACTTTGTAATACGAACCCAACCACTGGTTATTCTTAACCACCTTTCAGTTCCTTACGTGCAAGCACGAGCAGAGACTCCAGTTGATCCAACGTGTAATGACCATCAACCACCGCATAATCCTCACGGAAGTCAACATATCCACGATCAGCAGCATCCAAACGCTTCTCATGAAAATCATCAGGAGCTGCTTTGGTTGCAATGATGCGAGTCAGCGTGGGCGACTGGACATCATGGATACTGGTGATAGTAAACCCTTGTGCAAGAAAAAGCTTGGCCAGGCCTACATCTTCATGGAACCAGTGAGAGTAGTATTCGTACTTACCGGCTTTTGGCTCGGTCTTCTCCAAATACAGTTTAAGCATTTTGGTAGCGATCTGCTTACGACGCAAAGCTAGGGGAACCTTCACCAAACCAATGTCGCCATTGTCGCCCCAGATAAACCCGATGATCTCGTCGTTATCGTCCAGAGCAATTACGACGTCTTTGATATCGTAACCACGGATTAGTTGACCAAAATAGTTTGTAGCATATTGGTGATCTTCAATCGGATCCAGACCATCATGCCGAGTTACAAAGCACATTAGCTTCTGACGATAATCCATCCACCCATTGGAGAAAGCTAGTTCACCATCGACCAGATCTTTAATTCGTTTGAAGTGTTTAAATTCCATTAACGCGTTCCTTCTTCAAGCTCGGCCAATTCAGCGAGCAGGTGCAATTGTTTGACACTAAATAGGCCATCCAGTTTAACCTTACCTTGGACAACCTCGTAATCTGCAGCCAATACAGCCAAACGTCCGGTGATTTCTTTGCGGGCCTTTTCCCGACGAGCGACCTGGTTAACCACTTGATGCGAATGCTTGAAATGATCGTTGTTGTATCCACAGTGCGGGTGACTGGCCTCAAGCTTACTGAAGAAGTAACTTTCGCAAGGCTCTTTCTTTTCCCGTTTGCTGAGGAAGTTGACGTATTCGGCTTCCTGGTTTTTGTGCATGATCATGTTGACCAGGCTAATGCCGATGCGATCACGACGATATTCTTTTGCGACAAAAATGTCATGTACGTAAGCTTTATCGGCCAAGGCATAGCCGATAACCACATTCTCTTCGGTCAAAGCCAAATAAATGTGGGTGGTGTGTTTGATGTAATGCTCCAGCGCGCTAATAACAAAAACTTCATTGCTCGGAGCTACTTCTTGATTACGCATTACAAACAAAGAAACAAGAGCATGATGCATGTTGGTATAACGCTGCTCTTTGAGCATGTCACCGAAATCCTTTTGGATAACAGCAACGTTGATACTGCGAACAGTACGACCTTCTTGCAAAGGAATAGCCAGATAGTCTTTAGGGATTTCGCCGTTCATAAAAAATACTCTCAAAGTGAAACAGAGTACCCCTAGGGGTACTCTGCTATTAAGGTTTATTAAAAGATTTCTTCGTGTTTCTTGTGACCCTTACCAGGACCACCGTTCTCGATGAAACGAACAAGCGCCTTCAGTTCAGTCAGGTTGTAACTGCCGTCAAGAGTTACTTCTTCAGGACCGTCCCAATACACGTAGCTCTTGGAGTCGATGATTGTTTGACGATCTTTACAAAGGTACTCTTGGCGTTTCAGATCCCCATTGGTCATTCTGTAAAACTGTTCTTGTTTATTTGGACTGAGATTGGTGGGCTCAAATCCAACATACCCAAAGAACTCACGAGCTGCCAAATTGTTTACACCGACAGCAGCCATGGTGGCGTCGTCCAGGGTGCCATACGAAATAAGAGTTGCAACCAAAACAGTTGCAATGTTCTTACGACGATATTCCGGCTTGATCCAAACACCGGTTAACCGTCGGCAGGCAAAAGACTGTTCTGCTGTAAGGAAACCGATCGGAGTATTGCTCGGGTACTCCACTGCCAAAATATAATTTTGTTCAGTGGTAGCTTCAGTGTCACCGACCTCTTCTTTCAACAGCTTGATCATTTCTGCCAGCTGGGTTTTGACGTTCAGGTTAGTTGTAGTCTGGCTAGAAAACTCCAAATGCACATTAACCGGAAGACCGTGCAACTCCCAAGGCTTGTGTTTTGGTTGATGTAAGCCGCCAGGCTTCAGATAGACACGACGGGTATGGACGAGAACTTTCCCGCCTGACACACCTTCTGCTGAATCTTGCAAAAAGGCATCCAGCGCGCCGATAGAGGTCAAGAACTTCCCGGCCTCCTTTACCACAGGGTTGTACATGAAAACAAAGTATGGTTGTTTTTCACCATACTCGACTGCTTCCTTGTACAGTTTGGTGGCCAGGCCCTGGCGACGGTAAGGCTTGTGTACGTAAAGAAACTTTACAGTCTCCTTCGTCAACACCAGCAATGCGACCGCCAAACCGGTGGAGTTCTCGATCGCAACAAAGAAACGATCCTGCACATCCACGAAGTGGCGGAGGGAGGTTTCTTCACGGAACCCGTCGAGCAGATGTTCAACGAGTGGGATCAGGTCCAGGTTGCAACGCTGGATGTCTTGGGCGCTACCATTGATAGTGGTAACAATTGAAAACGTTTGGCTTGGATCAGTATCGGTAATAAAGTTCATGACTTAACCCTTGTCGCACTTGGCGATGAATACCGCGCGATTGATACCACCATCCGACTTTGGATCGGAGTTGGTGAAGTAGATAACGAAATACGGCTTGTCATCACCGTCGATTCGCTTGAACATCATTTCGTGGGCATTGCCAGACATGCCACTGATGTTTCCGCCTTCAGGAATGGTGAGGCGAATATCTTTCTTGAGTAGATCGTTCTTCTTAACGATGAACTCGTATTTGGTCTGATCGATATTGAAGACCAGATCGGTCGCCGGGTTATCGGTCAGATATCCTTGTTCCATGCTCAGTTCATTGTCGGTGTATTTCTGGCAAGTAAACGAGTTCAACACCGGAGCACTGTCGATGACACGATTGTTAGACAATGCAGCAAAAGCCAGAGTAGGGAACAGCGCTACTACCAAGATTACTTTCTTGAACATGTGAAACTCCTAATAAGAAATGTAGCCAACAGTTTGTAAGGTTACAGCGTTTTTATTTCTTGCGGGGAAGATTGCTAATCCAGCTGTCGCCTTCAGGACGACGGAACGGAGAAGACGGGTAGTCGTGGAGGGTAATGTCCGCAACCTTGCCATTGCGGTCTTTCGGGAGTTGATCATTAGGGATAACCTTAACGATCACGCCTTTGCCTCCATGCATGTCCGTAAGCTTGAAACGATGCTTAGGAACCAGATCGGCCTGGAAGATGATTTCTGTTTCAAAGTTATCTTTCTTGGTCATGCGTTCCCCAAGCGCATTTTCCACCATGTCATCTAGCGGTATGCCAGAACCCCCTTCTTTCAGTGCTTGGTACTGGCGTTTGATCCGGTTACGAAGAGCCAGACGCTGTTGGCAATGGCGACGCAACCAGTGAAAGGCTTTTGGATCGGCAGCCAGTTCCTTACAACGGGGCATGATGGCCATGGCTGCTTTGAAGCGGTCTACGTCGTTCTTTGCCATGTACCAAAGAACCCACCACTGGTTGACAGAGACGTGCTTCTTGAGAAACAAGGCCGGTTCTTCAACTTCGTACTTCTTAAAGCAGTCGAGAGCAAATTCCTCACGGTTACCTTGGAAAGTGCCGAGGAGAGTTGCGTTCACAATGTCTTGCAGATTCATGATCAGAACCCTTGTTGATGTTCCGGTGGGAATTCAAACCAGTTATCGGTACCGATCAACAGATTGTTGAAATCGATACGGTGATCTGGACCAAACTTTTCGAGCATGTCAGTAGCGTATTTGTGCTTGACTTGCTCCCAGCGATGAGGCGTGCCTTCGAAACCGTGTTGCTTGGCCGACTCATAGTTGACGTGACGGCTGACGTTGAACCCACTGAGATCAACTTCAACTGCCTGAACTTTTTCAGGATCAAGCAGACCTTTTGCGTAAGCTTCTGCCGGAGTATTCTTATCCATAATTTCCTTCATCTCTTCTGTAAGAACCAGATTAAAAACTGGCAGGGGACCTTTGAAATGTTTATGGTCACGCATATTTACCACCAGGCTGTAAGGTGTTCTTCCAATGGTTTTCTACCTTCTGCAATAGCCGTTTGCCTTCTGCGGGCTACAGATATTGCGACGTTAGTAGAAACCTTTTTGCGCATGCGATACCATTTGACCCAGACAGGATTAACCTTGTTTCCTTTAAGGATCATCTCGGGCTCAGGCATGCACTGGACTTTCTCATTGAAAGCCATCTGAGCCCGATGGACAGTACTCTTGAACTTTTCACGATGCCATGCACACCAGGCTTGCGTATTCATTTCTCCTTTAGAGGAGATCAGAATAGGTTCTGGCTTGTCACCCTCGGTCATTTAAAACTCCCCGAGACTTAGTGGAAACACTGTTTAACGCCACGGATGGTGGCTTCCAGTTCCCCGATGTTCCGAGTAACACTTTGTACCGGCTCATCATGGCCCAGTTTATCCATGGAGCCTTTAGCAACGATCTTTGCGGAAGACTTAATCAAATGAGTCGCTCCGCCCAGACCTTTAGCGATATCGTTGAGCCGTCCCAAATGATTTTTTGCATTATTTACCTCTACTATCGAAGGCTTATAACGGTTAGCTTCGATAGCAGACATTATGCGGTCCTTGGTTTCACGACGTAGCTCCAGGCCTTCCAGAATGAAATGCCGGGTAACGTCACCGGTGGCGACGATACCACTGATATAAAACTCACCTTTTGCGATTTGGGCGTCTTTGTTAAAAGCGTCGAAAGCTTTATCAAAAACATCTTTATCAGCACCACGAATTACATTACGCATACGAGTCATAATTAACTATCCTTTTTAGGTGTACCGAATCTGTCATATCCCAATACTTGCGTATCAGGGTAAGGACATACGTAAGGAGTAGGATGCGTGAGAACATCACGCAACTTACTTGCTTCTTCATCCGAGATTATCCAGCTGGACCTTGCAGACATTTGCCGCAACTGATTTTCGCCACAGAAATCTTTAATGAACGACTTGGCCATGTTTTTACACATATAGCCAAGAGGAGTCTGTGAAATTTCTTGCAATGCGTTCAGCCGATTAACATGCCACATAACCTGAGGATCTTTGAGGATCAATGTAGTCAGGTGATCATGGAATGGATCGAATGGAGGGACTACAGTCTTCCCGATTTGCAGAGGGCGATTCTTGGTAGCTTTTTCTGCGTCAGCCTGCACACCAGACAGAAAGCTAAAACCGCTGTTAACAGGATACCCTTCTTTATCGATTTCGATAATAGGCATCATTGCACGAAGATCCATCTGAGGAAAATGGTTGGTTACGTGCGGGTGACGAGGAAGAGGAGCTGGCCATTTGTTCAAAATAATCTCCTTAACAATGCAAAGTGTCTATATCAGCGCGCTGTTGATAAAGCTGATCACCGAACACTTCCAAATACATTTCGGTATAGCGAGCATAACCTCCAGTACCGTACTTTTCTTTCAGGTGATTTACAGCACCTGCTACACGTTCACCCGGTGTCATCTCGGGAAATTTCTTCTCCCTGAATTGAACAGCTCGATTCAACATAGCCCCAACGTCACCAGGAAAACCACGATCAGCAGAATTGATCAGTTCGCAGAACACGCTTTTGAAGTTGCCTTTAAACGAAGCACGATGTTGCTGACAACCCCACGCCACAATCATTGTTTCACGAGGATTCAAGTTATCCAGAATCAACTTGTTATCCGTAGACATCATCCAGTGAAAACTGAGTTCATGATGATTGTTACGACTCCACGCAAACATATCGTGGAAATAAGCAGCAAAGAGAATCAACTTTGGATCGAAACCCAGATTCAGCTTTTCGTTGATTGCTACACCACAGTTGAACACTTCTTCAAAATGTTCAACTCGATGGGCTCTATCGTTAAGTTCCCATACAGGGGAAAATTCTTTGACAATTTCGACGCGCAGTTCGTTAATGTTCATAATTACCTCTTGTACTGTTACCCTAATAATCTAGGTTTGAATTTTTTCAAGAGTTAAGGCAACTTTATGGGATGTCCCATTTATACCTACCCTAGTGAGAAATAACATGATCGAGCTTCTTGGAGGTACCAAGGCAGAAGAACCCCAAACTGGTGACGTCCTCTTTTTATACGACCCCGCTACAAATAAAGATTTGATTAGCGACACGGTTGTAGGTGCAATTAAAACAGCTACTGAAGTAGACCCCGCTGTTTTAATTGACGGGCAATCCACTCTTAAAACTTCTTCGGTTAACTCTGGTGTCCTAATTACATTACCGACGGCATTAGATTTAGAGACTATGCAGAATTGGACCTTGGAATGGTCGTCTATTTGGAACGCTTACCAGTCAGGTTATGCGACTGAGCTTTTCATGGATATCACTAATACCGCAGGTTTTCCGATAGGTTGCCGTTGGACAGATGGCGGGTACCAAGAACGTAATCAGTTCAACGCCTCTGATTGGAACAATGCTCGTATCTGGAGACCAAGCTCTACTAAAACCCAAGTAATTGGTCAACTTAATCGCTGGGCTTTGGTACGTAAAGGAAGTTACTTTTTTGTAATGTTAAATGGAGTAAGACAACTCTTAGAGAACGGTACAGTTAACGGCACCAAACAAAGTCTTTTTAATAAAACCCAAGCTTTACCTACAGTTACCAAAATGTATCTTGGGTACTTTAACGCCACGAACCGTTGCTATCCAGGTAACTTCGGACGTATTCGTTTTTCTAACTTTGCCAGATATGTTGGTGATTACACCCCACAACCTTTCTAAAGTAAAAAATAATATATCAGATGCTCCTAACCTCCTTGCGGAGGTTAGGAGTGCCCTGGTATTGCTTATCGATTGAACAACGTGTCTCTGATGGAGTGGCCGCTTGCCGTACTACTGGCGATAGCGCACCACTGACCGTTGATCTTCACATGCCAGTAACCCAGGTCGTCCATCTTGACTTCGGGGTTCAGGTCGTCGATCCAACTGTCATCTACCTCGACATCTTCCTTATCGAGGAAGGCATCGATGATTGCAACTTCCGCCTGGATAAGTTCCAGTTGCTTGGCTTTGATTTCTTCTTCGAGCAGGTTGGGGAATCCCAGCTTGAAGATCTTTACCCATTGTGGGTTTGGCTTGCCGTCCAGCGTTGATAACGGAACGGTCTTGGCTTGCATGATCAGATCGACCTTGAGCGTTTCTTGTAACTCTACTGCCAGTTCCTTGTTGATTTGTTCTTTGTCGTAGGAAGGGATCTTCTCGACAGTGGTTTTACCAAAAAGGTAATCTTTAGCTCGCTGTATTAGTGCATTCATAAACAAAGTACTCTTTTGGTTAAGAAAATAAATACTACCTAGAGGGCCAGACCCTCTAGGTAGTTTACTGCGGTATTACTTGCTTGGTGCTTGAATCACTGGTTTTTGCAGACCAGTCGAGAAGGCCTCACGAGTGGAAGCGTCGGAGATCACTTTACACATGTCTTCGACGTCTTTCTTCGGGAAGCCAGCCAGGCGCAGGAAGAAGCCACGAACCAGGGAATCACGAGAAGTTTCGTATTTGGTACATTCTTCGATCTTGCGATCCTGAGTGATCTTGAATTCACTACCACCACCATCGATGATGTCTTGAACTTTCAGAATCACTTTCGAATCGTAAACCGGATTTTGTTCCTGGATCCACTGCATGGTAGCTTTACTACCGTCCTTACCGTAACGGCCTTCGACCGCAGCACGCACCACTTCCTTGAGGGATTCGGTGTATTGAGCGGTCAGACCCACAGCGTTCTGGATCTTGATGGTAGTGGACGACAGCGAAGCTTCACTTTGCTTGTCCAGCTTCTTGATGTTGTTCTCGAAGCCTACCGCGGTGTCATACATCGACTGGTAAGCCAGGAACACAGAACCACCGGCTACAACCGCAAAGGCCAGCAGCACACCAAAAACAATACCGACAATTTTCATTCGTTCATTTCCTTGATTAGGCGACGTCTTCTTTAATAACAAACCATGCAATACCAACAGCAGTTCCCAGGTTGAACAAAGCCATTAAGACAATGATCCAAGTCGGAGGAACCCAGCCGGCACGCATGTATTCAAAGTGCTCATTAGGCACACGTTTGAATTCTTTCACAATCAGCCCGTATTGTTCTTCCACGAGCTTTTGATCGAACTTACGTTCGTAGGTCATGCTCTGAAGTTGCTTGAGCATAACCTGGTTGTTCTGACCTTCAGCCCAAGACATTGCTTGAGCCCACGTGACGTTCTGTTCTTCGTCAACACCATAGACGATGACCACATCATTCTTCTTAACGCCTTTCCAGTGCTCCATGAGAGCATAGAAATAGTCAGGCTGGTTACGAGTAACTACCAGGATGACGTTTAGCTCTTTCTCTTTACCATCCTTCCTCAACTGGTTGCTAAGCCAGTCACCGATCTTCTCGTACTCGCCAGGGAATGTGACGATGACACGATGAATCATGTAGTAGTTGAAGATCTCAGGATAAGCAGGCAACTGCTCAGCAAAACGAGCATGAATAGCAGAACTGGTTTTAAACCGATCCTCATCCAGTAACATGTAGTTGGTTACCATGACACTCTTGGAAACAGGGTCTCCATTGTTAACCAAATCCCAACGCACTGGCATGCTCGTACCGCGACGATCTACACGATCAATGGTGTACGTCCCCAGAGTCGTATAAACATCCCAGTCGATGTCGTAGGCGTGCTCGTCACAGTATTTAGGCGAACACACCCGACGAGAAGAACGCTTGCCCTTGGAGTCGGTTGTAGTTTCCGTGCGGCAGGTTTCCCCGCACACATACTGATGACTACAGCTTACGTGAACACTGTCTTTACCAGTAACTTCCCCATTGAAGATGGAGATGTCGGAACTATAACCGAAAGAAGACACGGTAACGATCCCCATGCAAAGAGCGGTGCTAATAATCACACCAAGTCCTTGCAACCCCCACTCCTTCAAAGTGATCTTGTGCGGAAAGAAGAACTTTCCGATCAAAGCCACTAAGAAGGCCGGTATCAAAATAAGAGGCAAATAAAAGCCCATTACTTAGTCCTTGTAATTTTTGTAGGCTTCAGCATTTTCTTTAGCCTTGCGTTCATGACAAGCCGGAGTGTCGAACTTACCCCAACAGTGACGATAATCAAAACCCTTAGCCCAGTCGGAAACATCCTTCTGTTGCTTTTCCATACCCAATGCCATCAGCCAACTGAAGGTAACAATACCTACAATAAGCCCCAACCAAGCAATGAGAGTGGGTGGCTTTTCTTTTTCACGATTGACTATCATTTTCTTACGCTCCCATGGTGGAGGCAAAGTAAGTTCCAGCCTTTTCACAGGAGCTGGCGGAATGATATCTGTCTTCTCACCAAGCCTTGGAGGCACTGGAGGCCAAGGCACGTCATGAAACCCGCCTTTAGGAGGCGGAGGAGCTGGTGGAGGCGGACGCCGGTATTGATGACCCGGATATACGCGACCAACCAACCCATCAGGTGGAGGCAGGGTATTAGCTACCATAGGAAACTCCCTCATGTCAATTGCCATAGTTATCTCCAGAACTGTCGAAAGATTAACCAGACTACTAAAACAGTTGGCCAGAACATTTGCATGCAGAACAAAACATACGGCCAAGGGTTTGCCTTTACCTTACTCATGAAAGTGGGCTTAGGCTTAGGTGTGCTTTCTGTCTTTTTCCATTGGCAGAAAGATTCTTCTGAATGGACAATAACAGTTCGGAATAGGTCAGCCATATCAACGGTGACCTCGTCACGACAATACTCGCCCTTGGCTAAATACTCACCTTCAATTGGCGCTTTTACCAGGTTGTTTTGCATTGAGAACCTCCTGGTAGGATTGCTCCAGTTTGAGCTGGTCAATCTTGAACTGATAGCACTCGATAGTGCGCCACTGTCCTTGGCAATTACTTGCGTTATTACGCGCAATAATCTGCCGGTTAGCAGCTTGGAAATTATCCACTGCTTTAGATACCCAATACATAATGGGTGCCCCGATCACGACGACACAAATAATGCCGACTACGACAGGTTTGTTTATACCACACCAGTTTTTAAACCAATCGCCCATTACTGGACTCCTTTTAGATCCCGCTCTTTGAGGAGCTGGTTGATCTTCATCTGGTGGCAAGGGATAGTGTTGAAACTACCCACGCAGTTCTGGTCGTTAAACCCGCCGCGTTGATCCTTGATACGGTCACGCAGATGCTCGGCACCAAAAACAATTGCAAAAGCCGCTGTAATCATAACGACCATTTTCAAACATACGACCACACCGTCTTTTAACGATGCTTGAGTCAGAGATTTCATTGCTACCCCTTAATCATCTTCTTCGCAACAAGTGGGATGTTCCCGGAAACTATCAACTGCCAGGTCCACAAACATAACTACCAGAAGCACAGCAAAAACAATTTTAACTACTTCCATTACGAAGTCCCTCAACCTTTAACAGGTATTCTTCTTTGGCTTTAGCTTCTTTAGCTTTAAGCTCAAAGCAAGCGGAGGTGTTGTATTTACCCATGCAACGATCTTGGTTTTCTATATCCTGCAAATAACAGGCACCATAAATTATTGCACCGATAAAGGAAAACACACCCAAAAGGCCGAGTCCTTCTTTACAGTTCAACCTACTTGAATTGCTCACCCCACCACCTCCACTGCTGTCCCACATAATTACTTATCCATTAAGTGCTTGTCTTTTTCGTAAGCTTCGGCTCTACGAGCAGCCTGATCTTCACGGCATTGAGGAGTGTCGTACTCATTAGAACAAGTACTCATCTTCAAACGCTTCAGATCGGCAGCCACCCCAACATTGGGATCGTCGGCTACTTTCCTGGCATCAACGTAACAACTACGCAAAGCCACGCACAAACAAAGAAACAGTACCCACAAAATTACTTTAGCAGCAGTCGGGAGCTTTTCAATCTCTTCATCGTTTTCCATGACGGTTAATCACTCGAATCGTTGCTGGAAGAGCTGCTGTTATTGTCGTCGCAACGATTGTCATCCGCACGACTGTCGCGGTCGTAGGAAGGTGAAGGAGAGCACGCACTCTGGCTAGGAGAGCTGTGGTTGTTACTGGATAACATCATACCCATCATTACGCCGGTACCCATGTTGTCATCATGGGATACGCGAGAATGTTGATGATGGTGCAGACCACGAGCACGATCACGCGAAGAAGTCAGAGGTACTTCACGACCACTGCCTTCACGCATACCTGGAGGTGGCGGTGGAGTACTAGGGCGAGGAGGAGGGTTGGAACGAGTACGGTGTTGCGGATAACCTTCACGGAAAGCAGGTACTGGATCTCGAACCTTTTCTTTACGCTCGTCGTAGATCGGTTGTTGTTGTTCGTCAGTTGGGTAGCCTTGGGCTTCCTCATATTGACGATTGAATTCTTCAGCGCGTTTCTTGAGCGCTGGTTCCGGTTTCATCAGCCAACGGAAAAAGAAAAACAGACCAACAGCAAACGCAACAATTAACCCACCTTTAACCATATCCGGCATAACAATTCCCCCATTTGACAGAAAAGACTGCCAGGCCCCCGGAGGAGCCTGACAGCAGCATATTTATTGCTTGTTCAGTTGAGAAATACGACTAACCTGAGCATTCAAAGCCTCAAGTAAAGTTACCCCATTTTTATCGCGATACCACCGCACCCATTCCGGATTTTTTCTTCCATGAATATTGAGCAGGGAAGGTTCCGGTTTGTTAGAAGCCAATTCAGCCGCTTTATCGCGTTTAAGTTCAAGGCGACGTAAGGCTTCTTCACGAGCTTCCAATAACGAGTAGCCTTGAGCACGATACCACTCCACCCAGGACTTACTCATTCCACCGCGAAGGCTACCTTCCAAGGTGGGTTCTTTACTGTCCATTGCTTCTTTCTCGTGCAATGGCGCAGAACTGAAAGAACTGCAATCGACGATGGCCTTCGTGCCTGGCTTCGTCTTCACCAATGTGGTGAGTAGACATACACCATACCAACCAATCCTTGTTGAGAGTTGTCCCATCAACAAGAGGAGGTTCGGTAGCCCAAACAACGTTTTCTACTTCTCCGCAGGCGTCTGCCGAGATCTCGGTCATCAGAGCACGGTTGAGAGTGCAATGACCGAGAACACTTACAGACCAGATCTGCTTACCTTCTGGATCACGACCCACAGGATAAACAACCGCATTGCGTTTTGGCAGTTCAGCAGCAGGGTTGATATCAGCCATTATGGCTTCTCCTCGTTACCAGTTTCAGGAAAAGGGAGCACGATTGTTTTGAAGAAACTCTCGTGGCTATTCTTGGCGTCGTACTTAGGCTCTTTGCCGTAACCTGGATTGATAGCCAGTACCAGATCGCGCAACTCAAAGTAGCATTTATCAGCTTCTTCGAGAGATGCTTTACCGTCCATGAGCGCAGCCGCACGAAGTACTACGAACACTCCTTCACCAGTGGCGTTGTGTTTCTCGACTAACTTGTGAGCAATTGCCCCTAGGTTTTCTTTATCCTGAATTCCCAGGAAGAAGCACAGACGATCAAACATGGTTTTGGTGCGACGGTATACGTCGGCTTGCGCATCCAGTGTATTACGAATGTCACGACGAGTCCTCTCGAAATTGTCGCTCACGAGAAGACCGCCTACTGGATGGGTGTACGCCAACATGGTGCCAACCTTTACTAGATAAGGCTGGTCTTTGAGGTTAGCCGACTGAACCAGATCGTCGGCGCCAGGGCCGCTGACTTCAACATGAACAGTCTGTGACGTGCCGATATCACGCAAAGTAGAACCATCAAACTTTGGCGCTGAGTCGGCAATCAGTTTCTGCAATTCAGGAGACATGTTTAGCGTGGACTGAGCAGAAACGTATTTATACTCAGGACCAATATCCTCCCCGGCTTTAGGCATGGTGAATTCACCATCGCCATTGAAATCGAGATTAGGTTTCCCTATCGCGTAATACAGTCCACCATGGAAAGTACCTTGTGGCCGCAGCTTGCCAAGACGAACCTCCAACAACTGAGGATTGTCACGAACAAAGGCTTCCATTGCAGGAGAGCTGAAAACAACTTCAGTGTCCACCAAATGCTGTGGATCACCACCACCGGGGTGAGTAAGAATATCGTTGAGGTTTGTTGGGGGAAGGCCCGATAGGTAATCCTGAACTCGTTTCCTTGCAGCATCCAAATTTGGAGTTGGGTCTTCCATGTCGAAGACTTCTTTGCCTTCATAGTGGCGCAGACGACCGCTCAGGAAACGCAGCCGGTGAACAATGGCCTTGAGCAGCTCACCGTAATAAATACCGCTAGGAAGTTGCAGGTACTCTTGCAGCTTGAGCACTTCCTTTGCCAGGTCGTTGTCGGACATATCGCCCAGAGCGAGTTCTTCACGCTCACACAGCGAGTTATCCGCTGCTTTGGCAATGCTGGCGAATCCAGTGTGGACATGATGCTCACTGTGGAGCTTGTCCTCGAAATATTCGATCTTTTCAACAGGGTCGTTCGAATTCGTTACATTCTTATCAGACACGGTTGTTACCCCTAATTAAGATTTAGTTAAAGCCTGAGCAAGCACATAGGCTTCTTCAGGAAGCATGCGATCTACGCGAGCAGTATGCATCACCCAACGCATACTGATGAGTTTGTCCATGGTCAGGATTGAAGTTGGTTGTGCAAACCCGTCTTCATCCAAATCATCTTTCAACTCTTGATGGATGTTGTGCATCACATTCATCCCCGACTTAACCAGCTCCATGTTGTTCACAAAGAGAGCCATATCCCGTTGGTGTTGCAAGTTGTGTTGAGACCGCAGGGATTTGTCTTGATTGAAGCCCAGGATGGTTGGCGAAAAGAATTCTTCAAATGCTTTCACACTCTCATTAAACTTTTCCTGACCTTTGTTTACAGCGATACCAGCCGCCAACCGTTTAACGAAGAAAACCCAATCCCTGTTTAAGCGGAAACGTACTCCGGTAAACATGCACGGTTCGTTGATCAAAGGAATGTAACTAAAGCCAGCCATCCTGGATACCTCCTATTGATTACCTGTTAGTGATATAGTTTTGAAGCTTTCCTGCCCAGTTAGCGCTGGTATAACCAACCTTGTGTAGATTGGCGTACCAGATAACCCATTCCATCCGAGGCACACTAAATGCTGTCTCATTGATGAACACTTCTACAAACATGATAGGTTCGCTATTGGTACAGACTGCACGAAGCCCCTCGCTACACAGCTGACGGATCAGATTGTTGCCAGCGATCATTGCTACCATGAGGCTAGCCCCATGGTTGTTACGGACGTACCAGGCCAGCCAGTGGATACTGACTGGTTGCTCCCCATCACCACTAAAGACGGAAGGTTCGTCAAGCCCCGCTTTATATACCTCATCATTAGCCATTTTCATTTACTCAGAAAAGACTGACCGGGTATGGAAAAGACTTGTTCGATGTTGAACACGCAGTACTCGGGTTTACCGGCACTTCCACTTCCACTACCAGCATGGATCGCACCGTCATACCCTAACCTTCTCAAACGATTTACTTCCATTTGGCTATCGAAGAATCGATACGCCTGGAAACACAGATTGTTTACATCAGAACGCGGACAGGCAAGGTAATGTTCTACCCCATCATACCGACCTTCTGAATTGACACGATACCGCCATTGATCCGTCTCTTCGATGTACTTAGCAAAGCGCTTAGCAATACGACGAGCTTCTTCCAGACCAAGACGACTAACAATCTCTGGCATATCCAGAAACGGATCTTCCGGTTGATTGATAAATGGGCGTTTAAGAACAATGTGTACCGGATAGATACGACTGGTCTTGTAATCGCCCGAGTTTTCCAGGTAATCGGAATAAGCATGAGCTGTTTCCAAGTCACCGAAGTACAAAGCACGCGGGAAGCTGTGTGGCTTGCTGACACTGGGGTGATCTACTTCTCCCCGATACAACGTTAGGGGTAACAACTCGCCACCTTTATAGAACGTCACAGAAGCTCTCCTTAGTAGCCTTCGCTATCGTCGATTTTGTGGTCGAAGAAGTAAGACATCCCCGAGAAACCAAAGTGGTGAAACATCATGACCTTACCCTTGAAATGAGTAAGACCTTTTTCACGAGCCCACTTGTAGTAGGAGCGCTTGATGATTTCACGTTCGTCATCCTTGTGCCACTTGTCGCCTTCCTTCAACCAGTTCTCACGAGTCTCTACAACAAACCCGTAAACGTTGTGGTCGTCGTAGATAACCCCGTGGTTACCTTCAGCAACCATCTGGTTGATGATTTCTGTCCAACGCTCTTTCTCTGTAAAGTAGAAGACCAACATCTTTTTCGGGTCAGCTACCTTCAAGATGACGTCCAGGAAAGACTTCTGGATAAAGCGAGGCACAGAGTTGTAAACGTGCTTCACCATCTTGATAATCTTTTTATCGTTATCTACCCAGTTGTCGCGGAAGTAATCGATAACCTGGTTTTCTTGCTCGATAGGGTACAGGGACTCATCCAGCACGAACGGAGGAAAGCCATATTTCTTTTTCGGCTTAGCCAACATCGCTTGCAGTTCTTGAGTTACGGTATCCACATCATTCTCCTAATGATTAAAATTGTTGTTGCAGAGCGGCCGGACCAAAGTTCTTATTGACCTGGTCGTTAACCTGAGCGGTGAAAAGAACAACAGGACGACCCATTGCTTTTTCGCTTTCGAAGTTAACCATCAAGGAAAGGTTACGTGGCCACCCATCTTTGTTGCTCGTCATTCTTTCAATGACACGTTTGTCGATGGCTTGACGCATGCGACCTTGGCGTTCGAGAATCTTGGAGCTGAGGCTTTCATCCAGATCATCGATAGCCCAGAACCAGTCGTACCACTCTTGGGTGATCTTGAACACACCATGAGAGCCAGCGCTCAAAGGTTCCATCATTACAGCAGGCTCAGCAGGAAGAACCCTTTCAGCAGGTTTCAAAGTTGCTGTTGCTGCAGTCAGATCTCCAGTAAATGGCTTGAGTAACCGCAACGCAGTGGTGAGGTTCGACAATGCCGTTGGTAGGCGGTTGGGTTCTGATGGGTTGAGGCCCAATGCCAAACAAGCCGTGGCAATTTGTCCGGTCAGCTGTTTGTTTTCTTCGACCTGCTGCTCCACAACATTTTGAATGAAGCGCAGTACAGCATGACCATTACTGCTGATGGACGGATGCTTGTGCATGAGCGCAAACATTCCTTGGCTTTGATTAAGCAGCCAAAGCCTTTGTCCGAGTGTCTGAGGCTTTGCATCATCAGACGGCGTGTTGCGAATCATGAAATCCGCTGCATCGTAGAAAAGGTCTTTTGGCTTCTCAGCCTCTGCCAGCGCATGCTCAGACAGAATTTGAACAAAGCCCTTAACCAGTTCACGAGTTCCGTGAATACCGCCGGTGATTCTCAGGTTACGACCATTGCCAGATGCCATTGCTTTAAATGGACCTTGGTCACCAAACAACAGCTCTGCGCGGCCTACGACAGTACTTTCGTTAAACAAATCTGTGGCAACAGCAGTACCAAGTTCTTTCAAGTAAAAATGGTAATGCTCTAACTGACGAATGTGTTCCAACACTTGTTCGTCAGAAGACCCAGTCATAAACAAAACTTCTTTGATCTGATCCAGGGTTTTTGCAGCATTACGACGAGCAGCTTTTTTGGCGGTCACGGTGTAACTCCCTCTTTATCTACGTAGGTAACGATCGCACGACCGTCGTAAGAAACCAAAGCATACTTGCCTTCTGGGGCAATGCCGTCTTCATTGAGACGACGAGTGGCGTAGGCCAGGATACTTTCAATACCCGAATACTGACCAATAGTCCCAGAGATAACAACCCAGCCAATCCACTCACGAGAAATAATGAGAGTACCGTCTGGGCAAGTACGAGTAATAGCCGGTTCTTTATTGCGTTGTTTGCGAGCCATCAGAAGCTCCTTGTGCCAGATTACTGGTAAGAGCCGCAGCCTTCATACGGTTACCCAGTTGCTGGAGAAGGACGTTGACTTCCTCGTCCAGCAGCAGCAGTTTGCCTTGGAACTGCACTTTGAATCGACGATCTTTGGCTTTATCGGCCGCAGTGAGTGCACAGACTGGATTACCACCAACTGGGGTCTTTTCTACGACCATGATCCCCAGTTGTGGTTTCTTGTGCTTGTCCTCACCTTTCATGGCAGCGAACATGAAACTTTTACCACGCAGCTGACGAAGAACAGTTTCGTTGTCTTCGAAAGTAACTACAGGGTATTCCTTACGAGCTTCCATGTAAGTAGACAGATTGGTGTGGATCTCTTTAAACGATACCTTAGCCATGACAAGCCTTACTTGATGTTGTTGATGGTGATGATCGGTTTCTTGTCGTACTCATTGTGGAACTGGATGGCGATAACTTCCACCTCACGAACCACGGTAACTTCGATCTTGTCCAGGCTAGGACCGATGACTTCGATCAGCTTGAACGTGAACTCGTAGCGGCCGTCTACATCGATCCGACCACCAACAGCGCTGCGCAACACGTGAGGGATGGCGTACTGATAGCCAGGGAGGCTGCCGGCGGTGTACTTGGTGGGTTCTTCATTCATGATGAAATCCCAGCGCTGCATGGCGGCTTCGGTGGTGTAGAACCAACCACCGCTGTTGAAACGATCGGCAAACACGATACCGCATTCGGAGTCGACGTACAGATAGCCGACTTTGGTAACACTTTCACCAGGAGCACGCGATTCCGCTTGAATAACGTAGAAAGGGGTTTTCATGGGTGACTTCCTTAATTAGGGTCGAAGTAGTCCGGATGGTTACGGATAACTGCTTCAGCAATTTTGAGAACGTCCTTAATGAACGCTTCTTCCAACACGTTACCACCGAGTAACATTACAACCGCAGGTGACGATCTGTCGTCTTTGAACTGCACAACCTTGCACAAATCAACTTCCATGCCCATGATACGTTCTGTAATTTGTACACCGATCACTGGGCGATTATTATTCTGAGAGTCAAGACCCTCAGCAGTACTGAAGACAAAATCACGACCCTGAAGAATAGCTGGAGTCTGATTGTTCTTCATGAAGCGAACCTCGGGCTTGGTACGAGTAGCCAAGCCGAAATTCAGGAACGTTTTGTGGATACGCCAAAGTTTGAAGTCCTTGGCGTATTTCACGATGAAAGGTTCAGAAGTAGTCACGACTACCCCTCCTTAATGAACAACCTTAGGTTGGTCGAGTTCACCGCGGAATTCGATTACCGATTTCTGAACCACCAGCAGCAGCATTTCGACACTTTCTACTGTCAGCATATTCTCTGGATCAGCGAAGATAACTTCAGGATCTTCTGTCAGATCCAGGTCGCGAGAAACACTGGCAAAGTATTCGCCTTCCTGACCGTCGACTTTGACCTCGTAGATCAGGATGCCGGCAAGAGATTTACCAGTAGCACGGTTGGTACCGACGCGGGTTTCGAACACGAACTGACGGCCGCTCAGATCGGCGGGAATGGATGGATCACCACTCGCTTCGAACTTCACTGCCGCACATTTTTGAAACTCATTACCGAACCAGACCAGGTCGCGGTAAACTTCTGCGAAGGTGAATTCTTGGGTTACTTCGATAGACTTTTGCATGATTAACTCTCTTAGTGTTTAGTAGTAGTGGGAGGGATTGCCGATGTAAGGAACTCACGTTCCATTTTCCAATTGGTGAGGAAATCCCCCAGGATGCGGAATAACTCCACACACTCACCAATGGTAAGATCCGAATCTTCCCCTGCCTCACAGCCTAATACATCAGACGGTACGGATGTTGGAGAGATATGAATAATGCACTGCACATTGAGCACCCCTATTCTGTCAGGGAAGTACTCTACAAACGCAATGCCTTCTGCACGGTTCTTCACATCATTGGGCGTGGAATAACCAGCCAGGAAATGACGACCGTTAAGATTAGGAAACTTCTTGTTATTGCTAACGTTCAATACAGGAGCGTCAGCCATGCCATCACGAACAGGAACTTTGAAAAACTCTTTGAAATCACCGAGCACCTGATTGAATAACTGGTCCCGCTTACTCATGGTCATTATTAAAATTCCGTTATGTTCTTACCGTAATAATTTAGGCTTGAGTTTCTTTTAAAAGCAAATAGTCCTCCCTACTCCCTTAGCGGGGAGTAGGGAGTAGTTCTTGCTCTCAACCTCGACTGCTTTGTTCACGGATGTGTTCGTTCCGAGTAGTCTCCTTCATGATAACTTGGACCCCACCTTTTGGATGTTGGGTTACGGAAGTGATCTCGAATCCGTAGGGGCTTACGAGGATCGCCTTTTCAGCAACAGGTTGAATAGATACGCAAGATTGGAACTTCTTAACTTTGCGTACCTCACTGATCACAGACAACCCATACTTCCCGTAGGTGTAGTGATCAATCAACTCTTCCATCAAGTCTTCGACCTTTTTGGGGTCTAAGTCTCTGAAGAGTTTTTCGAACCTGGCAGCAAGCTCTTTTTCAACGGGACAGGACATTCGCTACCCTTAACGAGAACATTAACCAAAGGCATTTCACCATAAAAGCCATCGACTTGTTTGTGGTCTTTGATAAATACCTTTATGGCGTTAACGGTTTTATCGTCGCTACTTTCAACCAGCTCTACCGTTTTAGTAAGCTGCTTTATGAAGCGCCCCATGTGAACAGCCCAATGCTCCATCGCCACCTCTAAAGAGAGATCGTGTTGATGCATATACTCGGCCAACCACATGGGGTTTACTTTGGGGTTATCCCACGTCAGCCATGGCATTGGACGAGGACCAGTCTTCTTGCGAAGAAATTCCGGCTTGGTAAGAGGGTCCTCACCAAAGTCGTCTAAGCCTAGGCTGTTGTCTTTATCCGACATTACTCTTCCTTTATAATCGGCACCAACGGAATGGGACTGTAGAAGTCTACAGCGTGTTGATAACTACCAACAAAGACCTCGCAGTTCTTGAGCAGGTCTGGATTACTACCGTCCAGTTGCTCCAGGACTTCCTTACCCTTCTCCAGGAACTCTCGCATTTTGTGCGAAAGGTGTTCCAAAGCAACTTCCATTGTCAGGTTGTGCTGAGCCATGTATTCGGCTAACCAGACGTAGTTAATGTCTGGCTCGTCGATTGATTTGAAGATCCAGGGGCGACGAAAGGATTGAGATCTTTCTGGCATGATTTACTCCACGCGTTTGGGTTGTTTACAGATGTCCTTATGGATATCGAAAATCTTCCCTGCCAGCTCCTTGAGGTTACCGCGCACAAGTCCTGATTGCACACCGTCTTTACTGGTATCCATGCTTTTCATGATGATCTTTTCACTTGGACGAGAAGGATCTCCGCCTGCAAGATAAAGACTGTAGCCTTCTTTGGAATTGTACTCGACAGTTCCGTAGAGGGTCGCATCACCGATGATGATCTCTTGTGATGCTTCTGTAGCGTCTTTGGTCTTCTCTGCAATGATCTCTTGCAAAGGACCTACGACACAGCACTGCTTAACCAGGAAGTCTTCCAGAACGTCGAGAACTTCTGGCCATTCGGCATGACCCAAAGACAGAACACCATCGCGATCCTGGAAGTAACGGAAGCCCATGCGCTGCTGAGTAGCAGGACTGAACTGACCAGGCGTGAACATGCCGCTAGTCATCTTGAGAATCTCGACGACGTAGTTAGGACCGCGCGACGTGCAGGAATATTCCAACACCAACTGGTATTTGTTGTGCGCGATTGTTTGGCGATAGTTGAACGGTTGTTTCAGGAAGTTGAGCATGAAGTACTTGACGATGGATTTGCATTTATCCTCGTCAGTCAAAACATTAAACAGATCCATTGGATACCCTCTAATTACAAGTGACTTTCAAATGAAGTTTACCGTTATCGGCAGTCATGCTTTTAACGGACCAAGAACGAACAAACTGTTGCAGGCTGTAGCTACGAACTACTTGTTCCATGCCTGCCTTACAGTCATCCGTTCTGAAGGTTGTAACTTGTGGCGCTTGCGGTGCTGCACTACCGAGAACAGTGAGAACTGCAAAAACGACATGTTGCATAAATAGACCTCGCAGCAAAAAAGAAAAGGGTGCTAGCAGAGTACCCCACGGGGTACTCTGCTATACCTGGTTAGATCAGACCCAGAGCACGCAGAGAGTTCTGAGTGCTATCGGCCGGAAGGTTGTTGTTGTGGATGACTACCGACACGCTGTCGGAAACTTCGCCGTCTTCCTTGCCGCCGAACCATTCGGCGTATTGTTCGATGACATGCACTTCAGCCATGCGGCCGAGAGCTGCACCGCCGTAGCCCAGACCACCGCCCAGCAGGAAGGCGCCAGCGCGCTTGTCGATGCCGTCGTCGTCGCCTTGCTCGTCGATCTTGGTGCCGAGGTAGTAGCAGCCGCCAGCGGCCACTGCGGTACCCACTGCCGCACCAGGCGTGAAACCGTTCATGAACATGTTGCCGAGACCACCGACGATTGCGCCCAGGCCGAAGCTGGTTGCGACGTCTTTGCGACCTTCACCCGAGGCTTCAGCGATTTCTTTCGCTTTGGACTTCATGGCTTTTTCCAGGCTGCGGAATTCTTTCTTCGGCTTTTCGCTCAGACGAACGAAGGTGATCAGCAGGGTGTCTTTGTCCTTGATCGCGCCGTCGAGGTGAGCGTTGAAAGCTTTCCAGGCTTCTTCACGATCTTCGTCGGCTTCGATCCACTTGTGGACGGCCTTGCTGCGCTTCTTGTCGGATTCGACCAGCTCTTTGAAATCTTCGACCTGGGCCTTGATGGCCTTCTTGTTTTCTTTGACGTGCGCCAGGATAACTTCAGGGGCGGAGGTCAGAGTGATGGCGGTGTTGGTCATGCTGGTTTCCTCGGAGTGCGAAATGGTGTTGGTGTTGGTTTGGTGTTGGACGGCTGTCGGACCTTGCCCTTCTGGCCACTCGTATTGCAGAGCGGCATTTGGGGTGACCTCGACTTTGTGAGTCGGGCTGACGTTATCGCCAGTTACCGGTTGTTCTTTCGATGGCAATTGCAGATCACCCAAGATCTTTGGATTGACACCACGGATCTTGCTGATAGTCCAGGTTTTACCCAAACGTTCTTTCAGCGCATCCAGAACTTTCTTGCGTTGGTTTACTGCAATGAACTTGATGTCCAGCAGATAGAACCCAACGATAGCCGCAGCCAGATCGTCCTCGACCTTGGAGTGCTTGGTTACCGCTTCTACGATCGTGTCTATTTGAAACATGGAGCCTCCCGCGGCTATCAGTTGAGACAAGGCAATTATTAAAAACCTTTGTCATTCATACACGGGAGTAATATAGACGTGTCTAATCCTAGAAGTTAAATTTCCAGCCTCACTTATTCTTCTTAAAACCAAACGCCATATTGCGCAACACGATCTCACGACCCATCCAATGAGCAAATGCATGGTCAATGGATAGGTATTGGAAATCATCCAGCTTGTATGCCAAAGACAGATGCCACAACGGAGTACCGTACGAATGCTCGTAGCCGGCTTCAGTAAGCTTGGTAAAAGCCTCGTGCAGTTGCGGACTATAAAGGTGGAATACGTAAGCATCCCCCAATTTACCCATACCGTTGATCTTGGCAACGAATTCCTTGTTAGGTTCCAATTCACAGAAAGGAGCAACCAGATCACGCTCATCAAACATGATGGTTGTGTGGAGGTCGTACTTGTCGTTAGGAGCAACGCCAATCTCAATGAGCTGGCTATATACGTCCTGTACGAGATCGTCTCTTAGAGACACCTGTATGTAGCTGTAATCACGATCCATAAAGAGGCCTTGAACAAAAAAATAAAGAAGGGTGTACCTACCAGGGAATTACCCCTGGTAGGCTATACGATTTACAAATTACTGCAACGCTGGATTGAACGGGATATGTGCAATAGCCTTACAGAACAAAGTGTCATTACCGTCAAGGTGGATTCCCCAGTCTGCACGGACATTGCTTAGAGCTTTACCGTCATAGGTAATACCCAAGCCGCGGGTTTGACCATTCAAATCAATACCGCCCCAAAAGGCCGTTACCGTTTGAAGTTCGTCGTTCCATATCCAGACACACATGCTTGACTCGCCTTTAACGAAGTAATCAGCGCGCGTGGTAATCTCCTGGCTTTTCGGATAACTCTTCTTCATGAGACGCCACATGTGGTGGAATGCAACCAACACTCGTGGAGAACGATCCCAATCCCAGATGTCAGGGTTCTGTACTGGCCTGACCTGATCGCGTGAAACGAACAGACGTAGGAACGCATACAGAGCTTCTACAACAAAAGGATAGAAGTAAACCCCATCCTTACCATCTGCACGAGGATCGTAGGTCTTTTCACCTACAATAAAGAACGGTTCGTGAGAAACAGTAAAGTCATAGAACGCAACACGATACGGCTCGGTATCGGTCAGCACGGAAGCGTAGATACCATCAGCTACGTAAACGCAACCAATAGGTACGTCCCCTATACTGACATCCAGAATTTTCTTGTAGACCGATACCACATCAGCAGCTATAGTCATACAGTCACGGATGGAACTCATGTTTATTCCTTAGCTAGCCAAATGGCTGATGCCGGATGGAGTGAGGGATTCGATTACCGCCTTACTGATAACACGGAGGTTAACCAACATGGCTTCACAATCCGGTATGTTTCTTTGTTCACCGGAGTAGAACGTGAACCCAGTGGAATAGAGGTTAACCGTGGATGATCGAACCCCGTCTTTGGCAGGAAATTCAAAAGTGAACTCCTTACCATAAGTACGATTCTGTCCAGTAGTTACAATTACTCCGTTGACAGTAGCCAGTCGACCAGTGAAGCCATAGTAGTCATTGGCAACACGAAGGGATTCCAACATCCGGTGATACAGCTCACTTACCGCACTGAGAATTTCGTTTGGTTGGATAGAACTTTCAACCCCCGGTGGTAATACCATACCTCGGGCTTCGAAATTATCGATCGTCACCATTTTAGCTTGTAACGGGTTACCGTATTCGGTGCGCAGAAGATGTAGCAAATTACGAAGCTTACTTTCGACAATGGCGTCAGTCGTATTCAAGTCAGCTTGAAGGCCGTTCTTGGAAATGCTGAACAAGGGCGCGCCAATAACAAGCGGGTACTCGTAATAGTGGATCGTCCATTCCCCATCTTTCTTGAAAACAAAAGTAGCACTAGTAACGGAAGTCTTTTGTACCATACCTGGAGCAGCTACCCAGGCATATTCGAGTACGTTAACAATCCGATCAAAAAGGTTTTGAGAAGTCTGATTCATGATATCACCCCTGGAAGAAGTGTTTGTTGAGCAGGTCTTTGAACTGCGCCATCAGATCATTCATTTCCTTGGAGGTGATCATTGGAGGAGTAGCATCCACGTTGTGCAGACCCATCGCAGTACGGTTGATGTACACGATCGGATCTTCATCAGGCTTGTCGCTTTCCCACAGATAAATGCGGGGACCGAAGAACTCGTCTTCGTGGATACCGGCGAAGTAGCCACCAACCGAAACACGGTTAGGGTACTTGATACGATCGAACTGTGGATGGTCCACATGATCCAGAGCGTACTCCAGGACGTCGCCAGCTTTGTTCATGGCGAGTTCGTACTGGGTTGGTTGTGGCTCACATTTGCAATTGCCGCAGTTATTGCAAGTCATTTAACAGGTCTCCTGACAGGTGCCTTATCGTGGGCAACGAGAGTTTCCAATACTTTCTTGTAAACAGACACATGGAGTGGATACCCAGCGCTTTCGCTGAAGATCGACCACTTCTTGGTACCCGCGCAAAACCGGAAGCGTGCTTTGTTTGGATCAAAGCGTTTACCAGTAATTTTCACGTCGCGCGTGATTACAAACATCGGGTATGGTTCTTGGGTAGTAGTAACGCGAATCTTGATGAACTCTGGAGCAGTAGGGTTATCAAACCCATACATTTCATTACGGATACTTACTTCAAAGCCTTGAAGCTCTTTGTTGGCTTTGTCAAAATACCCGAGGGTCTCCAGATTTTCAAAAGCCTTGGTACGAAGGAGTTGCATTTCCTCCGTAACAAAGGCTTCTCGCATACGACTACGCCCGAGTTCCAAGGATTTATTTAACCGTGGGGAGCGCATTCTCACTATTAACTATCCTTCTTTGCATAACGTGGAACTTCGACCCACTCGTTGCCGTTCTTGACGTGCCGAGTAGAAGAGAGTTCCAGATGAGAGTTATGGAATTGGTCATCATCCATGTGGATACGGAAAGCCGCACTGTTAGCATGACCACCGCCACCGAAGCGCTTGGCAATGTCACCTACATGCAAACCATCCTTTTTGCTACGCAGTGAATACTGCCGTCCGTCACGGTGATCGGTGTACGTCACAGAGAACGGCTCATCTACTGCCAAGATCGCACCCAGTTCGTTACGGAACACGGAATTGCCATTGACAATAGGTACGTCGTAGCCATCCAGCTTAAAGCGCCGTGCGCTTCTCGACAGACCTTTAACAGTCTTGTCGATATGGCGCTGGATGGCGTTGCCTTCCAAGACCATGCGGTCAATGATCTTGCTTTGTTCATCAGGATCATTGGACACATACTTGTTGAACTGTTCAGGGGTCATTTCACCGCTGAAAGCCGCTGCAACAAAAGCCTTGGTATTGGCATAGTGGAACTTCCACAGATCGTAGTCTTCAACAAACTTGATCGGTGTAGGAACAAGGGCAGTGGCGTAAAACCATTCCCAGGCCAGACGAGCACCGGAATGACGGTTATCAACAACCACCGTCATGTTTGGCTCATTAGGAATGTTGTACATTAAGCCACGTGGGGTGAACTCATTACGAGCTTGTACAAAGGACTTGTACGCGATCTCGCCCAAATCACGCTGAGCGGTATCATGATGATCCAGTACCAACAGATCACAGATCTCACTCAGAAACTTGGTGGTTTTCAGATCAAATGCAAAATCAACGCAGATGACCTTTTTACCCACGAGGCTCTGGAAGCCCTCACCAAACATTGCTTCGTAATCATCGCCATACTGGATGGCAACCATGTCAAGGAAGCCACCGAAGAAACTCCAGACCACCCAACCTGCCGCTAAACCATCCAGGCAGTTCTTGTGGTAGAGACACACTACATCATGTTGGAATCTGTCTTCCATTACTTAAACTCCGTTCTCGATGTAGAACTCTGTCTGTGATTTACGTTCAAGCGCGGTGACTTGATAGTACCCTTCGCCGTGACCGCCGCCAACCAAATGGTTGGTCTCCCACACTTTATCGACAGCGGTAATGAAACCGTTCTTGATATTGATGTGGTACGTATCACCATTTGGCTGTTTGGAGACTACAATTACTTCAGGACCGCCGACCACACCAAGTACACATTCCAGAATGGAGGTGGTGATGTTTTCAGCTTTGTCGCTACCCTTTTCAATGCAACGCCATTCGTTACCATGTTTGAAGAAACGATAACGAGACATCAGACCGCTTCCACTGGCAATTGGATTTGATCGCCCAGGTCGGTAATCTGAATGGTAGCCGGAATATCTTCGGCTTTCTTGTTCAGCGAGCAACGTGGGTTCAGGATGGTGATCGAAACCAGTGGACGTTGCTCACGGCATTTCTTTTGCAGACGACGAGCCGCTTCTTCAGCACGCTTCATTGCATCAGGGCAACGGAACCCGTTACCACAGCCCCAGATAAATTCACTCAGTTCCAGCAGGTATTGACTTTCCATCTTTTTCTTTTCCTTCTTTGAAGATGTAATTATGAAGTCGCATTGATGCAACAATTCCGAAGGCACTACCCAGACCAGCTGTAAGCGCCATAGAGACACTTGCCGTAATACCTGAGTTGATCCCCGCGTATACAACTAAAGCGGTTGTGAGGATCTGTGAGGCGCCTTGCAAGAAGCTTGTAATGAACGCTGAACGTTCTAGGTCTTTAATAACGTTCTTGGTCTGGAACCCCTTGAGAAACACAGACAAGAACGCCACCCCAAAGCTGGCCAAGTAGACCAGCCACATTAAGGTCTACCTAATACTTGATTAACAACCCGCGCTACGATGTCGCCAATCAAAAGCTTTTGTTCTGCAACTTGTTCAGGTCGACCATTCAACCCTAGGATACCTTCTTTGGTAACCTTGTAAGCAACAGAACCGTTATAGTTCTGCGAATCGTAAATGTACAGCAGGTAGCGAGGCTGCGTACCAATGGTCTGAACAGCCCCTTTGTAGACCGGTGTAGCTGGCTCCTGAATACAACGGAACAACACGCAATAACGAGGATCATCGAATGTGTAGAAACGTTGAGTCGTTTCAGCTTTGTCACACAATAATCCAAAGTGCTGCTCTAATTGATAACTGTCGTGTTTCATGACCCCCTCCCCTATTGACTTCGATCGCAGATCCTGCGAACGTCCACCAGCTTACGAGTTACCACCCCGTCTTTCTTGATGTCTTTGTATTGCACATCCCACACGGTACCAACTTCAATCTTGAATGCTCGTTCAGTAGAACATTCTAGACGTTGTTTGGTATAAACTTTACCGGTATTCAGATCCGCCAAATCGACGGTGCTGTTGTACTGGCTGAACATATCAACTTTGTTTACTATCATGTCCATAGTTCCAGTGCTTTCGACACCTTCTACCTTGCAGCCAGCAAGGAGAACAATGGAACAGACCAGACCCACAATAAGCTTGTTCATTACTTCCCCTTGCTAATAGTCACACTGCCTACATGCTCGATCTCAGACACCATCGAGGTTGCAAACTCACCGCTATAGTGAATAAGACGAACCCCGACACCTACTGCATCGTGTTGCTTGAGAAAGCCCCGACCCAAAGGCCCGCCAACCAGGAGCTGTTCCAAGAAGACTTTGCCGTGATTATGGGCGTCACTTTTACGAGGCAACAGAGTACTGGCCGACAGTTTGTCTACAACACGGATTTCCGGGAACTTGCTGAAGTTGAGGTACTTGTGATACGTCTCTTCCAATTCAGAAGTGACGATTACTTGCAGAATGCTAAACTCTTCCATTGGTGTCCTCACTATGAGAAAGCGATGCAATGTACCCTTCATCGATAGTTTCCGGGTTGTCTTTGGCTGCTGCAACTGCAAGTGCATCCGCAGCGTCGTTCAAAGGATCGCCTGAGTGACCCTTCACTTTGAAGAACACGACTTTGTTGACTTTGAGCAACTCGTTCATGATCTTCCATAGATCACCATTTTTAATAGGCTCACCTGACATGGTACCGATCCAGTCATTACGAACCCAACCTTTCATCCAGATAGTAGAACCGTTAATCACATACTGCGAATCAGTAGCAATGATAAATTGCTGGTTCGGTCCAAATTCTTCAAGCGCTGCAATGACCGCCATGATCTCCATGCGGTTATTAGTAGTGTGCTTGTAACCTTTAGACATCTTCACTACTGTGGTTCCGTGGATGGCAACTACACCATACCCACCTGGACCAGGATTCCCCAAAGAACTACCGTCCGTATAGACGATATGGGGATCCTGTAAAACTGGTACCTTTGGAGCTTTCTTAAAGTGTTTCCACGGCTTTGACACAATAGGCTCCTAATAGGGTATGGGGTCAGACCCCATACCCTACATGTTGCTGTTAGAAGTAACGGTGGAAGTAACGGCTCATATCCTTGGATTCCAAGTTGCGAGCGGTTTCGACCGTGTCATCCAACATGTTGATGACTTTAATACGCGAGATGACAGTGTCGATCACGTAAGTGTGAACCGACTCAGTGATCGGCGAGTACGGGGCGTCAGGGGTACCCTTGGCTTCGTTCTCTTCCGGCAGGTCATTCTTGCGCAACCATTCACGCAGTTCGTGAGCCAACGACCAAGGTTCGGCACCCAGCTTGATGGTGAACTCACCGTTGCGACCGAGTTGCAGGATCATTTCCTGGCTGCTGGTGCGGATGAGGGTGTAGTCATCCGTGTGTGCTGGGTTAGGTACTTCGATCTTGGTGATCGCGAACTTGTTGCGAGCATAGATACTGTCAGCGCGCAGCCACATGTCGGTCAATGATGGCATGTGCAGACGGATTTCGCCTTTGGCTTCAATGCTGCAAGCCTTCATGGTTACCTTGCCCAGGAACAGACGATTTACTGCTTTCACAGTGGACTCGTAAACCGAAGCATCACGGAAGGTGACCTGGCCAGGGCATTCGATGATCGAATCGCGAATGTTACCGTTGTAGTAACTACCACCGGCAGGGATATCGGAGTTGTCGATAACCATGTTGGTCAAGGTAGTACCAGTGATTTGCGTACGCTGTTCTTTCTTGAAGCTGTAGTGGTAACGACGACGCGAACTCCAAGGAAGACGATTCATCATCACAGGAGGCTGTTCGTAATTGGCAACAGCCGAAGACTGGAAGGTGCTTTCCTTGGCTATAACACCAACCAGGGTAACCTGATCGTAGAAGTGGCAATCGACCGCGATAGAGTTCTTCATGATGATGATAACGGGACCATCACGGTTGATGTGCTCATCGCGCAGATCCCATTCAACGCCATCGCCTTGGTTTTCGCCGAGCCGCAGTTTGGACGTTTCATCCATCAGGACAGTAGTGGCTCGATTGTTCAAGGTAAAGCGATAAACGTTGAACGGAGTTTTGTCTTCACCATTAACGTTCAGGAAGTCAGCGCCGCGAGTATGCTGATAGGTATTGATGAGGAACGGATCATCCAGATCGTCCTCATGGTCCATGCGACGGAAACCACTGCTGAAACCACCACGCAGGTTGTTAGCCTCGCGGGTTTCTACCGGCTGCAGCAGACGACCCATCACCACTACACCAGTAGTCATGCGATCGAAATCTTCAATGCTGACGATTTCTTCACCCACTTGGGAAAGAGCAACCTTGGTGGTGACTTTACGACCGTAACGATGCTCTTGCTTGAAGACCGGAGAAGGACCCTTTACGGCCGCATCCGGCTTATCTGCCGCTTTTTCGACTGGCTTGAGTTTGACATCGACCAGTTTGAGGCTAGGCTTGAGGCCGGCACCTGGTTTCCCACTAACTGCGCCGTTGACGATTTTGGTAGCCAACTCCACATCTTTGGGAGTAGCCTTGGCGTTATTGATCACAGCGGTCATATCTTTGATGATGTCTTTTGCTTTAGGAGTTGACATTACCCGGTACCCTTGATTTGATTTCTTCAATGAGTTTTTCGATACTGGTCGCGTTAGATCCTTCGACTATAGCGATGCCCAGCTCAGTTGCTTTTAATTTCTTACTTAACCCCGGACGCTCGCCCACAATAAGGAACTGACAGTCCTTAGTCAGGTCTTCTACTAGCTCAATGCCGTGTTCACCAAACACCTCCTTTAGTTCGTCTCTAGACTGCCCCAGAGAACCTGTGATGCAACCTTTGATCCAGTACTCTTGCTTATCCTTGGAACTATCTTCTTTAAGGACAGCAAGGATAGCCTCAGCATTGGCTACAAAGTCCGCGTTCTTCATGATCTTGGCAATAGGGAAAGCAATCCCCGCAGAAATACCGTCAATAGCCATGAGTTGATCAGTGTCCTTGAGGAACTCGATCAAACTGGTATCTCTAGGCCAAGCGCTTGCCAACTTCTTAGCACGAGTCAAGTCGATCTTTGGTAGACCCAATGCCTTGATGATGATGTGCGCCGGCTGCTCCTGACAACTAAGCAGTTGGATTAAAGCTTTAGGAGGCATCGGAATCATCGTCTTAAAAATGTCGGCGGTACGAGTAACATGGCCACCTTCAATAAGCTCTGCAATCTTCACAGGGCCTAAACCTTCAATGTCCAAGCACTTCTTGCTAACCATCTCTTCACAACGACGCATGAGCTGCTCAGGACACTCTACAACGTTGTTACAGATGAGATCAGCACTGGTTTTGCCCTTACGTACTTCCAAGAGACTACCGCAGCTTGGGCAGGTCTCTGGAGCCTGGAAGTGTTCGCCATCTCCCTCCTCAACCATCTCAACAATACGCGGGATAACATCGCCGTTTCTACTAACAGTAACGACGCTGCCTTTGCGTAGACCGAGCTTCATGAACTGGAAGTAGTTGTCGATAGAAGCACGACTACATTCCACGCTACCGAAATGAACCGGGTTATAAATACCAACTGGTGTTACCCGGCCAGTCATACCTGTATTCCATTCAACGTCTTCGATAGGAGTGGTCAGTTCTTTGTTTGGATACTTCCAAGCAGTAGCCCACAATGGGAACTGATTGTTTTCTCCTGTTGCTTTACGCAGCTCCAGGTCATTGACCTTAATGACAATACCGTCAGCAGGCCAATCTTGACTATCGACTTCATCACGGATCGCTTCCATGGAAGCCTGTGGAGGAGCATTGAACCCAGCGTTAAACAACTGATTACGCAGATCCTCGTAGGTTTTGCACCCAAGGGAATCATTTACCCAGTAAACGTAGAAGTAAACTAAACCAAAGGCTTGCTTATTTTGGTTCTTCTTAAGGGCTCGTACCCAACCACTAACCGCATTACGCGGACTCTTGGCTGGCTTAGCGGCTGCTTCGTTATAGATGTGATAGTTCTCGTAACTAACTATCGCTTCACCGCGCACTTTAAAGTCAGGTGGGAAATGAGGTGGAAGGTCCATCAGTAAATTATCAAACAAAGGCAGCGAGTGAGTAACGTCCTCACCACTCAGCCCACTACCACGAGTTGTGATCCGAAACAGCTTCCAGTCCTTGTATTCAATCTCCAGCGCCAAACCGTCCAACTTCAGCTCGTAAAAGAAAGCTGTGTCTTTAGGGAACTTGGCTTTAAACCGTTCGATTTCGTCTAGGGTATAAACCTTATCCAGACTAAGCATCGGCTCATTAAAGGTAATAACCTTCAGACCTTGACCGCCAGGTTCCCGAATAGGGACTGGTTTGTTTCTGATCTCAAACAGTTCGGCTAGTTTAGGGTGATCCTTGCACAGTTGTTTAAATTGCTTGGTCAGCTCGTCGTAAGCAAAGTCGGAGATGATAGATTTGTCTTTGTAAAAGTACAAATAAGCGTGTTTGGAAATTTGATTACTCAGGTCTTCCATCCGCTTAAAGATATCGGCCTCGTGCTGCATAGGAACCTCGAAATTTGAAATAGCAGCTATAAGGGTAGCCTGGCAGCCCCTTATGAGGGCTGCCAGGTAATACTCAAGCGTAAACTTTGTTACGTTCGCGATAGATCACGTCGAGTTTGATCAGGTCTTCCCGATCTTGATCTCGTTTGACCTTTGGTCGTTCAGGACGGAGAATACCGCCACGCTTCTGAACGATCAGTGCAAGCACTCCGTAAACCTCCAGAACCCCCAGGCGTTCATACTGGTGATACGGGTTGAGCTTGCGAATCCAGAATTCGATACCGGCATGATCGATCTTGAAAGCAGTATCAGTCATTGGGTGACAGATAACCTTCTCACGTTCAGCCAGGCGAGCGAAATAACCTTCTTCGATCCATACGTTGATGTCATCAGTCTCATCACGCAATCCATGCGCCATGAGGGCAGCGCCGCCTCCCACTACCATATCCGTAACAGGAACCTGATGGACATTGGCGAAAGAGTAAACAAGTTCGTTCACGTGGTTGACGGAAGTGATTTTCTTGGACATTTAAGATGCCTTGGCAGAGGTTTACGTTATGCTTCTACACGCTCCAAAAGTTCTTTGAGCGCTTTGATGTCTTTACGATCCTGAGCAGCCTTATCCTGCTGGCGATCAGGGTGAGCAACCATTACTTCTTTTACAGCAAGAAGGTATTCCGGGTGGTAAACACGCACACCTTCATAGTCAACTGTTACCTTCCCCACAGTTGACTCTGACAGGATAGGGTGAAGATCAGTGATCCCATCCCATTCAACGTATTCACCGATAATGCCTTGTTTGGCTCCTTTCCGTGCTTTCTGCTTTTCAAAGAACTCTTTAGGAACGTCAACATCCAAGTCACTGGTAGTTTTTCGAAGCCCCATCAACACCAAAGCGGAACCGGCAGAAAGTACTACATTCTTGGGGTCAAGACCAAGACTAACAGCCAGTTGTTTAGCATTACGAATTACAGCAGCGCGATCCAGAGACATAGACTCACCCCAACATGTTGTTATTCATGTGTTCGATGATGTTTTCCACAGACCGCTGAATGACCATACAGGCGCCTGGGTTAAGCAGGTTGTAGGTCAGCGCACGAGTACCGAAGTCATCGAATGTAGCGACCGCCTGGTTAATGCCAGCAAAACTGATGATTGCACTCTTCGGCGAATCGTTGTGGTTGATGGTGACGTAAGCAACGCCATGCCCCATCGGTGAGGGAACCAGAGCCCCCACATCATCTTGCGTTACGGATACTGAGAGTTGCATTAGGAGATACTCCGGAATAGTTAGGAATTGGCTTAAGACCCATAGAGTTTTGACTAACCTTACCGGAGAACAGACGAATCCGTTCTCCTAACACTAACCAGATAATGTAGGTCTGTTATTTTCCTACGCAATCACAGTATTCGTGTTGGCCTGGCCTGGTAAGGTGAGTCCCTCGTGTCGTAAACCAATGATGTTCGGCTTGTTGAAAACACCGTATTGAGCGAAGTAGTGCGAAGCCATAAAGAGCTGACGCGGGTTCTTGCCCATGGTGTAATCTTTGAGGAAGTCCAAGAATCGACCCCTTTTGATTTCATCGAACGTGATACCCACCTCATCCAATACCAACGGGAAAGGGAAGCCCACGTAATCCATAAGAACAAATCGGAAAGCCCAGTCAACTGCATCGGTTTCACCACCACTGCAATCGCTGACGTCTGGAGTTGGTTCCTTATCCCCAGTTACTACCGGGAATTTGTAGTTCAGGTCACCGTTCTCTTTTGCACATGGCTTGATGTACAAAGTAGTGTTCCAGAAACGTTTGATGGTCGCATTAATGTTCCCACAGAGGGAATTAATGAAATCGCCCATCAGCTTACCGATCAAACCTTTATTAGGACAAATGCCGTCCATCCATACTTCAACGATAGCCAACCGACGTTTCTTCATTTCAATGTCGGCTGAGATGGATTGTACTACCGCAGTTAGACTGCTGGCGCTAATCAACCCCATCATGGCTTCTTTCTTTTCGCTTTGAAGCTGGCTGACGTGTTCATCCAATGCACCACGCAGCTTGACGTTAGCCTGGTTAGCAAAGTCTGCAAAGATCTCACGACGCAGTGAACGCAGCTCTTCCAGATCACGCTGGTAGAACCTGACGTTATTAAGTTCCGCAGTAAGAGTAGTTACCTTACCTTGATAGTACTGCATCAACCCAGTCGACTTGGACAACTCTGCTTCTTTACGGGTTACGTATTCGGCAGTGTCTGTCAGACCTTCTCGGTTGATTAAGTCCAAACGGCTCTTAACGATCTTTTCTTCTTCGGCCAGTACTGCTTTGTAACGCTTAAGCTCAACGCTCTCTACGTAAGCACTAAGGACGTTACACAGTACATTAGAAGGTGCTTTGCCGATGTTGTAAGCCTTGACCAGTTCCGGCAAGCAACGAACCTGCGCGTTACTTCTTACGAAGTCGTACAAGTTGTTCATCCCACGATACCACTCAGCATCATTGTCGATCTTGGCACGAAGCTTTTCTTTCCGCGCTTTACAAGTCTCCAAGAACTCTGTGGCTAGAACAATGTCACCTTGCAGACGCTCAATATCCTGCTGAGTTACACCCACCTTGAACTTACTGTTACAGTCTGGACACTCAACATGATCCATCGACTGATAATGCTTGAGCTTATGACGCAAGTCTTCTAACTGATTAGTGCGGTTCCGGATAAGGTTACCCAGTTCTTCATCATCAGTCAGATACTTCCTGTAAGTGGCTCTAGTGAGGTCTTCACTGCTGGCCATGACAACGTCATTCAAGTAAGTTTTAAACGCTTCTACGATGTGCTGTAGGCCGTCTAAAGGTGTATCTGGATCGTTAAATACGTCTGCTCGCAAAAGAAGTTGATCATACTGGCTCAAACCAAGATTGGTCCGCACCATGTCTTCTTCTAAATGCCTGGCTTGCTCACGGAAGGCTTCTGGATCTTTTAACAGATCCTCCAGTCCATCCAAGAACTCACTGTGTTCAGCAATGATGCCCTTAAGTACATTCATCTGGTCTTGATGAGTTTCCATCAGACTCTGAGCTGTACCCAATGCATTAACCAACTCTTCTTCCGTATGCAGGCCACCACCCAGTTTGTTAACCAAGAGTTTGTCTGTAAGGAAGTTGAATCGTTCCATCTTGACCCGCAGTTCTGGATTGGCTTTGATGTTAGCCAACTCACCACGCATCATCAACGACTTCGCTACATCTTCGTCAATGAGTTTAATACGTGCTTCCAGTTCTGCTGTACCAGTCGCGGTGATCTGCTGAAGCTTTGCATTCTCCGCGGTGAATCGTGCTACCTGATTTTTAATAGTCGCCTTAAGCTCATTACGTTCGGTCTTGAGCTTTTGATACACATCAAGTGCTTCACTGGTATCATTCGGATACACAGCCATGATGATATCTTTACGACGGTTAGGCGACATTGCTGATAAGCGATCAAGAATCTTCAATCCGTTGAGTACTTTAACAATATCAGAGTTCATACGACCAAGGTAGTTGAAGACCAGTTCCTTCTGCGCACTGAAAGTTCCTCCAGTGTTCAGTTCAGGACCATCCCCAATCTTGAAACTGTGTCCGTTACCTACTCCGGTTCTGGAATCCAACTTAAACAACTTACCTTGATGCTGGATCTCAACATACTTGCGACCTTGTTTGTAATTACCGTTCTCAGGTGGCAATGCATGGAGTTCTTTCAGAATACTTGTTTTACCAGTCCCCGAGGGAGCGATGAAAAGGTTCACCATCCCCTTAATGTCTAATTCGACAGAAGTGATACCGCTGGATAACAGTGGAATGTAATTTTCCAGTATAAGCTTTTTAAGCATGGTATAGATTCCCTAATCCCACGTATTCATCCCACTCTAAAGTATGGGGTCCGTTGTATGAGTTTATTGCAGTTTTTAGGTGTGGGTCAGGTAGCTGCTACCAAGGACACCAATACCAACGACATTATGGTCTATCTACCCAGTATGTTTCCTCATGCTGAAGGACGGGTAGCTGCTAAAGTTGAACAGGTTGAACGTAAGAGTAAAAACGCTTTTGGCGAGGATGTATCGAGTAACACGTTAAAGAGTAACGCTATTCCAGCTACTTGGAAGCGAATGGATGACAGCAACCGGATTACCTCTCCTGACGTACGGGAAGGCACTCCTGTAGCGATCTACACAGTACAAGGGGGTAACACCTACTACTGGACTCTAGACGGCGTAAACCCCAACACGTTCCGTATGGAGTCGGTCATGTGGGGTTGGAGTGCTAACCCTACCCTGGATGCCAACGCTGACTTCAACGTGGATAACTTCTACGTGATGAAGGTTGACACTCGTACCGGCATCATGACTGCTCGTACCAGTATGGCTAACGGTGAGCCTACTCGCTTTGACGTCATTCTTGATGGACAGAACGGGACCATCAGTTGGGCGGGTAACGAAGGCAGTTATCTCAAGTTCGATGACATTGAACGGTCATTCACTTACACCAACCGAGACGGTGCTGTTTTCAACATCATCAAACAGATTTGCAACCTGTACCTTCCGGACAAGTTCAATTTGTTTGCTGACAATGAAGTCAACCTCAAAACAAAGACTCTTAGAATACAAGCTCAAGAAGCTTTCATCGATATTCTTCTTACCAAATGGAAGGGCAACAAAGAACACACCGGCAACACCGAACAAGTTGGTAACTATAAACAGGAAGGTAACTTTGATCAAACGGGGATGTACACGCATACGGGCGATGTTGACCGGACTGGCAACACTGTTAGTACTGGGACTGTTATTGGCCTTACTGATGTACGGACTGCTATTATCAGTCTCAATCTACATATTCACGGCGGTGTGCAAGGCGGCAACGGAGTTACGTCAACGCCACTTCCATAAGTAACCTTACTACCCCTACTCCCTCAGTGGGAGTAGGGGTAGGGGTTATAACTGCTTTAGATGCGGTCTCGATTGGTAAAGAACTTGTTAGGTCCGTTACCACCATCATCTTCAAAGTAAGGGACAGCCGAACCACGGCGAGTACTACTAACCAGGTGACGGTCCAGTACCAAGTAGTTATTGCTAACACTCAGCACGCCATTGGTAGAGATACCAAACAATACTTCGTTGTTACTGGTTTCCCGAATAATCGGAGAACCGATTGCTTGCAACGTGTCGCCTTGACGGGACAGATAGCAATACGTCACACCAGTCGGATTAACCTTTACAGGGTAATCACGGTTGAGGTAATACCCACGGCCATTGAGGATGACTTTGGCGCCGGCCGGGACTCGAACCCACCCTGCTTCGTTAACGTCGAACGGGTCAACGGTTTGAGCAGGAGTAGCGACGTTAAAGCAGTTTGTTGTAACCTCCGAGTTAGTCGGGTCATATTGGAACAGTCCTTTACGAGGAATTGCAAAAGGTGGGTAGGGTTGATCTACCATGTCAATTGCCTGATCATTGCGGTAGAGCTTAGCGTTGTTGGCCTTGACTCCAGTAATGACAGGGGCGGGAACAGATACGTCTTGAATGGTGAACGAGACATCGCCATACAGGTTACCAAATGGACGAGTCACCACCATCGAGTATCCAACACCATCCTGGCTAGCCAGCAGGTCACTGAACTCCATTTCCACACCATCGTTGGACTTCGACTCACGACTCACACCAGGAAGGCTAGCAACTGCCGGAGTTACCGGAACAGTTCTCACACCGTTACTTGGGGCAAAGTCAAGCAGAAGAACACCGTTAGTAATGGTGTACGGAGCAACGCCTACTTCGGCATAGCACAAACCATCAGACAACAAGAACACAGCGCGGGTTCCGTTAATAGCGAACACCTGGATCTGTGCTTCACGTTGAGCATCGACTGCTGGCAACGGACTTACTGTTTTGGCACGAGTAACTACCATTGCAGCAGAAGCCTGCAGGCTAAACAACGTCAACGGAGACAAGGTAACCGGAGTACCCAACACCAACACACCACTAGAGTAGGTGAAGGTAGTGTAGGCCTTGTACTGGTTTTCTTTGTTGAAAGCCAAGCCGGTTACGGTAATGCCGTCTACGTTCAGGTTAGACACCGACACAACGCCGTTAGGGATCTTCGACAGGTTCTTCTGCACGGTCACAGAATCTGGACTACGGATACCAAACTTGTTACCGGTAGTAGCGCCAACCATGGATGTCATGGACCAACGAACTTCCTGCCAGTTGTAACGGCCGGTGGCGATATCCAAACCATAAGCCAGGAACGTCGTGTCACCACCCGAATGTTGCACAGGGATGATCCGTTCTGGCAAAGGACCAAACGTAAGGTGTCGGGCTGGGACGTTGGTTTCAGTAAGTGCTTCATACAGCGGCACCACTGGACGGTTGCCCAGAACCCAATCATGCAGCCCAGCAAAGTTGGACTTATAGCGCTTGACTGTGATCCCATACTTACCACTCCGCGACTTCACTACTTCGCCGTTGGCCAATACCGCACCAGGACTGTAGAGTGGGGAGTTAAAGTTGCTTGGATCATCTTGCTCAATCCAAGTAGCACCAGCAGGGATAGCCAGATCTGCACCAATGATGTCTTTAGCACCCAGACCAAGAGTTTGAATCGCACCACTACTACCAGCACGCAAAGTACCAGGGCGAATCGATTCCACAAAGCGCAGGATGAACCGGCGAGATTTGCCATCTGCCAAGGTAACAATCACAGGACAGGCAACAAACAGATAAGCCTCAATATCCTGAGCATGCCAGAACAAGCTTACACTGATCGGTACACTGGTCACTGCTTTAACTGTAGCACCAGCAGGCAGTTGGAAGAAGTCCGCCAAACGATAGTTGTGAGTGGACTGGATTGCACCAGTACGAGTTTCACTTGGGGTCTTGTACGTTGCCTGATAGCTCGTATCCACCACGTTAGACATGGTAGGGTTGGTAGCCAAGGCTGTAACGCTAAAGAACCGTTGAACGATCGCCAGCTCGGTGTCACCCACATATTGAGCCGATGCACCAATGCCTTTATAGACAACACCACCAAAGCTCTGATAAATCAGGTGAGCTTTAGAGGCAACTGCTGGAAGACCGGTGTTGTCAGCGAACTCGTAAATGTTCTTGTCAGCAATTGGGTGGAAGAAAGTAACCTTACCATTTGCTCCCTGTCCGGCAATGTTGTTCCAACCATTTACCGAATAAGAACTGGTAACGTTCTGCACTTCCTGCAACAGCGTTTTACCGATCTGGTTAGTTGGACCAGAAACGAACAGACTCTGTCTCTGATAACGACCAGCAGGTTGAAAAGCCGACAGTACCAGACGGTCACCGTTAAGCAACATCGATACTGTGTTGTTCTTACCGTCACCATTGAAGAAACGTACCGGCTCTGGAGCAGTCGGAACCAAGGTGGGGTATTCATCAGGGAAGAAGTACGACGCCATTTGAATAACGTCATTCTGCTGATAGTTGTTTGCCACATACGAGGCAGCATTACCCTGGATAGCGGCCTTTGCGCCTTGGGAGGTAACAAAAGCGTCAACGCGAGCCAAAGCAATCTGTTCAGCCAAAGTAGCCGCTCGGAAGTTATCCTTGAGAGACAGACCGATGGTTCCTTTGGTTTCACCGTGTACCGCACCAGTTGCACTGATGTGATCGGTGATAGGGATTGCTACATCACGAACAAACCCGTCCAGTTCTTGGGTGAACTCGATAAGCCGTTCCTGCGTGGAGGAACTGAAGTTCTCAGTGCGCTCAGCAACAAATGTCGCAAACTCATTGAGAGCTTTGATTACTCCGCCAAACCGAGGATTCGGTTCTTCAATAAAGGGCGGTGGTCCACCGTGAACAATCATAGGTGTCTCCTAGTGAAAAGAATTGGGGGAGAAGTTCTCCCCCAACACCAATTAAGGCAACAGCTCAGAAGCCTTCAGGAAATTAAAGTTACCTTGATCCTGAGGGAAGCCTGAACTGACCGGAATGGAACCACCTTTGCGGTTATAGCTCAACTCCAGGTTACCAACAAGGAACGGCTGACGACGTTCGATCAACAGGATCTGGTTAGGACCAGTGGTGATCGTAGCCGCATGCAGGATCTTGGCGGTTTGACGCAGTTTGATATCCGTGAGGATGTACTGAGGCTTTTGGCCTTCCATGGTGGAGTAAAGGTAGAACACTTTGTTCCGTGGGTCTGCATCGATATCACGCAAATCGATAGTACCGGTTGGCATGCGATACAAAGTACCAGAGAACAATACCTCTACTTCTTCCAGGATGAACAAAGCCCAAGCCACTTCTGGATAAGCCGTGAGGGTTGCGTAGCGGTCAACCCTTCCCTGAGTTGGGAATATCCGCGCAGAACCACCAGATGGATAAACCGTCTCGGCGATGCTGGCAACGTCCGTCAGCCATTTACTTCCGTCCGCAGTGAAATGGGTAAGACCAATTCTTGGAATAGCAGTGACAGTATCGCCAGCCTCCCAACCGATATGGTTAGCACCCACAAGACTAATAGCTCCGTTGGCAGTGTTGATATCAAAGATCGTCGTGTCAAAGTACTGAGTACCGCCCACACAAATCTGATTGCCCATCACTGCTACTCGAAGCATCCCGCCATTGCGATAGATCTGCATTGCTGCACGGTTGATGTTGTCCGTACCAAAACCAGCACGTTCAGGAACAATGTCCCGATGCTGTACGTACTCGCCAGTACCACTAGCCGCATTAAAGCCAGTGATCAAGTAGCACCCGGGATGGTTAGCATTTGGAGCTTCCACGTTTAACGTCACATGCAAGAACTGTGCGTCAACAAATGGAGTTTGTCCATCTGGAACTCGCGAATACTTTACGTGAAGCAAAGCACTGTTCATCCCAGCAAACATGCCTCCGTTAGCACCATCCAACACGTACAGTGAGAAGCACCACAAAGCACCCAACTTACCAGCAGGGATCAATGCACGAACCTGATTCTTGAACGACTCCGCCAGACCATAATAGTCATTAGGGATGTAGTTCATCTTTCTGGCTGCCGCATCAAATTCCCGACGATGAGTTTTAGGGAAGGAGAGGAAAGCCCCCGCCTCATTCTTGGCCCGGAAAGCCGCACTAGGAGAAACCAAGTTACGGTTGCCATAACGACTAAGGTTAGACCAAGAACAGCCACTTAATGCCATTGTCCCCATCTCAACTCCTCTGGCAGCCAAATCGGCAGCAGTACCAGTAGCGTTGATGACCGTCTCCAGAGTGGTCATGTTGGTTTCGTAAGCGGTGTTAACCAAGGGACGGCTTTTCAGGTTAGCGTACGTCAAGTTTGTCACTTGAGGACGCACAGCATAATCACCGGTCACCGTACGGAAACCAATTTTAGCCCCTACAGAAGCATTGGTCACTTTATCCGTACGTGTGGACGTCGTGACAAAGTTTTCACCGTCAGCCTCATACGCCAAGCATCGCTGACTCAAACCAACAGGAATCGGTGTGAGAATATCCCGGAACTTGTTTTCAAAGTTGTAAGGGATAATGCGATCGGTACTCAAATCCCCACTCAGCAGTTGCTCAGGGTTAGCCATTGGCTGGTTATTGGATTTGAACTTGAAGTGAGACATTTGGATCAAAGTGTTAAGCGGGATCATCTCCGCCGCCCAGTCTGTGACCCCGGTAACAAACTCACCTTTAGCAGTTACGATTGTTGCCTGCTTGGTATAACGAACTAGGAAGTTGTAGAAATTGGCGAGTTTGGCGTTCTCAGTATTCCAGGCCTGACTAGAGTAATCGACGTTGTAAGTCGGCTGAGCAAACAACAACGTCATGTTCCCTGTAGCCACGTTGAGTTCATACACCATGTTGGTGTACAAGGCCACTGGGTTAAGGCCACGACCAGGAGGAGTGTACTCCAAGAAGGTGTACATCATCAGGTTGTAATAACAGACGTTTTGGAACCCTGTCTTTTTAGCAGTCAGCGTCAAAGCACGACGACCAAAATACGTGGCTCCCACATTTGGAATAGGACTAAAGGTGTACCGACCCCATTTAGTCGTGGCCCCGTTCCCGTCCTTCACGCGGGTAGCGTATTCCCACCAAGCCTGGTTGTTCAGTTGAACACCATCACCGTTCACATAGTTGATACGGATCAACTGCCATTTAGCAGGAGTACCCGAAATCACACTAGCTTTAGGGATTCGCCAATAGGAGATTCGACCAGTTTGCCATTCAAAGTTACCACCACCTTCCGACGAGTTGACAATCAAGAGAATCCAATCGTCAATCAACGAAATAGCCCAGCGACCGTGATAGGGCTCGGCAACCAGTTTGCTGTCAGGGTTGAACGGCCCGGTCTGCGCAACAATGTCCGAAATATCAGTCTTGATATAACGGTGACCACTTGGGTCAAAACTGTTGTTGGTTAGAGCAACAAACCATTGGTCATTAGCACCTGGGTTACCAGTAGTGGTTTTACCCACCATGATAACTTCGTTGCTGCTGCCCATGATGATCGAATCAGGAACAATGCCCTGGTTGATCAGAACCGGAGGCTCGTATTTGTAGTTCGTGTAAACAAACTCGTACGGGTTCTTCGGATCAAACGATTTGTTGTACTGGGTCAGAGTGGAGTAGTACAAACCTTCATTCCGACCATCGAAGTGGTTCTGGATGATTACCATCCGACCGTCTTCTTCCAGACAAATCCCCATGCACTCACTACGAGAACCCAGACCTTCAAACGACCCGGTAATGTTTGGCGGAATATAAGTACCATTGGAATGCTTGCTCAATGGAACCATACCGTTACGCATTGCACCGCTGGTATCAGGAGTGAGGTCTTTAAGCAGCTCTTGCACACCCTGAGGAGTACTCAGGCGGTTAGCTGCTGTACCTGCACGGTCTTCTTCCAGAGTGGCAGTAGGGTAGTTAGGGTGGTTACCCATGTTCACGTCTTTAGGCAAGATGCCGTGCGGACGATTGTAGTTGCTGGTGTGAGTGCGCATGCGATTGTAGTTCAGATCGCGTTCGCTAACCAGACGGGCAAAAGCAGCAGTAGCAGCAGCTTCCAATTGACGGTTGAGTTCACCACCATGACGAGTCGAAAGGTTCTCGGCTACGTAGGTGTAGAACAGGGTAAACTCGAACCAATCGCCAATCTCAGTCTTGATGCTGTGACTGTGCCATTCGGAAGGTACAGTAGGAGGAACACCGAATACCTTTTCCCAAGGAACTGGGACGTGGCCTTTCTGAATAGTCTTAAGCCACTCTTCGATGCTGTTACGAGGAATGAAGTAAGCCCCTACAGAGATGTAGTTGACCTTGATGAATTTGTTAGCAGCGAGCACCGCCTCGGAAAGACGGATAAAACAAACAACAGGACGACCGGTTACTTCAACCAGTGGCATGAATTCTTCTTCAAGCCAGTAGTCGCGGTCACGCACAAGTTCACGACCAGCTTGATCGTAAACTACAGTAATAGGGAATTGACCAGGATCAGGGTAATCGCCAAAGAAAGGCGAACCATCAGGAATGACCCATTGACAGGTCTTATCCAAGATAGGAATGATTTCCCCAGAGATCTTGTTCTTGGGATTCTTACCGTGGATGTCGAATTCAACAACTCGCAACGGATTCATTTAAAATACCTGTTAACAATGGAGAGAGTGAGGGGAGATCCCCCCACTCTTCCTAAGGCTTAAGAGAGTTCGTCAGCCCGCAACCAAGGCAACTGACCTTCTTCAATAGCAAGACCAGAAGTAGCCGGGATACAGTTACCCCGTTTGATTTCGGACACTCGGTTACTGTTAATGGTAACCACGTTGAACCGCTCCACTGTCAGGATTTGCAAGGTATTTGTAATCACCTTACCTACCCACACTTGGAACGGAGTCTCCAGGCGTTTATCTTCAGCCACCTCGTAAACAGGGATACCGTTACGGAGGATGGCGTAGATGTAGAACGTTTTGTTTGCCGGGTTAGGAACAACATTGCGCAAGTCAATGTTGCCGGCTGGGATGATGTAGAGCTTCCCGTTAAAGGTTGCTTTAATCGGTGTCTTAAAGAAGACAACCCAACCAATCTCCGGATACACTGAACCAACCAATGGATGGTTAACCGGGCCTTCAGAGATAGTAGCGGCACTACCAGTGGACTGATCCCAACCACGCATTACTTGAATACCGTTGTCCGGAGTCATGATGATCCCCGTACCACGGCTAGAACGCGCCCTCCAGTCAACCGAACTCCAGGCATGAGATGCTGTTCTGTCGTTGTAGACAAATGTTGCATCAACGCCCCAAGAGTCGCCAGGGGTTTGCGCCATTACACCGCACCCATGGAAAACAGACAACTTGTTACCATCAAGGTAATACTGAATACGAGCCGGGTCCATTGTTGACAACGGAGTGTCGGAGTATTCCTGATTACCCCAAGGATACGGAGTGTTCATTGCGGTACTTTCAAAACGACCATGATGCACGTTAACCACAGTAAGACCGTTTACAACTTTTCGGCCACCACTGTCTACATAAGTCGGTTGAATACTGAGAATGGTCGCAAACAAGGTGTTCGCATCAGCAGTACCAAGACCACCGCAATATTGAACCGAAACCGTGACCGGCAACCACCCAAATCTTGCGAGAGGGGAGAATGTCGGATCATTGACAGTAACAATTACATTGCGGCTACCAGGAAGCAGCGCAGGGAACTGTACCTGTGCTTTGATAACGTTAACAATCCATTCTGGATAAAGAACTTCCAGAGTAGGAACTATTGTTAAAGTTCCATCTGCTTCAAGACGACGAGTGTGTGTTTGAATCAACACTACGTCGCCATCAGCAACACCTCCTGGCCATGCAGTGCCCATCCGATCTCGGTCGAAGTTCTTTTTCTGGTAGCTGACACAAAAGGCCGATTCACCTACTTCAATCCCTGCAAAGTCCAAATTGGCAGAAGGGACAGAGATGGTAGCCCCACCCAAACCAGGCAATGAGTTAACCCTGCGAATGTTGTTAGTCAATGGACGAGCCACGACGTTCGACATGTAGAGGTTATTGATTTCAGGTCGAGGTGCAAACTTACCCGATACTGTTTTGAAAAACAGTCCAAGAGCATTAGCATCGTTCTTCCGACCGGCCACGTAATACTCACCACCTGGAACATACAGGAAGGCTCGTGGACAAACACTGCTCTCTACCGGACTGATCATGTTTTCCGGAACAACCCGTGTAACCCCACTAAGACCAAAATCTTCACCACGATTCCAGAACCTGGATACTGTAGCGTAACGAGTTGACGACCCTCGCAAGTTGATGATCAAAGCTCCACGAGGGAACCCACTGAACCCGTATGCTCCGCAAGACGAAATACGGCCATCTTCAAAGATGTTCATACCTTGCGCTTGATAGAAGAACACACACAGATATTTCAGAGAAACGTCTGTGTACTGTGGTGGAACAATTGGGTTTGCACCAAAGTTTACGTTAAAGCTTGGGGACTGCGACTTTAATGTAAACACCCCTGTGTACGGGTTGAAATCGTAGTTGATCTCAGGGGTTACGTTCATCTGACCGTTAACGCTAGGCGACGTGTACGCTGCGTAGTAGGCCGTCATGAACTTCAGTGCGTAGATACCAGGACGGCTAGGATCCTGCGCCACTACGGTCACTGCCGAACGGTACGGACCAATCCATCCGTTAGAAGGGTAAGGAGCAAAGGTGTGCAAAGCCTTTGTTACATAGCCGTTACTATCTCGGGTAATGCTGAACCAGCGCCACCATGGACTGTTGTTAACCTGCACGCCATCGGCATCGACAAAGCTAACGTTCTGACGAACCGGAGTCACGTCAACAGTTGCTTTAATGGAAGCAATCGGCACACGGAAAATATGCTTATAGTTCCAGTTAGAGCCCACGTTATTGCTAGCAATTGGTACAGGAGTGGAGGCAGTTAGGAAAATGTAAACCCAATCCCCCATCATGGCAATACTCAAGTAATTCCAAACATCTTGAGCGCGGTAAGAACCAGGGTTGCTAAAGATGGCTTCGACCAAAGGACGCATATTGATCTTGGAGTAAACGTGACGAGCAGGATCGTTAGACCCGTTAGTCACACCAATAAAGCAAAGGTCCGTGACACTATCGGAAACCAGGATACATTCACTACCACTACCCTGAACAATGCGGTCAACGTTTGCGTTGCTTGCATTAAACTTGGCGTGTTCGTATTTGTAGCCTGTGAAATCCAAAGATGCTTTATTTTGATCGGTCGTGTTCTCCATTACAGAGAAATACAGACCACGCGTACGACCATCCATCCGGCTAGCCAGGTAAGTGATAGTACCATCACTCTCCAAGCACATCCCGCCAGTTTCAATCGTCCCGCCCAAGCCTTCAAACGAACCGTCGATGTTTGCAGGAATGAAGTTACTGTTACCGAACTGGCTAATAGGCAACTTCATTTGCTCCAACAACTCAGAGCTGTTAAAGCCGTAGACATCCATAATGGTTTTGATGCCATCAGGAGTCAGGTGACGATCGTTGCGTGGTTGCAGGAGTTCAGCACCACGAGCAGTAGGGAAGTTATCCACCAACTCCAGACCAGACTGTGCTTTGTTCCAACCGTGTGGGTTGTAAGCCCCTTTGTGTCTCTCCAGGGCAAGCAGTAGCTCAGTCTTGTAAGTCTTGATGTAGTGGATGAGCAGTCGCAGGTAATGCTCGAACTTGATCTCCAAAGGAGTACGACCGCGGCTCTTAAGCAAAGCAAGCAAGTCGTCAATGAGACCAACCATATCCATCATTGCCACAGTTTCATACAACAAGCTGTGACCGTGAAGCTTCGGACGGAAATGGGTAGGTTTGTTGTGGACATTCTCCCACCAAACCGGGCGTTCGTCGTTGGCTGCTTCTTCAACCATCTTCAGGAAGGCGGCGTCGAACAGACTGAAGTGACCAACAACATCATAGTCGATGAAGCCTGAACGAATATCCGGGTTAAGGAATTCAATCATGCACGACACAGACTTAGCGGTCAGATCAGTCAAACCCCCCATAATCCTGTAGATACGGTAATCGCCTTTGTCACCAGGAGTGAGTGGCTCGCCGTTACCGTTGTAAACTTTCAAACTTTTTACGAAAAATGGAGCGTGTACCGGAACAAGGATGTAACCCTTTTTAGATTTGGCAGGAAGCTCGAACGGCTCACCCTTAATCTTGTTCTCAATGTTGGTATTGAGAATGTCTTTCCGATATTCGGGAACTATGGGGAAGTTCATGCAACATTCCTTAATTGAGGTTAAGCGTACCCTTAGCAGCTCGGCGGAACATCTCCAGAGCCACGTCCATGGTCAGAGCGACACCTGGCTCGCCACCAGCGATGTCCGCAACAACAGAAGGACGCAAGTTAGCGGTGTCCGGGAGACCGAGGTCTGCCTTGTTACCGGTGTGGGCTTGCAGGATCGGTTTCTTGAGGTGATCTTCCAGAAGAGACATGAGGTTAGCACCGTTGGTTTCCGAATCGCTCATAATGAGGATAAGGTGCTTCAGGGCCAGGTACATGTCTTCGTAGTCGTAGCCTTGAACTGGCGGGTGATCGTGTGGATCAGCAGGCCATTCTTCAGGTACGCCAACCAAGTCACTCCAATCAGCTTCACGAGGAGCATTGACGATGTTTGCAACCAGCTGAACGAAGGCAACTTCATCCAGAATGAACGGACCACCAATGGTGTCGTAATCCATGACCAGGATTTCGTTTTCGAAGTCCTTACGCAGAACAATTGCACCAGCAACGTTACGACGTTTATCGACAATGAAGCGGTCGAAAGTGTGGGCGTACAAGAAGTCGCTACCAGGATTCAGGGGAGTAACACTACCCTGTTTACGGAGCACAACGTTCTTCATGAAGAAGGGAGCTGCTCGTGGAACAAAGATACGTCGCTTGCCATCGGTGGAGGTTTTGATTACCTCTCCTTTAACCCGGCAAAGAATCTGATCCTGGAAGGGGTTCCAAGGAAAAGTGATGTTAGCCATTAGCATTAACTCCATGGGGCTCAACGAGCATTTTATGACCTGCCATATACAGAGAACCTGGGCGCTATAGGTGATATGGCCCCCATTTTGACATAGAATCCATGGGAGTCTCCCCCTTATGTATACTTACAAAAGGGCTGTTGGTAACAGCCGCCTTTCCCCTAAGGGAGAGGAGCTTTTGGATATCAGCGGTGTTCCCTGCAATACGCTGTTTACCAGTTACACCAGATTGACCATCGTTGTTGCCGATGCTTACGCCAATCGTGACGTGGCTATTGACCTCAGTTTTTACCTGGGTGACTTGGGTAGCTTCACTGGCAACATCCAAGCTTGGCTCGATACCAAGAAAAATACTCCGCTCCAGACTTCAAACACTTTGCCTGGGGATCGTTACCGTTACGTTCTGATCGACGATATCGAATACAGGGCTTTCAGTAAGTTGCCAGGTGATGTACGGCTCGGTCGGGAACAACAAGAACTGCTGCGAGTTGGCGAAGCTCCAGACATGCGAATTACCAAGACCAACAACTCTGATGTTGATTATGGTGCTTTGGTTGATCGTTGCTTGTGGACTATCAATGGTCACATGGTTCGTGCTACTAAAGGCGAAACTGATGAGCGTTGCTTCTATCTGCGTGGTGCAGGTAAGCACTTCCGGGTAGACGACACTGCCCATGTCTGCTCGCTGAACTTCAACACAGTCAGTAAGCTTTCGACCTATCCTTTCAAGTTGGAGGATATCAAGTTCGAAAGTCGTAATGGCTCCATCTACCTGCATGTCAAAACGGACTTCGATCTGCTAGGTAAAACAGTATGGGCTTCTTTGGGTGGTCGTCTGTATCGCGAAGATATCATCCATGTGCGTGCTAATAAAGGCATCGCCATCAATATCGAAAAGGTTGATTGGGCTCGGGCTATCTTCGACTCCAAGCGTCTTATTGATCTGGGTAAAGTAATCAAGAAAGATCGTGAGGAAGTGCCGGCTGGCTTCTTCGAGACTGAAGAGTTCTTCACCAACTTGTTGTTGGAGGTTTCTTCTTTCCTGATCGTTCTCGACAACCCACATGTTTATGCTTACACCGTACCGCTGGTTCATTACAGCTACCCGTTCACTTTCCACACGGAAGAAAAGCGAAACATACCTCTCCTCACGGGGAACGGCTTGCTTCCTAAATACTTCACCAGAAGCATCATCAACAGGAGACTCCTGGACATTGATATCGGTATTCAACGGCTCTACGTAGGTAAAACGGCTGGGATCTATGATCAGGATGCAGTGCACCACGTGCATACTAATCGATGGAAACCCAGTAAACTTCACACAGGATACCACTTGTACATTCGTGGTGTAATTCAGGGAGACTAACATGGCAGTAATTAATGCCTTGTTTTTCGATAAGCTTCGAGGGTTCGCAACTCTCATCGTACTAGTGATCATTGCAGGACTTTTGGCAATGTCTCACTTCTTTCCTAAACCGGTTAAGCTGGACGAGAAAACCACCGAGACGTTCGTTAACGCTGCTGACGTAATGCGTAAAGCAGCTACAGCGATGGAACAGACGGCTCAGGATAACGTTCAGTTTCGAACATCCATGCAACATGAGTTATCGGTTCAGGCCCAATTGAGGAAGTCGAACTATGCAACGCTCTATGAGCAATATGGTATCGGTAGTTTACCAAGCCCTACTAGCGGGCCTATTACTGATCTTGGTTTCGGGTTGCAGCCAGAAACCGACCTTGAACGAAGCGGAGCTTTACCTCCAGGTAAAGACCACCCAGGCGGAGTTCAACAGTTACAACACCCAGCTCCGCATAGCGGAGAAGCAAATGGCCGAAGTAATACCGGAGCTTCGGGAGGTAGCTCCAACGCCCCCTCAGAGTAGGGTGGGGCAGCTGGCAACATTCCTTGAAACGAATAACTGTCTCAAGCCAGACCTCACCGACACCGAACGGGTTGGGTGCTATCGACTTACCAGAGTGGTACTGATTCAGTCCACTGAAAAGCTCGACGGCATCGAAATGGAATTATGGGTGGCTAAGAAAACAGTTCAGCGTCTGAGTGAGAACATCAAGACGATTGTTGAAAACGCCCCGAAAATGAGCAACAGTGATACCAAGCCTCCCTGAATAGGCAAAAGTACAGTAACAACCATATACCCCTAGGAGCCCTTGACGGGGCTCCTAGGGGGTTATAGCTGCATAGCAGTACATCGGCTTCAACCGTTGTTGTTACTGTTGTCAGGAGCTACTGGCGGAGCCTTTGGTGGGCTCGGGGCAATAGCGTCTGCCAACTTGGCACGAATCTTCGTAAACCCAGACTCTCCAGACAAAAGCGTCTGAAGCGTTTTGTTCACCGCCATCCAACTCCACGCGGCAATCACTGGACCAACCATCATGATGAACATGCTGGTTTCACTTGGCCAGATCCCTTTGTCATTCACTGACAAGTAGATTGTGTACGAGTTGACCAGAGCGGTTACGCACACGGTAATAACGGCGAGTATCCCACCGGTATTGCGCAGCTTTACACTCTGTTCACCGTAAACGTTCTTTTCCAATGCATCGTGAAACTGGGCAGGCGGTTCAGTATTGTCAGTCACGGAACACCCCCCATTGTTTTGCAAGGACTTCACAACGATACAAAGTAACGGCGTTAGAGTCGTTAGCGTGTTCGTCTGTTACTTCCAAATCCACATCCCCCCAATCTAGCCAGTCATAGGCTAACAAACCTTTGCGCACGTCATCCTTGGTAGTACCACGGAAGTTTGCACCGACAATATCCTTTGCCTGGTTAGGGAGAACGTTAGACACATGAATCCCCCGATTGATGAATTCTTGGTGGGACAGGGAGACGAACTGCACCAACTGTTTATAAGTAAGAGCGGACATGCCGAGGAAGTTATCTTCGGTAATACCTGTCACACTTTTACTCAATAACAGCCCGAACACTTCATCTTCCCGGTTAAGCCAGTCCACCATGTAAATATCGATCAAGGCACCTAAAGCACGAGCAAGACAAAAGCTACGAGCTGCTACGCCGGTTGCTGCTGTATCGTCATACTGTTCGGGTACGTCATAGGTCACCTTCTCACCGTAGATGGTGTTGCAGTAGACCAACTTAAACGGTTTGCGCTCGGAGATATCGACGTCAATTACCGTTACCCCCATGTTGGTGGTAGAAGGGTCAATTCCCATGACCCTTACTACGTGGGGGACTTTTATCAAGTCACCAAGCATATGCGCCCTTTCTGCTGACCTTGGTTGAATGCAATGATCGCAACCATAGGAGAATTTGGTTTAGGGAACCCATCCGGAGTTTCCTTGCCAGGACCCTTGTAGATGACTTCCAAGCCACCAGTGCACAGATTACCGAAAGTACCAGCAACCCATACGCCAATGTACTCACGGTCAGTAAGATACTGTGCCAGAGTAAAAGGAAAGTCATCCCATGCTGGACTGTCGATCGGATACTTCAACCCAGTGACCAGATTATCCAGCAGATGAGCATCATCTTGTGCCAACACCAGAGGGTCATCCATCAGCTGAGAGTTGTCGATCAGTTCAGCATGTGCAGTAACGATTGGAGTCATCGACTTATTGACAAAGGTCATGAGCACACAACCAGTTTCCTTGTCGATTACTTCAAACTCCAGACGACCATCCCGGTTGTAGTACGCTTGGCTCTCTGCATAGTTCGCAGGATCCTGGGGATTGTTGTCCAGGTACAGCATGTTGATCAGGTTGAAAGCATCATCAGTAACCATGCCTTCCTTGAGAGGGAGGTGTGGAGTGGTTACCCCGAGGCTATCAGCCAGTGCTACGAAAAGATCCATTGCCGGGTTCCTTATGGGGCAGAGGTGGCATCACCCAGCAACATCGGTTCGCTGGAGCCGTGGTCGTAGTCCATGGTGAGGAAGGTGTTCGCCAGGACGTTACGAGCATCACGTTCAGTGATGAAATGAGCAGCAACAGCGCTCAGGATCTCGTCGTAACGAATGGTTGCACCGTTACCAATGGAACCGTCGGTCTTGGTGTCGTAACCCCAGCAGATCATGGTCTCGTTGATAGCACCGTAGCTGGCATCGTTGTACTTTACACGGCAGGCGTTTGCAATTTCTTGCAAAGCACCTTGATCCAACGAGCAGCCCAGGATAGCCGAAGCGTTGAGGTAGGTATCGGAAACCGGTACAGAACCTTCGCTGGTGAACTGGCGTGGCTGTGGGTTGAACAGATCGTCACGAGTAGGCACCCATGGAACTGGAGTCTCGTTCTGATCTTTGTCGCGGATGATCTTCAGAACCTGCGGGTTGTAATGATCGAAGTTGATCAGGCGCAGGTAGTAGAAGGCATACGGTTGACCGTCGTAACCGTTTTCAACCACACGCAAACGGAACTGCGCACGAGCAACGTTATCGAAGTCGTTGTCCAGAGGACGGCAGGCCATTGGGATGTGGGTAAACAGGTTACCGTCAGTTGGTTGGTGTTGGTTAACCTTCATGCGGCTTACGCCGGTCAGAGGGTCAGTACCAACACAGTTGGCACCACGGATACCAACACCGAAGTATTTGAGTTCGAAGTCTTTGCCGTGCTTTGGACCGATCGACTCTGCTGGCAGAACGTTGTAGCGTTCGTTGAGAGTCGTGAACTGTGGCAGGGTGAATGGCTGGCGAGTAGCCACGCAATCCATGATGATGTTGCCGAAACCAGTATTGGTCGTAGTTTGTACGGGAACTTCCGAACGATTCTGATCTTGAATTTCTGTTGCAGACAGGGACATGGGAATTCCTTATAGCCGAATAAGCCGGAAGTCGGATTTAAAGCGCATAGAATCTGCTGCTATACCAACTATCAAATGGGTTTTGGTGGTGGAGAGATTGGCGATGTCAGTCTCAAGCAGATTGATTCCGGTTCCTCGATTTATCCACTCTGCTATCATAGCTTTGTTGTGGGCTGCATCGAAATCATTCCGGTATTGCTTGGGGATACTCAGGGTTTTGTTTTCACTTAACCCTGAGAGGTCCTGTTTGTGCAACTCAAAATGCACTGACTGTTTACCAGGTACTGTGACCAAAAAGACTCCCTGTCCTTTAACAGTCGTCCTGACCAACTCGAATTCAACCTTGGAGATGTTGTCCCGAATGAAATGATCCTCGCAGTATTTCTGCTTGATTAAGCTTAGTTCTTTGGGGGTCATTTCTTGGGCTCCAATCGACCGTAGTACGTAGCAGGGAGTTCGTCAATAATGATTTCATCACTCAGGTCACCGTAGTAAGTGGCCGGCAAATCATCAAGAGTAACAGTTTCCCCGAGTTCTCCGTAATAGGTGTCAGGCAGATCATCGATAACGATAGGGTCGCTCAGATCCCCGTAGTAGGTATCTGGGAGAGTATCGATCTCTGGTACTGGCTCATCACCATAAACCCGACGCAAGTAACGACGTGGGGTAAGACGCAATGCGTACTTAACTGGGTCTGTCTCCAGCTGCACACGTTTAATGTGACGGTTGTCCTCAAGTCTTAACTTCAGTTCCATTACCGCTTCAACCGTAGGGTGAGGCGATGACAGGAGTTTGGTCAGAGACTTCTGGGCATAGATCCCATCAATCGTTGGATGCAGTGTAGGTTTAACGTTGGAGAAGTCGGCTTCGAGTTTGTTACCCAAACCAACCCAACGGCTATCACCTACCAAGTTCTCATTAATGAGTTCGTCTACAGTAGCCCCGTCATCCATTTCCTTGATAACGTGAATGCTGTAAGACGACAGCTTCATCATGATGTCGAGCAAATCACTCTGCTTGACTCGCATGGTTGGTTGCTGATTGGTATCCCAACCAGTGACACGTTTGAAGATGTCCCAAGCAAAGTCTCTACACTCAGCAGCAGTGTAATCAGAGAAATCGAACTTGTAACTGGAAATCAAATCAGCGTAATTGGTGAACGTCCCGAGCTGAACTACCCCTGAGTCATACAACGTCTTACAAGCGTTTTTGACGCGAGCACGTTTGTTGAGATCATAGAACTGACTGTACAACTTCTTGTGTTTCCACATCGCGTCGTACACTTCGATAGCGTACTGCACGAGGTAATCTGGAGCAACAAAGTTAGCCACAGGGAACCAGATGTTGCGGATGTCGTAAGCCAAGTAAAGCGGGTAGATGAAATCCTTACCGCCAACATGGATGATCTCCCCAATACTCGGAGGAGTGATCTTCATGACGTTCTGGTAGTAAGCAGGGCAGATTTTGACCGGCTCATTACCACTTGCATAATCGACCAGGTATTTCCAGATGTTGTATGCATCAGCCACTGGCAAACGTACTTGTCGACCAGTCTTTGGATCAGCAACAATAACGCGACCCTGGAACTTACCTTTACCAGCCAGATAGATCCACTCGTTCAACAGAACAGACATCAATGTGTCTGCGTGTCGGTTGGTGTAATCCTTCATGCTGGATTCGAGCACCTTGGTAGGCAACTCGGAGTGCAGACTACGTTTACCTTTAGCCAGCGCATCATCCTGATAAATAGCCATCTGGGAAAGGTTGTCCTTAGCCAGAGGTTGCTGCTTAAGGATCAGGGCGGCTGTGTCGATGTAGGTCGGTTCAAGACCATAGTCGTCAAGCAAGTTGAGGTTGAGGTGACGATACAGCGGGGTGGGGGTTAAGTCCTCCAGCTGGGTTTCGGTACCTTCTACCATGTCAAACTTAGCCAAAGGAATTCTGGCCTTGCTCAACAGGTTGTGCATCAACTTGTCAAAGGTGAACTGTTGACCTGGGTTGTTTTTGATCCAGGCGATGTTGCGGAAAAGCCACATCGTTTGTTCAAAGCTGAGACTATTCTTATATTGGGAAAACTCCCCGAAGGAATCAATGTGACTCCAAATATAAAAATCGTGACTGTGTCGAGTGTACATGTTCTCGATACGAATCACATGGATACCTTTAATGATATCCGCGTAAAGCAGTTTGACCATCAACGACAGGAACAAGTCATCAGTGATCATGTATTCGGTATTGAACGTCTGCTCCACTTCTGACTTGATGAAAGTCTGAAGATTAGGGATCAGTTGGGTCTCGTTGGGGAGCACCAATTTCTCGTTGTACCGGAGGATCTTATAGTCTTCGGCGCCTATTGTCTCGTCAAACGGGATGGGCGACAGAATACCGCGGATGAGTACGGGCTGAGCTGGGTAACGCTCAGACAGACGTTTAAACCAGTACTCCCCCCGAGAGTACTCTCGGAAGGTATTAATGTGAGTTTTGAGGTTTTCTTTACTGAAGAGAATCTCATCATCCGTATCCAAAGAACGGATCATCATGGGTTCATCAGTTTCGTGATAGTCCCCATTAAGGTTCATGTAATAACGCCAGGTACGTTTGTCCTGCGAAACAACATGCCCTGTTCGTTCTAAAGCCTGGTTATACCTGTTAGCCAAGGGCTCGATCTTTACGATCATTGTCCGGGCTAATGCAAAGGTATCCCGATAGAACTTATCTTTATCGGCATTATTCATAAGTTGACCCAATGAAGGAATTCATATGACTCTTAGATCAAGAGGGACTACGCTGGGCAATAATCGCGCAGATTACACCAAAGTGCGAAAGGATTTCAGCAACTTGCCCGCATTTGCGCAAGCCACTTTGCGTAACGCAGTTCCTCGTAACGGTGTTACTCCAGACAAAGGAGACATCGGTGGGACTGACGTAGTTAACCCGTATAAGCTACAGCGACTCAGCGACATTATCAGTAACAACATCAATGCGGTTACTGACCTTCGAGCGATTACTCCTTACATTGATAAGGCGGAGCTTATCTGGAACACGATCCTGCTCTACCCCAACGGGAAGCAGGACAAGATTCTTACTTACGATACGATTCCGAGCAAGTTCAAGAATACCGCGCTACACACTGAACTGCTCAAGATTTGGGAAGAATACTTCACCAACAACTATAAGATCGAGCAGGATTTAAGCACTATTATCAACGATGTCCTGTGGAACACTGGTAGTTATTGCCTGTTCAACTTGAGTCGTCCTGGTCTTGATTACTTGATCAATGGTAGTGAAATCGACCCACGTCACCAACGGACTGGTAACGAGAATTACGAGGACTATCGTCGTAAGGCGATTGATGCTCTGAGTCATGAGTACGGTTTGGTAGACAACAAAGAAGTTCGTCTGAAGAACCTTGGTCTGATTCGTAACCCTAATGCCAAGAAGGTCAGCAATGGTCGTGTTAGTGGTTTGGAGCAATTGTTCACCAGCAGAGCTGTTGAAGACGAGCTGGAGTTCAACCTGTTTGGTGACCTGGATTCGGAAAACCTTTTCAACATTACCTTCACTGACAACCCGGCCTGCTTGTACCAGCCTAAGTTGAAAGAGAATGATCGTCTTCGTTCGATCAACACTGTAATGGGTGTGGAAGATCTTGACTTCATTGTCGACACCTCCATGAAAGGCGGTGCTGGTCGTAAAGATCCAGAACGCAGTCGTGATCCGATCAAAGACGGCGAAACCAACAAGAAACAGAAGAAGGCAGCTGGTCCTGAAGCGACCACTGAGAACCTGGATGAAAAGGCAGTGATTGATGCAGCCTACGAAATCTATCGTAGTCGCAACATTCGTCACCAATCCATGCAGTTCGTTAAGCCTTTGGACACCTTGTCGGTTCCTCCTTATGGTCGTGGTCTGGTGTGGCACATTCCTAGTGAGGCGGTAATCCCAATTCACTACAACGGGCAGAACAAGGCCAAGTGTGACTACATCTTCCTGGTTGACCCAGAAGACGGTACGTTCCTCAAGAACACTGTTGACCCCGAGTATTACCAATCGATCTCCAAGACCAAAGGCGGTGTTGCTAACAAGCCTAAGTCCGGTAGTGAGAACGGTTTGATCAGTAGCCTGCGGACTATCCAGGAAGGTAAGGAGTGTGAGTTTGACATGTCTGAGTTTGCTCAGCTGGCCGAGGCCAGTTTGATCAAGCGCTGGACTTCTTCTATCCTGAGTGACAAAGCTGAAAACATCAGCATTACTCTCGACGAAGAGACCAACAAGATTTGGCTTTCTCGCATCTTCCGTCGTCAAGGTGTGCGTTGCCTTTATGTACCAGGTGAGGCAGTTACCTACATTGCATTGAAGTACAACCGTTTGGGCACTGGTCAGTCCCTTACTCAGTTGGCCAAAATGCACATTGCTCGTCTGGCTGCATTCGACATTGCAGATACCCTGGCTAACCTGGAACGTGCTCAGCCTCATACGCTGATGACTATTACCCACGGTAAGGATGATGGCGATCCAACCAACACGGCAGAAATTGCTCGTGCTGCGTTCTTTGACCAGAACCCGAAGATTCACAGTCTGATGAACACAGCTCAACTATCTGTTCCGATGATTGTGGAGTCCATGCGTAACTCGGCACTTACTGTTCGGGTTAACCCAGGTGAGAACCCTCTGGTAGCAATGCCTGAGATTAGCCTGGAACGTATGGAGAAGAACTTCTTCCAGCCGGTTGATGAAGCAAGTCGCACCAAAGTTCTGAACGATATCTCCAACTACTTCTCCACTCCACGGAGCTGGTTGGATGTACAGGACGACAGTAACAACTTCAAGATTGAAGCAGTTACTGAACACGAGATGGTAAGTAACCAGGCGGCCAACTGGCAAAGTAGTCTGGCAATCCAAATCACTGATCACCAGCGTAAGCACATTCGTGTGAATGCTCCGGTGCTTACTGAAATGGCTAACTGCATCCGTGATAACAAGAAGCTGTGGAAAACTGATAGTAAGACTCCATTGGAAGGTGAAGATGATGTAATTATCAAAACCCTCCTGTCGGACTTCTTGACGGCTGTGTATTGCTCGTTCCCTGAGCGTAGCAGTATTGAGACCACAGATAAGCTGCGTAACCAACTGGATGCAATTGATCAGCTGGTTGCTAAGTGGATGGAGATCGCGTCTACCCAAGAGTCCATGAAGCACGTTGCTGCATCTCTTGGTCTTCAGACTACTCTGGCTAGCCCAGAAGAAATCACCGCTCACGTTAAAGCTTACTTCTTGGCAGAAGCATTCCGTCGTTACAACATCCCGATGCCATTCGACGACATTGTCAACGATGGTAAAGGTGGCGGTATTGCTTCCCTGGTTCAAGGCATCGTTCACCAGAAACTCAACGCTCAAGAGTTCCTTGTTCAATACCTCACTGCTCTCAAAGAAACGGAAAGTTCGTTCAAAGATAGCAAGGAAGTTAAGAAACTCCTCAAGCTGTTGGGTGAAGGCGAAGAAGGTGGCTTGGAAGATGGTCTGGATGGTAGTGATGGTACTCAACTTCCTGTTGACGAAAACGCTCCTTTAGTTGACGAACCTCCTTTGGAAGACGGTGCATTGCCATCGGCTGAAGATGAGCCAGTCGTAGAGGGTGAAGAAGTCAAGGATGAGTTAGAGGATGAGGCCGGTCCTAAGGAAGAAGGCGAAAAGTCTGAGGCCACCGGGCAGGAAGAGGAAGAAGACACGGCTACCGCAGAAGAGAAAGCTGCTGGTAAAAATGATCCGAGTTCCCCTCATTACAACCCGTTCTAAAGCAAAAAAGAAATAAACCCTATCCCTACTACCTCCCAATGGGAGGTAGTAGGTTTATGGCCGCTTATGCGTCTTTTGGAGGTTCTTCAGTCTGTTCTTCCTGCTCAGCTACCAGTTCTTCGGCAGGCTCTTCAGGCACCGGCTCAGGAGCTTCTGGCTCGACAACTGGTTCTTCTGGTACTTGGACCATTTCATTGCCGATAACGAGGGCGTCGTCTTCAACATCAGGGCTTTCTTCCTTAACCGGTGGCTGCTCAACAACCGTCGTCTTTTTAGCCGGATCGATAGGAGTCAGTACTGCCCAGTAGATCGGAGTACGACCTTTGCTAACGTAGAAATCACGCAGCTCTTTGATCAGCTCAGAGTTTTCTGGGATGTCCACGAACAGATAGACCTGGGTGAGATCTTTGCCCTTGAGTTGCTCTGCGTCCAGAATGCCGCACAGGTAAGTAGCGATACGTGACAGGAGTTGGTTCCAATGGACGTTCTTCATGAACTCCTGCGGACGGTTACCTTCCTTTTCAATATTCTTCAGTGCTTCGCTGACAGCACCCACTTGGACAACAGTCTTTTCGGGATTGCCTTCTTTAGGCAGATAGATGCCGGACAGAGGGAAGAAAATTGGAAACTTCTTGAACTCCCCTTCTGGTTTTTCTTTGATCAGTTTATCCAGGCGGATCATCTCGTCACGAAACAGATCGCCATCGTTCAATCGGCTCATTCGGTGTTCTCCAATTAGTGAGTTATACCACAAGATGGTGTATCCAGACAAAAAAGAAAAGACCCTAAGGCCTTTTCTTATATTTGGCGGGTAGCCTAACAAACAGTTTGGAGGTTGGCCCTTCCATTCCGTTTGTTAGGTTTCCCATAAAGCTTATGCAGTTTTAGCTGCTTGGCGTGCGTCGTAATCTTTCTTCCATGCTTCGGCAGCTGCTTTAGCTGCGGTCTGCATTTCGACAACTTGTTCCATAGTTACCATGTCGCTGGCAACCAGTTGGCCGTCAACCAGGAAATGGATGTCGGTCAGGAAAGAAGCGGTGAACAGGTTTTCTTTCTGGCTTTCGTTATAGGCCAGAATGCCGTCTTCCAGAGAAGCGCCCAGCAGTTTCACGCAGCCACCGACGCTGTCACGGGATACACGAGCTTCACCATTCTCACCGATGTACAGCAGGTTCAGGGAGAAGTAAGCGGTGCCACGGAGCAACAGCACCGGAACGGTTTTGTCATCGCGTACCAGGTTGGCAATGCCGCCAGCAGTCATCCAGCCAGCGCCGCGATGATCATCCATCACTTTACCTTCAGTAGCATTAACAGCAGCAACCAGAGCAGCGAAATTGTTTACTTGAGTCATGGTGTATCTCCTAATAACTATTTGTTTGCCAGAATGGCAGTTGGGGTAAATATATTAACGGTGAGACTACTGCAACTAACTTAAGTTGCAGTAGGGTGCCAAGTATCAGCCTTGCGTTTAATCTGGGCAAGTAGTTTTTCATACTCTCCCATTTTAAACACACCGCCTGCCGACCATGACCGACCATCATTGGTCACCAGCTTTACATGGCTCAAGAAACTCGCGCCAAACGCTTGATCGGCTGTTATCCGATTACGTTCAGCAAAGAAGTTTCCTAGGTCATTGCTGGGACGGCCTTCGAGGTTGATGTTATCGACCGTATCAACCTCGGACCAACGAAGCACACTATATTCATCCACATAGATGAAGTGAAGCTTGCCAGGACGCTCAGCCGAGTATCCAACAATGCCTTCTCCTTCAGCTTTGTTCAGAATAGCTGTCACCACAATAGTGACAGGCTTGTCATTCATGTCAAAAGCCTTACCCTTATTTTTCAAGAGGGCGCGATCAACATGAGCGATCTGCTGGACGGTATAATCAAGCATTTGAAATCTCCTAAATTTAGTAATCGGAAATTGATTACTGTCATTCATTCTACCCAAGTAATATAGACTTGAGAACCCCCAGAAGTTAAAGCAAAAAAAAGAACGGTAATACTCCCTACCCCACTTAAGGGGTAGGGAGCAGAATTAACCTGGGGTCAATTCGCCTTAGTTCTGAGCCATCAGAACCAGAGGCTTACCATTCGAGATGTGACGCAGAGTTGCAACGTTGCGATCTTCGTTGGTGTAACTGAACAGCCACAAGTTACCCGACTCACCGTAACGAATCACCTTGTCAGTGGTGTCGAAATTGTTTTCGGTGGTCTTGTCGAAAGCATCTTCGATCATCCGGAAGATTTCCGGCCACACACTACGACGAATGTACACAGGAGCATTTTCTTCGGAGTACAACGGACCTTTGTCGCCAACCACGTTCACCATGAAGATGTCGCGGACAACGTACAAGGTGATTTCCGACTTCAGACGATCCAGTGCTTCCATTTCTTCCGGGTCTACCCCGAATGGATTGTTGTAGTAGAAAACCTTCAGACCCTTGGTGAGGTAGTTGTCTTTCGAACCATCGTGGAACAGTTCGTAAGCCATTGGGTCTTTGGCTTTCAGGTAGCCGTTGAGATCTTCCAGGTCGCCCACAAAGTTGGAGATTTGCAGCTTACCGCCACCACCTTTGTTGGCCAGCACGTTGTAACCCATTTCGTTAACGAGCCATTCGTTAACAATGTTCATCAGACGAGCGTTGATGAACTTGGACAGACCTTCAGGCAGGATGTTTTCGTTGAAGTAGTTGATCAGCTTACGACCAGCCTGATACATACTTACGTTCTTGCCTTTATCGCCAGAGTCGTTGAACAAGAATGGCAGGTCCTGGAGCATGCGGACTTTGACATTCTGCTGATCTGGTTTCAGAGAGTAGGTATCCCACTCACCCAGGTTGAATGAAACGGCCGAGGTGCCTTTCAGATTTTTGGTCAGGCTGATGGTGGTCAGGTCAACGTTGGTCAGCAGCTCTTGAGTAGAGGTGGCAACCAAAGTTTGGTTTACAGCAATGACCGGGATACCATCGCCCAGTTCCTTGACCATTTCAACTGGAACTTCCAGCTTGTTGTTGACGTCGACAATTTCTACCGGCGTCACTTGTACAGCATAGACCGCGTCTTCGTCTGGACTCTTCTCCAGCAGAGGCAGCAGTCGTTCCGGATTGCTCATCACATATTGCACGGTGAGTTTCTCGTTACGGACAGTGAAGGAGTTCCACGACCGAGCACCATCCAGATCGATGACGATTACGCGGAATACGCCAGAACCGACGGCTTCTTCCTGACGCTGCTCGGGGTGGCGTTGGAAAAGCTTCTGGAGGTGCAGCCAGGAACTTTCACAGACCCAGTAGTGGTTTTCTTTACCGATCGGGCGGAACTCTTTGCGCCAATCGAATTGATCCATGTTCTGCGGATTGATATTGGGGAAATCGTAGCGAATGGTATTCACAGTTATTCCAACCTCGTTATAAATGTCCTGGTATTGAGCGGCGGCTACGTCTTGCCTGGGTTCTTCGACAACCCGTTTACGTAATTGCGCATTTCGAGCTACTAATGCAAGTACACTGTCATTATCAGTGCGGGGCGCTGGGTTATAATCCCCAGGGATCCGACCGAATGTATCGCCGTATTCATTTGGGTTAAATACACGGTGATACTCCATAGGCGCGCTGGTCGTCTTAGCGAACGACAAGTTAGCATATGGAAAGGGAACATCAAACATTTCCCACATCTCAGCAAACTGGTCTTTCAAACCCTCCAGATTGCCGAGCGAACGATCTACGTTAGGCGGTAGCCTGTTATGCCACGTACGACCTTTCTTGGTGTTCACTAACCAGTTGACGAATTCGAAAGACATAATGTGACTGACTGCCAATTGGCAAGCAGAATGCACCTCACGCTCCGTCCAGTCGTCAGCACCAGTTTTCTTCAGTTGATCAATCAGCATGTAGCCGAACACGATCGATCCGTTGAATCCCACAACGCGCTTGAAATCATGCACCTTAATGATGGATTCAACAAAATCCTTCTTCACAGCACAGACAGTTTGAAGCTGCTGGTCTACGACGAAGTTATCACGCACCTCAATGAAGTGCTGATAGAAGTAAGTCTGGTGTTTGTTACGCATGATCGAGTCAGAGAAGTGGAACATAAACTGCGCCACTTTGTCGATGTAGTACTCTTTCGTGGACTTATCATCGACCTCTGCGCCATTGAGCATCTTGCCCAATGCTTCGCTAGACTCTAACCCGCCATTGTGTGACTTCCAGTTGAATGACGACGTAGCGCCGCCACCGCCACCCTGGCCGCTCAGATACTGCCTGAGCATGGCGCCTGGGGTGGTAAACGATTGTTGTTGCGTGCCTGGTGCGTTGGTGGCCCCGAATCCCGGATGCCCACCGCCGGTATTTACAGAAACACCGGCTGCTCCAAGACTATTCCTGCGTGGAATAAGGGAGTCTGTCATTTTCTCTCTTCTCTATATCGTAAGCGGTTATCCCACTGCTGATATTTCTCTGCGTACTTTGGATCAAGCGCAGTTACTTTACCATCAACAAGATAAACACTTGGGAGTAACCATCCTCGACCGTCTGGACAAGGACCCGAAACTCGCAGGTGACTGTTGATCAGCAGCTGTGAGGTGTGAATGTGCGTGGCGCTATCATTCACGTCGAAGTCCCCCTTCTTACGGTTCTTGGAAGAACTCGTAAAGACTTTGTCTTGGGGTATACATCCCAACATGTAATCCACAAAAGGCACGTCCGTCGGAGTGGCTTCTTGGATCAGGTTAGTGGTACGTGCGTTATCAATTTCCTTGATGTGGAAACGACCGTTCAAGAAACGACTTACTTTCTTCTGGCTCAACTCAGAGTTGTTCTTTATATCGTGCTTGAAGTTGTTCGCAGCTGTAATCAACTTGTCCATCGTGAATTCAAGACTGGAGAGCACTTTACGGAACATGGTTGCCCGGTCAGTAGTCTGAACAATCTCACTACGGTTGTTGATGATGAAGTTGAACAAATCGAAGATGTTTGCCGCCATGATGCTTTGCGACGCAAACTTCTTGATGGAATCCTCGTCCAAGTAATCATTGATCGAATCGAAGTGATCATTCATCAAACGCATGACATAGTCGTCGGTATCGCCCTGCTTTACAGAAGTGCGTCCGATCAACAGTTTCCAATAGTCAGGATCGTCAATACGACTGATGTCAAAATAACTCGACATGCAATCAATAACAAACTGCATAGCAGTCACATACTGAAGTCCCAGAGTACTCAGCGCCGCTCGCTTACGGCTTCGATTACGTACAGCAATCCCGAGATCCAATGGAACGTAGTCACCCAACGCTTTACTGTTGGCACTACTTGATCGTGTGATGATTAACCAGCCTTCAGACGCCTTACACTCGTCCACGAGTGCGTCTACTGGACCAACCTCATACTCACATTCAGCATACTTATCCATGGCCTTGCTAAAGCCCATATCAGCAAACACATACCAAGCCAACAAAGGAATCGGTACGTTCTTGCTGGTAATTTTTCTGGAGTCAGTAGGACTGTAAAAACGGTTACAAGCCAAGTTGATACTTTCAGTACGAGTAGTAACCCGACCAGTCTCGTTGAAGATAAAGTCGAAGTTGAAATGCTCGATACCAATTTTGAACTTGAATCCCAGGACCTTGACGAACAAGGAGTTTTCCTTTGTGACTGGAAGTCCCTGTTCAGCAAGCACGATCTGCAAGCTGTAGTGAACTCCACGTAACCAGATATCACCGTACTTATCACAGTAAGGCAACATGGTGTAAGCCGACATTGGTATCCTGGCCCCCGATTTATCCTGGTACTGAAACTCCAGCTTCACAGGATAAATAGTTTCCTTGTGGATATCGTAAATCTTTGTACTGCTCTGCGAGACGTACTCGATATATTCGCGGGGACTAACCCGGTCCACTCGGATGAAAAATACCCCTCGCTTTTCAATACTCTTGAAAATAATCCTCAGCGCATTGTCATAGTAACGCAAAGCCCCCTCGAATTCTCTCATATGAAACCCATCCATGATGGTCTGATTGAATGCGGGGTAGTCTTCTTTTATGCGCTTGGCCAATAAGGGATACATACATGCTCCTAACGCGCGCTTATAGTTAACTGAATAACTTACCAAGGCCCACTACAGAACCAACCAGGTTGACCCCTGCTTTGAGGATGTCGCTCCAGGCCAAGATTTCATTCTTGGATTTCGATTGCTCGAACTTGTATTCTGATTTCTTTGAATCAAGTTTAGCTTCCCTAGCCGCTTGCTTCAACTCATTCTTCATTTCACGCATATCGCTCTTATAGTCAGACTTGACTTCGGCGATCGTTTTCTGAAGATCTTCGATTTCCTTATCGGCCTTCTTCAGTTTCTCGCGGGCCTCTTTCAGTTGTTTATCACGATCCTCCAGACTTCTTGAAAGGTCTTTGGCATTTTTCTCAGCCTGTATGAAACGTTCGGTGTTACCGTTCGCGTCACACTCTGCTTTGGTCAAGAAAACCCCCAGCCGTTCTAGTAGCTTACTGTCCTTTAATTCGTCCAGAGTGTAAGATTCATTCTCTGGTATATTTTTATGGTCTCCCCTTGTAATAAACAGGCCCGGGCTAGCACAATCGATTTCCTCGAAGTCTGCAATCGGTACCTGCACACTCTTGCCCAGCACGTTCACGTACATTGGGTTAGTGATTCGCCCTGGATCTACCAGGAAAATATTCATGCTCATGCCGCAATGATTAAAAGCTCTAACCATTTCTTGTTCAGTGAGCCGCTTCATCGAGTTCTTGGCTCTTACTCTGAGCCGAGGTTCGCCGATATACCATGTAACACCTAACAGTTCGGAATGTAGACTGTGGTCATTGGAGTTCTCGAACAGATCCCCCAAATCTACCTCTACGCTCAAACGAACTGCGTTGTCCTTGTTGTAATAAGGCTCTGCCTCAATAACACGTTTAGCGTTCTTCAAATAAAGAAGGATCCGCTCATCCAACTTGGACATTGCTTCTTCTACGAAAATACCCAGCCGATCCAAATGGACGGATTCCAAAGATACCTTCAAGTGAGTCCTTTCATCACAGTAATCAGAACGTCTGCTATGGGGTACTGTGTAGCGAAGGCCCCCTTTGAAGACGGCTGTGATGCAGTTCTCTTTAGAGTCGTTAACCAACTCATAACTAAAACGGAAGGTATGCATTTTAGGAATACCATTATAAGTTCATCTGTCCTAATAATTTAGGTTTGAAAAACTCTTGGACATGCAAAAAAATAAACCTCCACCCACCCTACTCCCCGTGAAGGGAGTAGGGCAGGAGGGGATTTACTCTACAACCGCGTTACTGCCTACCTGATCGTTTCTTTACTTCGGGGAGAGTACCCCGTAGTACGTATCGGGCAGGCTCATTACGGGGTTACTGGCGCCTGTGCGTCAGCGATTGCCTTCAGGCCTTCAGCCAGACCCAGCACCTCGACTTTCTGTTTGCCGAGTTTGGTCAGCAGACCTTCGTCGCCCAGGAACTCGTGCGCGTCTTCGATCACCAGCGAGCCGATGATTGGGTTCAGCGCCCAGTGCTTGTAGGTAGGCATGGTCATGACAACACCGAAGTCTTGCTGATCACGAGTCACGTTACCTTGAACAACGATGTTCTCTTTCGAGACCATGACGCCGATACCACCCAGAGGGTTGATGTAGTCGGAAGTCGAGTCGTTCTCAGTCACGATCAGGATCTGACCGATCTGGCTGGTGAAGTTGGTTTCCACCGCCTTCATGCCAACGCCAGCACCCAGGGTACGAGCATCGCCGAGGTGCATCAGGAAGCGCGCCAGGTTCTGGTGCACGATGATGTTCCACTTCGGTGCTACGGTACCGCCGTACTCAGCGATCGCCATGATGCCGGACTTGGTAGCCAGGGCAGCAGTGATGTCGCTCAGTTCGTTGGTGAACACGGCCGATACCGCTTCGAAGATGCCGGTGGAATCCACAGTGGAGACGGATTCTTTCAGCGAGATCTTGCGGTTGATGGCCGAAGCCTGCACGTAGTGCATACCAGGAAGAACGTTGGAGCCCTGGTTGTTGGACACAACAGGGTAGCCGTCGATCGAGGTGATGTACTGGAGGTGCTCTTGAGCCATGTCGAACGCTTTCTTCGAGCACTGGTTGTTGATCGCGACCGACATCTGGCTGATGGCGTAGTCCAGGGAACCCTGGTTAACGTCGTCTTTCGAGATTGGGTACTTGACCGAAACCGGCGAACCGCGATGGATCGGCAGGTGCTTGATGGTGTCGAACACTTCGATGCGGTAGCCGAAGTTACCACGCGAGATGTTGTTCACATTCGCGCGAACGCGAGCGCCGTTAACCATACCGCCAGTCAGCGACTTCAGCAGCGCTTTCTGTTGGTCGTTTGCACGGCCACGGTCGATGGTGTTACCAGTGGTGATTTCTTCCAGAGCGATCACACCGACCTGACCAGCGTTCAGAGTCAGGGTGTTCTTCTGGCGTTGGAAGTTACCGGTCAGGGTAATGTCCAGCAGCGGTTCGAAGCCTGCGTCCTTGAAGGTCTTGAACAGGGTATCACCGATGTTCTTGCCATCCTTGTCCAGAACCGAGAAGCCTTTGAAGCGGTTCAGGTAGATGTTCAGACGACGGTCATCCGAAGACTGGATGTTGGTCGAGGTGATGAAGGTGTTGTTCGAGATCGAACGGGTGTTGATGAAGAAGGTAACGTCGGTAGTACCGAGTTTACCGCTAACCTGGATGGCTTCGACCATGATCGAGTTGGACTCGATTTCGTCGGTAGCAGTCCATGCACGCTGACCAGGAGCCTGGCAGAGACCCAGGAAGTTCGGGATGTTGCCCGGAACCTTCAGGTAGCTGGTGTCGTGGTTTTCACGACCGTAGGCGTCGTTTTCAGGGTAGGTAGCACCCCATGGCGAAACCACACCGGCGTCGACGAACAGCTCACGAGTGTCGTCGTTCGCGTCATCAGGGTACACAGGGTAGATGGCCAGGACTTCGTCCTTGAACATTTCGCCGGTACGCAGTTGACCGAAGATTGGCTTCAGATCGGAGGCTTGTTGCCAGGCGGTGTTACCGTAGGCATAAGTACCCAGGCCGGCAGCACGTACGGTCAGGGAGGCGCCTTCGTCTTCGTACTTCACGGTGACGGTGGCGAACAGTGCTTCAGCAGCAGCGGTCTGCAGGTGAGACTGTGCGTTCAGGGTCATGTTGGCCGCTTTGATGTCGGCTTCCGAACCCTTGAAGTTCTGCATCGAGAAGCCTTCCAGACCGCCAACGGTCTTGTAGAAGTCTTCGGTACGAGCAACGATGTCTTCCATGTCGCTCTGAGAAACGCTTGCGCGGTTCATGGCGCCGTGGAAGGCGTTGTAGTTACGGGTGCTGAGGCGTTCGTGCAACATGCCTTTGAGGGTCATGCTTTCAACGCCTTGCACCTGGTTCAGCTCGAATTGCGAAGCGAAGTCGCCGAACTGTTCGTTACCTTGTACTGCGCTGAAAGCGGAGGCCGCGATCTGGTCGCGGATCATGCTGAACATATTGCCTTGGTTACGCAGACCAAAGCCCATCTCGCGGTATGCCATGGAAGGATATCCTTTTTGATAAAACTTTTAAACAAACATGTTTGTTCGTGTATATGTTGCTACACATATGATTGTTTTATTGCGTGTCGACAGAACTCTTACGAACTCTGGTCGCCAAGCAGTTTAAACACATATGCGAGCGTGAACTCACCAACCTTTGGATCAACGATGGGACCATGATGACATTCCATGTAACCATGGACCGCATAGATGGTTTCCAGCAAAGCTTCGGAGAACGTTGTTCCCTTAGCATTGGACCAACCAGGAATTGTTTCATCCTCCTGGTCGTCCAAACTGATCAGCAAGGTGTTGTTGCCCGCATTCAAGAAGCTGAATTTGGAGCAGTTAAAAAATGCAGCCGATAAGGTTTCACCATCAACCTTATTAAATGCGTCTTTTAACATCCCGCCTTGATAATCATTCTTGAAGTGCAGATCAGGGTTGGACATTTGGGTGCCCAATACCTTAGCCGCACAGAATTCCATTTTGAGAATACCGGCGATCTCTCCATGAGTGAGCTTGTCATGGTATGTCTCTACCGAACTCATTTCGCTGAAAGGAACACCGGTTCGTTTCAGAACTCTGGCCATCGCATTGGTCAGAAAAAACACCTTCAATGGGTTCCCATTGGGGGTTCTAAGAATCATCTTTTAAAACTCCGAGGTAGCGGGAATGAATGACTTACTGGTTTTGGTTAAGCTGCTCTCGGCTCTGTACCAGGCCAAGAAACTCAATGACGCGAATCTGATGAAGGAACTGGAAGAAACTCTTGAAGAGCTTCCTCCTCCACCTCCAGATGTTTTCTCCCAAGACAAGGAAATCCGAGAAGGTATCAAATCCACCATCGCCTGGCTACTTAAACAGTCCGACGACGAACCGGTTATGAAACCAGTCTTGATGCAGAGAGTCCGCATCTTCGCGAAGAACGATGAGGCTATAAAATTAGCCATTGAGGACGGCCTAGAAGATTGCCCGAATGATGAAGCTACTCGCAAGCTCATCTACAAACACTTGAGTGAAGTTCGTTTGTCTTTTGAAGACAAAGGTTTTGCTGACAAGTGGAAGAAAGCAGTAAAGCAATTCTTCTTCAAAGAACACACCGACATCTCAAAAGATGAGTGGGTGATGCTCAGCGACATGATCAACGATCGCATGGGTGCTTTGTACGAAGAGAAGCAGAGTGAAGTACTGTCTGAGATTAGCACTGCTGATCGACTCAGTTTCCACGCTGTTATTGAACAAGCCAAGATGGAGAACAGTAAGGAAGGCATCATCAAGAGCGGCATCCAGGCATTGAACCTGGCTCTAAGTCCTGATGGTGGTTTCCGACGTGGTAAGTTCTATCTGCTTAACGCACTGACCAACCGTGGTAAGTCGTTGACTGTAGCGCATCTCACGGCCTCTGTCGGTTTGTATAACAAGCCCATGTTGCGTAATGCTTCGAAGATCCCAACTGTTCTCATGGAATCTGCGGAAGATACCATGGACTTGATCATCATGCGAATGTACAAGTTGGCTATCACTTCCACCAGTGATGCTGAACCAGACTTCGCTATGGCTGGTCGTGAAGAAATCATCGATGCTATCTGCAAGTGCTTTGCTGACAACGGCTGGGTACTGCTGATGAAAGTAATCGATTCGAACAAGGATAGCGCTCAAGCTATGTTCGATCGTGTTCGTAAGCTGGAGCTGAAAGGTCACGAGATCATTTGGTACGCTTACGACTACTGCGCACTGCAAAACTTTGATATGTTGCCAGGCGATTCCAAGTCTGACAAGTTACAGCTACACATTCGAAAGATTCGAGCGTTTATTATTGGTCGTGGTATATGCTTCCTTACTCCTCACCAATTATCTCCTGATGCCAAGAAACGGTTGCAGGAGGCTGATGAAGAGTCGGAAGTTTATTTCGCCAAGGAAGTAGCTGGTAAATCATACACCGAAACTTCTACCAAGATTACCAACGAAGTGGATGTCGAGATTACGTTCCACGTTGCTAAGACTTCTTACAAGTCTTACTGGACATTCTGCATTGGTAAACAGCGCGGTGAAGGTTGCCTACCGGAACATCGGTTTGCGATCTACGACATTGACCCAATCCACGGGTTGAAGCATGACGTCAACGGTAAACCACGTTTCAGAAGAAGCTTACAAACTAGTCTCGATGCTGACGGGAATATCCTGAAAGACTTTGACTCGATATGACGACCTCTAAATAGGCGTGCAAGAGAAATAACCTATACCCCCTACCCCACAATGGGGTAGGGGGTATATAAGGCTCTATTTTGCGTTATAGGAGCTTTCAGCCCATATAGGGACCTGGTTTACCGGCTGACAATGCTGCATCCATGATGCTAGTCTGGCGCTGTTTGGTCAATGCTCGTTCATAAGCATCTGGCTGACGGATCTCTGGCATGACCTGTCCGGTAAATCCATGGGGCGGTATTGGTTCGCGGTAACCTTTGGTTGATTGGCTCAACATCTGTAGACCTTGGTTAACACCGGTAAACATCTCTTCGGCTTTAGCAACCTGTCTGGTAAGGTCATCAATGTGGGAAAGCATTTTGTGAACAACGTAAGCCTTGAAGCTTTTCTTCCGTTCTTTGTCTTCGTACTTGTCGGCAGCGTCGAACAACAACCCAACCGCCATACGGATACCGTCTTTGTACAGGCGTATATCAGTTACACCCAAAACGTCTTCGATGTCTTTTGTGTACATGTCCAGGTAGTCGTAGACATCACCAGCCCAAGCATACTTCTGATCGACTTTAAGCGCTTCACCTATTCTGACGGCTGTTGGGGGTGCACCAAGGTCGCCCAAAGGGTGATGAATGATTTCTTCAACCGCTTCAGTCAAACTATTAAACTTTTCAGCCAATGGGGATAAAGGAGTGTCGGGATCAAGTTTACGAAGTTCGTCCAGAACTGTGGCGGTATTAGAAGGCTGACCCAATGCAAGTTCTTCAGCTTGAGCATTTTTAAGATTGTTCTGTTCCATGAGAAATCTCTTTGAATAAATAGTAATGGTTAGTACACCATCTTCATAAGAAGCGTCTGCTTTTTGATAGCCAGGGCTTCTCCTTCCCTTTGTAAAGTCTTTTGTAAAAACAACTGCAACATCTTTAACACCAATAACGTTGAGTTGTTGAAGATGTGCATAGATGGCATCTTTAATGTAATTGGTAACAAGAAACGTATCAAAAATTTGTTTCTCTTGAGTGCGCAGGAAAGTATTGTTGGCTTCAACTGCGGCTCGATAAAGTTCGCGGTCTCTCATGATAGTTCCTCTTCAGATAGTTAAGCCACTGTGGCCCACAAGGGACCACAGCGTCAAATAGATAAGATGGTCAAACCTGGACGTGAGGGATCTCGTCGGTAGCCTTACCTTCAACCATGACTTCTTCGTGACCAGCCCATTCGCCTTTGAGGTAGCTTCCTACTGTGTTCAAAGCTGCCAGTAGGTTGAAGAAGTACAGTTGACGACGTAGGGACGCTTCATCCTGGTACTTGATGTCATCCTTGAACATCTCAAGGTAATTGAAACGATGGCCAGCCAAGCGCTCCAGGTGAGTCTTCAGACCCAATGGCATGAGCTGACGATCTTCCGTATACCCCAGCTCGTCCATAACCACTTTCTTGATATGCTCGAACTTCGAACGCATATCGTCTTCCAGACTTTGCCCCAATCCCTTTGCCCAGGTCTCGATGAGTTTGTCTTCAGCCGGATTGGTTTGGAAAGGAATGTGGCTACGCAGCATGCGCATTTGTGGAGCAGCCTTTGGAGTTCCTTCGTAAGGTTCCAGAGGTTCTGGTTCATCCACGATCGTATCTTCCACATGAGTGGTTGCCGTTGGGGCTTTCGATACCAGGTAGATGATGAAATTATCTTTGCTAACGCACTTTACAGTAACTTCACAAGCAGGGGCCATGATGCCTGGAGACATCTCTTCAATAGCAATCCCCAACTGCACTCCTTTGAGCTGGGAGTTGTTGAGAATAGCCTGAGTCTTTACTTCGTGCTTGATAACTTTGGCTGCGTATTTGGACGACTGCCAATTCTTCTCATGGCACTTGTGCAGGCCGAGCATCGCATAACCACAAAGTTCTTGGCACAGTGCTTCTTTAACGTTGTCTTGTTGCATCGGGATATTCCATTAATTAGTTAAAGATGGTTGGGTGTTACGAAAGGTAATATGTTCTTCAACAATTTCAATGTTCAAGCCACCACCAAGGAAGTGAGCCTTCACCACACCATTCTTGATAACGTTCCCTTCACCATCACCCTGAATAGAAAACTTGTAGGCGGTGGTTGGAGGAAAGTCTCCGCCTTTGATGTAGTCTTCCAGAGATTTGTTGACACGGTCGCCAACCTCAACAGTAGAGATAATGCCTTCCTGCAAAGCTTCGGTATAAGCTTTAGAAGCAAGGTTCAACATGGTTTGAAGATCTGGCTTTTCCATTGTGATTACTCGATACAAGAAGAAGGAGGTCGCTTACGCTCCACTAGGTTGCAGAAATAAGGAAGGGATCTCCCCACCCGCTTCCGCAGACAGTTTTCTAGTAGTGTATAAGAGCAAACCTCCAGTGGACTTTTACTTGACGACGTACTCCTGACTGTTGATGGTCAAGGTAATAACCGAGTGTTCCCTGAATACTGGTTGAACACTTTCAGTATCCATTTGGTACTTACTCAACAGACCGGCCACACTACCCTCCTTGTAAACAAGAATGTCACCACGCATGTAGAAGAAACGCAGGGGCATCCCAGGATCGATCTTCAGTGCATCGGAGTTATGCCAAGGCACTGTAGTAACCGAGGTATCGTTCTCCGCATTCTTGGTTAAACGCTTACCAAGGTTACTGGTTGGAGTAGGGTCCAATGGAATCCATTCTTCCCCAGACTTACGGTTAACTGTTTTGAACTCAGAGAGACTATCCTCACGAGTAGTAACCGCCACACCCTTGTTGTAGTAGCGCCCAGTTTCACCCATCACAGCATCTGCAGCAATTACCCGCTGACCAACGCCATGAGTCTGACGATCGATGTCCGTATCGTCGTTGTTGGTACTTTTACCCGTGGAGAAGATAGTGATACTCTTCTCGTCTTCAATCCATGTGTTGTGAAGCGTTGGAAACGCGTTCTCAGGCAGTCTGTAGATGTTTAGTACCCTACGTGCCTTTTCATAACGTCCGTCCCTGTAGAGGGGATAGATGCGCCACAAGCCCTTCCTGTAATACAACCCCAATCCAGTGTTGTACACACCAAACTTCTCATCGTTCTGAAGGTAGTCCCCCAAATCAATAAGACGCACACTAGCCGGGATTACCACCTGCTTAAATATGCGGTCGTTGTCTACAGGTTGCTCTACATCAACTCCTTTCCAAGAGTCTGGTCCGGTAAGGTTTAGAGTCTCGCCGAATTCAGACAGCTTGTCGTGGAATACGTCTTCCAGCTTAGCCATCAAGAAGATGTCACTTGCTGGGGCGTTACGGAATTTGGCAAAGCCCATTTCAAACAACTGAAAGTCCACACTAACCATGTTCAAGTGGTCATTGGCCATGAGGTTAGCCAATGCAGTGTGGTTACCTTCCAGTTCAGGGTCGCTGCCACTCATTGGAATGGCCCGATACTTCTTCATGACTTGACCGAAACCCTGACGCTCTACAATCTCAATCATGAGGTCGTCGCGAAAGGGTTGGATCTGTTTGCTGTACACGCCCGGCTGGATTTGTGCACGCAGTCGCATGTCGTCACTACGCCCTGTTACAAAACTACACATCCTTGCAAATGCATTGGGGATGATAAGAGGTATCTGGGCTTCCGGGGTGATTGCCGTAGCCTCCATGTTGAAAAGACGTTCGTTGCGTTGAGTTGCCTCAACATGATTCACGAACTCGATAAGGTTCTGTAACGAGCGTGGTGATTCCATCTTTAACCTGCGTTAAATATCCAGTTAGGGTTATGGTTCATGCCGTTGTCCATGTGGGCGAGACTATCCTCACCCAAGGCCTTGAAGCCATCAGAGATACGCAACAGCGCGCCTGGGTCAAACGCATCGGCGTACTGCTGGCTATCTGGGATCAAAGCATCCAGATGGCTGTACCAGCTAATGCTTTCAGATTTGTAACCACCGCCCATGGTGCTGTTCATACCAAACAACGAAGCCAGAGTAGCCAAGCCCTTGTCATGCACGAGATTGGCTTCCAAAGCTGCCTTGCTGTTAGCCAGTTTGTTCTGGTATGGCTTCATGCGTTTGTACTCTGGAAAGATCAAGTACGCAAAGTTCTCGATCTTCCGAAGTTCAGAAAGTACCGGGTGTTTCATGTCCGGTAGATTCCGCATGATATCGCACCACAGGCTGATCCATTCTTGGATACCTTCGTACAGCTCAATGATGCTGGCTGTAGGTTTCTCGAAGGTAAGGTCTCGGTACGACTCCAGGTTCTCCATCAGATCAATCATCCGAGGAAGCTTGTAACTACGCATCTGTTTCTCAGAGTAGTAGTTGGTATCGTTAGCGAAACCTTCTTGGTGGTAAGTGGGTCGGCTACGGAGTTGGTCCAGAGTCATCAACTTCTCTGGAGCAATCCATACTCGATACACTTTGTGGTTGAGGAGGTTGTAGAGTTCAATCAGCCGTTTCCGAACTGCGTCGTAGCGGGTGAAGTTCATGCTCATGACGGTACTCCGAATCTCCTGCTAGCTTGAATGAGCATTACCAAGATTGCTCCGTGGTAGAGCTGATCCAAACGTTCCAGAGAGAAGTAAGTTTTGCAATAAGCCAGCAGACGATCACGAGGAACGATTCTCTTTTTGAGAACATCGACAATCAGTTTCTCGAACTCATCTTGCGGGTTGCCTTTGTAGAATTCCTCAGAGAACAAGTACGTGATCTTCTTCTCTGGACTTGGGCGAAGAATCGGATACCCGTCCATGTTGAAGTATTCGTGATAAAGCTTGTACTCTTTCGGATCGGTGGTAACGAACCACTCGAACTTACTGGAACGCAGGTTACCGTACAAACGAGTATTCACCAGACGGTTAGTACCGATCACAGTGGCTTCGTTTGTACATTGACTCAACAGATTCCAATCACCATACAACAGAACGTCCCAGATGTTGATGGTCCCGTTCATACCGAAATCACGACCACCGTACTGAGTACTGAACATGTGGATGATCGGGTAGGTCGTACGCAGGTCTGGTTCGAACACCGCGTTAATGAACTTTACCAGATACTGGTCGTAAACCATGGAGTTCTTCTCACCACCATCCTTGAGAGGGAAAGCAATGGTTCGCTCAGGGTTCCACCAGAAGTTCTTCATGATCCAGTTAGCGATAGTGGTACGCCACTGGAACAGCTCCCCTTCCATATCGAAGTCTTGGGGAGTAACAATAGACACACCGCCCATCAAAGCCGAGTCTTTGGAATAGACCCATTCTTCTTGAGTACGCCGCTCCAGTTCGTTGAAGATCTGTTCAGTAAGAATACCGACGATCTGGAAGTTGATCTTGTAAACCTTGTTGGCGGTGAACTCTGGGATCTCTGGTGGATCAAAGATTTGAGCCAGACCAGCGTTACCATCGCCGATATCAAGAACGAACACGTCGAATTTGATTGGTGGTTTATCGAATGCCACGTAGGCACTGTATTTCTTATCAGACTGGCCGGTTTGTGGATCGAAGTTAAACGACCCAGAACCTTCCTTCTTGATGATCAGATGTTTGATCCGGTCATACGACTGATAAGTAGCAGCGTCATCAGGGTCGAATGGAGTAGGAAGTTCATCCCGCTCCAAACGTTGACGGTAGTACTCGACTTCGATTGGAGTACCCTGCACCATGCTGAGCATTGAAGTCTCAGGCTGATAGGTGCTGACAACAATCGAGTGACGGTACTGTTTGGAATACAGACCAGGTGTTTCTGGTTCCGGTACCTGGTCATGCCCCAAAGGGCCAATAGCAAGTGGCATAACTTATTCCTTCTCAAGGAGTACGTGTGCGTGGAGACCGAGTCTCATCATGTAGCCATTGAAGTCAGGACCGGCAATACCGCGACCCTTATCAATGCCTTTACGAATTTCTACTTCCTTATCGGCCCAAGGCTTGTCCAGGTTAGCCCAGTCAAATCCAGGGAACAGAGTAGGCAGGATTTCCTCGTCATCAGGATTATGCGCCAGATCCGTCCAGAAGCTTCCTGTGTAGTCGCGAACGGCATAATCAACCGTTACCACTATTCGATACGTATTACGCATCTCAGGGGCTCTCAGGAGCCATACGCCACCATTCTCATCCATCTCCAGATGTTCTGGATAAACGCGGATGTCATTCGACCATACGGTCACCAGGAACGGCGTATTGAACTGACGGAAGGCTTCGGTGCGACGACGTAGGATATATCGCTTAGCCAGGTCACTCCATTTCCATCCAGGGATCTGGAAGATATTGCAGAGTTCCTGTCTTTCTACGTTGTCTACCGCCAGCCTTGCCTGGATAACAGGTTGCACCCACCACAGTCCTGGCATCTTCCAAGGATCGTGATTTGGAAGCCGCAAGTAGTAAGGAGCATTGAGATGACGAGTATCAGTGAGTGCCTTAGCAAAAGCCATCTCAGGATTGACTCGTACATCAAACGACTTGGTGTATTGTTCATCTGGGCGAGGAATCCAGATTGGATCGATCTCATCCTGATACACGTTCAGTGGGTATTCCAGTTCCCAGCCGTCGAACTGTTTCCAGTAGAAGTAGTAACCAAACTCTACTTCGTACATCCCCACGGTTGCTGCATTCCTGCTCTTCTTAACTGTGGGTTCTGTGAAGTAAATCCCCAGCTCATTCATCACGATAGGAACAACCAACAACTTGTTCTTACCGGAAGCATCACTTGCAGCAGTGAATGGAACCTTACGATATTTCTGGAACCATTCGGGGAAGTCTGGGGTAGTTGGATCGTTCTTCTTGTGCAATGAGTGCACGTTGGTAAGAAGATCGATAATCGCAGGGTTAACCACCAAGTGACCAGAAGCGCTGAAGTTCATCGCTACTACCTGGTTACTTTGCAGGCGGTTAATACGACGACGGAACTGGTCAGCACTTTTACTGCTGTTAAATCCAGCTACGACGCCAACCGTTACTTTCAACCCAGACAAAGACGGGTAGATCATGAAAGGCTGTTCATCATCCGTCATCCATACTGGTCGTTCAGTCATTTCCCGACGTTGGTTACTGTAGCCTGAGTTGTGTTGACTTTCTTCCCACTCAGGAATGATGAAGATCTTGTTACGCCAAATGCCATCGGTGAAAGTGTTGGTACGAACCTGGTCACGTTTAAAGCTACCCACTAGAGGAGTGAAGTCATTATCCTCGTTGTAGTAGATATCAGCAGAACTTTCCAAGCCGTAGAACTTAAGCACTCGATGCAACGAATCCATGACCGCAGGACGCGAGAACGTCTTGTAGTCTTCCATGGACATTACAGTTGATTTAAGAAGCATATAAACCTCATTAAAGAACTATAACGGGAGGTTGACCCTCCCGTTATAGTAAAAGTTGCCACTAGGCTTTAGCTGGTTTCGCAGCTGGCTCTTTAGGAGCAGGAGCAGTGGAGCTGGTAGCAGGAGTCTTGTTCTCTTTATCCATGAAGATCTTCGGAGTAATACCTTTGATCGTCCGACGGATGCAGGTAACAATCTTCTTCTGCGCAGAGGCCGCTGCTTTAACTTCTTTCAAGCTGTCTTTGGCTGCCTTGACTTTCTCGTCAACACTGGTCTTGGCGTTCTTAACAACTTCCTTGTTGTCACCGCTACCAGAAGTAGCTTTGGCCGTAGTCGACTGCAAATCAGCAACAGCTTTCTTGGCTGCTTCCAACTTGGTGCCCAGCTTGCCTTCTTTCTTCAACTCGGTAGTCAGGATAGCTTGCAGAGCAGTAATGACCCGAGCACCATCGCCAATCGTGTTCAGGCTAGTCAGAGCTTTCGCTACCTTACCGGTAGTGTCGTTCTTGGTAGCCAGAGCGATAGCGCCTTGCTTAGCAGCCGGCTTGACACGCATGGTCTTGTCGGTAATTGCTTGCAAAGCCTTCTTGTTGATTTCGGCGTCGTCTTCAGCAGCAGCGATCTCTTCATCAGACTTACCGCTGTCGAAGAGTTCCATGAAGCTATCCAGAACTTCCTTACACCACTCGTAGGCTTTGGCGCCAATCTCCTTGACGGTATCCCAAACACCTTCCTCGTTACCAGCCACAGAGCGCAGACGCATGTCGTTGCTGTAGCAGAGGTTTTCCAGATACAAGGTAGCCTTGGTGGTCTTACCTGAAAGGTAATCTTCCATGCCCTGGAGAATGGCGATAGGCTTGTTCAGAGTACAGCCGCACTCACACTCGGTGGTCTGGTTGCACTCGTTGCCAGAGACCCAGTCTTCAATTGGGAAGACATCCTGATAATCACCGGGAGCGAATTCCTCAACACCCATCAACATGCCTTTGTGTGCAGTAACAAACACATCGACCACGCCGAGGATATTGTCTGCATATTCCAGACGGCCGATAAGCAGTGGGAGGTAATCCACTTCTTCACCGGTCTCAAAACGCTTACGCAGTTCTTCGAGTTGGGCCTTTGCAAACTTGATCCAGGTTTCCACGCCCTCAGTGCAGTTAGGAAGACCGTTAGGGTTCTTGTTACCCAATGCACAGACCGTGATGGCAACAGTGCGCAGATCTTCTTTAAAGCCGCCCGACAGCTCATCGTACACCCGGGTAAGGAATGCATCAGTCAGAGCGTTTACTTCCAGATCACTTTTGTCGAAGTAATCGAAGTGACGCTCAGCAGCATCGATAACCTGGAAAGCTTCAGCCCGCAGTTCTTCGTAGGTGTAATCCCAGTATTCGTTGTAACCCAGGTTGTCCACCATCTTCATAAGAGAAGGATTGGTTTCTTTGTTGGGTCGTTCAGAAGTGGTCATCAACAACCCGATCAAACCCAGATCCATCAAATGACGCATAGTTTACTCCTTAACGCTGGAATCAGAAGGTACCGCGGCTTTGACAACACCGAGTGCACCGTTAATAGATTTATGGATAACGTTTTCCAAGGTCTTAATGTTTGCCATGGTAGCGTTCATGATGCCTTTAACTTTCTCGCTAACCGCTTTAGCAGCAGCGTGGTCACCATCACTGAAAGTGGTGCCAGTACGCAGGGACAGTTCCAGGTTCTTCACCATACCTTCTTCCAGCTTAATGTTCTCAGCCGTCAAGTTGCCGTATTCCTCGTTGGCATGCTCGATAGCTTTGAGAATGGTCTTAGCTGTACTAACGTCAGTACGGTAGGAACCACTAATAGCTTTCTGCGGGATGTTGCGATTACGCTTGAGAACAATCTTGTTTTCTTTGTTGATAGTCAACGAGGTCATAGCCAGGAAAGGACCTTCAGGGAAGATCTCTTTAAGCTTCTTGTTGAAACCCTCAGTCAAACTATCGATGTCAGGCTTAGCCTTATGCAACTGGCCATGCTTGGACAATGCAGCACCGACGGCAGTGACAAAGTTCTTGGTGGCTTCTTTGTAAGCAACACCTTTATCAATGACCTTATCCACTTCGGTAATCTTGGTAGCAATCCAACCAATGCTGGTACCAGGCTTACCAGTAGCGTTCCAAATAAGAGCAGTAGACGCAGGGTAAGCAATGTCACCTTCTTTCACACCTTTGATGTCGATGACTTTACTCATCTTGTTCTTGGTGCGCTCTACCAGTTCTTTCTTGCTGGTAAAGAAGCTGTAGACCCATTTGAAGAACTTCTTGATGGAGTCCACTACATAGTTGACGCCTTTCTTAACTTCTTCCCAAAAGCCCTCATTACCCGTATACAGAGCACGAGTATCCATAGGCTTCTGACTGTGTTGCAAGAACAGTTTGTAGAAACCTTCGTTACCACTTACCTTGTCATACTCGTCGGAAAGTTCTTTGACTTCCTCATCAGTACTTTCGGTTGCGATATCTTTACCATGTTCGGCTTCCCAAATCTCTTTGATCGTGGGAGTGTTGACAAAACGTAGAGGGTGTACGTAATCAGACATAGTGCTTACCCGTTAGAAATATAGTGGTCGAAACCTATAGCATTCCAGACAAAATGCAAAAAAATAAAGGAAACCCACCAGGGGCTCCCGAAGGAACCCCTGGTAGATTAAACGCCCTAAGACCAGGTCTTAGTTGCTGCCGAAGCTCAGGTGAGCTGCGACGCAGTCCAGCATGGCGTCGGCCAGGTTGACTTCGTTACGGTCAGCCATCGACACAACCTGAACGGTGGTGGCGTAAGCGGCTTTCACGAAGGCGATCTTGCCGTCGGTTTCCGACTTCTTGGTCTCGTCACCGGATTTGATGTTGCCCAGTTTGGAGATCAGGGTGTCGCGCTCGCTGCCCGAGGTCTTGGCTTTCACCTTGTTGTCGCGCAGTTGAGTGACCTTGGCCTTCACGATGTCCAGGGCAGCGCCCAGGGCAGCCTTGTCGGCTTTGGCTTTGACTTCGGCACCGGAGGTCATTTTCTTGGCTTCAGGAGCCTTGGTGATGACAACGCGGATCGAACGTACGGCAGTAGCAGCTTCACCCAGGTTGGTGATGTTCTGAGTGCCGTAGGTTGCCTGCCAGCGGATACCGGCGTCCTGAGCAACGACCATGTCCTTGCTGCCTTGCTTCTTCTCGTTGTACTTGCCATACGCCTGAGCGTCAGACTTGATCGAAGAAGTGATGGCCTCGTAGGCCGATTTGGCGCCAGCAACGGTGATACCGTCGACTTTGGCCGCTTCGTCCAGCAGGAGTTTCAGACCGGCGTGGATGTTTTCGGTGGTGCCTTTGTTCTTGGCAGACTTGCCGCCCAGACCAGCGGTGGCGTAGTCGATGTAGGCGTTCCAGCCGCCCAGCTTGACTTTGTCCTTGATCTTGGCACCGCCGTTCAGGCGATCACGCAGTTGCTTCTCGCGACGACCCAGGGCATCAGCCTTGTTGAAGATGCCGACGAAGAAGTTGATGATGGAGTTGAAAATGGCCTTGACCACTTCAGCTGCCTTCTTGCCGAATTCCTTGAGCTTCTCGCCCATGGACTCCAGACCGTTACGGGCGAACAGCTCGGCCGAAGCAGCGTCGCCGAAGCTTTCAGCGCCCATGCGATCTTCGTCGATCACGATGGCTTCGCCTGGCAGGCGGTTGGCTTTCTTCACGGCGTGAGCGTATTGCTTGGCGAAGGAGATGGCGTCGATGTTGCCCGAGGCCAGCATGGATTCCATGCCTTCAACGGCGTCGGTCACTTCTTCAGCAGCTTCTTCCAGTGCTTCAACCTTGTCGACCAGGGTTTGCACTTCGGCAGTGTTTTCTTCGACCGCAACGGTCAGCTCGCTGATTTCGGCTTCAACAACAGCTTCAACCGCGTCAACCACAGCACCAGTACCGGCAGCGCCGTCGTCGCCCAGACCCAGCTCTTCAGCACCCTTGTAGGAGTTGAACAGATCATCGTACATATTTAATACCCTTTTTCGATATCGAAGGAAAAGTTACTTGAGAAACGTTTCACGCGAAAACTCCCAGCACACCATGAATGTACCGGTCGGTGTAGCTGACCACTCGGGGAGTGAATCCGCTATAAAATGCAAGAACGTCTGGATCGCCGCCAAGGAACTTCTCGGCTTCGCCCAACGCGGACTTACTCACCTTCTCCAATCCACCGAGGTTACCCTCAACAGTTTTGACCATCTCCGCCCAAGAGCGAATGAAAGACAAGTAGCCGTCATAGTTGGACTTGAAACGCTTGTGCATACCATTGACCTTATCCAACTTGTTCAGCAAGTTGCTGACTTCAGACTTGGACATTGTCATGGAAGATGCCGACCCCTCAGGGGAGTCTCCGCTCATAAGATATTTATTAGCGCCTTCTTTGAAAGCAAATACCTTACCGTTAGGAAGTTGATCAGACCAATGATCTTCTCCCCGACTGTGTTTCAGAGCGAGTACCGGATATGAAACTTCCCCGTACTTATCGATCACCTTAAATACATCTTCGGTGGTCTTAACGTTCTTGAGTTCCCGAAGGATACCCATACGTTTGTCGAGGAAGGAAATCAAATCCTTACCGTGCTTATCGATCAAGGTCAAGTTAGCCAACAAGGCGTCCATGTCTCGTTCGAGTGTATCAAGATCCCCGTCACTGGTCAGGAGAGCAACCTTGGAAGCGCTGAAAGAGATTTCACTTTCATCGGACCGAGAGAATTGCTGGAGGATCTTTTTAATCAGAACGTCGTTATCACTGAAGGCGTGGGAGAGGAGGTTACCAGCACCCCCTACTGCAAAGCTCAATCCAGACAGAGCTTTACCACCCACCCAGCCGGCCACAGAAAGCAACCCACCACCCAGGCTAGCGAAGCCTGAACCTAAAGTAGTGAGGGCAGCACTCATGTCCTCATTACCGTCATAACGATCGTTGAGCAGTCTGTCAGACCAGATAGCCAACGAGGTGTTGTGTTCTACCAACACTGCGTGGTTCTCAAGGCCTTGGATGTACAGTCGCTTCAACTCGCTCATTGCCCACCTCTCACTCTTCCGGTGTATTGGCAGAGATCGAAGTGTTGCAGATCTCAATGAGGCCATTGAACACCAGCACCAGGTAATTGCTTACCGAAGTACGAGTAGCCAACAGTTCACTTTGGTTCTTCCGGACAATACCGCTGAAGGCATGACGAACCTTTTCTTTGAGGCTATCGGACATCTGCGATTCGTAGATGCCTTTCATGATCTCAGAGAACTCAGCATCGTTAACCTTGTAGCTGTCCTGTCCTTCAATACTCTTCCGCCAGCTCTTGAGGATTTCCCGCATAAGCTTGAGGATAGAACGAATAACTTCAGACGACAGAGTTTTGATCTCAGTGCCGATCTTCGGATAAATCGTAGGAGCATTGTTCTGGAAACCGACCATATCGTGGGTAATGTACCCTTCAATGTAGGTTTCCAACTCAAACAGGCCCTTAGGCTCCGTATTAACCTTTTCCAGACGCGTATCCAGGAAATAGGCACCACCCATCAGCTCAACCGATTGCTTCGCTGTAACGACGTTATCGGAGGCTTCCTTGTTAGGGTAAGAACACTCCTTGAATCGCACAGATGGAATAGCTTTTGGCAGAGTAAGGAACCGTTGAGTACCCTGGTCATCATTCAGTTCGGCAAAGCCGCCGAAGAACGCCATGGTCTCATTCAGATTCTTTTGGCTGGTCAGGTAGTAGTTGTTAGCCAGAGCACCAACAGTGGAGTTCATTTTGCTAACGTTGCTAACCCACTGCTCGTCTACCTTGTCCTTGATTTTGAACATGTTGAACAAACGAACACCCAACAGGATCTCATCAGTACCAGCCTTGAAAGCAGGGATGCGTTGCAAGAACTTCTCGGTAAGGTCGATCTGGTCTTCCAGGCTATCCACGGTCTGAGTAAGCACCAGATAGAAGTCACGGAATTCCGAACCCAGCTGCACAGAAAGCTGTTTGACCTTACGGAAGAAATCTCCGAGGAAGTTTTCCACTCCCATCATCCTGGTCATCTGGAAATCCAGAGGGCAGAGACGACGACCCAAATCTTCCGCACCCAGGACTTCCTGGTAACCATTACTGTAGGGGATTTCTACACCGGCCTTAGCCAGGTAGTTATCCACATCAGCAACGATGTTCGGATTGATTTCATGGGCCTCGGTCTCGTTAAGGATTTCCCGAACGATCTCTACCTTGTCCTTGGCGTCCTCCAGACGGTTCTGGAAAGTCTCCAGGCGTCCGGTATTACCTGCCAGCTCTACCAGCTCAGCAGACTTGACCGTGGAGATAGCAGCCATCTCCGCAGCCAGTTGAACATCCGAATCATCCATAGTAGCTCGCTCCACCCAGCAACAGGAAGATACGCGCTACGTTGACAGCACCCATGCCCGACATCAGTCGATACAGATCGAAGTCGAACAGGTTACGTCCGTTCTTCAGGTGGATGTCGATAGCACTACCTTCACGATCGCTGGGTACGTAAAGGGCTTCGTTTTGGCGGTGAGCGTTATTACGCAGCATTTCTTCATGCATGGTAATAGAGCTGTTCATGGTCAGGTGACCGACTTTGCCGTTGATGTAGTTGAGGAGATCGCGGATCAGGACCTTGAGAGGACCATCAGCGTTAACCCGCATCCACTCACGGAAGTTGTTGCCAGTCAGACGACGTGCACAACGAAGGGTTTCGATAGCCATACGACCATCAGCCACCACCGAGAAGTCAACGCAGGAATCACGACGCAGCAAAGCCAGGTTTCGGAAAATGGCCGTCAACTCGGCTTCGGAGGACTGATCGGTTACGTACCCGTTTACCCCGAGTTTGAACTTAGCCATTAATCGTACCCCTTGATGATCTCTTCGATGGTGTTCTCGTTGAGTTCGATCTTCCGTTGATAGATATCGATCTCACGGTCGATCTGAGGATCGTTGGTGCCATCACGACGGTTGACAGCCTGAGAGATCTTCATCGCATGCTTCTGGTTAGCAGCACGCATGGTGTCAATACGCTTCAGGTTGAGTTCTTTCTTGGCCAGGCCGAACCAGAACACCGGGTTGAGGTTGTGGATACCGAAACCACGACCAATAAGGTCGGTAGCATCCTTACCGCCGGAACTGCCTTCCAGTACATCAAGAGCGGTAGAACTCAGCTCGATGGAAGGGATCTTTTCCAGACGGGTGATCAGGGAACGGGAGCCTTTGAGCAGTTCAACAGTGAAGTGCTTGTAGAACTCCGCAGTACCCATCAGCCACTTGGTGTCGTGACCGTTGAGGTAGTGGTTGCCGTCGGACTTCTTGTCCATCACCATGGACAGGACAACGTCGATCAGCATGCCGCTGTACTTGGTCCAGAACTGGATGTACTCGATGAAGTTCAGGATGTTGGCTTGGCGCAGGTTGAGCAGCTTGCCATCCCAGACTTTCTCGTTCTGGCCTTTGATCAACTTGTTCAGGCCTTCAAGACCGGTGTCGATTGCAGCCATGCCGTAAGCAATGTTGTCCAGGAGGCTCGAACCACGGAAGCCTTTGTCAGCAACTGCTTTCTCGATCGACTTGGTCAAAACCCACTGACTGGAGTACTGATTGAAATCACCTGCCAGGTTGTTGGCCTTGATGTTTTCAATGTTCGCCATCACACCACCGACGTTAACGCGGATCTCAGCGAGTAGTGTGAACAGTTCTGCGGTTGTTACGGTCTTTACATTGCCGGTGTAAGACAGAATATCCATTACACGCCTCCGTTGATGAGCTTGACGAGGTCGGCCAGGTTGTTGGAGCCGACGTCTTTCTTGGATTTCATGGCGATGTCCTTACGGGTGTAAACCTCAGGACGATCTTGGCCGTGGGTGTAGAAAGTGAACAGACCGCGGTCTTCGTTAACCACCACAATGGTGTTGGCCTTAACAGCCTTGAAGATTTCGTTGCGGCTTGCCACGTTACCAAAACGACGGCCGATGCTCAGCTCGATCTGGTTGGCTTGATCCTGGTTGAAGATGAAGGTGTTGGCCAGGTTGTTCACGCTGATCACACCGGTACGCAGTGCAGCCATGCGGTTGCCGGTTTCGTCCTTCATAGCCTGGCGGTAGTAGCCAGTCATGTCTTCGTTGGCAATACGGAAGCGTTGCTTAATGATGTCTTTACCAGAGAGGAAATCAGGAATAGTAATTTCCTTGGTTTCGACCATGGTGGCGCGAGCGAACAGACCGTCTTCGATCTTGGCTGCACCGAACACACGCTCCAGGCCTTTGGTATCCATCGGCACCGGGATCTGACGGAAGGTCAGAGGGATGTCGTAGGAAGTACCGTTCTCGGCACGCAGGGTAGCGATTACAACACGACCGAGTGCCAGAGGAGTGTACTCGTTAAGATCAGGCATGTTCTTGCCGTTGACATTAACGTATTCAACCATCTCTTTGTCACGATCATTTTCTTTGTCTTTTACTTCTTTCGATTTCAGGTTGGTATCAAGCGCTTCGATACCCGCCAGAGCCATCAGACCAGCACGACGTGGGTTGATCGAAGAGATCAAGGTGGAGACCTTCACACCCACACCCAGCGAGCCTTGCATGGCCAAGTGGGTAAGAGTTGCGATAACGTCACGCAAGTTGACGATCTGCATGAGATCGGACATGTATTCTTGATGGATAGAGGCCGAGTCGATCACCACCATTGGGGCGATAATAGTACGCGACGCACTCTCCGTAACAGAGGTGGTAGAAACCACATTGTATGCGTTTCGTACCTTGTCGATGCTCTTTGCTGCATCGGCAATATCTTCGTTGTCAGAAAAGGCTTTCGTGGCCAGTCCTAGGAACAGCGACCCCAGATTAATTACACCAGAAATCATGTTGTATACCCCTAAGGTAAGTGAGAAAATTTATGGCCGATCAGATTCCGATGCAAGGGTGGTTTAACAGTACGCCTGGGAACGTCGCCCCTAGCCAAAACTTAAACCAGGATAATGTCCCGGAATACATCGATTATGCGATGCATGAGAACGGTGGTCCTGGTTATCGCAGTGCTCTGATTAACCTGTTGCGCGGAGTAAGGATTTTAGGGCCTGGTAATCAGATGACCCCCATACCCGACGACACCATAGGATTAGTGTTCGTAAACCGTCCTATGCTCAATTTATCCGATGAAAATGTGCGTGTTCATCCTCAATTGAGAAGTTTGGTTGCTCCTCCAAAGAACACCATCAACTCCTACGTTAAAGGGTTGTTGGATCCAGCTTGGGGTCGAGCTAATAGTGCCTCTATTGATGCACTTGATCCTTTCTACCCATGGATGGCTCCGATCAGTAACTTGATCAAAGTCTGCTCTGGCTTTCCTGACGTTAGTCTTGAGGTTGGTCGCAGTACTCCAGGTATTCGTAAAGAAGTCTACCAATACGTTACCGGTATCTTGCCGGTCAACTATGACTTCGACATGACCTTAAGCTTCTACCCTTCCAAGCCACACATCCTTCCTTATATCTTCGATGTGATCAACCATTACATTGACGGTGTTAGTTTGGGTGACGAAGGGATGGAACCTTATCCTGAAGCACTGATCCAGAACTACCGTGATTACGACATGACGATCTTTACGATTATCATGAACAAGAACATGCGTAACGTTGAGGGTATTTATAACAACGGTTACTGCTGGCCTAACACATTCCCTAGTGGTGCATTCAGTACCATCGACCGGACTGGTGATACTCTCCGCGGTCAAGGGCAGGATGAGCTTGAGATTCGTTTCCCAAGTGTAGGCTTCCGTTATAACAACTTTGAAGTCATCGATCGCTTCAACAACATTACTCTGGCTTTCAATCCGAACTTCCATCCAAGTGTACGCAGTCAGTACTACAAGAAGCTGGAGGTTGCTGATTACTTTGCCGGCAACTATCATGCATATCCATGGATCAATCCGGTCAACATGGAAATGGAATACTGGAGCACGATCTGATGGCGCTGACTCAACAACAAATCATTAGCCTAGCCGACAACCCTGAGCGGGGTATCGACACGGTTATTAATGATCTCGAAACCACCTGGTTCGATAAGCGAGTGTACATCAACAGTAAGACCCACCCAGTGGTCTTTTGTGCTGACCTTATCATTGGTACTTCTTTCGGTGTAATGAACCGTATTGATGATGCGATCTCTCGTGCTTTCCCTGTGCATGCTCGGAACATCACCGACCTCAGCAAGCACATGGGCGATGAAGAGAAAGTAGGTCTGTTTGGTAACCCGTCTACCTGTACGTTGATGTTGGGTATTGATGTGGATGCTTTCCATAACCTGGCTAAGCCTTTTGAAGTGACTGTTGGTCGTACCACTACGACTTATCAGAAACTGTTGTTCCCTAAGGACACAGAGATCAACTTTAACGGTTATACCTTTGCCATCGAAAACGGCATCGAGATCCGTTATAAGGAAACCTCTGGCTTCCAAGTGGTTTACGACGACTCCACTAACAACCCACAGTGGCCGATCAACGATAACATCCTGGTACGCGATTTCAGGCAGACTGGTGGTAAGTACTACCTTACTGTCAGCGTTCCTGTTCGACAGCTTCAGTGCATCGTTACAGAAGGCCTGACGTCTAACCAGTCGTCCGGTTGCACTGGTGACATCGAATACTCGGATTACCTGTACAACGTGCGGGCTTTCTTGCGTTCCCCTAACTCCACAGTCAATCGTGAGATCAAGGTAGCCTTTGACCAGGATACTTTCGATCCCGCTACTCCGACTCTGGCCCTGATCATCGACACGACCAACTCGATGTTTAACTACGAGATCCCCGACGTCTATATCCAGAACGGATTGGGTATCGGGACAGTCTCGATCTACACTTACGTTACCAAGGGCGCTGTAACGGATAAAGACTTCCGTAAGGTTCCTCTGGATGAAGTGAAGGTCAACTATCAGGATTACCGTTATGGCAGTGGTCGTCTCGGTCCGTACTCTGAAGGCTTGCGTAATAGCGGCAGTATTGTTTGGGGTGCTACTACTGCTGTAAGCGGTGGCTCTAGCCCTCGTCCGTTTGCTGCAATCAAAGCTTCGTTCATTGCTGGTAAGCGCATCCGTACTCTGCCTATCACTGAAAGCAACCTGGAAGGCACTGTAGAGGCTTACGACTACGACGCGGTCAAGAGTATCGACTACGTTACTGGTCGTCAGTACGCGATCACCAAAGAGCTTATCAAGCAGGACAACAAGAAGTTCAACTCACCGATGGCTTGCTTTGTCGGTAGCTTCCTGACTTCTGCTAACAACCTGGTAGCAAGTGGTGTTGTTCTGGATAATGGTAAACGGATCACCATTCCACACAACATGCTGTTTGATGTAACGGACTACACGACTCAATTGGTTAACCGTATCACCCTGGATCAATACCTGGGGATGTCTGGTGAGGAGTTGGTGGAACTTACCTCCAACAAGACTTTGGTCTACACTCCTTTCTACTACGTGATGGACACTACCAACAACCAAGCGGTGTTGCGTACCTATCACCTGGATGCTCCTAAGTTTAACTACCAAAAGTTCATTGCTGAAAACGAAGCTCTGGGCATTGAAGTAGGTGTGGGGCAACTGGATATCGAACACAAGGAAGATGGCTACCTGATTACTCTGGTTACTAAGTCCAGCCAAAGCTACAAAGAGCTGGATAACAATGCCTTGGGTGCTCAGCTGTCTATCAGTGTTACCGGGTCTTCTTCTCTGGCAAGTCTGGCTGGTACCTTCTACGGTATCACTGAAGATGAAGAACGCATCTGGCAATTCAAGTTGGACAGTAAGTTCGACCTGGATGTGAACGACATGCTGTACTTCACCAACTTCAACATGTTCGGTAGTCCGCAAGTTTCGGTGGGTTCTCCTCTTGAACTGACCATGACTCTGTTGCTGACCATGGGTGGTGATCCAAGCCTGACAGATACTCCTTCTGACCGGAAGCTCGATCAGAACTTGTTCCCTATCTCCATGACCGCTCTGATCGAAACTACCTACAGCACCACGTTGGGTAGTCGTCAGGGTAGCCTGTACAGTCGGATTCGTCCGCTGGTTGGTGAAGGTCAGTACAAGCGTTACGAAACAGACGTTCCTCGTGTTTACGCCGAAGATACTTTCAAGCGTGATCCGGAAACAGGTAAGTTGCTTCGTGATGAAAATGGTCGCGCTATTCCTGACCACTTGGCCGGGGAGATCATCTACAACTCGAATGGTTCTATCCGCTTGGAATACCAGAAGGGCGACTTTGTTCTGGACGATCTGGGTAACAAGATTCAAGTTGCTCCACGGGACCTGCAATACCACTTTGACTTCATTGCATTCGATGGGGTGTACTACTTCAGTGCCGACGAGTACGACAAGGAGTTTGCTCAGGCTACTAAAGATTACTTCATCGACATCATTGGCAAGGACATGAGTTACTTCAATACTCGTCTCCTCGATCAGACAGGGATGTTCTATCAGCCTCGTAGCAAGATCGGTAGCAAGCAAGTCTTGGTCAACAGTAACTACGAGATGTATCTCAAGCAAGACCTCAGCTTCACGGTGGTCTACTACCTTACTGCGACTGGTTACAAGAACCAGAACCTTAAGGAAGCTTTGCTGGATGCTACTCCTCGTATCCTTAACGACATCTTGGAGAACGCTACTACTATCTCTACTGCCGAGTTCATTCGCGTACTCCGTGCATCTGCTCCACCAGAGGTAGTGGGTATCAAGCTTAATGCGTTGGCAGGTGACACTACTGTCGACATCATCAGTAACGAAGACTCCCTCAGCGGATTCAGTATTCGTAAGCTGTTGGCCATTAGCAGCGATCGCCTGGTATCGGTTAAAGAAGCTGTTGATACATCGTTCATGCCACACGACCGCAGTATGGTCAACATGGGTCCTGTTTAACGCTATAACGGCTATAACCCCTCCCACCCTTTTGGGGTGGGAGGGGTTATACTGTTTCACTTATTCTTCCATGTTCAGAAGAGTATCCAGGTACTCGCAGTACATGAAGGTAAGCTTCATTGTGAGCAGTTCACGATGGGCTTCGAAACGAATGTTGCCCATAGTCGGCCAACCGTCGTCAGTTTCCTCACGCTCACGCTCAGCCACGGCTTCCTTGCCAATCTTTTCCATCTCAGGCACGAAGTCAGAGATGAACATGTAATCCCCATCATCTACGCCATTCGAGATGTACGTCGATTGGAAATCTCCCCACTTGGTCATGTCTTCGACATTGCAAGATTGGAAGTCACCATAACGAACAGCTTCGATGAAACGCAGAGACTCGCGACGGAAGCCTTTGGCTACTTCAGCACCGATGGTGTCATCAGGAGAGTACTTGGAAAAGATGTCGACGATTTTCGGAATGGTCTCCTTAATGTAGTCGAACGCTCCTTCCATGAACCCAGCAGATTTGTCATTGAAGCTGTAAGCCGCACGAACGATCTCATCGGGAAGACGAGCGTTACGGATCACGCCAGAGTTCTCATCTGGGAAGCTACTGGATAGTTTAGCGATAAGACGCGTCGCATCAACACCAGAACCCCAGATGTCATTGATAATGGTTTTACCCACTGACAATGGAACACCGTCTTTCAACTGATCCACCAGTGCGTTCATCGACTCATCGATGTGCGTGGTAGTTGTGTCGGCTTCCAGTTTAAGCTGGGCAAGATGCTCAAGAGTCATAGCTTAATCCCCAGACCAGTTTGCTTCATGAAGTTTTTGAGTTGACCATCAAACTGCGAAAGATTCGACTCCACCTTCTCACCAGCCCCAACCTTGCTAAGCATCTCTTGCAGAGTCAAAGCATCTTGCTCTTTAATGAAACGCAGCTTACCAATCTTCTTGAACTGACGCTTCAGTTCTGCTTGATCGTCTGGGTCGGCAACAGTCTTGATGATCTTGGAGATTTCTTTAGCGTCACCAATCACACCGTTGTAGTAGAAGGTACGTGCCTTGGTATGCCACTCAACCAAGTTACTGGTCTGCTTCTCGACAGTAAGCATCGAGTTAGTAACAGACAAGCAGTACTGCACGAAGCTACGAACGTCAACGCCCATTTCCTGGTAACGAGCCTGAAGACCCATGCCCTGGAAGTATTCGTCCATGGCTTTGATTTTGTCAGCATCAGTCTTGTCGACGATAGTGCCAATCTCACGCCACTTGATACCGGACAGGTCCAGTTCCTTGTCGGAGATTTCCAGGTAACGTGCGTTCAACATCTGGATGGTTTCCAGAGTCTTACCTACGTTACCACCGCTCATCTTAATCTTCGAAGTAACCAGGTTCTTCTTCAGATCGGCACGAACACGGTCGTAACCAGTGGCCAGCTCTTCATCAGAGAACTTGGTCTTGTACATGGACTCGTAAAGCTTGTTGACCGTGGTAGCGATCAGCTTGGTGTCCAGATTAGACTTGACGTCGAGGATGGCTTTCAGTACACGGTTCAACTCAGGAGAGTCAGTCGCACCGATATGTTGACCAGTGGACTTACGAACGCGGATACGGTTGTATTCCTCGTTGATGACCTTCTTCAGGTATTTCTGAGCAGTAGTAGCACGATCGCTTGCTACCTTCAGTTTACCTACCGCTTGTTGAATCAGTGGCAACGAATCAGCGATACCTTGAATGGCATCCTGGTCGGAGGTCATCTTGCTCTTCATGAAAAGGAGCTGGAATGGACCGGCTTCAGCAGTAGGGATGTCACGCAGGAAAGCTTCCAGACTGTAGTCAGCAACTGGGAAACCCAGAGCGATGATGGTCTTTTCGAATTCCTTCTTCAGGTCCTTCTGCTTTTCGTTGGTCTCGGCAGAGATCGCAGACTTCTTACGGAAGCCCAGGAAACCGCCAATGGTATCAACAACCCAGTCAATGACCATACGGACATACTTGATGATGCCTTCGATCATGCCTTCGAACTTTTCAGCAACCATGCTGAAGAAACCTTCATTACCAGCACGGGCATTACGCTCAGATGGGAACGGGTCGTAGGAAGCCGTGTTAGGCAAACCGATTTGCTGGGCCAGACGCTTGCTGATCTTGCCGAAGGTGAAAGCTTCGAAGCCTTGCACCATTACGGTAGTTTCAGCCTGATCGGTGTCTTTGTAGTACTCGTCCAGGTCCAGACGTTGTTTACCTTCACCTGGCTGGTACGAGTCTACTGGAGCAGAGCTACCGATCTGAGGGTAGGAGTCGAGATCGGTATCACTCATTGCGGGCCTCCAGCTCTTTGATCAGGTAAGCAACCAGGGTGTCGAAGTCTGCCATGGTGGACACGTCCACACCGCTTTCAGAGAAGGAGGTGAAGGTCTTCGAGCACGGCAGGGAACCAGTGTTGCAGATGGAGCCCTTCAACTGGTTCAGACGGGTCAGCGCGGCAGTGTGGATGAAGCGAGCGTTGATCGGGCTCACACAGTTCCACTTTTCCAGTTGACCCCAAACACGTGGGCCATCCAGAGTGGCGATACCTTCACGCTTGGAGGCAAAGGCCATAACAGCACGAACGTACGGCTCGTTGGTCAGTTGACCTTGTTCGATAGGGCAGAGTACCCCGGCTTCAGTCAAAGCCTTTTTGATGTTGAGGACATGGATGAGGTGAGACATGGATTACTCCTTAGCGACGAGTTTGAGGCGTTCTGCCAGTACGTTGATCTCACTGTTAGCCAATGCCTGAGTGAAATGTTCGAGTTCTTGTTTCTTGAAGTCCGAGCCTGTGGTCATCCACCCGTAGAAACGACGGATAACTGTGTTCTCGTACCAAGGCTGAATCTCTTTGTTGATCTTCAGCAGTTTTTCGATGTCTTCGAGCAGCTCTTTCTTTTCATTCAGAGGCATGTCTTTGACTTCTTTCAGTTTGGCAATGAGTTGCCGAACCGCATCTTCGAAACGACGGTGATTGGCGTTATAAGTGCCAGAGAAACCGTGACTGAAGTAAGAAAGGATAAAGGAGAGGATGAAAGTGAATCCACCAAAACCTAGAACCAGTCCACCACCACCCATGAGAGCCAGAACCACCCAGGTACCCATGAAGATACAGCCCACAATCGCCGTGTAGAAGACAGCAGCGATAAAGCTATCCATGAACACCTTAATGATCCCGCGATCCACCAGCCCGCCTATAGCGGCTATTACAGCTTTGCCACAACCCATGCGAATAGCGTAGACGTCGGCAATTACTTCAGCAGACATGTTCTGCACGCCCAAAGAGAGGGCACGGGAACTGTTACGCTTGTTAACCAGTTTGTTGAAGTAAATGATAACGCCAACTTCGTCACGGGTTTGGGCTATCGCTTGGAGTTCTTCGAGTTTCTCCGGAGGGAGTTCGAGCAGTTGACCCATTTCCTTGAGCACAACCACTTTCTCGTCATCGTTACGCGCTTCACGGTAATGTGCAACAGCCGCCTTGGCAATGACGTTGTCCTTAGCAGAAGTCGCCAGCATCGCGCAGGCGCCATAGCAGTGGCCAGACTCATGAGCCAAGCCGCCAGCAAGCAGACCGTGATAAGGGATTCCATACTTCTTAACCAGGTCATCGGGGAAGATCTCCTTCAAGTTGACATTGATTGTCAGCGTGATAGGGATTTCGCAGAAGGACCCTTCCACTTTACCAGTCTTGTAATTGACGTTGCCCTTGAAGATCTTGCCGTTGTTTTCTGCAAACCAACGGAACAGATTAGACTTATGGGGCTTCAGCAGGTCATCGGCCAGGGTATGGTTAATGACGTGATTAGGAGAGAAGTATCCTACGTCTACAGAAAGGTTTGCTTCCTCTACCAGTTTGACGGTGATGTTGCTGAAACCAGTGAATTCCGCCAGGATGGCTTTGATACCATCCTTCGAATCCTTAGACAAAACGAAATCGTCGTTGATGTTCTGTTCCAGGAACGAGGACATCTTAACGTAGAAATCGTCTGTCTGAAAGTTGATAAATTCCAACCCGTCAACAGCCCGGTTGGTCAGAAACTCCATGGAGAGCATAAAAGGGAACCCCTCGTTTAACACTGGCGTGCTATACGTATAGCACTCTTTAGAAATTAGGTCATAAAATGCAGGCCTTTCAATGACTCAGACTCAATCACCAATTATTGCACGGGTTTGTAAAAGTGCAGGGTACAGTGTAAGTAACAGAGACAAGTTCAAAGATCTGCTTTGTGCAAAGATCACCAACATCCATGAAGACGGTAGTCGTACTAATTCTTTCATTGCATTAGAGAATTACAAGATTCCTTTTTGGATTGTTAAGGAACCACATCGTCAGTTTAAGCAGCACAAGGATTACATCAAAGCAGGCTTAACACGGGAATATAATTTACCGTACTGCAAGATCCCTTTTGAAGTTAAGAAGCAGCTTTACGGAGCAGCTAATTACAAAGCATCGATGTATGATGCAAAGAAAGAACAGTTTGTATTCGGCTTGGATCAGACTCCACCGGTTCACTTCAAGCGTAAGTTCTTTGAGAAGTACGGCGAGTATCAAGAGAAGGAACGTTACACCGTAGCAGCGTTCGACGTTGAGACGGATATGGATGATCCTAATCAACCTATCATCATGGCATCTGTCACGATGAAAGAGAAAGCTTACTTTGCTGGAGTTCGTAGCTGGTATAACGAAGCAAATGATGAGACGATCTTAACTCGTCTTAAAGAAGCCGAAATCAAACACCTCAAAGAACACTTGGATCGTCGTAACTGCGAGATCGAGTACGAGTTGTTTGATACGCCTGGTCAAGTAGCTAATGCGTGCATCCAGAAGTTTCATGCATGGGAGCCCGACTGGGTTCTTAGCTGGAATGCAAGTTATGACATGGAAGCTTGCGAGAAGGCACTGATAGCAGATGGTTACAACCTTGCGGATGTTTATTGTGACCCTCGTGTACCGGCTGAATACCGGTCTTATGAATATCATCCAGGACGGACGCACAAGGTTAAGGAAAACGGAGACAAGACACCTCTTGAACCACAAGAGAAGTTTCCAAGCATTAAATCGCAGGCTACTTGGAAGTGGGCCGACCAAATGTCCGGTTACGGCATTAAGCGTGCTCCAAGTGGTAAACTTGAGAGTTATGCTCTGGCAAGCATCGCCGTTCGAGAGAAGGTTCCAGGCAAGCTCTACACTGAGGAAGGTAAACATTGGGGTGACGGTTCTCCTCAATGGCATCGTGGGATGCAGCGTCAGTACAAGTACATCTACTCAATGTACAACATTGGGGACAACTTCCCAATTGAAGAGATTGACGAACGTACTAACGACTTCGCTCTGTCGATTCCAATGTTGTTGCGTTACTCGGAATACTTCAACTACGTATCTCAACCGACTCTCATCTCTGACACTCTCAGTTTTGTTGCTCGGGATAATGGTTATGTCTGGGGTAGTACTCCGCCTAAACGTGATACGACATTCTCTGATCGCCTACCAACACTGGGTGACTGGATTGCTCTGCTCGATACAGAGAAGAACGCAAGCCAGGGTATGTTCCTGTTCGATGGTCTTGACGATGTTCAAAGTCAAGGTCGAGGAGCTACTTCTGACCTGGACGTTGAGGGTGCTTACCCAACCGGTACTCTGACTGGTAACGTAAGTAACCACACTACCATGATGGAAGTATATCGTATCCAGAATGCTGACAGTATGCAGCTGCGTGAGATTGCAGTTAACTATGCCAGCAGTCCAGGTGCGAATGCCATCGGTCTGTCGAATCAACTCTTCGGCTTCCCTACCGTTGCCAAAATGGTTGACGTGTTCGAGAAATGCCTGCAAGAGCGTGGCTGGGAAGAAGTTCTGTACAAACTGCAAAACGCGAAGAACGAAAGCTTCGCTACACCAGATCCATACGTGGAAGAAATCAAAGAAGCGGCCTAACAGCCATAATACCCCTTACCCCTTGCGGGGTAAGGGGTATTAGACTTATAACTGCAAAACGTCTTACAGACCGAACATGGCGTTCAAGTCGTCGGACACAGTACGCAGACGAGTGTTGCTGATCTGGATCAACTTCGATACTTTGACAGCCTGGTTCATCAGAACGCGGATGGTATCCACTTCCTTCTTGAGTTCGGCTTTGTTCTTGGCATCTTTGGCTGCCTTCAACTTCTTCTCAGTAGTGTCGAGAATAGTCTTGACCTTGCCTTTACGCTGATCGAAGTCGTCACCGAGAGTCTTCATCGCATCGACGTTTGCCTTCATGGTGGTGTTGAAGGCCATGACCTTCTGCACCGTATCGCAATCCATGGCTTTTTCCAGAATCGGGATGAAGGTATTGTCTTTGATCAGAATCTTGTCGATACAGGCTTCCAGCTCCACCATGATGTGAGCAACAGGATGGTCAGTACCAGCAACCTTGTCTTGGGCTGCAGTGTACTTTTTGTTGCTGTCATCGTTGACGACCTTCTTGAACCCCAGCTTAGCTTGAACAGCCAGCTTGATGGAGTTCTGGATCTTCTGCTTGCCTTTGGCATTGAGCTTGGCGATCTTCGGAAGGGCAGCCTTGATTGCAGCCTTGATCTCTTTTGGAGTCTTGGCTTCTTTCAGAGCTTTGGCAGTAGCCTCGTCACCGCCTTCAGATGCAATGCCTGCCATCTTGCTGGCTTGTTTCTTGGCGTCTTCATCCGACTGGTTACCGTTAGCAGCGTCACCAGCAGTTTTGCTGTTGGCATCAGCTTCAGCCTTGGTCTTGTCAGCTTCTTCCTTGTTGTCACGGGAGAAGAAGAAATTCCAGATGGAGGTGAAGATACCTTTGATCCAGCTCCATACAGCACCAATGCCGTTACCGATGGAACTGAACACGCCGCCTTCTTCCATACCGCACATGGCGCGCAGAGGAATGATGCCGTTGGAGTACAGAACGCCTTGAGCGTACTGCTGAGCCTTGGTGAAGGAGATAGCTTCGCTACCTTCTACCAGGTCGATCTGTTCGATGGAGTCATCGAGAGCATCCATCATGACGTTTACTTGAGGAACGTCAGGAAGCTCAAACGTGGCGGCATCGGGTTCAAATTCTGCTACGTCAATCATGATGCCCGCCAATTATTGTGCAGTGAGTTGAGTGAAGAACTTGGTGACGTTTTGCTTGCCGACCATGTTCATGTCTTTGGTTGCGAAACCGACGTCAGTGCTGGTACGCAGACGATGACGAGTGGTGTAGTTCCGGGCAATGGTAGTCAGGAACGACATGTACGCCTGATAGCGATCAGCACTTTCTTTCGGGTACTTGACCGGTTTGTTTTCAGGGTACTTGGTGGTCAGGTCGTGCATGAAGCGGTAAGCATCACCGGAGGTGAACAGCTTCAGGTTGTCACGGATCTGTTGGATCAGCTCGTTGGTAACCATGACGTAGTCGTCATAAGGCAGACCCAGGGAGCGACCGACACACTCGATGAACGAGGCTTGTTCTTCCCAACGCTCTTTGTTGCTACCGAAGCCCTTCTTACCAGTCAGGTGAGACATGTGCTTGGCGATACGCGAGAGCATCACGCCAGAAGTCGCGCTACCATTAGCCGCAACCATTTCACCCGACTCAACCAGCGCAGGGGTGACATCATAGCCAGCAGCTTCTTCAGATGCGGCGGCAGGAGCTTCCGGGGCGGTTGGAGCAGGAGCTTGTTGTGCAGGCTCTTGTGGCTGCAGTTCTTCAGTGACCGGGGGTTGATACTCCTGGCTCGATTGCTCGGCCACAGGAACAGTTGGAGCGGCTTCACTGGGAGCTTCAGGAGCAGGAGTGTCCTTGGCATCGGTTTCCAGGAGGCTTTTGTCCAGGATGATCAGCTCGCCTTCGATTGGGGCTGGTTGCTCAGCTGGTGGCTGAGTGATGATCTGCTCTTCCGCTTGACGCAGAGCGGCGATACCGCTTGGTTTAGTTTCGTCTGCCATGAGAAATCTCTCTTATTTACCGGTTAACCGTTATAATGCTTTTGCTGTCAGCATAAAATACCCCCCACCCCCTTGCGGAGGCAGGGAGTAGACACTTACCTATCCAGTTTGATACCAGCTTTACGAAGCTCTGCTCCAAGCTGTTTTTCGATATTGTCTGGGTTCTTGTCTTCCTTGGCTTTGGCTTTAGCGGCCTCTGCTTCTTCCCGCTTCTTCAAACCACGCGATACAGAGTCAAGGATTTCCTCTACCATAACGTTTGGCATTTCAAAGAAGTCTTTGATAGGCATGATCTCATGCAGCTTGTGATAGCCGTATGTTTCACCTGACATACTCAAAGACAGCGGGTGGAAGTATTCGTTCTCTTCCTTGAACCAACCTACCGAGGAGAATGGATCCTGATTCTTAGGAGTGTAGTACTCCATGTTGAAGTCATAGAGCATGCGCTCATTGAAATACAAAGTCTCAGGAAGCATCTCCTTAGTAGACTTACCCAGCAAGTTACGCGTAATGTTCTCATGGACAACACTAAACGCACCCTTGTTGTATCGACTCAGTTTTCCAATGCGGAGAGGGCTTTTGCCCTTGCCTCTAGCGCTTCGGTTGCCTGACGAACTTGAATCAACTGGATAAGGATAAAAAAACTCATGAGCGGATCGATTGGAGTGTAACCCAACTTACGCTGTTTGAGTCCTTCAGGGTCCTCGAAGATATCCTGGTTCATCTTGCATTTCGGGCAGCAGTAGTTCTGCACACCAGCGAAAGTCTTCGACATGAACGGAGTCTTACGCAGGATACCTTGAGTCAGGTTCTCTTGAAGGTACTGGCTGTCCTGGATGATATCCATTACACCTTCGTTGAAGTCAGCCTGATCCTCGACATCGCTACGACGCAGGACAACATCCTTCTCGTCACTGCCAGGAGCTGCAACCGAGATAAAGGCGCTTACCCAGTGCATGTACTCAGTGGCACCCAGTTCGATGAAGAGCATGTTGCGCTTCTCTTCGAACTCTTCCATCGAGATGTTCCGTTCACGGATACCCTGGATGAGTGGGTTAACACGACCGAGGAAGAAGTCCAAGGAGGCAAAGGCGTCGGCCATGGAAGGAGATTCCAGTTCCAGGCAGATGCTGTTGTCTTCGTTGTACACGCGCTTGTCTTCGAGACCGTATTTGGTTTCACGGATCAGAGCCAAGGTTTCTTCGGAGGTGTAGGTCGCCTTCTCGTTGAAGAGGTTAGCGAAGATCGCCGCTTCTTCATCGGTATCGTAGTCAGGACGGATATGCAGCAATTTCTCTACATCCGCCAGACCCATGCGATTCCAGTCGCAGGTTGGGTTGCCACACACCAGATGCAGGTTCACACCCTTGTTGGTGTAGGCATTGAGGATACCCACAGCAATGGCATCAATGTCAGACCAGCGAACGATACGAGCCAACTGGTTGTAGTCAGCAATGTCGTTCACACTGGTGCTGGTCAGCAACTTGATGTAGTGACGCCACAACACACGACCTACTGCAATACGTGCCAGTACAGCCATGTTGTTGTTGACCTTGCGGACGTAACCCTTGATCTCATCCTTGATCTCATCGATCAGAATACCGAGCTGACCTTTACCAGGACGAGCAATGGTACTCTTAATGAAGGAGTTACGCAGCATGATGTCGAAAGCCATCTTGCCATCTTCCGCACGAGCAGAACGACGACGCATGATGGCCGAAGGTTTCAGACCCTTGGTACCGAGACCTGGAGTACGACCGACCACATCACCAGTGATCACACCGCCGCGGTCAGAGACGTTGGTAATGCCCGGTTCACGAATGGCGTTACTGCGCTGACGCAGCTCATCCAGGATTTCGTTGTGGAACTCCATGAGGTGCTGAGCACGAGTGGTGATTTCTTCCAGGGTGTGTTCTGGATAGTTGGTCTCAACGAAACGAGCCCAGTCATCTTCTGCTTTACGCAGGATGTCGTCTTCGACTTTACCGCGCTGATGCAGATCACGGATAACGATCAAGTCCATGTACGGACGAATCAGCTGATGAGCATGTTCGCGACTGGCTTTGGTGTTACCCATGAAGATGGTCATGTAACCGTCTTCGATTTCTTTCTCGGTCAGGTCCCGGATAATGAAATCCCGTGGATCCTGGCGATGCTTCATCGAAGTGTTTTCAGGGGTGTGCTTTTCACTGTACTTAGCCGTCGGCTTCTTTTCAGAAGACGGTTGCTGTTCAGGGCTGTTGTTTTCTTCGGACATTACTTGTCACCTTGCGAGACGTCACGGAGTTCATCGACTACAACATCACCGACGAGTTCGGCATCGGAGATCTCCCCAGCAGGGATGAACTCTGGAGGAATGCCGGCATCATCGCCTTCTTCCGGAACGTCCAACGGACTGTCGTCCAGGATGGTACGGTAGAGAGGGTAGATAGTTTTCATGCGCTGTTCGTGCATGCGCATTGCGTAGGCCATATCGACCTCACCAGTGATCTTGTGTTCACGGGCGTATTCGCTGATCATCACGCCGTAAGGCTTCAGGATCTGACGGAACAGCAGAGGAGCGGTATCGGTGGCCATGTTGGCGGACAGTTCAGCGTAGTGCACGAACAGGTCGGCGAAGTCGTGGAACTCCAGGCCCTCTTTCATGAACTCGCCGATGGCGTTGATGTCTTCATTGGCCTTAACGATTTGTTCGTCGAAAGCATTGATCTGTGCCCGCTCTTCATCAGAGAAGGTGATCTTGCCTTCTTTAACCAGGATGTCGGCGATTTCCAAGGCGGAGTGGATCGGCGTCATGATATCAATGAAGGTAATAAAACCCTGCGAGATATCGTTATGGCTAGGGCCGTTGCTGGTATCGCCCTTATCCAGGGCACGACGATACTTCTTGGCCGTGGCTACCAGACCGCGTTTGCTGATCTCGTACTTGAGTTGCGCATCAGTTGGCTTAACCTTTTGAGTGGCCGGGTTCTTTTTCCGGAGCACTTCTTTTTGGCGAGTCTTGGCCTTTTGTTGCTTTTTGGCTCTCATGCTGGTTTGTTTGTTAGCCATGAATGCTATGTTCCTTGTTTAGTCCGGGTGGAGAAAGGGTTTATGTTGATTCAAGCCGATGAAGCGATTTTGATGGAGCAAGATGAAGATCTTGCCCTAACGGTAATTGGGGGACCTTGGAGAGAATTCAAGAAGACTATCCCTGAAGTACAAGCCAAAGTATTGGTTGATGCGTTTAATTTAATTCTGCTTACAGATTCCAGCAATCCCGTTAATAACGAGGAGCAGCCTCTGGATGAAGACTCGGTCATTGCAAGGCCTAGCACCCTCGTTCCTTATCAGATCAGCAACCTGTTGATCGACGAGATGCAAGAAATCTCCGGGAAGAAACTCCGTGTTTACGAGATCTTGCTAGAGAGTGTTTTGAACCTGCTACGACAGCTGGGATTCTCAATTAACGAAGAGATGGTACAAGCAGAAACACTCCCAGCCTTATGTAAGATAGGACACTTCTTGTTCGAAGTGCAAGGCTATCAAGATCTCATTGGTATGGCTGGTATTCTGGAATCGCGAGACATTCCTCCAGCCGAGCGTTATATCATGTGCTTGCAAAAGTACTACGGTGAAGATTTTGATGTTGAAGTCTATTACGACATCTTGGATGACGTTAGTGAGATCACCCTTCAAACCGTTCTGAATGACTTGTCCGGAGAGAATCTGTCTGATGCACTCCCGGACTCTCTGATTGCTCGTATAAAGGCCAACAAGGATTTGTTGGATGGTACGTTAGCTTGGCAACACATTCGTCTTAACGGTCAACTGGGAGGCTCTCTGGAAAGCTTCCTGGCTTTCTTCCAAGCCGAACTAGCACCGCTTACTCAGAACCTCACTGGAGACAATGTCCTTGCCTATGTAAAGGAGCTGGCAGGCTTCTACTTGATTAGTGACGTCAACTCCCCACACATCAAAGAACGTCTCAATGTCAACATCAACAACTGGATTGACGATCCAGTGGTATTGATTAAGGCGGAGGCGTTTGTTAACAAACTGGTACTAGACAAATGAAAAAGGTTGACTTTCTAAAGATCTGGTTTGCTAACCGCTGGTATGCAGAGAAAGCGGCAATCCAATCGATTATTTCCATCCAGTTTGAAGGACCTGACTCAAGCGAGCAGTTCAAGAAGGTTCCTGGGGCTGTGTTTGTCGAGAAGGGTAAGTTCCAAGCCATCATTGATGAACAACAAGTTACTCTGGACGGTGATGTAAAAGAACCGTTCTTTGTAATGGATGATCCAGTAGATATCCCTGGTGACTTCCACCCGATGCTGAAAGGAGTGCCACAGGAGACAGTCTTTGGATTGATCCTCTGTAACGTGGTTCTTCTTTGGGAAGTATTCGGTGCGATCGTTCCTTTCAAGAATGAAGAGTTCACCGCAGATCTGGTTAAAGGTCTGCTTTCTTCAGTCATGGTAGATGATCCAGCTGAAGGGGAAGAAGTACCTGAAGGTAAAGCCCCTGTAAGCGCCTGTATGAAGTTTACAACGCACCTTAACTTCCTGGAAGGCTTGGGTACCTACTACATTCGTACGCCTGGCCTGCAAGGTCTGACGCCTAGCCCTACGGTCATGGCTAAGAAGAAGGAACTCTTCGACGCACTCAAGAAAGAAGGGAAGCTTAACGATCCGGTTGCATTTACTGCTGCGGTAAACATCCTGGTCAAGATGGACATGGAAGAACAGCTCAACAGTGAAGGTGCTTCCTTCTACATTGAGAAGAAGTTCATTGATAACGCCCGTAAACGTATGTTCATTGCTTTCGGTGTTGAGCCTAATGCTGACGGTACTGGCTGGGTGGCATTGCCGATGGCTCTGGAAGACGGTATGGATCCAGAGAAGATCGTCGACTACATCAACACGGCCGTTGTGGGTTCGTATAGCCGTTCGATGTCTACTGGTGAGGGCGGTGCTAAGGTTAAGGATTACCTGAAGATTGTAGGTCGTCGTGTGGTTGCTGAAGACGACTGCGGCACTAAGTGGGGTGAGGTTATCACCATTGACAAGACTGCCAAAGGTAACTGGGTTGGTAGCTTTGCTCTCATCGGCGGTGAGTCTGTTCTCATTACCAATGAGCTTATTGATAAGTACATGGGTAAGGTGCTGGTTATCCGTACCACCAACTTCTGCATCACTCCTGACGACAACTACTGCTTCATGTGCTGTGGCAGCGGTTTGGGTTCCAACAAGAACCAGGTTAGTGCTGAAGTAGTCCGTATGCCTACCAACGCCATGTTGCAGAAGATGAAGGCTGCTCACGTTGCAGGTAACAAGATTGTTACTTTGGATCTGGCTACTGCGATCAAATAGCAAAAAAAATAAAGAAAGTATACTACTCCCTAGCCCTTAACGGGGCTAGGGAGTAGTACAAGGTCTATCAGTATCCGCCGCCCAACATTCGGGTAATGGCCGACATGGTTGCTTCTTCAGACATCTGCAACACTTCCTCCTCGTAGAAGTAGGACTGGTTACCCTCTGGATCACCGCCATTAAGCAAGGCAGCCAGAGAGTCGCTAGGCTTACCCATGCCAAGGGGATTCATTTTGGGACTCAGTACAACTACAACTCGATCAGGGTAATGCACCACCTTGAAAGAGAAACCACTAGCGTACTTGGGACTACCAAAGATTTCTGAAAGAGAATGCAGTTGAGAAGGCTGGTTACATTCCTCAATAGAGGTAATAGCAATCGCCAACTTCTGCATTACTATTTCGTAGTAGTAGGAACCATACTCATAATCATCATCTGGCAAGATGGCTCCTACTGCAACGTCCAGCCCCTTCAGGATCTCAAGCAAATACTCGACCGAAGTATCTACCTCCATGCCTACATTCTCAGCCAGTCCTATTTCAGGGTGGTCGTCTGGTAGATCCAAAGGAAACTCGATTTGATCAAGTACCCCCAGGATCCCCGGACGCTTTACCAAGAGAATGTTGTGCAAGGCTTCAATTAAGACAAACCCAATAAAGACTTCACCGATATCAGAGTATAACTCTTCCCTGGTTTCTGGGTTGATCTCAAGAACAAAGGTAGTCATACCTTTTCCCTTACATGTAGATAAGAATCTGGAAGCCGGTCATGGTAATCGAAGTAATGCTGAAAGAAAGCCCCTCAAACGGCTTGAGGCTTGCGATTGCATCCTGGTAGTCCGGCAGTTGCTCGTAAAGGTTGAACGTGTTCAGCAGGCGCTCAGCCTCCACTGTGAGGAAGTGGTTCAACTTCTCCGGGGTGTCCGCGTCATCCGGGGCTGTCAGAAACTTCAGCACCAGATCTCGCGAAATATCAGAGAACTCCGAACCAGTCATAACACAACGGATACGGTGTTCAATGAGACGCTGAACCACCCAGTAGTTTTCACACTCCTCGATCCCTGGTGTGTTAATGAATAAAGCTCTTACCTCTTGCTTCATATCTTTACCCTCGGAAAACCATGGTTATTGCGTTACCATGGAAAACGATGTCAAAGGGAGCAGTGAACACCCTACGATCGTAGAGGTCATTGATCCCACGTTCGTTAAGTTCAATGATGTTCTCCAGATGTCCTGAGACCTTCTCAGTCAGCTCCCTGATACCCACGCTTGGATCTCTGCAATAGTTCCAATACTCCTGATCACTATCGCAGGCTGCTCTTGTTGGATATCCGTCATCATCCAGGAAGTGATCCCGAATATTTGAATAGTACCAGCAGTCGTCATAGACCTCGTCAGGTAAGGAATAGCCAAGGAAGAAGCTGATTAAGGCTTCCTCCAAGACCAGTTTCACCACACCATTAGCAGTGCCAATACCGGGAGCCACTAGAGTGTAATGGCTCTTTGCTGTCATTTCACCACCTAGGCTGCCATAGCCATACCGGATTCTTGTTTACGGAAGGACTTCTGCTTGCTAGCAAGTGCAATCCTGCGCTTAGCCAGACAATCGTGATGTTTCGGAATGCTCTTGCAAACCGGGAACACAAATACCGGTGTGATGCGATCACCGAATTTGCCCAACAGATTACGCAGACGTCCAATGATTTGTTTGTTACGTTGAGTCGAGAACACCGTGTGTGGGCAGATAGTGGTAACCAGCCCAGGGATGTCTTTACCAGTACCACAGCTACCAGGTGTGGTGATTAAGTTTTCATGTTCCAAGTACTTCGTCGGATTCTTCTTGTCCAACGTACCGAGATACGTATCGAAGTCCTCTCCTGGGTATCTTTCCCTGAAACGTTCACACATGACTTGACACATCTCAATCAAGGTAAAGAAGAACAGACACTTGGTCCCTTCCTCCTTCTTGTCAAGATAGAACTCACGATACATCGCGTCCGTAAGCTCAAAGTAGAAGTCAGTTAACTCGGGGCTCTTAAGAATAGACTTCTCCAGTGCAATATCACTGTAGGTTCCGTTCTGCTGAGTATTGAGTCTGTACTTCCTTGGGTCAATGTCATACATGAAAGCGACAATGTCGATGTAGTTCTCATTGTCAGGCTCCTTAAGGCGTATTGCCTTAGGAATCATGGTGAGGTACATCTTGTTCAAGAATGGATCGTCAGCCTTAAGCGTAGCGCTCAGGATGATGGTCTTAGCAGGGTTACCGTACATCATGGAAACCGCTACTTCGTGGAAGCTCTCGTGAGCCTCATCGATCACACGCAGACCAGCACCGATGTCATCAAAAATCTCATCCAACGATGGTAGCGAAGGATCTTTACGCTGATTCTTGAGGTAAGTCATGATGCGGGTAGTCGGCAGGATTACAAACTTAGGATCTATCTTGCCTGACTTAATAAGCTCACCCAATCTGACCAAGTCGCTGAATTCCCATACGACCACGTCTTCCGGTTTGATATCAAACATTTCAGCAATGTCTTTCTGCCATACCGGGATGTAACGAGGCTGAATGGTGATCAGAGCCCTTGTGTTGAGTTTTACGGCAGTGAACAAGGCCATGTAGGTCTTACCACCACCGGTGAAGCAATTGTTTACCTTGAGTGGCCCAGGCTCTAGCTGATATGTAATCCACTCGACCTGGTGTTCTCTAGGAGTTTGGTACTTCTCTCGCAAGGCATGAGTGATGTGTGTAACCCGATCAATCGGTTTCTCACTCATTTTGATACGGGCAGAGTTATACCCGCAGTACTGAGCATGCTTGATGAAGTCGTTCAGAACACTTAAAGGCATTCTGTAAACTTCGTGATCGTTTTCTGCTCTGGCAAATACGTGGGTGGGTTTCCAGATTTTGTGTCTGGTCCCTGGGATCTTCTGCATTTCGAACTTAGTAAGCTCCGATTTACAAAAGCGCTTGATTACCTTGTCAGCGAATTCTCCGTAGAAATTTGATACTCTAAAGTAACAGTTCGCTGTTTCTATATTAGCAACAGTACGCATCAACCAGCCTCTAAAACCGTCTAGGGGGAGCTACTCCCCTAGACGGGGAGTACTCGGTTAGGACACCCCATGTTGGAAGAACGCTTCCAACGGAGATGCTTGCCTGTCTTTGACGAGGAACGTTTTGATGTTGGACAATACAGATTGTTGCCCCTGCGCGATCATAAGACCGCCAGCTCCACGATTTTCAACACACGTCATAAAGTTTTCAAAGTACTTCTCACCGCTACCCAAAGTAAGTTTGTACGATCCCTCGGAAGGTTTCTTACAAAGCAATGCTGCTAGCATTGTCTCTGGGTGTACGATGTTAATACCTTTGGTCTCCTGATTGATAAGAGTCCAGAACTCACCGAGAACTTCGCCGAACATCTTCGGAGTTACCGGTTGTGCTTTCCAGGCAGCATTACGTTTGTTAAAGGTCATGAAGTTCTCAACACGCTTACGGTGCGCATCAAGGCCTTCCCGAGTGAATGGAAGTACGAAGATTGGGTCTTCGAAGTTCCAGTCTTTCAAATCTACCGCAATGTGTTTCCGATCCAGGATCTCCCAGCCCATCTTCAACACGTACTGTACGAAGCCTGTACTGAACCGCGAGTTCCGCGAGGCCACCGAAGTTTGTGCCGAATGTTGCTGAATGGTCTTACCGCCAACCATTACGTCTTCGATTTCATATTGGAACGTGATGTCATCGAAGTACGGGAGCTTGTCCACCGAGATCTCGTCGAGTACGTCCAGAGAACGCAAGTCGGCCAGATCTTTCTGGATAGAGGCTCTGAGGATAATCCTGGTCCCCTCTTGACACATGTCGCCCTTGAGGAAGATCTCGTTACCGTTAGAAGTGAGGATCTGTCTATCTTTCTGCTGTACCTCAAACCGACGGGTTACAGCGTTACGGATAAAGTGCTTGGTAGAAAGCATCTTCTGACCGAGCGGGTTACAGATCGTGGTAGATGCGAACATCCCAACGTTAGCAGTACGCTTCATGATAACGTTGTACGGAATCGATGACTTCATCGCACCGTAACACTTACCACACGGCATCCCATCCACACCAGAACGGCAGAAGCCGATAGTGCGGAAGGATACAGTCTCACCGACCTTGATGTTCTTCACAGTTTTGTGGTCGATAAGCTCCACACTACCGTTATCCAACAGACGGTGTTTGCCCAACATGGCAATCGCCATATCAGTACTGGCAATCCGCATTTCTGCGTAATCGTCAGAACCGCAGTCATGAGTGTGCAAGATACCTTGGATAACCGCAGTCGCCAAGTGAGTCTTACGGTGGAACCACTGAGAGTCTTTCAGGCCACGACCGTTAGAGATCAAACTCATACCGGATGACTTACCATCACCAAGCACATCCACTTGCTTGACGATACCCTCAGAATAGTTACTCATGATTGGGTTAGGCAGAATGTGGTTAGGCAAGTCAAACACCCCGCCACGAACACCAGCCAGCTGATAAGCCTGGTTGATACTCACACCGCCAGTACGAGCCATCAGTGCTACAGTGTTGTTATCCAGCGACTCGTCCATCTTGATGTAATCGCTGAACAGCATTTCACCTTCGTCAATGCTGATCTGCCCGCTTTGTACTTTCTCCCGAATCTCAACGATACCCGGATTCATCGCCAGGTCATCCACGTCTTCTGCGCGAGCAGAAAGAACAGATCGCTCACTCATTACCACGATCATGTTGTTGAGCTTTGCCTGCCAGGCATGGATCAACCGTTTCAGACCATCGACTTCTTCCGGGTCGTCGATTCTCGGACCAATTACCCCCAAGACGTAGTCCATTGGAATCTTGAGGGTTTTGTCATTGTAAACAACGTGCTTGAATTCCGGATCACGCTTGGATGGAACCAACTCCTTAACGTGATACGGAACCTCCGGGTACTTACGGTGAATGATCAACCCTTGCCAGGTCAACATCAACGCGTAAGTGTCCGACAGCCCGATATTGCCTTCATCATCTAACACATCAACTGCACGGCGTGTTCCTCGCCACCGCAACATATCAGCTTCAGACAAATCGGCAAATTCTCGCAGACTAACTTGCATCGTCATTGATGTTGCTCCGCACTAAGCATGGATTTCAGTAAAGGATCGGTTTCCAGGTTCTGCAAGTAGTTAACTGCGACAGTATCTTCAGTACGGTCAGAAGCAAGCTCTTCCCGCAGACACCAGCCGGAGTCAGACAACAAACTCACAGACATTTGCAACGCCACGTTCATGTCATATTCCTCAGGCTTAACGATCTGGTCAATATCCCAAACGTCATTTGCCCGAATGATTCGACGTGTCATGCGAACCTTCAGCTCTGGAGAGTTACCCATCGCCAACTGTTTAACCGTTTCTTTACCACCGGATTGACTCAAGTTCAGACGAGCTTCGTCTTCACCTTTGTTACGGTTGTGCTTGTTCTGCAAGAAGCTCCCGTACTTGTTGGTTTCGCTAGGCTTAGCCGGCATACCGAACAAGTTAGACAGAGGCAACGACTGTGCACTCATATCTGTACCGAACTTATCCAGCAACATGAAGTGCTGGTTGGTCAACAGTACCGGGTTATCTGATTCCAGTTCCTCACCCAACGAGTCAGTGAAGTAGATCTTCTCTGGCTTGTAGGCGTAAACCTCACGCAACGCCCGGATGATCGCAATACCGTACAGCTTGGTATCCACATTAACACGCACCGAGATTTGAGTCTTGGCAACGTAGTTCACGTAGTCTGCAATTGTGTCTGGTTCGAAGATTGTGTCCCGAACCATTTCGCCAAACTCTGGGAACCCAGTGTCGAAGAACTTAAGCAGCTTAGCGAACGCACCCTCGAAGTCACCGACCTTACGGCAAGCAACAACTTCTTTATGGATGTTGGCGTTGATGAAGTTGACAGATTGCTCCATGAGCATGGAGAAGATCTGCCGACGGAACGCAGGGAAGTTGTTGACGACGATGTCAGCAGTTGTGCCGTCAGCATAACGAGGAGCCATGGCTTTCGGAATGATCCGAACGATTACGCCTTTGTCCCCGTTCATACCTGCAATTTTGAACTTGTTCTTACCTGGGACCAACTCACGCAACAGAATCGTTACGTTCCAGTCCTTCAACCGCTGACGCTTGATACCACGGAACATGGTGTTCACTTTACCCAAGTTATTTCGGGTGCTGTTAGCCATGCCCAAACGCAGGAAGGTATCCAACGCAAAAGACACCGGAATATCTTGACCGTTGTTCTTGGCCAGTTTACCGTAATACCAACGAATGATATCGTTGTTCATTTCATTTTGACGCTTCTCATAACGATCCAGCACACGGTTATGAGTTTGTTCGATGTGCTCAGTAGAACGATTGTTCGCCTGATTTTTCATCCGCTCGCTGAGAACCTCTACCGACATTACTTCTGCATCCACAGGAGCATGGAACAGAATGTCGAAGTTGCGATCAGGAGTACGCAGTGCTTTCTTGGTCAGTGTAGTGAGTGCCGTACGTGGATCACGACGACGGAAACCCATCACAATGCCATCTGAACGAACACGTTCACCAGACTCAGGGAACGGTTTTGGATTCTCGTCAGTTCCGTACAACATCAGCGGAACGTACTCATCCTCATTCCATTGATGGCTACGAGAATGTTTGAACATGCAACGAAGTTTCTCGTAAGCACATTCGTCAGTGATTGCAACACCGTCCTCCTCGGTAAAGTGGAAAGATCCAGGACAAACTTTAAGGTCTGTACCAAACATCCACTCGCCACTCTCAGAAACCCGAGGACTCTTGGCAAAAATGGTTCCTTTCGGAAACCGTGCACCGATGTCGATCTTGCGCATGATTTCTTTGTCATACACATATTCGAAACCGATGTAGGTGTTCTGCGTGTTGTACCGCGGTAGCTCCAGTACATCGTACGCATTGAGTTCATCGTTCTTGAACACCAAATACATGGAGTTCCATTTATCAGTAGGTTCTCCCGACTGAGTCAATGAACGAACGTAGAACACACCTTCGATAACCATGTTCGATGGAGCTTCGATTCGACGAGCACCATCTGCATAATGAAACTCTGCACCAGTAACCAACTTACGACCGCTGCGACCGTTAACGTCTACAGCTTTGGGAATCATGTTCCCGACCATGTACATACGAGTAGGTGAACTGATCCATGGAAATGGAACCAAGTTCGTACAAACACCCTGAAGTTCTGGAAGCATCTCATTCTCACGTTTGAGATACTTGTACTTCGGCTGCTCGGTTAAATGCGAGATATCAACCATTTTTATAACTTCCTATTACACATCATCTGGTAGATGATATAGGTCCGAATTATTATACCCACAGCAGGGGCAACTTAAATGCCGATCAGCACTAACAATTCCGAAGGAGACAAGAGTGTATTCTTTACCCCAGAATACAAAACTCTTATCCGCTCCCTTAAGGAAGTATTGCTCCAAAACACAACATCATTACCCATCCCCAACCCCAATGATCGTTATGCCTACCGGAATGACTTCTACCGGTTATTGCGTTCACTGAATATCAAAAGCCACTTGTGGTGGACTATTGCATATCTTAATAATGTGGAAAACGTGAACAAAGATAACAGCCACATTATGGAAATTCGTAACGTGGACGAAAATACTATCATCCGCGCTATATCCCGAAGTAATACACGCCCCGGTTAAAAATAACAGGAAATACAGTACTCCCGGCGTCAGCCGGGAGTACTGATTAACCACTATTCCGTTAGTAGGTTGGACTGCTGATGCCATGGCCATTGTGATCTACGTAAACACCACTGCTCGACGAAGACGCCGGAGTAGTGTTACCCAGTTGACCACCTTGAAGCAAGGCCAGTTGTTGCAGCGGGGTCAGGCTACCCAGCAAGCCGGTTTGAGCCAGCAATGCCAAGTTATTGTTGCCACCACCCAACCCCGCTGCCGCTAAAGGGTTGATGCCCCCCAGCAAGCCACCGAGACCGCCCAGACCGCCCAAGCCTACACCACCAACGCCTGGGTTGATACCGGCCACACCAGAGCTTTCAGTGCGCTGCATGATTGTACCCATGCGAGTGCAGATGTAAACAACTGGCATTTGAGTCAGCTTGTTGATCGCGTGGTGAACTACCCGGTTGTTGGCGTAGTCGATTTCCACACGGATCCACTGGTCATTCGGTTCCATGCCGGCTGGCGGAGATACCGAGTAACCGTCGACGTTTTGCGGACCAGCTTGTGCTGCTGCTTGTGCCAGCAGTTGAGCAGCCTGACCGGCGACACCGACTTGAGCCGCTACGTTCGATTGCGGAGTACTGTTGACCGAGAACATGTTCCCCATGCCATTCAGATGATTCTGTTTGTTGACAGCTTCTTCCTGAGTGTTGTGGGTGTTGTACTGCATGTCCGGAACCTGGTTGTAGATTTCCGGCAGCCGTTCCATTTCTTCAGTCCACGACAGGTCAATTGGGTAGATACCCAGTTTGTCGAAGTCAGCACGGAAGATATTCTGGAGACGGTTGAACTGGTCAGCAATTGCTTCATAGCAGCCCAGGAACGACGTCAGACGCGAAGCAACCGGAGAGGTGGACTCCGACTCAATATCGTCTGGGTTCATTACTGCTGGCAGCACACAGCGATGCAGGTGAGCGATCAGTTTCAGTGCAGCACGCGAAATCGAATAACCGTGGAACTCGATGCTTTGGTTATCCGACTGACCTTCCGACTGAGCCAGACGTTTCACGACCTCGTTGTAGATCGGGAAGACTGGCTTGGTACGGTGGTAAACGCGCTGACCGCTACCGGTGCTACTACGGCCGGAGCCTTTGGAAACTTTCAGGTGAATGAAACGGTTGTCGATGCCGTTCTCACCCATTTCCACTTGCATGCGCGCCATGAACTCCGAGATTTCCGTCATGGTTTGTTTCTTGACGTTCTTGAACGGTTCTAGGATATCCAGTGTGTTCTGGTTCCAGGAACGTTTCTCGGCACCCTTGGCGATAGCTTGAAGAACTGGCGGATACTTCTTGAACAGTTCGAGCAAGCGAATGCCAGCCATGCGGCGAATGATCTTGAAGACTTCGGTTTCCTGACTGATGACGTTTTCACACGCCGGGTGGAAGTATACCTTGTTCATCGAGTCGGTGGATGCCAACAGATCAGAGACCGGCAGGTAAAGTGGCATGTCATCCACTTTAACTTCGATCTCATGTTCCGACACCTTGATGAAGATCTGGTAGTTCGGTTTAACCAGCGCCCCGAAAGAGCCGAGGATGGCTTTGTAAAGTTTATTCAATTCGTTCATGGGTTAAGACCTTATTCGGCGAAATACTCGCGGATGTTGTTGAGGAAGCTGACAGATTCCGCAATGCCAGCATCAGTAGCCGCGATATTGGTACTGGTACGTGAGAGGTAGTAAGTTGCGTTGGTGTAACTTTGCGTGGTGGATTCGTCACCGTTGAAGAACACTTGCACGCTGGTCTCACCAAACATGGCACAGGTAACGATCACGTTGACGATTGTCGTGTCGTGCGCGTAACCAGTGTTGTACTTGGTAAAGAACCGATCTTTGAACGCTTGCTTGAATTTCTCCAAGCGGTTGATTGCAAATGGGTCAGAGTCGATGATCGACATCCACTCACCGGTAAGCATTGCTACACCATCTTCCTCCATGAACCCACCGAACGAATCCGGATTGTTGGTGGCGGAGAAAGTACAGAACGTCACACCAGTACGAATAGCCAGGTCAGCACAGAGAACTGCGATTTCCTGAGCGGTTGTTTCCGAAATGGTGGTGGAGCCATAAGCATTGGTCAAACCGATGTTGTCGACCACATCTGGAGGATTGTCAATCATCTCCATGTTCATTACGTCAACGAAGTTCTCGAAGACGCTTGCAATCTCACCCAGGCTGAAACCATTGAAGCCCATTTGGTTCCACATGCCGGTGTGTTGAGACATCGCCATGAAGAACGCATTACGAGTGATGTTGGCTTCAGCCATGCCACCAGAGTAGATCGACTCAGCAATGGAATCGTGAAGATCCATGCCGAAGTCTTTCGAAGTGAGCGCATTACCTGCGATCTTCATTAACTGTTTGGCGTGGTGAGTGGTATCGAGGTTCTGAGTCTTCGAGATCACGATACCTTTGTTCAGGTCAGCCAGAACGTTGCCACCGTAACCATCCTGAGAGTTTTCAGACTCAGTTGCTACATAGCCCAGAACTTCGTTACCGATGTCGATAGGACGCATGGAGCGCTGGTTAATGTTCTTGTTTGGGTGACCTTGCAAGAACTGGTGGGAATTGGTTACCGACTGCTGGATGGTTGGATAACCGTTGAAGTCAGTTTTGTTACTGGTGTCAATCTCCCAGCAACGAACTGGCTGGAATCGAGTAGCTGGATCGATACCAACATCACGAGGCTCACCACCCACCAGATAACCCAACACTACCAACTTAGTAGAGCGCAATGCGCTCTCTTCAGTTGCGAACTCCAACATGCCCAGACCACGACGTTGGTTGTAGGTATCTTCGATAGCTACGAAACCATTGGGTTGCACTGTCAAACCACCAGCTTGCCCGGAGATAGCATTCAGAGTCGACTCACGAATACCGCCTGCGCGCTGCTCAGTCATCAGCTGGTCAACATGCATCGGCTGCATCTTGAGAATGTTGTGGCGGTGTACGTGTTCATGGTTTGGGTTGCCCACACCCAAGATGACACGACGGAGAGCCACGTTAATTTGATTGTCCATACACTTCGCGCCTTCTAATACTTAATCGTTAACTTGTTTGACTAGTCGCATGAATTCCAGGCGGATCTCGTTTTCCAGTTCAATGGAGAACATGTCGCCTGAGATTACACGATCGTAGATTGCAGGATCATCCAACACCCCATATTCCAAGTTGGACTTCCAAGCCTTGTTAGTCAATTCGACAAGGAATCGATCAACGGCTAACAGTACTTCATTGAAACCTCGGTTCTCGCTGTTACGCGATTGAACGTCGCAGATAGATGCCAGGTAGTTTTTGTCGTCGTCGGTTAGCTTAAGACCTTCTGCCAAACTCCGCGCTCCTTCCGGATCATGGATCCCGCCCAGCAGAGACGGCAAATACGTATAACCTTGTTCGGCCAGTTTAACTTGACCGAGGGCAATTGCCGACATGAGTTGAGTATAGCTGCACTCTTCCCAGATCGACGGACTAACTACTTCGAAGTACACCAAAGACAACAGAGATCGAATGACCTCGTTCAGATCGAAGTTCCAGTTTGGTGGAATGTTGCGGTAGACCTTATCTACCAACTGGTAGTTCTTGATCCCCAATCCTTCGCACTGGAATTTAAAGCAGTCAACATAACGCGGTTGATCTTTCTCGTCGAACAACCCAAAGCTGAAATACTCTGCTTCAGATTCAATGTCCGACGCCCGTACCTTTTCGGTGATGTTGTACTTGTCGTACGAAGAACGTTTGTCCTCGTCATCACCACCAGAAAGACGATCTTCTTTATTACGAAACGAAATGCTGGCCTCATGCTGACGCACCGCACCGTTAATCGTGTTCGCAATGTTCTTGTCGAATTCTGTTTCCGGAATCACTGCACAGCACAGTCTGTCGAAGATTGCACTGAACAGAACCTTCTCAACGAATGCTTCGGTGTTACCGCCGCTTTCGATCTGAGTTGGTGTTGGACGTTTATCAAACGAATACGAGAAGTAGGTTTTGAGTTTCTCCCACCCGTACATGCGCTTGATGAAATAGTTGTCCTTAATAAGCTGACCGCACACTACCCCGCTGTAGCTGCTACCCATGTTGTCATCGAAACGGTTCATAAGACCGAAGATGATCGGAAACACCGAACGAATTACAAAAGCCAACTTCACCAAGTTGACGTAGTCAGCATCGGTGATAGTTGTTTGTTCTGGATAATCACCCTTGCTTGCTGCTTCACTGAGATTCTTGGGAATCTTCAGATACTCAGAGTTCTGGATGAACGCACAATACTTTTCTACCCCGATCATTTCCAGGATGTTGTCTACCAACGGTTTAAGTCGGCTCAACTCATGGTGGTAATCGTAGAACTTGCCGTTCTCGATAATGTCGTGGGCTTTCTCATACAACTTGTACAGCTTGAGTTGTTGTTCGTTGGTAAGGACCGTTGTCACATATTCGTTCAAGCAGTCGAACAGGTTGTTCTCAGCTTCTGGACGATCCTTGGAGACTCGTTCCAGTTGAACTTTGGCCTTACCATTGAAGAGGCTGGACTGTTCGTTAAACGACACGACAATCGCTTTAATCCCCTTCTTACCACTACGACGCATATCGACATTAAACATGATTTGTATTAATCTCCTTTACCTGCTCTGCCTGAATAATGTAGTTCTGAAAAAATCTTAGAGCACTATAAAGGCTAGCCCGGGAGGGTTGCCCCTCCCAGACTTAAAAGGGTGTTGCTTAGAACATGTCGTCGAAGTCTTCGTCGAAGGTGTTGGTATTCGACTGGTTCGGGTTGTTGTTCGGTTTGTGCGAACCTTGCGAACCATCGCCCTTCGGCTTCGGCGGCTCCCAGCCTTCCAGTTCCATGCGGTCCAGGACCGGACGGTGGAAGTTGACCCAGCTACGTGCCGACATACGCGACATGAAGCCGTTGTCTTCAACCATCTGACCTTCAGCGTTGCGCATCAGCAAGGTGTTCGAGTTTGGACCCTTGAAGTTACACATCACTTTGTAATCGCCTTTGGAGTAACCCAGGGAGATCACGCCGTCTTCTGCACGTTTGATGGTGAAGGTGCCCTTGACAACCGGGGACTCACTCAGACGACTTTGGCCACCAGTAAACACGAAGTCGTGTTTCTTGATGAGGTATTGCTTGCTGGTGAACTCTGGGCTGTTGGATGCTTCCAGCAGAGTTTCGAAGAGGATGTTGCGGTCGTACGCAGTCATCTCTACTTCTTTGTGGTTGTTCTTGCCGCCACCGCCTTCCTTGAAGATGCCGTCGCTGACCTTGAAGACGATCTTGCCGGCGTTGGTGATTTCCCACATGAACTGAGCAGGGAACTTGGCGCCGTCCAGAGGCTTGTCGGTAGCCGGGTGTGGCTGACGCCAGTCGTTCAGAAACATCTTCTTGCGAGGAGTGAATTGTGGTTTGGATTGTTGCTGGTAGCTCATGGGGACTTTCCTTAAATTTTTCCAAGCAGCCGTTATAAATTGGGTCCGCAGTAGAATTATGTTGTGATTATTTAGCCTTTGTACTCAGGCATTGGTAAACCTTGAAAATGTTGCTCGATAGCCTGCTTTAGCCACTCTCGATGTTCCGGACCGCCATGCGCAATAACGTCGTACAAAGTGGGTATCTGTTTGATGAGAGCAAGGGCAATTTCGAGGTCTCCTGTGGGACAGTCTTCTTGTCCAACTGTAGAGGATACATAAGTAAGACCTTCTACTAAAGAGCCCATCTTCTCTTCAAACGTCACAGGGTCTTCCCAGGAATGTTTATTGTCCCAGGGATAAAGCATTCTGCTACGATCAAATAAACTCATAAGCCTTCCTTTAGAACATCATCATCAGACCTGCCCTGTCCACACCTTGCTGCAAGCTGACGATGGATGACTTCACCCTAGCGTAGGTTGAGGCAGTGGTCCAGCCGCTATCGTTGGCAATGGTTTTCACCAAATCCTTGATCGCTTGCTTAGACGACATGAAGTCGGTTGAGTTGTCACCAAAGATCTGAATGGTCAGACGATTCAGCGGAATGTTTAACAGGTTCTTGCCGTTAGTCAGCTTGGTATGCCAATCTGGGAACGACTTAAGAACACCCGTATAACTTTCGAAGAGTTTGAGTCGCCCTGTTCCTGACGTCTCGCACAGATCTACGGGATGGTGAGTCATCACCACGCCATTACCACTAAAAGGAGGCATCCCGACATTGGTAGCTACTATCAGCTTCTCGTATTTTTCAAGAAGCTTTTCGCATGCTCCATTGATGGCTTTGTAGACTTTCTGTTGCTTCTCAGTTCCTTTGCTATGATCCTTAATATCGGCATGAGGGTACCGACCCTTGAGTCCTCTGTAGGAAGGATAGTAGACAACCATCTTCACAGGCTTACCATTTCGGTGCTGATCGATGTACTTGGCTATGAAGGTAATGTCCCCTTCAGTATCCTTAACTAACTGATTAATGTCGAAGGCTGTCTCGTCATCTTTCTCATAAGACTCCAGGGCATTACGCACCAGAGTCCGCAGATTAAAAAGGACAGTATCAATCCTCCGGAAGTTCATGAGGTTTCCCTGCTCAAGCGCAAGGGAGGTACCTACTGAAATCCCTAACGCGCCTGTGCTTCTCATTAGATTAAGAACTCCTCTAATACAGCTTCCGCCTCACTCATTGGAATATCCATAGCAGCAAACTTCGGTGCTACGTAAGGAGCGGCAGAGCTTTTGATGTTAGCCTTGGTTAAAGATGTGCCGGAGTAGACCTTGGTTTCAAACAAAGCTTCTTCGACAATCTCGTCGTCATTCTTTTCGTTCTCAGCTTTGAACCCAAACTGCGGGTACTCTTTAGCCAAGACCGAGATCATTGGGTTCACTACAGCAGCCGACCCACCCATGATGCGTAACTGGGAATGCATCGGTAACTTTCGCTTATCAATGAAACTGTGAACTAGTGCAATCAACTCAGCTGGATCGATGTTTTGATCCACATTGATTGTCAGGTATGGGAGCGCATTCTTGTTCTCCCAGAAGACCGGTTTAAACTCTTTGGTCTTCAGATCCAGATCGATAACGTAACCGCCCTTGGGATGTTCTTCACCATGGCGAGTACGGTCGAAACTACCAGAAGTATAAAGCTTACCACGCTGCACTGGCGTATGAATGTGACCAGCCAGAATGCAGTACTCAACAATCGATTCCCAACGTTCAAGGTTGTGAGCCTTGTGTCGTGCATTGGTATGCATTTGGAATTCGAATGCTCCGTGGAAGTGAATCTGGTGAACCATGTCCAGTCCAGATTCAGCTAATACCCCTAAAGCTTTATCCCACACATCATCAGGAGTGATTGCCCCCATGTTGTCTGGAACAAACATAATCGACAAGTTATCCAGTTTCTCGAAAGTTTGGATACACAGGGTGTCGATATAACGAACGTCCATCCCTTCTGGGGCCAACATAGGGAAATGCTTAGGCTGACCCCAGTCATGGGAGGATGTTCCTTCCAACCAGATCACGATGATGTCTGGATTGGTTTTGTAGGCGTAGTCCAGGAACTTCCTTACCCAGTCCAACACCACATGCGCTTCAACGTTAGGGAGTTCGATCATGCGTTCGAACCAGTCCCCGCCAAATGAGATCATGTCTACTTTGGCGAGGTCATTCTCTTTACGCAAGAAAGTGGTGAGGTTATTCAGAATATGCAGCGACGGTGTAATCTGGTGTACGGTGTGCTGGTCGGAGCACCAAAGCTGCCTCATTTAAAACTCCCCAATACGTTTAGCATTCGAGCGGATCGAATTCTTGATCTGGCTCGTCTTGATCTTTGGCTTCATTCTGCTTTACAGCAGTTTCAGAAGTACTTTCTTCGAACTTGAACAGGCCGTCGGTGAGTTCTGTGATGAACTTCTTCTCGTCGGCTGTAACAGGTTCTTTCTTGAATGCCCGATACAGGATAGGCCGTGCTTTGTTCAGATCATCAACCGTAGCGCGCGGGTTAACCACTTGACGGATGTAGTTAACTTGTTTTTCTACTTCCGGGATGATTTGGTGCTTAGCATAGTACCACTGTGGTACCATATCGGTGATCAGCTTAGGCTTAACACTGGCAAGCCCATTTTCAACATGGTGTGCCAGGTGAGCAGAAGCGTCAGGCAGGTGCTTGAGCTGTTCGTCAGCAGCAATCTGCTTGATAGCCTGTTCCAGGTCGCGCAGCATCTTCTGATGCTCAGGACCCATGTTGGTGGTCACCAGAGGCGGGATCAGGAACAGAGGACGGTTGTTGTCGTCTACAACCATAACCGATTGCAGACCGTCGCCAGACAGATCGATCCATTCCTGGGTAGGGAAGTAGTTCAGTCCGTGTTCACGACCCAGAGCAAACAGCATCAACCAATCACGAATGAAGTCCGATTCCTTGATGATGTCAGCCACGTTGTAAGGCTTGTTGTCGCCTTTATTAACCATCATCCGTTTACCATCAACCTCGATGGTGTCTACATCCCGTAGCCAACCGAAGGCGCTCTCGATCATGCGTTCGCGAGTAGTGGTCGGTGGAGTTTTCTTTAGGTCCATTTATTTCAGCCTCTCGCTGTCAAGCACTTTGTAATGTTCGCCGGTTTTTAGGATAGTTCGCCCTACATCATAGAGCTTGCCGTCACTAATTACTTGGATCGATATTTGTAAACTGTAAAGTGAACGGGACTCGTTCAAATACTGAAAGGTAACTTCAACCGTACGTTGAGCGAAGAGTTCACCAAAGTAGGTATCCAGTTCTTCTTTGGCCTTTTCAGCCAATCTGTCCGGTGTACGATTGTGAGTCATCCAAAGGTAGTTCCAACTAGGAACGTTACCCATGATCTTGCCTTGATTACGACGGCTAGCAAACCAGTATGTCAAATGCCTGCTAATAGCTTCCTCAGGAGACTGAGTTTCGAAGCCTACGCCTGAGTCCAATGTACCTACGCAGAAACTACTCACGGCCATATACCTTATAAAAGAAATCGTCGTAAAATCGAAACAAAAAATAAAAGGGTAAGGTAAGGTAAGGTATCCCTAGGGATACCTTACCGAACTGTTACATCTCTTTACTGCCTTTCTCCGACTTGATGTCGAAGAGCCCCTTTGCCCTGTGATGATCAGCAGCAGTCCAGGTACAATCAATAGCAGAACGATCCCGGAAGCTGAGAATCTGGTTGCCCATGTCCATATAGTGACTGTGTCTGGAACTCGCTACGTCGTCTTCAACGCTGATTTCCATAACACCATGTCGTGCCTTGCGGTAGAACATGTTCTCAGCACCAACACCTTTACAGAGTGGACTGAGTCCTTCATAGCCTTTGATCTCTCCGGCCAGGAAAGCTTTCATATGCGCCGGGTTGGCCATGATGTAGTTAGCCATCAGACCTTGGGCACCGAGGATCGCTTCAGGCGAACCCAAGTAACCAATTTCGAAATGACCGAGGAAACGATCACCGTCGTTACCATCTAAACGACGACTGAACTCCCAAGCCCGACTTTCCACGAACTTGTTGAAGCCGTCCATGATGTTCGTAGCTTGTTTGGCCAACCACCCGCCCAACTGCTGAGCCGCTCCTAGTTGCTGACTTACGTATTCAGCATTCTGCTGCATCTGTTGGTCAGTGAAGCTTCCAGAAATGGCGTGGGAGAATGCGTGGGCGCTGTTCATTGTCATAGCGATCACTCCATTATTTCGTGTTGCATCATTAAGGTGTTCAAGTTCATAAGGTTCGTTGCAGTTTGACCTGCGTAGTCCCCTACCTTAAACAAGACGTTGCGGTCCAGTGCCTGATGATGACCCCACCCACCATATGCCTTAGCCTTCGATTCGTTATCAAAGATGGCAATGATGTACTCCTGGTCGCCGTCGAAGTCCGCGTTCATTTGCTTGGTCGAGAGAATAGGCAGACGAACACTTTCGTCTTCCAGGTCCCGATTAACAAAGAACTTGAACGTACGGCAACTCAAGAACTCAATGGTTGGGTTACGACCAGACTGGATTAAGCATTTGCAGCCATTTTCCATATCAGTAAAGAAAGCATCGATCAGAGGATCGACGTTGTACGCAGCTTCTGCGATACGTTTCTTGGCCTGGTAAGGAGTATGACCTTTTCTGTACAGATAGCTCTTGATATGAATCTCAAGCATCGACAGAGCCATCTTCCACGGCACGATCAACTTGTCAGGGTCGATAATACCGGTTTGAGATGTAATAACTGAACGACCAGTAAACGGTGTGCTACCCGAGCCCACATGCTTACGATTAAGACCAGTCTTGCTAAACAATCCAGTCGGGTTGTTAACCTTCGTGTACTGCTCGGCCAATGCGCAAAGAGTTCTGCCCACTACTTCAGCATTCTTTTCCTTTTCGGCATCAGAGAGTTGATGCGTACTATTGGATTTGAGTGTGTCAGTAAGACTGATATAAAGAGAAGCGGTAATCGGCTGATACGAATACGCGAAGGTATCCTTGCCACTCTTCTCAAGAACGGTGCTATAACGATTTGGAACTTTCATGTAGCGAGGGAATGCGATATCTTTATTTCGCTCCCACACTTCCATGTACAACGGACCTTCTTTGGTGCTCTTGAAGTGTCGACGACCATCACCGATTAAGATCCACTCCAAGAGTCGATCCGCATTACGGATGAATGAGTTCATGTTCACTTCGGTGATCTGCAAGGTCTCAAGCATCGTCCTGATAATTACACCAGAAGTATTCTTCGCCTTGTTTACACCTCGCCGATATTCCTTGTCCATGAAGTAACGCGGAATACAGACTTTGGGAGAACCGATTGTAATGTTGCTAAAGAACGTCGAGTAGAACCCGATGTTTACGAAACGATCTACGCCCTCAGGAGCTTTGAGCCAGATCTTGCTATCATTGCCTTTGTTGAAGAACTTCTCAACTGGGTCACCACAGTACTCACAGATCTGGGGGTTACCTTCCCGAATCCGGTAGTTACCTCTGAGATGACCGCATGTACATTGTGCAACTGTCTCGAACGTATTCCCGTTAAACTCCATACGAGTAAGACGGCCGAGTAACTCTCGATCTTCCTCCAACTTGAGATCAAGTTCGTTCAAATAAATTGGTCTAAGCTTACTGGTATCGTGTAGATAATCGTAATCTTCGAAGTCAGGGTACAACGGCTTGGAGTATCGAGGATCGTCCTCAAGTTCTCCCGGCTTGAACTTCAAAGCAAACCGAGACAGGTAGCTCATCGGGTCTAACGATTCTACCGTGTACTGCGTAAGAGCTTGGATGGCCTTCATATTTGAAGGTGTAATAGCCGGTAATTCCATGCCAACTCCCAAAAAATCAAAATGCTGAAATAGAGGACTAGAGAGGCGTTAACCCCTCTAGTCCTTATTCCATTAAGACCGGAGTCTTAGATCAGCGGTACAGTGATGTTGAACGCCTGGTTTGCGCCCAGGTTGAGGCCGTTGGAACCAGCGCCAACCAGAGTAGCCAGACCGATGCCCGGAGTAGAAGCCAGACGGTGTACGCGGAACGAGCCCAGGTTGTTGGCTGCGTTCAGGCCACCGATGGTGTCCATTGCGCCAGCCATTGCAGCCATGAAGCCCGGATCGAATACAGCCGACGAACCGAAGCTGTTGATGTGGTTGCGACCGTCGAACAGCGAAGACGATTGTTCCACACGCAGTTTCTGCGAACGTTCTTTGGCGTTTTCGTTCGGGTTGTTACCGTACACAGTGCCCAGGTAGCTGTCGATTGCCGCGGTGGAAGCTGCGGTGTCGCCAGGCTTGCTGTTGCAGATGAACATTTCGTCCACTTCCTGGGTGTTGATCACGCGCTCTTTGTGATCGCGCGAAGCCAGGGTCGAAGTTGCGATACCGTTCACCACCAGGGTATTGGTGTTGATCAGGATCGGCTTCTGTGGATCTGGGTACCAGCCGGTGCCACGAGCCTTGTTCTCGTTGATGATCTCGGAGAACTTGAACTTGGTCATGGAGTCGATCAGAGCGACGACTACCTTGGTGGCCTCGTACGAGTTGGTACCGCAGAGTTCACGGAGGAAGTTGACGATTGGCGAATCCGGACCGTTCGGGATCAGGTTCACGCGGAAGATCGCGTGCGGCGAAACGTTCTGGCGGATCCAGTTGGTCACGAAGTCGGTATCGTTGATGTTCTTGTCATCCAGAGGGATGCGAAGATTGTTCTTGGCCGCGATCAGCTGAGCGAAGCCCGGCATTTCTTGAGCCACCATCTTGATACGAGTTTCGAGGCCGACCAGCGAACCACGACCACCGACCTGAGCCTTGCGCAGTGCTTCCGCCCAGACGAACTGGTTGTTGGAAGTCATCAGAGCGTACAGGCCGTAGAACCACGGGAAGATACCGCCGTTGTTGCGCAGCATTTCGCCGGCAGTAACGGTGTCGATGGTGATCTCCGGACGCAGCGGACGGTAGGTGCCTTGCCATACGGAACCAGCCTGGTACGCCTGGCCCATGAAGGCACGCAGGTTTGCCATGTGGTCCTGGGACTGCATCTGCATTGCCATTTGTTGCTGGTAGTCGGCCCACGGTACACCGGCCAGGCTGACAGCCGCAGTTACGCGAGCGATCTCACGAGTGCTTGCCTGGTTGAAGGTGTGAGTGTTGCCCTGGGCATTCATGGTGGTAACCACGATTTCCATGTTGGCAGGCGACAGAGTCTTGGCGCGAGTAACGCGGCCGGAGATCGCTTGTACACGAGCTTCGGCGACGTTGTCTTTGCCGTACGGGTGGTTCGGTTCCAGCCATGGCGATGGAATCGCGCCGCCTTTCTGAACGATCAGCTTGGCGGCGTAGACCAGGAGTGCTTCTTCCCACTGGGTGGCCAGGTACTGGGCGATGTTGAACGGCCAGTCTTTGGTTTCACCGGATTCCGGGTGATTGAGCATTTCCATGTCCTGGACGACCAGGTTGGTCAGAACCAGGTTGCTGACGCCTTTGGAAGCGGCGACTTGCTGGTAGTGCTCTTTCAGGTTGTTGATGAAGCGCTCGTTGATTTGAGCGGCCGGGGTCAGCGGGATCGAGGTGCGTTGCTGGCTGCCGTGAGCGTTGTTGACGGTGATGCTTTCCGAACCGATGTTCAGGTCCTTGTTGGAGAACAGCGCTGCCATCACGTACATGGTGCCGTCGATCACTGCCCAGAAGCCCAGACCTGGCAATTGCGAGGACAGGGTCTGAGTCAGCTGCTCAACCTTCGGTACGATTTTGCGTTGACGGTCGTCGGTAGTGGAAGTGTTGATGTCCTTGAAGATTTTCTCGTTCAGGACGTCGTAGACTTCCGAAACGATCTTCAGGTTACGGTTGTCTGCAACCATGGAGTTCATGCCGAACAGTGCGCCCAGCAGACCACCGTTGAAGTTGCCGTTCGGTTGTTGCGACTGGCCACCGCCCGGTTGCTGAGGGTTCTTGCCGTCCCAGCCTTCGAATTGTGAGCCTTGGTCTTCAGTATTCAGTGGCATAGCCTTTGTTCCTTATCTTCGAAGATAGTGCTTGCTAGCGGATAATTAGCTAAAAAGATTAAATCTCTTTTGCTAACTCGTGTTAGTAATATGGGTTTGAAATATTCTTAGGTCGCCGAAATGCTATAGGTTTCGACCAAGAAATTCATATCCAAATTACAGAAGTGCATGGAAGTCCCTCACAGGCTTTCGCCCGTGAGTGAAGATTTCTATAACATAGAAACATCACTGAGAAATTATCGAATGCTTACTTTGCCATTTCCTACACCGGGTACGTACAACTACCCCATGAAGAGTTTCTCAGGTATTCAGAACCTTCGCCGAGTTACTCGCCATAACCAGCAGGCATTTAAAGCCTACATGGAAAGCAACGAATTCATCTTGGAGAATCAGTTCCTTTTGGTAGGGATTCTCCAGCAACTGGCGATCAGTCCAGAGTGGGATCTTGATTATGTAATCAAGTACACACAGTTTCGTTCATACTCATTAGCAACCGTGTTTAAAATCAATTCGATGTCCAGCTCGGGTGGACCCATCAAGGTCGGCTTGTACGGTGATGGGTGCCACGAGCTTTGGGGTCTGATTGAGACTGAGAAGGTCTACGAGCCTACTACCTTACGGTTTGAGGATCTAAGGCCGGTTGTCCCAGTCTACAGTACACTATTGGAACGCGGGTATAAAACTACTGTAGAGCGTACCAGCACCAGTGATAAGAATAAAGATCAGGTTGCTCTGATTGGTTTGAACATGGTTGAACTGGCCATTGGCTGGTGGATGTGGATGAATGATCCTGCCAGAGATGGAACTGGGATTACCGACTACCTTACCAAGCATGTTCTTTATACTGCTCAGTTGATCCATAACCAATCGGTTGTTCTCAATTGGCTGTATGAGTTCTTTGTTAAGGGCCAAAGCACTAAAGGCTTCTTCGACATGGAGCAAGTTAAGTGGACTAGCCTGAGTGAGAAGAAGTTGGTGCGCGAATGGTTTGATAACCGTTTGGATTTCCTTACCAGTCGCAAGCTGGTTGACATCGGTCATTTGATTGCAGCTATGGATAGCATCTACCCACGACATTTCTTCAACTATGAGAATGGTGGTTCTAACCGTCTTCTGGTACAAACTTCGTGGTTTTGGCAGCCTGCATGCATCAAGTGGTATTCGGTATATTTGGCTCTGTTTAACTCGCTAAACTATCGGGATACACAATTTAAACCGATGCTTCAACGCATTATGCCGTTTGTTGAACGCAGCTTTGATAAATGCCCGTCAACATTCTGTAGGGACCACTTCAAAGGGATTTCCCTGGAGTTGTCTAGCGCAATTGCAAATAACTAAAGAAAAAATAAAGAGTTGTACCTATAACCCTACCCATTCCCTTTGCGGGGAATGGGTAGGGTTATAGCTTTATGTTCTTTCTTTCCAACCGTCATTGAAGATCCGAAAGGACTTTGGATCGAGGGTGAGACGGCCTTTGAGAACTGGGGGCGTGTATCCCAACTCCTTAAGGTGCTTCACATTATCCTGAAAGTCATCGACTTCAGTCTGGTCAAACAGTGGAAAGCTTTTATGCGGTATTGCTTCCCCAAAGAGGCTCCCAAACAAAGTACCATATGCGGCAACTTCCATTTCGGAGTTAGGTGCGGCGAATCCCAACAACTTCGATTTGTTTGTGAGGGTATCCCACCAATCCAGCAGACCTACAGTCAGGGAGTTGTCGCCCTGAATAACGCTGAGATCTCTGATGTGAGGTCCCTCACAGATTACTTCTACTCGAATCCCCATTCGATCCCCCCTTAAAAAGTGATAGTCTCTTGGCTAGAAAGGCTACTGATTTCAGTCCGCAGACTGTTGATCTCTTTGCACAGCAGACGGTAGTCTTTGTCCAGGCATACACCTGCACCTTCTTCCCGGAACCATGCGGAACGTTTTGCGTTAAGTTCGTCACGCTTCTTCATAAGCGAAACGAGGTATTCGGTTGCTACATTGAAAATAGACATATACGTCTCCTTGATTAGGTTAGTTATCCAGAACAGATAACTGTCACTGATTCAAGGAGGTAATATAGGTCCAAAAGGTCCCAAAAGTTAATGTTCGTCACTTACCAAACGTGTGGCCTTTGCATTAAGGAAGTACAACCCCAAAGACTCAAGGATTGCATAGATGCTCTTAAAGTTCTGTTGGATCAACAGACGAGTATCCACGATATCCAAAAGCTCCTTAGGAATTCCTCCCATGCCATCGATCATGTCAACCGGAATATAAACCGAAGTCAGGTTGGCACGTTGTTCGATGTAGTCGTGGAAAATCTTGCCGAACTCTTTGTCTTCTAATGTATCGAAGAACCGTTTAACCTTAGTCTTGTTGTGCAAGGCCAAGTTGACTTTGTAAGCCCGATACGGCAGTTCTGGTGCGCTACCGTATTTGGCAGCAAACACATTTTCCCACAACTCATGGTAGTAATAGATAGAAGACTCAGGGTTGGCGTAAGCTTCTTCAGCTTTGATGCCGTTCTTGGTCAGCCATGCATAACCACCTTCTGCAATGTCAGCAAACAGAGCGCGTTCGATGTCCGCGATCTCTGCCAGCAACGAAGCAGGGTCCAACTTACGTTTGTTATAAATTGCATCCAATACATCGCGCATGAGTCGGTTAGTGAACTCACGAACTTTGAGTGCAATCTTGACGCCTTTCAGGTGAACGCCTTTCAACTCCAGCTCTGGTACTTCACGCAGGATACCTTCAAGCATCAGCTGCATTGCGTAGTAGTGTTTCGACATGGACGTAGTAACGTAAGAACTGAAGAGGTATTCGTTCTTCATGTTCAGGCGGTTACGGTAACGTCTAGCCACGTTCATGTTCTGGCTAAGACGCGCGTGCTGGTCTACTGCAATACAACGAATGAAGTACGTCATTGCGGCGTTGAAGCACATGCCGCCTTGAATGTCAGAGACGTAATCGTCAATGATCATGTCAATCGAGTAAATCATGGAGTCTGTGTCGGAGGTCAGTACGTTCTCACGCACCAGCTCTTTCACACTGAACAACGAACTAGGTGGGATCTCGGCCTTCAAGAAAGCCTTAATGAAACTACCCCACTTCTGTTCTAGCATCAAGTGATGCTTGTTCAGGAACGCTGCTTGTTCTTTAGTCGGCTTCTTACCGAGCTTAGTAATGATCAGTACTTCATAGTCACTGTTGGCTGGCTTAACACCATCCTCGACTTTGAAGCCTTCTGGCATTGTTGGAAGTTCGCACCAATCATTAAAGAACCGTTTCATCAGGTCTTTGTTGGTTGTGTACAAACCACGCAAGTCCATCGAGCAAAGCAGGATGGTCAATTCCAACGGAGTCAAATCTTGCAGGAACGACTTAACTGCTTGTAGCTGTGTTGGGTTATGCCAGTAATACGAAGTGCAACGCAGAACCATGTCCCAGACTTGGTCCACAGTCGCATAGTTCATGCTGTACTCGTCGATCACTTGTTGGATCAACTCTCGGTTAGCATAACCTAAGGTACTCAGGAAGAGTTCCATGGTTTTGTCATAACTGAGCAACAACCGGTTACCTGTAATCAAACGTTCGTTCAACAGGTTGGCAGTCGAAGTTACAGCACGGCAAGTACTGGTCAGGGTGGTATGACCAGACTTGTTGTACAGCGGAGTACCCGAAGAAGACATACCGCCAGACTGGGCGTTGTTAAAGATCTTCAGGGCGTTCTGAATCTCGTGGAAGGCAACCTCTGCTTCATGGTCACCAACATCAATCGCTTGTTTCTTCTTTCCTTTATAAAGACGACGGAACTCAATGAAGGTATCAGTACCGATCGCGTTTACAGCTTGTTCTTCGTCAGTGTGCTTGTAAGCTACTAACGAAGGCGACAAGATCCAGTTGTTCTGTTCTACTGTCGCAAAGAACTCACGGGCTTTCATTACCGTATTGACACGGTCGCCGTATTTGTTCTTTTTGAACACCCCGAAGAGAGCTTCTTTAAAGCCGTTCTCAGAAGGGACAAATACTTTCTCTACCAACTCCAGTACTGTGGCGTAATCGTAGCCGTAGAACGTACTGAGGTACAATGCGGCCTGCATGTGATACGACTTAACGATATCACGGTTCGGCGTGTAAGTCTCCGATATGAAAGGAGAGATGACTTCCTTATCGGGCGTAAAGTCTTTAACTTGGGCTGTCATCGAGTCAACCTGTTGAGCTAAACCGGTTATCAGAAATTAACGGGTACAAAAAATAAAAGAACTTCACCAGGTCCCCTAACTTAATAGAGGGCCTGGTAAAGAGATATCCGGTATTACTCGTTCTTGAAAGTATTGATAGTCCAATCAAGACCGAGACTTTGGAAGAACGTATCGAAAGCAGGACGATGTTTCTCCTGCCAACGAGGTACCGCAATAACAGCACGTTCGGATTCCGAGAACTTGAAGGTACTCTCCAAAATCCAAGGGATGCCGATCATTTCTACGCGACCATCCAGGTTGATGATGCCGATGTAACCATACGACGATGGATCATCGACATAACCTACGTCTTTGGCAAAGTAGTTGTAGAGGGCTTGGTGTTTGACGTCGATCTCTGGGTCGATTGCTTTCGCCATGAGATAGTTGACATCACCCTCTACTTTAACTTGTTCTTTGCCATTACCAATCAAGCCATTCTGCACAAAGCTGAAACTGATGATGTCCCCTTTCTTCGGGTTAGGAATCGCCATGGTGACCTCTTTAGATTTTGATTAAAACTAGCGGAAGCTTCAAAAGATGGTCACCAACCGGAACGACAATACCTGGGATCTTGGTAACCACTACATCTTCAATACAACCGAAGTAGTGTTCCTTGAGCAGGAGTTCCGTTAATTCGATATCTTCAATCTCATCCGTGCGGTGTTCTGGATCACACAGCATTGCAGTTGCAGTTTCATCGAGGTAGCGATAGATACTCTCAAAGCTGAGATCCAAGGGATCATGGATGTCCGATGCCTTAAGCAAAAGGAACTCAGCTAGTTGATCGTAGTTAACCGGTACTAGCATTCCATAACGCATAGATATTAATCCGGGTGGGTGAACGTAAACACACAGCAGTTAGACATGAACGTCATGTTGGAGACTGACAAACTTCCATGGAACATGTATGAAACCATGAGCATAGAGTAAGTATCAGAGAAGTCATCCGCCAGTATTTGCTGTGCACTCGCTATAGGGTGCGTGACACCACTGCTGCTTGGATACTGAGCCAATTTACTGCACTCAATACCAATCGTGTCCATGAGGCTTCTGTAAGCCCCCACCAACATCATGGTATCCGTCAGCGGAGGTACTTGGATAACGTGAGTAAAGAAACCCATTAATCCATCTCCAAAAGTAATACGTGATCTTTGACAACCCAAGAATTCAGTTTGCCTTCTCGGATCACATTACTAATAGCTTCCATCAGTAGAAGTAAATCGTCGCCAGCTTCCAGATGCAGCATGGTCCTTGGCAACAGATCCAGGTTCAACGTATCGAGTGATTTGCCCACGTCGACATATTGAATCAACTTGTCCTGACTTCGTGCTTGGCCGATCAGATACCCGATCACCGCATTCATCTGAGAACGTTCAACACCATGTTTCTTGAAAACCCTTGGCAGTGGACCCAAGGGGACGTTACTAACTTTCATTGCCATACCAGTTATCCTCCTCAGGTTCAATTGGCAAGGGCTCTAATTCCGTAGGGTCCGTTATGGTATCCCGTGGATCAGAACCCACTATGATGTTCAATGGATTCGTAATCTTGTACACCCAACGATGTGTGTTGGTTGTATTTGCGCTTACTAAAAGTATTCGTGTTGCAATCTTCGAACTATAGTCACAAAAGAAATCGTGAATATCGTCCTTCAAAAAATTCCTGTGGTACAACTTGCCGTTAAATATGCTGTCCTGCATATTCACTGCATTAAAGCTTGTCTGCAAGGTATCGATGACAATTGACTCAAAGAAACCTTGAAACATTTCCTCCCAGCGTTTAGTTGGGATATTACCAACTACGTGGTTAGCGATCTCGTCGCGGAACTCCGCGTACAAATCCCGAAGTGGGATATGATGAAATTCTAGGTTCGGACTTACGCCTAGAAGCATCGAATCGATTAAGCGCATTGATAGTGTCCATCGACGGATTATCTTCAACCACATCAGAGATATGGTCTGTGTCCTCTGCAATAGGTACCCTGTCCCAACCCATCTTCTCTACCGTCGCTTCTAGATCCATCTCCAGAGTGGCGGTATATAAAGCATCACCAATGTTAAAGTATTTAATCTTGATGACGATGCGTGGATCCCAGCGTGCCTTCTTAAGATCGTCGTGGATCTCTTCGATGTAACTATCCAGCACACAATCTGGCAAAACCATGCCGTAACCGGTTTCACCGAATTCAACGATTTCGTCGGTTAGTTCGTCACGTCTTGAGGGGCGCTTGCAATTAATAACTTCCACGGCTGCTTCAAAGATGATCTTGGCAATTTCAATACGACCCATTGTAGGTTCGTCCAGTTTGCCTATCATCAATTGGTTAGCCTTGGCAACCATGTTGTATACGAGCACGTTTTAAACCTCAGTAATTGAATTTGATGACTAGAAAATCTGACCCTGGACCGTATGCATCAATATCAACATAAGCGTCCCGGGGAACACCTATTACTTGATCAGCAATACGTTCACGCAGATTACTTAGGTCACGCCCATGTACCTTGTGAATCGTTCTTTCTTCGTTAAAGTTAATGAAGCCTTCATCGCTAAGTAGAGTGACAACGTCTGTCATGTCTACAGTGCGATTTAAGACCACTTCTTGTACACCTATAGGTCTGGCTATGGTGTAATCGCTAAGACGCATAGAGAAGCTTTTAGACACCTTCCTGACCCTCCTAAGAAGTATAGAATCACATATTAATAGTTGGCCTAGTAAAAAACAAGCATAACCCTAGAGTAGCAGCCGCGGCTGCTACTCTAGTAGTCATGTATTGCTTACAGCGGGATGCCGTTGGTGTCAGCACCTTTCGACATATCTTTCTGCGCCACGTAGGTGGTACGAGTAGTCACGCTACGTTTTTCCAGATCTTCGGATTCGGATTCCAGCTTTTTGTGGCCTTCGCCGTGATCCAGGATCATGTGCATCTGGGTAACACCTTCAGGCAGGATAGTGCCTGGAGCGAACACACCGGTGGAACGGATGTGAGTGCCTTCGAAGCACGCCTTGATGTCCGACGACGAGGAGAACAGGGAGACGACCGCAACTGGTGCAGGGCCTTTGTAATTGTCCGGGTTGTCGAAGAACGAGATACGGCTGAGAGCGGCCGGAACTTTGTAGGCGTTGGAGTAGTCCAGAACGTTCAGAACGTCTTGAAGGTCTTGTTCTTCGTTCTTGCCGGTGGCGAACAGGGACAGAGTGGTGATACGGTTCACGACCGCACGGTCGATCTCGCCACGAGTTTTGTCCGGGGTGTTCTTGAACTCGATGTGCGGGATTGCGGCATTGAGGAAGTTCGGCTGAGTTTGTACTGCCAGACCGGTCATGGTCTTGACGGCGTTTTCCATTTCGATCGTCGACGTGTGATCGTTGATGATGATCGCGATGAACTTGTAGCCGTTCTGCTTCAGCCAGCGGATTACCAGGGTGCCCAGAATGGAACCCGAACCACCGGAGCCAGAGAAGACGACGACGTTGAAGGTACCAGGAGTGTGTTTGGTCAGCGCATCGTTAACGAACGGTTGAGCTGCTTCGTAGTTAGTAGCACGGACTTTACCAGAGCCATTGGCCAAGGTAGAGGCATCACCACTTACAGCTACACGCTCCAGCGGGATGTTCAGTTCTTTCGGGATTGGATTGTTACCGCTTGCGTCCAGTGCAAGGTAAGAAGCTTCCGCTACTCGGTCATTGAGTTTGGAAGTACGGAGCAGCTTACCGATGTTGATACCTGCACCACCGCAGAGGATGAAGTTCAGTTCAGCTTTGTTAGACATGTCGTACTCTCTATTGCAGGTCTTTAGAAAATGTAAGCGAATATATTTGTTTCATTCACTCATGGGAGTAATATAGTCCTGAAAACGGCTTACCCCTATACATTTGCAATTCAGTGGAAATGCAAAAAAATAAACCCCACCTCCCAATCCCCGGCTCCAGGTCAGTGACGAGGAGAAGCGGGGATTGGGTGTGGAGGGAGGTTTTCGGTGACTAACCTTACGGTGTCGTCCAACCCTGTGAAGAGGAACATTCTTTTTCAGGGTTGAGTTAGCAAGGACCTCCATAACCTTACTACCAGGGCGAGGCAGCGTCGAAGTTAAGGCAAAACTCCATAGCGACTAGATAGGCCAGCTAAACCTGTCTTTATCAAGCTACGGTTTCATAACGCACAATGGGGTGTGCGCTACAACACGGCCGCTAGACCATGTGGGGTGGGGGAACTGGGTGGAATCGAACCACCGACTGGAAACCTGGTCGGCTACCGTTCTGCCATTGAACTACAGTTCCCACATCTGGCGGAGGACTGACCGGAATTGAACCGGCGACCAAGGAGTATGGCGAGGCCATTCGTCCCATTGCTCTAACCATTGAGCTACAGTCCTCACAAAAAGGGGATGCCTCTGATGCAACCAAGCCTTAACCCGGAATGGCCATCAGAGGACTTACACTTATTTCTATTGCCTTCTAACGCTCAGGCGGGTTTGGCTGCGGTTAACGTAGGGGTAAGGTCCCTAGAGTTAACATGCCTTCGGATACGATGCGTTGCCTTATCAGTTTAGACCACCTCAACGATCGGACTGACAATTTTGAATGTAGCTATGAAAACCTGTGAGGGCGGTGCATCTCGGGTGATTACGCACAGGTTTAAAGAATTGGCTCCGTGTCCTGGACTCGAACCAGGGACCAAACGATTAACAGTCGTTTGCTCTACCAACTGAGCTAACACGGAATGTAACAAAAATCTTGACGTGTCTTCGGACTTATACCGCACGTTGCTCATGACCTAAGTCAAGGGAGGTAGACCGTCGCACGCTCCTACGTGTTTTCTTACCTTACCAGGTTGTCCTTGATCAATGGATCTGGTAAGGGAATTTGGCGGCGTAGCCAGGAGTCGAACCTGGAACCTTCGGTTTTGGAGACCGATGCTCTGCCAGTTGAGCTACTAGGCCTAATAAATCGGATCAGTGTAAGTGCTTTAAACCTAGCCTTGTCGATAGGGGACCCACCTCAAACTGCATCCCAGGCTGCTTTCAACTTTTAATACGAAACTACCGTTTGCTCTATCCGGCTTATTTGCCAGGACAACTTTACTCTGCCATAGACACGGTTAACGTCAGCCCGGACCAGGGGACAATGGCAAAGATTCTCTCCAGGAAACCTAGATGAAACCTGAAGAAGGAATATGCGTGGCGATATAGACTCTTACTACACTGCATTAAATGCTCAGAACCTGACTCACCACAATCAGGAAGTGTTTTCTTCGGGCGAGGGCGCGGGGTAGCGGGGCGTCGAATATAGGGTGTAGCTCTTGGCGTAACAACACCACACCAACCAAGGAGACCCACAGGGCCAAGAGCTACACGTTTGGCGCGACCAAGGGGACTCGAACCCCTGACCACCCGCGTGACAGGCGGGTATTCTAACCAGCTGAACTATGGCCGCAATAAAGCTATTCATAAGTCAAGTAGATTTCACCGTACCATCGGCTGTAATGTTACTTTCTGCTTGCCTAACCAATCACTGGCAGCGCGTTGGCTTTGTGGTTCCCTGCATCCAGGCTTACGCTTGTTGGATACTTGGCTTATGAATAAACATGGTGGAGAGAGAAGGATTCGAACCTACGAAGTGCGATCGCACGTCAGATTTACAGTCTGATCCCTTTGGCCACTCGGGAATCTCTCCAAAACACTTTTTCGTATAACATAGGAAATCGGGACAGATCACAGGATTGACGCCCTGCTCTCTAAGACGTACTGAATACGCTTAGTCTGAATCGCCCTCTGTCATGAGGCTTTTCATCCTAACATCTAGCACAACTCTGACCGTCTTATTCAGACTAAAGAGAAGACCGCAACATTAGGTTTATCCAGATACCGTCTCTTACACGGATTCGTTAGGTCCCGTCATAAACGTTACCTTTAAATAGCGCCGGGGAAAAGAACGTCCTTTGCCGTCCCCTCCCCCGGAAAACCCGGAACCATCCGGGCAAGACCTAGACCCCCGGGGATTTTCTAGAATCACCCCCAGGCGTAAAGGTTCGCCTCAACTATCTCAGAATCCTACCAGACCGTGCTTTGCCGCATTCGCCTATCGGCCAACGGCTCCCAGTCCAGCGGGCATGTAATAGAAACAGTTGTGACTTGTGGCTTTGACATACCACCATAGGGTTCGGATATACACAAGCAGTCACGAAATAGCATATCCCCTTACGTACTTCGGCTCCACCCTTAAGGGACCAAAGATTCCCTCTCGGGGAATTGGGTTAGAGGTTCAGAAAGCACACCTCTTGTATAACATAACAACTGTCAGTTGCTTTTTACTTCTTTGACAATCAGATCACTATCGTAACCTTCCTTTACATCCAGGTAAACGTTAAACCAGAAGTAATTGCGAGGGTTATCGAAAGCTTTCTTGATTAATTCGATTGCTTCGTCAGTTACCGCGTCTTCCCTATCTTCCCAGAACATACGGACCGCCACACCATTTCTGGTAATGAAGGTTCTGAAACTTTGCACGCTACCTTTTGTAACCCGAATCTGTAACAACTGGATCTTGTCAGAAAGAGCCGGGTTGCCAAGAAGATTTTTGGTGTATTGGGTCAAAGATAAGATGGCGTTCTTCCAAAGCCCTGTAGAAGCAGCTTCAATAGTAGAGTCGATTTCTTCACCGACCGCACTCTTTGGCAAGGTTACGTTGTACTTGGAATCATGGAAAGCGTAATCAATCCAGCCTTTGATCCCTGTTTCATCGGTACGTTCTTCTGGACGAGCATGGAAATACACGGTAGATGCAGCCAACATGTACGTCATGATTTCTGGATCACAATCAACAACTGTTGGATCAACCGACAACGGGTTCAGATAGAACACATTGTTGATTATGACGTCGCCCATAGTCAGGGCAGAAACGTGGACTTTCTGCCCATTGATTAAGGCGTACAAATGAGCACCCAATTCTGGATCAGGCATCAATGGAGTAAAAGATGTGGCTGTACAAACGGTAGTACCCGCTACCAACATGTAGGCATCGTAGAGTTTGTTATTACGGGCAATCTCTTTCTGAAATCCTTGAAGGGTTTCAGCCTTACCCGACCAGTTAAGGATTAGGTACTCGTCAAATGCAACACGGTCATTTGGAGAGACGCATGCATTGAGCGTTGCAAGGTCTCTTGCACCGAGCATGAGGACGTCTATGAGCTTATCACCGTTGTACACCCACCACTTTTCTTCACTAGCTTCGATGCGTCTGAAGCTAGGATCAAGTTGGATTTGACGCGGGCGGTTACCATTTGGATTCTTGTCCGTCCCGTTGAATGCTTCACGCATTTCTTTAACCAGGCCAACAGGGTCGTCGGTCTTAATGTTTACGGAAAGGGAGCCCATACGAAGACTATCGGAGATGACTTTCCGATGTTGTTCTTCAAACGGTGGGAGTTCGGCCAAACCTTTACGGTCAGGACGGAATTGTTCTTTACCAACTTCCCGCAGGCATTCCTTCAGGGACACCTTGGAAATGGTTTCGCCCGCATCGTTCATGACATAGGCGTCATTGGTGAGTGGGTAGTTGATGATTGGTGCTGGAGTGCGGCCAATACGCAGAACTGGATAACCGCCGATATCTGGATCGGTTGGAATCAGTTGAATACAAACTGGGTCTTCCACAGTTACGAAGCGGAAGCCTACACCATCTTTGTCGAGCATCTTTACATGTACGGACATGATCTATTTCCTGTTTATTGATTAGTAGGTATTGCTTGGGTATTTCGGAGTATTGTGTGCGTGCTGGTGAAACAAGATCAGAGCCGCCCCTGATCTTTAATATGGAAAGCCAGTTAACTACGACCGGTTTCCAAAAGGATAGCTTTTACATGCGCTTGTCGGGTAGACTCAACGATGTCTTGTTTGATAGCATCAATAATTGCTTCTGGATTGGTGTTGAGGTTTGCTTGCCAAAAAGCCCAAGTTTCCTCACTATGTTTAATCATGTTCAGGCCCACGTAGTTGCTGGTGTAGTCGCCAGTACTAAAATGACCTGGTTCTTCCGACCATCCCCAGAATGTGTGTGTTGATTTGATCTCATCACTCAAATCAAGGATAGAAGCATTGTTAAATTTATTTACTGCTCTCCAAGGTCCGTCCTGTTTGGTTGTCAGGACAATGTTGTCGAGCAAATCTTTAAGAGGTTTTTCATACCCCTCTGCCAAAGTTGAGCCTGTATAAATCGCAACCTGTTTAGTTCGATGACCTCCCAGGATTCGCCCTTCTGGAGTTAAGCAAATAGACGTTGCGAAATAAAAGTCCTTGCTAAAACGCACAAATTGTTTTTCAATCAACGATTCTCTTTTGTGCTCCTCGATAATCACCCCGGTGTCGGTCATAATGACTAACGTGTGTTTTACCAGCATTGACGAGGATTTACCGATAAGGACTTTGGGAACACCGTTGCCATCAGAAGTAATGTTGATGGCTGTTCCGTTTGGTACCTGCATGGACTCTACAGCTACCCCACGATCATCTCGATTGAGTACAATCATTGTTTAGGCTTCCATCCCAGTTCTTCACGAGTTTTCGTGTAAATGACATTACCGTGGTCATCAATGATGGTGATAGACCCGTAGATACCATAACTGTTGGCAGCCGACCCATGGTAGGAGACGTAAAGCTTGGGGTCGGGTGTTGTATTTTGTGCTCTATGAATGTCCAGTTCAAGGCCGTGTTCAGTAAAGCCCAAGATCTTTACGTTGCCGCTATGTGCTTCCAGAATTACTTTGAGTGCCATTGCTTATCCCTTAATCCAGATTTGTTGATAGCGATCGGTTACAAGCTCGTAACTTTTCAGATCACCACTGTGCTGCCAGCCAACAGATACTTTACTGTGTCTGGTCATCCCCATTGCCTTTAAGACTTCATCAGCGGCATATCCAATCATGTGGATTTCGCCCTGATCGTTTAATGCAACCAAAGGAAGTAAGTTAGAGTCACCTTCCTGTTTGGCGATGAAGCAGACCAAATGGTTTTCTTCAAACTTTGGATCCAGCACAATCAATCGAACTTCATCCAGCCTTACATCCACTCCCTGCACAAAGTTGTGCAGTAGTGCTTGGATCTTTTCTTCGTTAATGTTGCCGTTGATAGACATCCATTCCAGCAATGCTTTCTTTGGATGGAAACAATGTGCCGGAGGCTTTTCGATGATTGCCTTGGCCAGTTCTCTGAAGGTCTTGCTCACCAGGATGTTGCCGTGTACCCCAACGATTTCTACCGATCCAGTAATCTTCTCATTGAGAACAGCATTGCCCCCAAAGTTAGTAACCCGAATGTACGGATCCTGGTTAGCAGTAGCCGGAATGATCTCCGTCTTGGTATAGCTGTCACCAGTATCGGTAACGTTCAAAGAACCATCAGGTTGCTCAAGAATGATGTACATGATAAAGCCCTCCAAAACGATTTAACAAACATAAAGGTAATAACCCTACCTACCCCAGGGGTAGGTAGGGTTATACGCCAGGTAGGTGCCTTACGCGGCCTTAACTGGTTCTTCTTTCTTACCCTTACCCTTCGGCTTTTCTTCAGCAGCCTTGGGGTCGTCTTTCTTCTCTTCTTCCTTCGGTTTCAGGTGCTCTGGACGAACACTTGGTACCTCAGGTTTGGCAGGGAAGTCGAAGACCTGCACTTCACCACCGCTGAACGGATCCAGTTTAATTGCAACCTGGACTGCTTTCTCAGCGGTCCGACCGTTGCACATTACTGCCAGTGCAAACTTGAAACCGCTACCAGCAGCGATCGGTGGTTGTACACGCACCAGGAACTGATCTTCGCCACGCTTTTCTTTGTTGGCGTAAACGCTCCAGGTGAAGATGTTGTGGTTCTCGTCAATGATCAGTGCTTCGAAGTCCAGCTCATCTTCGTGTTCCACACGACTGCGGTAGTCGATGCCCTTGGCCAGGTAGTGCTTGATGAAGTCTGCTGCGTGGTAATTGCCACACAGACCGAATGCGATGATTTTGACGCCATTTACTTCCCAGTACTCCTTGTCCTCTTCCGGAGTAAAGATCTTCTGGAAATTCGACGGCATAGCTGTCATGGCACGAGTAGCCTGGCTATCAGTTGCCAGTTGTTTGTCGGTAACGGCTACGGTAGTCATTATCCCAAGTTCCTCTTCTCTAACCTAACTTAAACGGAATGTTGAATAGGTTAGTAATATGATTACATTGTTAGTTAATAAATCTTGTTTTCACTTCACCTTAGTAATGTAGGTCTGAATATTTCTAACGAAATGCAAAATAAACCCCTTACCCCAATCCCGTAGGACTGAGACAAGATTTTATACTTTGAATAATAAGATAATAAGTGAGGTTAAAAAATACACTATAGTAAGGCCTGCGGCCTTACAGAGATAGCAGGAGGTCGTAATCTAAAGATTACTCCGCTTCTAGTCGTTCAGTAGTATACCAGGAAGGCTCTCTAGTATCCCACTCCGCTTTGCTTCGTAGTCTACTAGGGCTTCTTCCCGGTATCCTACTTCACTATCTTCCTCTGCTCTCTCTTCCCGATTATGTATAGGATACAACTCCGTTAACAAAAAGTCCTCTTGTAAAGATGCTATAAGAACCTTTAAACCAATTTCCTTAATTAGGTAAGAAAACCATTTTCTCCTTAAGGAGTTACCTGGAAAAATGTATTAACCCAGACCGGTCCGCTGAAGCGCAGCCGGGCTAGAGGACACACACATGAGTTGCGTTAACTACGCTATTAACAGACTTCATGGTTCTAACATCGATGAGTACCTGCTTAAGCTGGCTTTCGAACAGAACCCCAACCGTAACTGGTCTGGTAACTGGTACAACACAGTAAACCAAACCACGGTTGACCAGGGTATCCTTGACAAGGTTATCCACCGTATCGTCCTCCCCGCCTGTAACACTCGTGGTGGTAAGACAGAGTACATTGACCTGAGCGGGTCGAAGATTCGTGACCTGGGTAACGGTTGCATTGAAATCAACGTCCCTGACATCGTTACTGGTGGTCGCAAGATCATTTCCGTAGCAGAGGTCTACCTGGGTAGCATGACATCCGCTACCGGTATGCTGGGCATTGGTATCAACGATGGCGCTACCTGTGGTCAAGGTGTAGTAAGTGATATGACTCAATCCTTGATGGATGGTCTGTCGCCTAACCGTAACTTCCCGATTACCTACACCAACATCCACATGACCGGTCACAACTCCTTCGTTATCTTCGGTTTGAACTCCGGAGTAATGAGCATGAGTGCCAAGATGACCATGGAGTACGACGAAGGTCTCTCCAACATCAATGAGCGTCACTGGGAGCAATTTGCTGACCTGGTTGAGCTGGCGGTCAAGGCTTACATCTATCGCACCTGCAGACGCCCTACAAGCGAGGCTATTCAGCGTAGTGGCGTTCCTCTCGACGATATCCGTGATGACATTAACGACTTCAAGGATGCATGGGATGAGTACAAGCGCTTCCTGAAAGAAGACTGGACTCGTTGCATGGCTTGGAACGATCGGATTAACGTTAACAACAACGTACGCATGGCAGTGCCTCGTCGAATCTAAGGAGCTTCCATGTCGATCTACCAAGAGCTACCACCTAGTGACAAGCTGGATATCCTCAGCTGGTTTGAACCCAAGTCCGATCACGGCCCTGGTTGTGTTGACGGTATGGAGGCTTTGTTCTCCGACATCAACTATGAAAGCTCTAACGCGATCAAAGCTGTTTGTGATAAGTTCGGTAAGTACCTGGACATCGATAACAAATGGGCTTTGCAACTGCGTCGGTATGTCTACAACTTCATCACTCGTCGTGTAGGGGTTGTCGATTACCAGGAATTCTTCGGTAGTCCCTATTTGGGGTTGCAGAAGATTACCTTCACTACTGGGGACCGTAACCTTTGGTTCTCTGAGATCTTCGACGTTGATGAAGAGGAACTCAAGGAGAACCTCCACGAGGTTAAGGCTGTAGAGAAGGAATGGAACGTAGTAGGGGATGTCTTTAACCTGACTATTCCTTATCTGTTGTTCCGGGTATATCACTCGAAGTTGGACCAGAAGACTAAACACCAGGCTTTGGTGGATATCATCTGCATGTACCACTACAAGTGCTTTACCAGCATCATCCATAACGACTATCCCTACCAGGCTCGTCGTGAGGTGGTGATTGAGACCTACAACCGCTTGAGTCTGAAGTATGACATCAAGCGTTACGGTTCTTGGAAGAAGCTTATCGAGGCTCGCGCTGAGTTTATCCTCGATCCCAAGACCGGTATTCACTTCGAAGCTTACAGCCGAATGGAAGATGACAAGAAGATCATCTACATGGTCGGTGATATCCAGAACCGGTTCCGCCGGCTCATCAACGATATCAACAAAGTCTTCCACGACGTTAAGAACAAAACTGACATCGTGAGCATTGAAGGGGCAAAGGTCAACCTTAAGGATGAGGTGACAATCAAGTCTGTCCAGAAAGACGCAGTGGCGTACAACACGTACATTGAGCGCATCCTCACAGAGGAAACATCTTTCTTTAAACCAGAGCTTGTTAAGTATGCGTCATCGGTACTTGAACATCCGAACACGACCAAGCTGGAGTATATTGTCCAACAGCTCCCTGGGTACTACAAGAATCCCAAGAAGCCTAAAGGCAAGCAATTCATCGACGCCGTGATCACTCACATGATCGAGTATCTACACGCAAACAACATCAAGAAGACAAACGTCTATGATGTGCTGGTCAGACTTCGTGGAGCTTACGGTGCTCCAAAGAGCAAGAACGATACCGTTAAAGAAGTACGTACACTCGGTGAAGAGATCGTTAAGGAACTATCTGGCGTTAAGACCCCCATTACGGTCCAATCGCTTCGGGCAGGTCTGAGTCTCTACATCGTTATCCGAATCCTATCAAAAGACCTTTACGACTAAGGACTATCCATCCATGAAACTCTCCAACGCTCAGATCAAAACTTCCAGTGACACTCACATGTTGGGTACCGTCACCCTCACTCACAAAAGTGGTGAAGACGCTGCCTTCTTCGTAGCCCCTGTCGCTGTCCCGGGCAAGGTCTTCGAAGAGACCGATGTGGAAGTTCCTGGTACACAGTTCTACAGCACCGCCCTGGTGTCTGAAGTAGCTTTCAAAGACCTGTCCCAAGGTCTTAAACTGGAAGGGGCTCTGCAAGGCCGCGACCTGGGTAGCTTCACTGAGCATTGCATCCGTAACCGCCGATAAGCTTTAGTCAGATATAACCCCTCCCACCCCAGAAGGGTGGGAGGGGTTATAGTCTTTATGCTGCTCTTCTGTTTTCCATAACTCGACGCGTTCTTTCGAGACGCGCCTTTTCCAGCAATGTATCGATAGTAAGCAGCTTGGCAGTTTCTGGGGGCAGGAGTTTAGAGTACTTCATAATCTCTGCTTCCAACCGCAGTGCCAGGATGTTGTCCGTAGTACGCAGCAGCTCCTCGGTAAGGTTATTGATTTTCAACCTTACTTGTTCAAAGAACAGTTTGATACTCGGATCCATCGGAGCCTGTTTACTTTCTTTGCCAGCATCCAACAGGTTCTGTGTATCGCTAAGAGCCAACGCACCCATGATTCCGTAGAACGGTTTGTTAGCACCCAGCTTAATGAACCAGTAAGTGAGCAGCCATGCGATTACCAAGTCATCGTGCTGTTTCGCGTCGTGGTCAATACGGTCGCCCTTAGTCCTGAGGTTAATCAGTTCATCAGCCAACTTGTCGTAATTGATACCATAACCAGTCACAGCCACGGCTTCTTGAATCAAGCCATACAGAATCTTCCGAGAGTTAGCAGTGGTAACGAAACCAAACAGATGCTTGAGCTTCAGGTAGAAGTTCTTATCTCTGTAGGCGAACTTGGTTGACTGCACTAGCTCCAGTTCTTTCTGATGGTCAATCGGGCTTTGGTAAACCTGATTGTAGATACGCATGAATGGATCCATGCCTTTTGCAGGCAGAAGGATCAGCAGACTATCGATCATGTGGTGAGCGTAGTTACGTTCAATGACCAACAGACTGTTTTGCAAGGTTTCCAGCATGTCCACAATAATCGCTGTAACGTCGTCCAGCATAGCCAGGGCATAGCGACCTACGCCAATGACCTTACCAGTCTTCATAGAGCGAATGATGAGCGTACAGGCGTCCTTGTTGATAGCGGAGGAGGTATCGACCCCAATAAGGAAGTGATCGTTGTACTCTTTCTTGCCCATTCGGATTAACTCTTCCTGGGTACAGAAGAAGTCCATGAACAACCCACTGTTCCGATACTCTTTACTCCACACTGGTTGTCGTTTAACGTTACTGATCGCTTCACGAGTAAGGTCGTCAAACAATCGGTTCTCGCCATCTTCAACCCACATCAACAGCAAGTCGATCTTAGCCTTAGACAAACTAAGTTTCAGATCGTCAATGGTTCGCTTCACCCAGTCCTTGTTCTTGCCAAGCTGCATGTAGTTGTAAACCATGCTGATCGCCGGACTGGTCGTCTTCTCTGGAGAAGCCCGAATGAGCCTGTCTTTGAGATGACTCTCACTGTACGAATCAAAGAACTTCTCACGCCACTCGGTAGCAGACATGAGTTTCTTGAACATGTAGTCGCCAGATGGGTGCAGAGTTGTGTTTGGTGTTGTAATGTAACCAATCCCGTACGGCAACCCGTTGGCCCTCATCAACTCCATCTCTGTCAAAGCAGAAGGCATCGCGCCGTTGACGATTTCCTCGATCCACGAAATGTAGGCCGGTTCGTCGAGGAAGGTTGTCCCTACCGTCAAACCACGACCCATGTCCCCCGCGGCATCCTTACCGATCTGAGGAACGCTAATGGTTAAGGTGTTTACCAGCTCATCACCAAAAGCTTTATACGTTAGATAAGTACCTGCGTCCTTGTCCTTGTACGTGGAGTTAACCAAATACTTAGGAACACAGGCCCTCATCCGTTTAACCGCGTCAATGAACTGAGCACGGTTATCACTCTTCAAGGTAATGACATGAGTCTTGTAACCACGGCCGTTGATATACGTCAGCCAGAAGTTAATTACCTGAACTGATACTGTGTTGTGCGTGACAATGAAGTCTTCCGCCAAATACAGATGTTCCTCGTTATCCACCTCAATGCAAGTACAATCCGCATCGACCAAATAACTGATATCGGAAATGAAGAGTTCGTTACCAGCATCGCCTTGCAGAGTGAACTGCAACCCACCTTCAACTTTCTTGGCAGTACCGCCCAAGCCACGAATCAGATATTGAATCTGAGTCATTAGAACGTTGTTAGAGGATGGTAGGAACCGACCCTCAGAGGTAGTGCGAGATTTGTGTAGAAACGCCTCTAAGAGGTCCTTACGGTCCTGCAAAGAACCTTCCAGGTAGTCTGCTGGGAGACCAGCTTCCTGATTAAGGGTCAGAGGCGATTTATCAGCCCGTTCCAGGTACTGACTACCATTATCAACCCGATAGGTCAGATGAGTAGGTGTGCCATGACGCAGAACATTAGCCGTGATCTCCTTGATCGGATCTACGTAGATCTTTCCATCCACAACTTCGTTTGCAAACATCAGGCCCATGATGTAAGGCTTGATGATGAAGTTGTTCTTGCAGTTGTCCTCAGGCTTGATCAACGGCAGTTCAATCTTGACACCGTTCTGCCACTTGTAAAGCAATTCAGCGGTGGTCTTCTCGTCCCAGATACATTCTCCATTGAGAGTATCCGAATGATCACCAATTAACCACAAGTGCTCAGCACCAGCATTGGTAGAACGACCGTCACTGAAGGTAATCTTGTAAAGACGCTTTTTACCTTGTGGGTGAACACCGATAACAGTACTAGCCTCACCGTGATGGTCTACTACCTGATCACCGATGCGCAACTGACCAATAGTTGTCCAATGGTCAGCAGGATTAGTGTTACCAACGATCTCACGAGGAATGATCCGTACAGGAGTTTCGTTCTCTTGGAACTTACCCTGCTGCCGAGGCATGATCATGTAACTGGTGATGTGGTTCAGATAGTTCCAGATAAAGCTGATGTTGCCGCGGTTAGCTTGGAAGAACCGGTCAGCACGAACCTTACAAACCTCACGAAGGAAGTACCAGAAGTTGGTCCGGCATTCCTCAGCAATCCAGAGAACTTGCTCGTTAGTCAAATTCTCCGAGTAAGGGTCAACACCTTTGAGCATCGGGTTGTTCAACTGCAACAGGAAGAAATAGTTCTTAATCCCCTGTTGCCGGAAGATCTCTGCGGTACGTTTAAAGCTGGTGTTCTTTGTCTCTGTGTCAGCTGTTGCTCGATAGCGAGCAAAGTCTTTCAGAAAACGAACAGTCTTGATACCGTGCAGACTGTCTTCTTCAAAATGCGCCAAAACTGTATCGTCATCTGTCCTGGCATCTGAGTCGACAAGGTTCAATTCATCGTCGATCAGTTTCTTGGGAAGTAAATGCGCCCCCAAGTAATTCTGCATATCCTTAGCGATCTTCAGAATTTCAGAGCGGTCCAAAGACATAATGAAATACCCCGAATATATAAACGGCATACGTCCCCAGGAGGGTTTCCCCTCCTGAGTGCGTAAGTGTATAAAATTACAACTACAACGTAACGGTAACGCCAGTTGTTGCGAGCTGCAATTCACTACCGGTCGAATCACGACGTACCCAGTCAACGTACCAGGTAGTACCAGGCTGCATCGAGATAGGCATTGGCAGATCTTCAGACCATTGTTCCAACGGGAACAACCACTTGCGACCATCGGTTGGATGACGCAGGTAGAAGTGCGTTGGTTCAGGAGCCTTGTCTTCATCCCACACGTTGTAGCTTGGGTACACACCCCAGTACATTGCGTCGATCCAGTCCTTCTGATACCAGATCTCGTTACGGATGTTCGCTTTACTTGCAGCACCATTGTTGGTGGCTTTCAAGTTGAGAGCACCGTAAGTAGGTTTGTCGAACACGAAGCTGACGTCCCACTTCTTGCCTGCGGTGTTGAGGTCGCGATACAACACGATCTCGGTGTACTGGATGAAGGTCTCCGACTTGTAGGTAGGAGCAACATCCCGCAGGTTGATGTTGAAGATCATGCTCTGCGCCGTACCGTAAGCGGCTGGACGCCATGCCGGGCTCTTGTCATTGAGCGTAACCTGTTGAGTGACATCAACCCAAGCCTTACGGTCCAGGTCATACAGGAAGTGCTGAAGACTGTAACCGTTGATCGCCGAATCCCACTGTGGGTAAGTGAAGACGCGTGGAGAGTAGGCTCCTTCCACCGCACCGGCAACCATGGTGTAAGTTGCCCGAGCAAAGTTCGGACTACCAGGTTGAGGCAAGAGCATGCGTTCGTCATCAGCCAACTCGGCAATCAACACCACTTCTGCGCTCTGACCAGGATAGGACGGACGATACTCGTTCAAACCATGCAGCGTGAACACAGTACCGTTTACTGGTAGAGGACCAGAACTCGACCCATCGTTGTAGATCTTCTCAGCACGGAATTCGATCTGACTGATCGGCGTGTTGATAGGAAGCACCAAGGTATCCGGTTGGTTACTGTTGGTGAACCATGGCGAGATGAGTTGAATCCGATCGATGTACTTAATCCCGATCCGATGATCCTTCATGTATGCAGAATGTTGCACACGTACAAGTTGGGCCGGAGGAATGAAGACACCACCAGTAGCGTAGAAGCACAAGACAGCCTGAGTACCGTTAGGTAGGGCTTCCTCGTTTTCAGTAACGCTGAACTGACCAGTGGTTTTGATCATCGAGTTGGTGCGATCGATAATCTCTGCCAAAGGGGTAGGAATCTCATTGGTGATGAGGTCCCCGTTCTGGTTGTATACGGCCGAAATGATCCGACCCTTACCATCAGGGGTCTGACCACGATAAAGCAGCGCATAGTCAGCACCAGGACGCATGATGGTACTATCCACACGTGCTACGTTCGGACGAACACTGAAATCGATAGCCAGCAGAGCTTCACCAATGAATGGGCCGCCCTTCATGCCAAACAACCAATCCTGCTCAACCACGTTAACGTCAGTCGGGTTCTGCCAGACCAGAGGAACCAAGGTAGCCTTCAAGGTCCCCTCGGTGTCCACATGGATACAGCGATACCACATGCCGTTGACCACATCGATGATCGCCTGGTTCTCAAAAGGAACCACGTAGTTCTCTTTTTCGCTAACCGGGTGAATGTCTGGGTCGTACATGTCCTCAATGTAGAGGATAGAACGTCGTTCCCCCTTGTTCAACCCAGTGGGTTGAGTAGCAGGAGCTGCACCGGTGAGGAGGTTCGTCACCGGCGAGCTATCAAACATGTTACCTGCCATACTTGGTTACTCCATAATGCCCTTCAATGTGACAGGCGGATTTAAGGAACAGTCGGTTCACAATCTTCAGGAAAACAAATTCCGGAGCTGTTACTTCAACCATCTCGAAGTTTGCGTAAGGCATTACCGCAAAGAACCGCAGATCATAGTTCAGGATGAGTGGATCAAACTCCAACCACCAGATGTACTGCTTAACCAGATCACGGACTTGCTGCTCACTGAACGTGGTTTCCCCATCCCCGAACTCAGGTACTGTCAGCAGCTTATTCAGAATGGCGTTTGTCACGGCATTCATGAACGGACTGAACAGACGGTATTTATCCTGGATGTTGGTAATGGCTGCCTTCGTCCCGATTGGACCAGGACTATCCCCTTTCTCGTAATGAATCTCTTCAGCAAGAGTACGAGGCTTAGGCAGATATTCAGTAAGGTAATCGCTAACGTTCTGATCCGTTTCCCGACTACGAGCCCTCAATGGGAAGTGCTTGTAGTCCACCACGCTTTTGATGGGAGCGTAGATGTGCTTGACGCAATAGGGACGACCATTAAGCTCGGCCCATTGGTCTGCGGGTACGAGCCGCTCAGTGCGAGGAACAGAATCACTGAAATACAACGCCCCATTAATAACCGTACGAGTAACTCGATCGCCGCGGAGGTTATAACGATCAGTGCGACCAATACACCCACCGTCCACGAACCCAAGCTCGGTGTCAGAGTTAGGTCTAACCAGATTATCGTAGAAAGAATGCGCTCGTACAGTGAACTCTTGCGGGCCATCTACGATGAACTCCTTGTTGTGGACGTAGATACGACCGTCTCTCCACAACCAGTCAACGTTCTCAATCAGGGGATGTTTGTTCATCCACAGATCGAACTCGGCTGGGCTGTATGGGAAGAGATGTCCACCGCCAACGTAAATGTCTGTCAGAGCAAACGAGAGACTGTGGTCAATGTGTTCAAGCTGGAAGGTATACGCGATGCTCTTCTTGTTGGTAACAAGGATGCCGCGTTTGTTAACCGTGTCCAAACCTTTCCACACCACGTTCCCGTCTTCGATATCGTAGACAGTCTTGTCATCCGTAACGTCTATCCAATCACCTACCGTGGTGTTGGTAACAATGCTCCAACCCACCGTGTAAACTCGCAGGTCCCAATTAGGATCTACCTTGGTGGTAACGTTGGTGATTGTGATATCGAACTCACGACCCGCTTCACCTACTACGAATTCAACCATCACGCATTCCGGATTGACCGGGCTGTACTTAGAGCGGTTGTAGGCGTTGTAGTAACCAATCAAATGACCCTTGTCGTCATACTCCCAAGCTGTGTAGCTTTCACGGTAACTGTAAGGAACATCAATCCCCAAGGTACCAGGAGCATAAGTTGCAGGCAATGGAGTTTCAGCCAGCACACGCGTAGCCGCGTTGTAACCTTCCGCCAAAGCAGAGTTCTCACGATTGATCTTGTTCCACTGAAGACGAGTGAAGGAACTGACTGCTCCCGCCTCCAAGGTCTTGGCTTCCCACTCAGGGACAAGAGCCCGAGGACCTGTCATGGCTCGCAAGATATCCGCATCCGGCAACCGATAAAGGTAACGGAAACGCTGATGCTCTTGAGGCCAATCAAACTGCCAACTACTCTTCCGAACCAACACAGTAATCTGGATATTCTCCACCTTGGCCAGGTCAGGGTGGTAAGTAGCAGCGTTCTGGACAAACTCATCCGCAATCGCAACGTCAGCATGAGTTAACTGCCGTACAGCAGTAACGTCGTAACGAGGAAGCATCAAGCCTCGGTTGTTACGGGCGGTCATGAAGTAATCGTTGTCATCGAAGTAACGCAGAGTGAAATCACCCTTACGTTTCGGCGGATGCACGATAACCTTGCGCTTCTTATCCAACTCCGAGTAGAAGTCGAACATGCTGCTGTAAGCGTAGGTTTCAACACGCAGTACGGTTGGATCGTGCCAGATCTCTACCAGGTCATTCGACTTCAGGTCAGGGATAGCGTTCGGAGCACCCTTAAAGAAAGCACCGTTATGGAACACCCCTGTGTAGCCTGGCTTGCTCTTCATCCTGTTGTACATGGCCATGAAGGTCTGCATTTCATCAGGACGGGAGTAACGCATACACTCGTATTCGTAGGGGTTACGATCTGGAGTGGAGTTCTCCCACTTATCCACTGGGCTACTTGGGGTGTAGCAGCGGAACCACATCGCCTTCTTGGAAGGGATAGGGTATTGTGGGAACTTCTCAAAAGCAATCAGTGTAAGGCCGTCGTAAGTGTGCATGATCCAAGCATAGCTGCGAGGATACTGGAAACCCTTCTCGTCGTAGAGATCCAGCATTACACCACGAGTCTTACACAAGCGACCCGCATTGACCCAACGGTCCAACGGGTTACGCAACAGGACGTTGTTACGGAAGTTCCAATACCCCGGAACCAAGCCTGCTACGGTAAAGATGTGGAAGGTACGTTTTTCACGAGGTAATGACCGCCACTTCCCCATGTAACCGAAGTTCACCACTACCCCTTCATCTGGAGTAATGCGCACCATTTTTACTTGGTACTGACCATTCTCCTCCGGGTTAGCCCAGAGGCGACTTTCGGCGTGACGCACCAATGGTGTGTCGTCTACCGGGCTCCTTTCGTTCATAGGTATCACCAAAGATCATAGGTACATTCGACGTTGAGGGTAAAGTTCTTCAACAGTTCTTTGTTGTATTTGATATCCAGGGCTTCACCCAGTTTTGTCCTGGAATAGGAACTGGTGAATTTAGCAGCCACGTAGGTAAGAGCTGAGAAGAGACAAGGAGCCTCACAAGCAGCACCAATTACCTTACTACCCAAAGCAGCAAAGGTAATACCTGAATAAGCCGCAATCAAATCTTTCAGCTCGTAACCCTTCAACTTGTACAGCGTTGGGTTTCTGTTGATAGCCTGAAGCAACTGTTCAAGGTTGTGCAAATGGCCGATGTCTTGAATATCGTCAATGATACCAAGTACAAAGCCTTTATCTGCACCGTAGACTTCACGCATAACGTTGGTGGTTACCAGCTCAACGTCATTACCTTGTGGCTCAATCAACGAAACAAAGTAATGACCCAGCAAGATCTTCAAGGTCATCGATTCGTTAGCGTTCAGACCAGCAGGCTTGGAAATACGGTTACTGATCGACTCAGAGAAACCCTTGCAAGCAACAGCTCGCATTTTTTTCAGAGGACCAGGATCTCCTTCTGCCACATCATGCTGTAAAAAGGAAGCCAAACGCAAAGCAGTCAGCTCGTTACTGTTGACTACCTGATTATTACTCTTGTTGCGATAAGGACGTTCATCATGAACAGTAATGTTCTTGTTGTTGTACGCACGCAGAGTAATCGGAAAGGCGAAAATCTTCACTGACACTTCAGCGCTGTAGTCGATACAAAACACACCCTCTTTCTTGGTGGGGACCAAGGTTCGAGCAATGTGCAAGGCCTTAATTGTGGCCTCAACCTGGTCGGTTACCTTAAAAGGTTTCCCTACGGTCGTGTCGTAGGCGTTAATAAGCATTCTTCGAACCCCTCGGAGGATATGTTATAGGCCAGTTAAATAATAGCTGAGTAGCCTAAAAAGCTTGCATACGATTGTTTAAGGACCCCAATCCTAAACGCTAAAGAGGTTAAGCATGACTTCTCTCACCAGTATCATCCCTGGTAAGGTGGATAACCGGGGGATCAAAGACGATTCGATCCCGGAATACACCCCCGTCCAGGTTACACGTCCACTGCACTGCCCAGTAATCCATGGGGTCTTCCCTAAAGGCAAACTGGCCAGTGAAGTGGGTACTGTTTGGCTCCAGACCAAAGACATCGCTGCTGTATTCGGCGACATCAATGATCCGGACTCGTCCTACTACGGCCCAACCTCTGTTCTGATCCAACGGCTCATCGCTGGCGGTCAGGCTTCGGTTGGTATCCGTCGTCTGTCTGCGAACAACGCAATGGCACGTACTGCCGTTTCGGCCTTCGTACAGAAAATCAAGGTTCCGGATTTCGAACGTGACATGGCCGGTAACTTCGTCCGTGACCAGGATGGCAACAAGATCCCGGTTCCTGGTAAGGAATTCGACGGCCTGAGCATCGAGATCAAACTCGACCCAGACGCGAAAACCAAAGCGGTCGGTAATCTGACTCGCCGTTCGATTGCTGGTGCCACTGAAGATGACCCTGTCACTGAAGTGTTCCCGATCTACGACGGCATGGCGGGCGTGGGCGACCTTTACAACGACTCCGGCATGAACTTCGGTGTTTCTCCAACCGCGTTCCAGTTCGGCGAAGTTGCCAAGTTCGTGAAAGCGACCGGCGTCTTCCCTTTTAACCTGAAGACCTTCCGCGACAACAAAGCTGGTAAGCGCATTTATGCCAAAACCCAGCGTGGTCGTGAAAGCGTTGAAGCGACTCTGTTCGATACCCTGTATCTGAGCACTCGCTACAACCTGAAGCTGGCCTTCGGTGAGTACACCGGTACCAACGCCAACCGTAAGGTTGTTCCGATCCCTGCTCCGTACTCTGGTGTTCATGTGTACCAGCAGTCGATCGACGCGCTGTGCCAGGCCCTCTACGCTGTAGAGAAGCCGAACAACACCAGCCTGGTTGAAGTTCTGAACGTACGTCCGTACAAGCAGATGAACCCGTTCACTGCTCAGAACCATTCCGGTATCCCGTACTACGCGGTGACCGTGAAAGATACCACCACCTGGGACATGACCTACGCGGTCAAGGCATCGGGCGGTATCAATCCGTTCTACGACAACGAAGGCAAACTGCCAGACTATCTGGTACGTGAGCCTGTGGATGACCCGTTCAACCTGTTGGGTGATGCCGAGCAGCCGTTGACTCGTGGTGAGGCGTGGCAGATCAACAACGCCCTGATCGCTGAAGACATGGAAGGTTACGTCTCCGGCATCGAGCAGTCCAACGTTACCCGTAACCGCCAGTCGGTTTTCTGGGACGTCGGCTACTCGCAGGACGTGAAGGACACTGCTATCCGTCTGCTGGCTGCCCGTAAGGACATCATCGTGATGCCTTGCGCCACCATCTACGAGCCGTCCAAGGCTAACGCCCTGGCGCAGGTCTACTCGCGTTCGGTTCAGCTGAACAACATGACCCGCATGTACCCTGAATCGGAATACTGGGGTACCCCGTCCTGCCGTGCGTCGATCAACCTGATTGAAGCTCTGGCAATCGACGAGTTGACTGGTGATTACTTCTCCGGTAACCTGGACTTGGCTTATGCCTTTGCCCAGTTCGCTGGTAACGATCAGGGCGTTATCGTCCCATCGAAGTCTCCTGGTCATGCGGACAACCGCATCCTGCGCACCATGCACTCTCCGAACATCGAGTTCGAGAGCGACGTGCAAAGCGCCGACAACTTCGAACGTGGTTGCATCACACTGCGTCCGTACGACTCCGGCGATCGTCTGTTCCGTCCTGCTCTGGTAACGATCTACTCCAACGTGGACTCCGTCCTCAAGGATCTGATCACGAACTTCATTTGCGTATGCATCGAGAAGATCTGCCAGGACTGCTGGAACTACGTGTGCGGTGACACCAACTACTCGGCCAACAACTACGTCTCGCTGTTCAAGGACCGCGCAGAACGTGAGTGCCGTGACCGTGTGGGTGCTCTGGCTCGCAACATTCGCGTTGAACCTGGCTACTTCGAAGGCACTGTTGGTAGCAAAGCTATCATGCAGACCCAAGTACACGCCTACTTCAACAAGGCTAAATACATGATGACCATGGACCTCTTCGCTCACAACGAAGAAGAACTGGGCACCAACTAAGGGAGATAGGAAGTCATGGCTTCTGATACTAACCTGCCGCATCGCGACAGTGAAACGTTGCTCCCACAGAGCGACCCATTTGTCCAGGCAATGGACATTGGTAACCGTCCGGTTATCAACCCCGTACGGGGCGGTCAGTACGGCTGGGCTGGTAACGTATTCGATTACGTCTCCACTCAGCCACACGTCTCCCAACAAGCATGGTGTATCGTGCTCAGCACCCCTGCTGGGTTCTCGCGCCTGCCTGCTGGTGACCAGCTGCACTCCCTGTGCAAATCGTTCCTCGAAAACCGTACGCGGATCTTCGAGGGTCTCTCCGATCAAACCGTGATCAACTTCGCAGACATGCGTTGGACTGGTCACCGGATGGCCATCGCCGTGGGCGCTCAGCGTACCCTCGGTGCTGTGACCCACACCGGTTATGACGTTGAAGGTGAACCATTCACCAAGATGTTCAAGGTATGGCAACAGTGGCTGGTGATGGACGCCGAAATCCTGAACGCCAAGATGGTGATTCTGGACGATCCGGGTGACATGATGTTGGACGAAACTGGTTACTCGGCTATCTACTTCGAGCCGACTCGCAACTTCCGGGACATTGCGCACGCCGCAATCCTGGTTGGTGGCCAGCCAACTCAGAACGTGAAGATCGATCTGAAGCGCAACAAAGACGAAGATAACGTCATCCGTGACATCGCCATGGAGTTCACTGGCGTTATCGAATTCGACACCTATGCGGTGATCGAGATTGCACGTCAGATGTTGAAGCTGATGCCTCTTCACAACCCGGATGCAACCACTGCTCCGATCGGCTTCACTCAGCGTACTGCTATCGTTGAAAACTCGCAAGCGGGTAACATCGAGCGCATGGTTGAGCAAGCGGTCCGCGTGGATAACCCAAGCTACCTCGGTTAATAGCCAAGTAGTTAAGTTAGACATTCCTACCCCTACTCCCTTAGTGGGAGTAGGGGTAGGGTTATGTCTGCACATATGCAGATTCTCAGTAAGGTTTGTGATCAGAGTTATCGTAACAATAAACTCTGCCATTGATCGAGACTAAAGCGTCATTGTGCTTATTGACAACCTCGTCGAAGATCAACAGATCCTTGGAATGTGAAGCTGACTCCATGCCTCGTTTGATATGTCCCTGGGCGAATAGACACATTTCCTTGAAACTGTAGTCCGTGGGGAACTTCAGCTTCCAACCACCCATGACTTGCTGGATGGTGGGGATTACAGCATTACTGTCTCGCACCATGGTGATGCGTCCGCTGTAGACTCCCAGTCGATACTCAAAGACCAACCCGGTCTCTGTGTGTCTTAGGCTGTACTCGAAGGCTCTGGATTCCATGAACCGTATTACCAAGTAGAGCATGACAAGCGCCCAGATAATAGTAACAGCGCCGTTCAATACAGCTTCTGGCATAGTCCTTACCTGCAAAAGATTTGTGGATAATTTTGACCAACAAGAGTTTTCACTACTACCTTGTTTGCCGCCTGACGTTTGAATGCCGTGACATAAGGCTCAAACGCTTTTAGTGCTGCAAGAGATACCCGACGCCATTCAGTGCCGGTGTGACCGTACGCATTATCAAAGGCAACAGCCAATGTGTTATGCCATTCGTCAATAGAGGCAGATTCTATCTGACAAACCTCGGTGTTCTTAATATCCCTTACGAACTTAACCACCGTATTGTCCATATCGTTGAACCGTACGTTGGTAAGAACTCGAACAGAGTCAGCCATGATGACAAAAGCACCGTCGACTCCTCTTTTAAAACGTTCACTGTTGTAACGGCAACAGTTATATATAACTTTGATCTCTTCTTCCTCAAAATAGCGGGGTGCTACTTGATTGATGAAGGTGAGAGCAAAAGCCGCGCTTGCTTCTTTACTGGATGCTCCCTTAAAGCCTCTGCCAGCCTCCATGAGACAGACGGTAGCCAAAAGGATACCACGACCATGGTCGTTAAGATCATGAGCCTCAGCAACCTCACAGGCTGTTACAAGAGCGCGTTGCAACCAAGTATTATCAAATCCCTGAGGGTTTGTTTTCATATGGTTGTAAATGGCGACTACAAAGTCCAATGGAAGAAGACCTTCCAAAGAAGAAAGAATCGAGTTAAAGTTTTTGTATTCCTTACTGTCTGCTAGTGTGAATCGCATAGTCATATTTCCGTCCTCCTACACAGAATGGAAACAAAAAAATAAAAGAACACTACCGACCCATAAGGGCCGGTAGGTTTCTCTAAGGATTGCTTACCGAAGTCCAGAAGGATCGTTCTTCAAGCCCTTGAGTTCCACGCCCTGGAGTTGGGTGTGGTTGATTCCGCCTTCTTGAGTAGAGATCACGGAAGATTGCGCGGCTTTTTCCATCAGCTCACCAGAACCATGGGGTTCGGCAACTTGACGAAGATCGATTTCCACACTGGTCATGAAGATCACTGTAGGAATGTCGCTGTCGAATCGACTACCTTCGTTGACGTATAGATCCCAGTCGATGATTACGCTGACCGTATTGGGATCTTGTCCGGCAAGTTTTGCAACCTTGTCGATAACAAAACTCGATACGCGAAGACGAGAGTTACGGGACTCCCGAAGATTGTCGATCGCCAGTTTCTTGAGCGCCCACCGCAACCACTCATTGCTGATTGCCCAGGCGCCATATCCCCACCCTGCCTGATGGTGATGACCGAAGGTAGGCTCAGTTTCCCATTCAGTCAGTTTGAACTGCGGGTTGCTGCTGACAAAGTACAGATCGCCTGGACCGCTTACGCCGTCACCGCGATATTCCGCGCAATGGAAAGCATCCCAGTCCACAACGATGCAGATGTCCGAGGTCAGCTTGTCCCGGCCGACCATTTGCAGCGCAGCCATGGTAATGGCCTGTACCACTACCCGATGTTCCAGAGGAGCGGTCATAAGACCGATGCTTGGGTTGAGTTGTACAAGTTCATGCAGCCAGTCAGGGTTGACTTTCCAACGATTGCAGTAAGCAAAAGGTTGGTCTTGAGCACCCATCGGAATATCTTTGCTTGGAAGAATTGGCATGGAACGATCCTTAATAACAGTGGTGTTGAAAGAAGGAAGACTTACTCGTCGTCGACGTTAATCATGTTTGCTAGGAACGCGTCGGTGATGTTCAGTCGGATATCAGCAATGCATGCATCCATGGACAGAATGTCGTCTGGATTACTGACCTTGCTTTGTTTAAGACTCACCACCTTCATATTACCAGTATCGGTAACAGAGATGATGTTGTGGATATCACCTTTGTCCAGATAGACTTCGGTGTCTTCCACTTCGACACGGATGATCTTGCTCCATCCCATGTCATTGGTATTGCGGGTGGCGGTGTAGTCCCCATGATTGAGAACTACATTGCCGGACTTTGGTTCCCAGGTAACAGAGAGATTAACTCCGTCACCTGTTTTGCACGAGATCACGCTCTGGACTTCAGTAGCCATTGCAGAACCAGTGAACAACCCCATTACCAGTGCAACGATTGCAAACTTTTTCATGACTACCTCTTAGCCTACTTTCTTTACAGAAGGTTGAGCATGATTACGCATGCTGACATACATCTTGTCCAGGAACGTACCCATGTTTTCTTTTACGTCGTAGTCAGTAACGACCAGACTGAATTGGGCAATGCTCAGGAAACTGCTCCCAAGCAAACGATCGAGGATTGGGTTAGCGTCGTAAACCAGTTTGAAGGTACGCCCTTCATTCAGGCTGTGACGTTCGTACACCACTACGGTATCCATTGGAGTACCGACCATGATGATCCGACGAGCGGAATCAGGGCAGGTGGTCTTTACAACTTCCCCAATCTTGAGATCGGTTTGGACGGCTCCACTGAGCCGACCATGTTCATCACGCCAGTCTTTATTAAAAGACACCGTTACTTTGATGTTGTCAAAGGCGGTTTCAAAACGTTGGCGTAACTCAGCAGAAGGATCAGCGAGAACCATGAATTGCTCCTTGCACAAGGCGGTTAAAATGATTTGTTTAATTCATGTTACCCGAGTAATATAGGTCTGAAACAACACAAAAGTTAAATAAGAAAAGTACCCACCTCCTGCCCCGTGAGGAGCAGGAGGCAGGATGACTTAATCTTTAATGCCCACTTCCAATTTATTATTTGGAATGGTGTTGAGGAACAGATGCTTCTTGATCTTTTCCAAATGAGGGAGGACTTGCTCCCACAGTTGTTCGCGAGTACCGTCTGCCTCTACATCAACAAACTTGCCGGTGTTATCTCGTTCAACCAAATGAGCCAGATATTCTTGCATGCGCTCTTGAGTAGCCAAAGCCATCGCATCGAACTTGTCAGTGAGTTTCTCTTGATCACTGACGCGACTCATGAACACTTCAGCATCACCATCCAGGATAATGGTCAGATCAGGATCCAAGCCAATACCGTAATGATGCACTTGTTGCAGATTGAAGATATTTGCGCCACGAGCGGCACCCTGGTAAGCATAGGTGGTCTCTGCATAACGATCACAGATAACCACCTTGCCTTCAGCAAGTGCAGGACGAATCACCGTCTCAACGTGTTGGGCACGAGCAGCATTGAACAGCATAGCTTCAGCCATTGGAGTAAGTGGCTCGCAATCTGGCAACCCTTGACGACATAGTGTCCGCAAGTAGTTAGCAGCAGGAGTACCACCAGGCTCAAACGTCTGAATATAAGAGAAACCAGCCTCTTCAAAAAACCCAGCGATCTTTTTACAGAGACCGGTCTTGCCACTACCACCAATGCCACCTACTACGAGAAAGAAGCCCTTGCTCATCTTGCACCTGCTTGAATGTGAGAACTGAACAATACGATTACTGATTCCCTATTAATTCAACTCGTTCAGCACCTTCGCCCACATCAGCAAATACTTCGATCGTTGGAACAGGAACAGGCCAGACAAATTTAGTGGCATATTCGTAGACCGTCTTCATGTGATTCTCAAAGCTTTTCTTCAGACCTTTGACCCTTTCGTCTTCAACCATGTTTCCAAGTTTCTGGATAAAGGTGGTCCGGCAAGTATTTACAAGCCCACTTGCTTCATTAGGCAATCCAAACTCACTAGGATGAATTGCGTCTAACAACAGACGAACAAAGAAACCAAAACCATCGTCGGGAACTGGGATCTTGTAAGTTTCGTTAAACGGAAGTCGATGATGCTCAAGTTCCAAACGTTTGGCAGTGGAGATGTTGTGGAGAAAATGGTCGTCATACAACTCGCCTTTACCATTCGGCAGCACCAACTGCTTAAGGTCCGTATCCAAATCTCTCCAGATGTCGGCCTTACGCATTTCCCACAAAGGTGCCCGGAAAGGTTTGGCGATGAGATCAGAATTAGTAAGTCGACCTAACCGCACTGGAAGATTCAACAGCTCTTGATATTCAGCTTCGGTGAAGTCGTATTCATTGAGACTGTACTCGGTAGCGTCTTCTTTAATCCACCCCAGAACAGTAGTCGGATAATGTTTGGCGATGCGCTCCTTACGGAAGTTCATCATGACTTCAGTTATTGCAAACTGCTGAGTAACACTGGTGGTAGCGTTTTCGTTGCAAGTATTATTGCTACACTTGAAACGAGAAACCCCATTGAGATAAGGTTCACCAATATGCCAGAAGACCTCCCCTAGGCGACTTCTGGTGTAAGGGCTGTCTGGCTCATCGATCTTCTTCCGAAAATAGTCGAGGATCTGTTTGGCCCGCAACATCTCACCGGCATAACCCTGTGCACCACCACAAAGGTTAGCAAACACAATGTGTACACGATTGTTATCAGATAACAATTTTTGCAGCAGATAGGTGGATTCAATCCCGGCTGAAAAAGCCAAGTTAACAGTCGACATTACTTAACCCCCAAAATAAGCCCGATCAAATTAATAGCGTAAAGACCAACCTGCATAGCCACAACCATGAGTGCAATGTTTGCAACGTTACGCCACAGAAGACTAGGAATAGCTTTCCTTAGTACGAGCACGATCTTCTTGTCGTAAAGACACACTAAGGTAAAGAATATAACACACAAGGCTAATCGCAATTCATAAATCATCACGAAGACTCTAGTAAAGTGGACGTCCTTGTCCTCGTTATTTAAAAGTCGGTTGAAGAAGGAGCGTGCCGGAGCAAGTTTTCAAACTCATCCGTTGAATCCATAATCAGTCGCTCCGACCATGGTTCAAAATTAACCAGGACCAGTTGCCCAAGCCGTTGTTGATACCCCGGATTAGCAAAGCCAAATGTTTCTGGAGTAATTGGCTGACCGACCGCCGCCATTCCTTCTTGTGCAGCAACAACGGTACGCAATTCCTCAAGAGTAAACCAACCCATATGTACGCAATTGGTATCGTTGTAACTTACTTCATTTTCAAGGCTGATTGGAAGAACGTATACCGCACCAATGTGGGCAGGACCAAAATAACCAGGTTTCTTCACACCGTCGCGTATGAAAGTGAATGGGGTAGAGAGACCAACCAAAATAGAGTTATTGAAGTGCTCCGGATCTACGACCATGTTGTTAATCTTGTCGGTGTAATTGCGGTACGAAGCATTCTGCAACACAGTGGTTAGATCAATAACGTTTTGATTAATAAGACCCAATCGCGTAACCAGGTTAGAAATAAGGTCACCTTTAAATACTTCGCCACTTACTCCAATGGACAGTACGAAATATTCCTTCAGGTTATTGTCTACTTTACGCTGTTTGTAAACAGCGATCCTGGGTTCATGCAGATTACTTTGGCCGCGTATATCCATGAGACTTGCATAGTGGTTATGCTGCTCTGGCACTTTCTTTACGGTGATACCATAGGTCACCAGAGGAACAAAGCCTTCAACAGCAGAAGCATTACGACGAGAAACACCCATCAAGCAAGCATCCAGTGTTCTGGCTTCACTGGTATAAGTGCCTGTCAGGTCAAAAGTCTTACCACCGAAAGTATCGACGATACCATCTTCGTGCAGACCGAAGATCATTTCATATTGCTTTTCATCAAAAGACATGGTTTAGCTCCAATTACTTAAAGTAGTTAACAAGGCACACGACAATTACAAGTACGACGTAAATACAGGAAAGATAGAAACAAACATCAATTCCTTTTGACACCAGCTTAGCGGCGAGCTGATGCTTTTTGTTATAGCTGATAGCGTGGGCATGCAAGATCATGTTGATCGCAGGAGCGAATGCACGAAACAATACACCCCAGAAAATAACCAACAGAATTGCGGCAACAATCCACCACATATAACCCCCAAATAAAAATGCAGTATAAACCCTATCCCCAGGAGTTAACCCGGGGATAGGACTCACTGCGAACAATGTTACTTTTTCGTAAAGACCAACCGGAGGAACCACTTCTGCCGAGGCATTACGTAGGTTTCACCGATTGCACGATCAGGGAACCATTGCAGATTACCTTCCGATACCGGAGCAATGAGCAGATGATATTCTTCAGCATCCCGGAAGATGTTGAGATACAGTGCTTCACGTTCCAGATGAGCGGCAACTTCATCGACCAGTTCAGAAGGAGACTTTTGTCCTTCTGGCCAGGTATCGACTTCTTCCAGAGCGACCTTTACTTCACGGAGACAATCCGCAACAGTTTGAGTCTCGTCCTTGAAGAAGCGATTGAGTTCGATTGAAACTCCTGGCTTCCTGGTGTAAGGATCTTCGTAGGTCACAGCACCTTTATCGAAGATTTTAATAATCGCAGGTAAAGGCATGTAACCCCCGAATTAACTGAACAGCTTGGTTGCCAGTTCGATGTTGGCCTTGTCCTGGTCGGCAGTCCACTGAGAGAAGTCAGAGGAATGCGCGTAATCAGTAGTGGTCACCGAGTGGCCGTACAGAGTGTCTTCGCCAGCCTTCTGGCTGAGGTTGTGTTGCGAGTTCCAGGTCACACCAGCCCAGGACAGAGTACCGTCGACGGTGGTGAGTTTCTTGTTGTCAGCGAATTGCTGACGAGCGATTTCGGCAGTTGCATTGCGCACCTGACCGCCGGTGTTGTTGATGAAATTCACAACGTTCTTCACCGAGTCTTCAGTGATACCTTCTGGGAGTACCAGCTTCGAAGCGTCGAAAGTTGCGTGGTTGGTGGTCTTCTCGTAGGTGTGGTTTTCCACCAGAGCAGTTACACCGTTACCCATCAGCTTTGCGTATTCTTCATTCAAGGACATTGCTAGTTCTCACTTCTATCTAGGTTTTGGTAAAATTGTTCGAGACCAGAAAGGGAAGTGTGTCACTTCCCCTCAGTCATAAGACTGCTTGGTCATCTAAGTGATATAGGTCTGAATTATTCTTGGGTCAGCAGGTCAAGCCGATCGTAGATATACAGATCACCCGGCTCAGGCTCGGTGGTGAAGTGCTGGATAGCAGCCTGAGATTTGTTGATGTAGAAAGTCTCGTTGAAACGACCTTCGTCCAGAGCAGCTTTGAAGTAAGCCACCGCATGGCTGTAACGATCCAGCAGAGCCTTGTTCACGGAGTCGGAGAACTTGACGTCTTCCACTTCCACGACTTGCAGAGCTTCTACCAGATCGAAACGACCGCCCAGGTAGATGACCAGCTGTTCAGCTTGAGCTTCGGAACCCAGGGCCAGAGCCAGATCGATCAGAGTATCGTCGAAGCCCATCAGGCGAGTAGCCACGATCTTGAACAACTCGGTGTGTTCGTAGAAGGTGTGGGCGGCGATGATCGAAGCGATCGACTTGTTGGTGAAGTTTTCGCTGGAGATGGTGTTCTTGGTCCAGGCGGTGGCCCGAGTACCTTCGCTGGTCAGGTAGTGCTTGATCAGCTTGGACACATAAGTGTTGCAAGCGTCGGTTTTGATCGGGCTTGTAGCAATGCCACGGATCAGGTGTTCGTCGTTGTCGATGTTGGAACAGGCGTCCCATTCTTTCTTGGAGGTAGACAGAATGGAATTCAGAAAGACAATCGAACCGACAGCTTCGCGCAGGCAGGAAACGAAAGCCAGTTGTTCGTTCAGAGCAATCTGGTTTTGTTCGGAAATTTGCATCATTATGTTCCTTTGATGGCTAAGGGTGAATTTGCCCACTGAGGGTATATGATAAGAATGCGGCTAAAATAAATAACCAGGACTAGGGTTGCCCCTAGTCCTGGTTAAGTGGTGTATCAGAACACACTGAGGCTGTTGGAAGTCTTCAGTTGAACCTTCTGAGTATGACGGTGAGTCTTCTTCAGTTGGTTGATCATGGTCGAAAGCTGGGTGTACGACTCGGTACCAGCAAAACGAACCAGGAAGTCTTCTTTTTGCATCTCACGTTCGCAGACGTAAATAGCTTCGTCTACGGAAACATTCATCTCTGCCGGAGCAGCAACCAGAATGTTGTTCATGAGATCTTCCAGACCAGCAGTACGGTACTTGCAAGCATCCAGCATACCCTGTTCGATAACCAGGTCGTAACCAGTGAAGAATTCAACTTCACGGACACGTTGACCAAGCTTCTGAGGCGCCGTAACAGTACGGATACTGAAAGCGGTGTTCATGTACTGGTCTTTGATGCTTTCTTCCAGCAGGTAGCCGAGCTGACCATAAGGACGAACTTCGATCTTGTTGTACACAGGATCGTTTTCGCCACCAGTCATGATCCAGTGGATCTTGCGGACCGAACCGCAAACGTTTGGCTCCAGGATGGTGCGCAGACGTTGAATCCATTGGAAGATGTCGGTGATCTTGGTCTGGACAATACGACCATCAACCCGTTCCCAGAAGTACTGAGGCGGATGACCTGCTTCACACTGCAACTGACCTTCACTGACACGACGGTTCAGATCAGAATCAGGATGCATGCATTCCCGCAGGTAATCGTTGAAGCGATAGCTAATACCGCTCCGGTTTTCGATGTTGAAACCACCGGAGTTGATGAGGTAGTACAAACCCCCTTCTTCCATCGGTTTCAAGATACCTTGCTTACCGCTCTTTTCGAGAACGGTACTACCGAAGGTAATGATTCTGCTCATGATGGAATGCCCCGCATGATCCTTTCGTTGTCGGTTACTTTGGTATCAGGGTTTACCATAGCAGCCAACGTGTTATCCCGCAGGTAACCACCAGTAATCTTGGAGAACGTGCCGTCAATCAACATAGCGCCATTGTTAAGCCCCATGATGAGTGGTGGACGTCCTTCTTTCATTGCTTCACTGTAACGGTAAGCCTGGTTAGGGTTATCTGGGTCCCTGAACATAGTTGAAGTCAATACACGTGGAACTTGGCGAGTACTGCCAACACGACCACCGCACTCAGCCGGAGCATTGTCAAACAACCCCATGATTTCTTTCTCGCTCAAATACCAAGGGATCCGAGCGTAATCGTAAAACTCCAGAGTGTACGTATAAGGCTTGTTGGGGTCTTGGATGACCTCAAGGTTTTCAATAACCGTGTCGCCTTCCTCAAACTCCAACACGAAATACTGAACGCCCAACACGTTACTTTCTCTGATGTTCAAAGGAAGCAGAGTGATGTCCATCATGGCTACCAAGGGAGCGAAGCACTCCCCTGGAATCACCAAGCCCAATACAGCAGCAGAAAGCACTTTGTCCGTAACCACCGCCATTCCGTTATCTACAAACTTCTTCGGGAGATAAATCTCCAGCTTTCGGTTTGCCATAACGGAATTATCTTCCATGATGGTGAATGCTTTCTTGAGGAACTTACCGCTCTCTTCCCGAGGGAGGAGATGGACACTCATTAGACGAAGCACTTCCGGGCAATGAGGTTGATAACAGCAACGCTAATGCGCTCCTTCTTATCCGCCACATTGTCTTCTTCTGCTTGGCTTACGAAGGTATCTTCAATGATCTCCGCAGCCATCTCACAACCGATCTCCCGGAGGAATACGGGAACGATGTGAGTGCCCATGATTGCGTCTTCCATAGAGCAACCAGCTTCACCGTCAATAGTCAAGCCACCCAGGTTGGCGTTCTTGCTGTTGATGGTGTAGTAACCACGCTCCAGTTCGCCGAGGAAACGAGCACGCAACCAGTTGCCTGGAAGTTGACCTGATGCCTGTACGCGTTCCAGAACCAGTGGATTACCGACAATGAATTCTTCCATTGCCTTCAACGCCGACTCGATGAAACGATCCCGTGCATGCACCAGGAGTTTCTCGTGAACGTAATTGAAATACTTCTCGCTGGCTTCCTGGAACTTGGTAGGTTCACCAGTCAGTTCAGCCAGTGGGTGGGTGCGACCCTGGAGTTTCTCCCAGTAGTAACCCAGCAGTACTTCCGACATCGAGCAGTCAGCACCAGTGATGGCGTTCAGCGCTTTGTCAGTGTAGTAGCAGGTAACTTCTGCTTTAACGATACGGGCTTTCGAATCGCCACGGATATCAGTGAAAGCAACCGGGTGAGCATCAACCAGAACCAGGTCACGAGCGCGCAGAGCGTTGACGTTTTGCTGAAGCTTCAGAAGGTACAGGGTCATACCGTTCCACAGCAGGTTAACGTATTCGCGATACTTGCTCAGCTCGCCGCCTTTGAACCAGGCAGGGATATCTTCGCTGGCATACATGCGAGTCAGCAGCACGTAGACCTTGATCAACTTCTCGGAAGCCATGGACTTGACTTTGGAGAAGTCGAAGTTACCATTCGGACCCTTGACAAACATGCCTGCCAGGCTTTCGAAGTTACCCAGGGTGAAAGCAGCGTCGTTCATCGAGAAGTCACGCTCGCGCATTACTTCTGCAACGTCAGCATGGTTGGTGCCGATGAAGTCAACGATCTGCTCACGGGTCGGATCTTCAAAGACCAGCGACTTCAATACGTCGAGGTTGACGTTGGTGAAGTTCAGGCCTTTTTCCTTTACTTCTTTCGGGAAGAGAGGAGAGTCAAAGAACGGATCGTCCAGGTGAACGAAACTGTGAGTGAACGAAGACATAGCCAGAGACTTCAGCTCATCACGGCTGTAGCAGTTACTGGCGCTACGTGCGATGGCCATAGCCAGAGGTTTACCGTATTCACTGATGTTGCTCAGAGTGGTACGGATGATCGCAGCCATGCGATCGGAACCTTCCTTGGTGAAGGCCGTGTGACCGGAGTCTTCACTGGAAGTAACTTCGACGATCTCCTGACGGAAATTGTCGGTGAACGAGCCCAGGGCAGCGACTTCGCCATTCAGACCTTCAATGATGATGGAAGGCTTGATGTCGAAACCGGCTACCGCAATCGGCTCTGCCAGGGCGATGCTGGATTCGCGGATCATTACTTACCTTCCTTCTTGATGGCCTTGATGATAGCCTTGCTGATCTTTTCGTCCTTCACGGATTCTTCCAAAGGGGCGAGGTAAACCAGGCCGACACCTTCAAGAGTATTCTTGATGAATTCGACGGCGTTGGAAACGGTGACAACGTCACCAATGATTTTTTCTTTGGACATGCTTGCCTCAACTAGTAGAGCACAGTGGATGGCGAACGGTTGCTGGGCAGCATCCCTTCGTAATAAACTTTGTACAGACGGTCGTTGATCTCGCCAACAGTGATTGCACCATCCTTGTTGAAATCGAACCCGTTGTTCTGGAGATACGACTTGACTTCAATGTCGGTAGCACCGTCTTTACGGAACAGCACTTCATCCGGCTTCTTGCCAACCGCAGCTGGGTAGAAGATGGTCAGGTAGAAGTCTTCCAGACGAGTGTATTTCTTGCCGCGTTTCGCCCACATGTCGAAGTAAGTGAATACCAGATCCAACTGCTCCAGTTGAGACATGGCGATGATTTTCTCCAGAGGGATACCCAGGTCTTTAGCAGCCAGAGCACCAAACTGAATCAGACCGAAGTACTTGGAGCCACCGTTGTTCTGCTTAGCAGGATCGAAGGTGCCGCCGGATTCAAAGTACATGCAACCCATGAGATCATGCGGAGCACGGTCATACCAACCACGAGCACGGCAACCAGCAACGACTTTGTCGATGAACGCTTGGCCAACACGTTTACTCCAGCACAGGCTCAGATAAGGAATACGGTTATAAGCTTTGAAGCTATTAACCGCCTTAACGAAAGCACCCCAGGTACCAGGACCCATCACGCCGTCAGCTTCACCGGAATAAAGCTTAAGCAACTTCAGGTTAGTTTGAATAGCCTTCAGTGCGTCTACTTCGGTCAGCGTTGCCGCGACAACAGGAAGAGGCGAAGTCTGCGCACGACTACCATTGACCCGATAGTTGTAATCATCCAGAATCACCTTCACTGCTGAAGATGAACCCATGCCCCACTTACCGTCAATTGCCCCTGCGAGATAAAGGCCGCACTCTTTCGAGGCGACCTGGATATCCCGGATGGCATTAAGCATCCGATAGTTCACTATTTAACTCCTCTGTACACTTTAGCCGCGGCATCACTGAAACCAATTACGGTTTCGTTTGTGCAAGCCTCGTCCCTCAGACTGTTAACGATCCGGTTCAATACACCCTTGTAACTTTGTTTCAGGTGCACAGCTTTACCATCTTCGGTGTAGATCGGTTCAGGCATGATGAAACCAGTAGTGGCCTTCATCTGGTTGCCTACAACAAATTTATCCGCAGTGGTACTACCATCGAGAGTCTCGATCATGATCGAAACCTCTACGAGCCCTGGAGGAATAACTGGCTTGGCTACGTTCAGGTTACTGTTTACAGCACCAGTAACAGGAGTTTTACCTTCAGTCTCCATGGTCCGTTTGCGCGCCTTATCCGCAGTAGCAATGAGCTTCTTCACCGAAGGAGTCATGTCTTCAGCAGGTGCGTTGTATTTGACATCGATCGCCACAATTTTGCCGTGGTTTCTGGAACGATGCTGCTTGATGCCGAGTCGATTGATCTCGTTAGAAATACCAGAATTATCACTCACGTCGCTATCGACATGGCTGTCATCGATTTCGCATAAAATCGCGTCATAATCGACTTCATCACCTATTTTTACCATCAGGTTGATCGATTGATCAGCCCTCATCTTGAACTTAGCAGGGTTCAGATAAGGAGTAATAGAACCTTCCGCAAACTCCTTCGAAACAGCAATGGAGTCTTCGTAAGTATCCTGGTCCTCTACCAGAATCATTCGAACCATCTGGCCTTTCTTCAGAACAGCCTGACCAGGGTTGAACGGGTCACGTGCCAGCCATTGATCATCCCATCCGATAATGTCGCCCTTATCGAACTTATCCCCTACCTTCAAATCGGTTACACGAGTGTGGCGGTGGTATTCACCACTTGCCTCACCGACAACCAGACCCAGCGGATATTTATCAACGCTACCGTCGTCGTAAGTAACAGTCAATTGATCCGACTCAACATTAGTAACCTTACCTTTACGGGCAGCCACCTTGCTGTACAGCTCGCTTGTGCGATGCGGAAGAATCGAATCATAACCAGTACGCACGATACCCCAGGTGTAGTTTTGTGCACTAACAGCTTGAGACCACTGTGTAGACACGAACACCTGACGCTTGGCATCATCCTTGGTAATGGACACGGACAGATTACCAGTAACGGACAGAAGTCCGGTATCAGTTACCTTACCTTTCATATCCATCAGACCACGGTAGTTGGCAACCAACGGGTCACTTGTGGTGTAGGTAACAAAACCTACCTTACCACTATCCTTGTGAGCCTCGCCAAGACGACCACGATAACTGGCCTTCATACCACGTCCAGACTTGGTTACAGTAATCTCACTGCGACCACCAGTACCACCAAAGGTAAGTTCCTCCTGATCCTTGCACTGGTGAACTGGTCCTACCTCTTCAACCAAGTTAACCGAAGTATCAGTAAGAATCTTCATCGTCACTGCATCAGGATTGATTTCCAGCTTGTGCTTTCTATCAGTACCTTTACCACGGTAAGCGCGAACGCCTTCGCAGAATGTAGTGTAGATGTGCCCTGGGAAGCGCTCATAACCCACGATGCGCTGTTCTTCCAGTTCTACCTCATTACGGGTCTGGTCTGTTTCCAGAAGCCGTACGGCGTCGATCAGAAGCTCAGGGAAGTTCTCCGAGTACTTCATCTCTTGCAGCAGTTTCTTGTGAATCGGATCGAGGAACAGGTCGTTAAGGTTCTTCATCTCCTGGAAGTGACGAGCCCGAACTTTAGGCTCCGCCATGAGGGGACCCCAAATACCGTTGCCGTTCAGATCACTGCGACTGAAGTTACTGATATTCCCCAGATCAACCAAACCACCAAAGATCATGGCTTGCAACTTTTCACGACGGTTGAAGATCAAGAACTCGTCGTTAAAGGTGATAGCGTACTCATCGTCATCCAACTTAGGACGAGTCCCAGCTGGAACTGTGCGGGTAGTAGCTTTAGTCAACTTGATGAGTTCGTCGATACCAAAGTACCAGCACAGAACCACACCAATAGGGAAGTTGAAACCGCTGATGTTGATGTTCACAGTTTCAACAGGAGCTTTCTTCAGGCTGATATCCATCAGTCCTTCGATGGTACCTACTTCAGCCCCATCCAAATAAACGTAACCATAACCGTCAATGGTGAGTGGCTTGCCGTTCTTGACCCCTACCAGGAAGCTTTCCTTCTTGGTGTATTTCTTGAAGTCAGGATATTGCTCCAGCAAGTCATCGATACGGAAGTCGAAGGTATAGTCCTTGGTTTTGATCCACTGGAACTTGGTGGCCAAAGCACTGTACACACGAGGAGCCGGATAGTCCCGGTTGAACTTGGTCCCTCGGTTAAAGGTCAACGTACCTGCCTTACCTCTGAGCAGGATTTGTTTCCCCATCCATACCGACTGGTTCTCAGCCATCTTCTTCGTGCGTTGGACCATCAGGCGGTTCGGGTAGTAACTACTCAAGACTACCTGGTTGCCATTGATCTTGCGGATAGGAAGTTCACGGCGTTGCAGCTGCATGTGGTTCTTTACACCATCAACAGTAAACGTACCGTCCTTCTGCACCTTGGACACACGAATGACGTGAGTACTCTGTTCACCATTTACTTCATGGAACTGAACCGAGAATACGTCATACTCACCTTCAACGCTGTTGATCTCTTCATGCTTGTAGTTGTTGAGCGCAAAACCTGCGTTCTGTATACCCAAGAACATGGAAGCCACGTCCTTGTACATGATTCGTTCAACATAACCTTTCTTCAACACCATTGCTTTGGACTGGAGCTGACTCTCATCCAAGATGGTGGTGAATTGACCAGTAACCGTCGCGTCTTCCTTAAGCGCAGCGATTTCCTCTGGAGTGATCTTGATGAACTCCTCCATAGTCTGACCATTATTCATCTTGATGGTCTTGTACTGAGTACCCTTCTTCATGAAGAAAGCATATTCAGCAACACTCAGGTTGGTTTCCCGAGCCCTTTGCTCCAGAGCCAACCGGATACCATCTTCAGGATTAGCAAACTGATCCTTACGAGCAACTACCGCAGTCTCAACCTTTTCCTGGACGAGTAGAGTTTCGTCTACTTCAGAGTTCCATTCTTGATCATCTTGAGTATGAGTTCTGCCTCCAATTTCTCCTGCGGTGTTATCAACCGATGCCACAGGTTTGACAGGGTCCCGGAAGACATCGAGTAGAGAACCATCGTCAGAATCAGTCCCGGCAGCGTTAGCGTTCGCAAGAAGTTCTTGTTCCTTACGGCTTTCGGGTTTTTGTGCTGATTCTTTCTGAACTCCCTGCGTTCCTTCAGCCACTGGGGCATCTTCGGCCGTCGTAACGCCATTTGGGTTATCCTTCTCTTCTTCGCTGATCCCGCCACGAGACAGGTTCATCAATGCCAAGTAAAAACGCTTCGATGCGTTTAAACGTTTACCATGACCAGCCCGATGACTTACTGGTTTACGCTTCTCGCCTTTAGCAGCACGGGCGGCGTCTTCCTTTTCAATACGGGCGGTATAACCTTTGTCGTGTTCACCATCCAACCAGCCTTTAACTACGCCAAGGTTAATGATGAGCGAACGACTATCAAACACAAAGATCAGGTGTGTAGCGTTGAGTTCTTCTTCGTTCAGTTTCCCGAACTGAGTGTACTCGTAGTCGCCAAACAGGAATGCCATGAATTCCAGCAACCAGTAACTGCCTTCGGCTTTAGTCATCCGCACGGCTTGGTTGGTAGGAACAGGCAGTCCTTTCTCCAGATCAAAGTTGTGTACCCAGTTGTCGTAGTCGGTAGACATGTCGACAAAACCAGGGAAGTTGATAGGCAAGTCAATCCGAATGAACTGACGACGAGCCTCAACACCAACACGATTGTGCTCTTCCTTAATACCCTCGATCAGAGCATGGAAGTGGTTGTAGAACCGTTCGTAGTTGATGAAGATGCCGGCACGCTGGAGATACATCTTGTCAATGAAACCGTAACTGCGAACAATCAGGACCTTATCCTTGTTGTACACAGTCTTGATGTCTTTGGTCCAGAAGTAGTCATAGTGGCTGGCACGATAAGCCTGAATGGCTTTACGAATCTCAACCACCAATCGACGGCCATTACCCAACACTGGGTTGTATTCAGTAACAAACTCCAGGAATACTTCACCCTGGAAGTTACTAACAAACCCTTCACTACGACTAGGACCGATTTCAACAGTGTCCTTGGGGAAGTAATGCAGCAGAGAACGACGAGGCAGGCTGATCTCACCTACCGGCAGAAACCGGGGATTAACCAGGTCCTGCTTCTTCCGCATTACAAAGTAACGGAAGAACTGCTCGTAGAACGCAGCGAGGGCTTCAGAGCCATCTACCGCATCCAAGTCGATATCATTCATTTATTACGCTTCCTTAAGCCACTGGTCATGGCTTTCAGTGCAAACATTGCGGGCTCGTTGACAGGGTCATAAAGGAACTGACCACTACCGCTGATGTAATACTCGCGTTTGCCGAACAAGTCCTTGACTTCTGCTTTGGAGTCTTCGCCACACAACGAGTTACTGTTGAGGGCGTCACCATCGTGGTCAGAACCTGCCAGTGCTTCACGAGTCGGGTCAATACTCATTGCATCAAAGTAATCGACCTTACCAACTTTAAGAGGGAACCTTGGCAACGTACCAATTACACTCCCATCGATCTCCATCAAGATCCGTGGCTTAGCACCTACTGTAGTCAGCAGGTTAACGTTAGCCGGGAAGATGGAACCCAAACCAGTAATAGGGTAACGAGTCTGCTGGCTCATTTGCCGACGGATCGCTTCCTGACAGGACAAGTAGAACAACTCCATATACGTGATAGGAGTTACCAGCTTCTTGTCGCGCCCTTCTGGTAGGTCGTTGATATCGTTGAGAACTATAACTTCTTTACCGTCGTCATAAATCAAAGCCAGATAATGGCCGCTGATAACGATAGGCTTGCTGCGCAGGTTAACGTTAGAGAAACCGTTAAACAGTTTGGTAAGGCCAGTAGCAGTAGTCCACTTGTCCACAGTCGCTGGCAGGATCTCCACGTACTCAAATTCGAGTGTCTTGGAGTTAACCAGTTTGGCTGTTTGCGAACCAATGGTAAAGATCCCTTCCAGGTACTTAGTGGTCATGGCGTGAATACAGACAAAGCTGTAGTTCATCATGGCCTGCATCAGACCCATGTCCACACTGTTAGGGTTTACACCATCATCCTCAAAGAGGTTGCTACGGCTAACACGTCGTGCAGTAATAACGTTACGAGTACCGCCGACAACACCACGAGTAGACATCCGGCGTTGGAGAATACCGCCTTTACCACCTTGCAGACCAAAGATGTATTCGTCGATGTCATTAAAGGAAGATTGCAGACCCCAGCGCACGTTGTCGTACATTGGGTTTTCTTTGTCTTCCTTACTACCGATTGCAACAACCCCAGTACGGAACATGAGTTTGCGGTAGTACTCGGTCATCTCGGGTTCACTGACAGAACCGTTTGGCATAAACTGAATGTCACGCATCCCAGCTGGGATAACCAAGACCTTATCAGTCAGGGCAATGTGACGGAACATATTAACAGCTTTAACCCGGATCTTCCGCATTTGCGAGTCGGTAGTCGTTACTACCAATTCCAGGAAGTGACGATTAAAGAAACTAAAGCCGGTCTCGCCGTCGATGATGTTGGATTTTATGAAATCCTTGGACTTATCGTCCCATACGGCGTATTCCGAACCTTTGAGAATCCCAAGGTACAAAGATTTTATTTGCCCTAACGCTTTTAAGTAGGTCGGGTTAAAGATAGGCAATTTTACATCGATGTAGGCTTCGGTGCTATCCCTTTCTTTGGTACCCATCTTGCCGAAGATTTCAGGGGAGTAGAGACCCAGTTCGTTAAGGTTCTGTGTCATGCCCTCGAAAGCGTCAGTAGACGTAACAGGTTTGTAGATCCCAGGGACAATCGTCCTGGGATCTAACAGGGTTAAGTTACTAGGCTTCATGGCTTAAGCTCACTAGGAGTGTGGTAATGAGTGATAATGATTTTGAAGACATGTCAGACTTCAGCGACTGGGGACCAGATCCGTTTGAAGGCGACATGGGCTTCGATATGGATTTCGACAATCCCGGTGGAAAGAAGGGTTTCTTCAGCAGCTTCACCAGCGGCTTTCTGGACGGCCTGGTTGAAAGGACTGCCGGTAGCACCGATGCAAAGATAAGAACGCTCCAGCGCGTTCTCCCGGGCACCTGGGCACCTACTTTCCGTAGTCTCCGTGACTTTGACCAACGTCGTCACGAGATCATGCGGGAACTCCAAGAAGGTAGCTACGAAACTGTTCAGGACCTTCAATATTTGGCTAAGCGGGCAGCCGGAGCTATTACCGGGAAGGTTCCTAATAAAATCCCGGAAGCCCTCACTGAGTTCTCTACTCGGGACTTTTCTGACTGGGAAGCTTCTAGTCATTCTGGTGACAATGACGAGCAGATGAAACAAACTTCTGACGAAGAAGTCAGCAGTCTGATCAACTCGGAAAACGCCAACGGAGCACTTACTCGGGAAACCTTTAAGGCGGTAGGTAAAGAACAAGTATCCATGATGACAGAGATTGGTGGTCGTCAGATCGCCAGTATGCACTCTGTTGTTCAGGCTACCGTTCGTACCAACCAGCTCTTGGAACACTTGCTCGATTACCAGCGTCGTGTGCAACAGCGGAACGATTCGCTGCTGATCAACATTACTGCTCGTCATCACCTGACCTCTGCTGCCTTCTTTAAGTTCCAGGAAGCGGCTCAACATCGGACCATCACAGAACTGCGGGCTATTAATAAGTACTCGCAGATGTCGGACTACGAGAAAACCACGCATAGCCAGGCAATGCGTAAAAGTATTCGTGAGTCGGTATTCAGTACGGTTAAGAGCAAGTTCGGTGGCTTCAGTGAATTCCTGAACGATAAACTTGGGGCTGACGCTCGTAATGAAACCATGAGCACTATCCAAGACGTTACCAGCAGCCTGCGTATGGTTGCTGAGATGACTGAAGGGATGCCTATCAACGTAGGTAGTCTCATGGGTAACGCTGCTGCCGGTATCTTCCTTAATCAGCTTCCCAAAGCCATGGAGAGCGGTAAAGGTAAAGCACTCGTTGCTGCGTTCAAGAAACGTTTCCCTGATCTGAGCAAATGGGCTGAAAATGCCTACAAGCGTCTTGAAGACTTGGGCAACGTGGCAAGCTACGTCACCAACAATGGTGAACAGATCGTCAACACACTGGCTAAGCATTACACCGGTGGTACTGGCTTCGATGACTTCAGTACTTACGACGATTACCTTACGACCCTGGCACCTGACGCTAAGCCAATGCCTAAGGCTCAATGGGTTGTTCTCAAGGCTGCCCGTAAAACCGGTAACAAGGTTGCAGGTGCGGTGCTTGAAAACATGTGGGCTTCTAATGGCTCGACTTACCAGATGCAACAACGTACTCTGGAAGACGGCCACGAACAGTCCCTATGGACTCGCCGTTCTGAACGTACGCTGAATGAGGAGATCCCTCGTTGGTTCAGCTTGCTTCATCAAAGCTTTGAAAAGTTCCGTACAGGCAATGACGACATCAAGCCATTGTCCTACGACTATACCAAGGCTCAGTTCATCAACTCGAAACAACGGTTGGTGAAAGTAACAAACAACATCCTGGGTCGCGGCGAGTTCTCTACTCAAGCCAACCAAGCGCTAAGCCTGGCTGGACACATTGATGAGGGCAACGCTCTTTCCAAAGCACACAAACAGGCTTTGGCATTCCAGCTTATTAAGGATGCTGACAAAGACCTGGGCTTCAACCCTTACAACTTCATGGATCTGAAGGCTGAGGGTCACGACGCTAAAACTGCTGAAGCTATTCGCAAGATGATGATGATTAACTTCAACATCTCTGAAGAGGATCTTGAAAAGTTCTCCGAAGCAGACGAAGTTACTAAGGCCAAGATGCTTACCTACATGAAGGGTGAGAAAGCTCGGTCTAAACTGACTCAATACGCTGAAGCATCTAACTCCCTGTCAATGTTCGGGACCGACTTGTCTGACAAGATCGACCTGTACAAAGCCAACGGTTATTACGATGCAATGCGTGAAGCCGGTATCATCACCAAGAGCAAGTACGGTAACACGGACGAGATCAATGAAGGACTCATTGACAAGATCCTCAAGGACTATCTGAAGAACCCTGATCGCAAGCAGACAATGGATGCTGCTCCAGATACTCCAGACTACCCAACCCGTGGTATGGGTCCAGGTGCTGGTGGGTTGAAGATTCCTCCGTACGTTGGTCCTATTGTCGCTGCATCTGGTGCTAACGCCAATGCTCCAAGTGACAGTAACCCTGTTCCGGTCAAGATCGTTGGTATTGACGAAGCCTTCAAACGCCTCGACGGTATTAAAGACATTGCCGACAGCCTTAAGTCTGCTGGTAGTACTTTCCAAGGATTGGAATCGCTTAAGAACTTGGACCTTACCCCGGTTAACAGTAGTCTTGACCTGCTGGTTAAGGATACTTCGGATCTATTGCGTCTGGCTAATGCCCGTAACCAAACACTGACCGCTATCCACGAACGTCTTCCTGCTCGCAAGAAGATGTCCAAGGAAGAAGAACAGGATATGCGCTCGGGTAAAGACAAGATCATTGATCGGATTAAACAGTTCTCCTTCAAGGAGTTCTTCAATAAGTCCGTCGATACTGTCCTGCGTAACGAACCTCTCATCTTGGGCGGCTTGTTGGGCGGTCTGGCCGGTGTTGCATTGCATGATCCGAAGACGGCCATGTTGGTAGCTGGTGGTGGTTTGGCTGCTGCTTCTTACCTTAAGCTTCGCGGTATGGCTAAGGCTAAGCTGGCTGAGGATGAGGAAGACCTCTATGAGGCCGATTCTAATAGTCCTATTCTGGAAGTCTGGAAACGTAAGCGTGGCGACTACTACGATGCGGTTACAGATAAGGTTATCGAAAGCTGGGCTGACATCAAGAACAGTGTCGTGGATAAAACCAACGGTGCGATTATTGGTGCAAAACGTCTGGCAGGAAAACTGTTTACTGCTGAGAACAAGGAAGTAATTCTTGGTGGGCTGAACAAGGTGCGCGAATGGATTGGTAAAGCCTGGGATTGGCTTGATCCAACTCGTCGTCTTAAAGCGATGGGTAAACGTGTCGCTGATCGTTTCTATCAGATGAACGTTTATAAGGAAGGGTCATCCGAACCTACCTTGTACGGTAAGAGCTTCGCAGGAGGCGCTTACTACAAGAAAGGCAAAGATGGTCAGCCTGTTGCGCTGAATGGTTGGAATGAAATCGATGGTCCGGTTTATGACCGAGAAGGGAATGTCCTTATTACCCAAGAAGAGTACGATCGTGGTCTGACTACTTCGATGGGTGTAAGTATCAACAAGCTTAATTCTGCTACTAAGAAAGCGGCTGGTTGGCTGTGGGATAAGTTGGGGGTTGCCCGTCAAAAGGCGATTGAGTATGGCGGCAAGGCCTTTGATAAAGGCGCTTCAATGATGAAGGCTGACTACAGTCCAATCACCAACTCGATCGACCGCATCTACCACTTGTTGCTGGATCATTGGGGTTACAAACTGATGCCAGAAACCAGTGAACTGGAAGCAGTTACCGCCACTCCTGAACACAACAAGGGCATTAACCCAGATGTGGCTGCTAAGGCCCCTGAGGAAGTCGTAGAAGCACGCAAGGAACAAGAGCGGGCTAACAGCGGTGTGGACAACCACAACCGTACAGACGACTTCAGCAGAAAAGTACTCGAACACGTTAATGGGAAGGATTCCCGTCTCAACTCCCTCGCTGATCAGGAAGAGAAGAAGAAGGAGAAGAAGCACGACAAACGTGACGAAGCCATCATCAAGATTGGCGAAGCTATTACAGGGAAGATGGGGAACAACGAGAAACCAGAGAAGAAAGGAATCTTCGGGATGATCTTCAGTGCCATTGCTGGTATTGGAACATTCTTCACCAAGACACTTTGGTCTGGTATTAAGCCAGTTATCTGGTTTGCTCAATTGGGTCTCAAGGCCCTGCCCCTGATGACCACAGGTATTACCGCTATTGCCAAGGGTATCTTTACCCTCATGAAGACCAAGAGTCTGACTGCAGCTGGTGGTAGCATCATGGATACCATTCTGGATAATAAGGATGAACATCCAGAGGTTCGGAAGAAACGTAAGGAAGATCGCGCAGAGCACCGGAAGAAGCCTGGTACTAAGCTGAAGAAATTCGGTTTGGCTGCTGGTGTTTCCATGGCAACCGGCACCGCGCTAGCTAGCCTGCAAGAATCGGGGTTAGTTGAGGATGGAGATCTCACTAGTTCGGTAATGGGTGCAGTTGACACAGCCGCTACTGTTTACGGTGGTTATCAGTTGGCTTCGGCTGCTGCTGGTTTGGCAGGTCTTGAACTGAGTGCCGTCGCTGGCACCGCTGCTGCCGCTACCGGTAGTGCATTGCTTACTGGTGCTGCTTGGTTGGGTACTGGTGCACTTGCTTTGCTGTCTAGTCCGTTTGTTCTCGGTGCACTTGCTGTAGGTGCTGTAGGTTACGGTCTGTACAGGTTGTATAAAGCAGGTGAAGGCACACAGGTAAAACTGCGTCTTACTCAATACGGTATTTCTGACGTAGAGAGTGATCTTGCCGAGAAGGTTCTTAATGCTGAGAAAGCATTAACCAAGTTTGTAGTAATCGGTAACGGTCGTGCATCGTTGTCTAAGGATGCTCCGTTGGCCGATGTGCTCCGACTGTTTGTGGATGACCCTAAGGATAAGGCTAAGCTTGCTAACGTCTTCTCCTGGTTCAATGGTCGTTTCAAGCCGGTCTTCTTGACCTACATGGCTTGCCTCGACACCGTGAAGATCAGTAGTCTTGAGGAATACGACAAGGCTACCAGTCAGAACGTTTACCGTGTCGCGTCCCAGACGCACAACACATTGAGTAGTGTAGCTCCTTACCCCTACTCGATTGTGGCGAAGATCGATAAGTCTGTTCCGATCCTTGCTCAGAAAGACACGGTCATTCGGGTTAACAACTATCTGGAAGAACTGAAGAAGTTCATCGACAAAAAGACTCCTGACTCTGAGAAACAAGGCATTGATCTTCCGAAAGGTGCCGTGGCTCTCGCTGCCAGAAAAGAAGTGCTTGAGAAACAATTGGCTCAGCCTTACGACTCCGGGATGACCGGTGACCAAAGGTTCAAAGCCAAGGTAGAGTTGGATGATATTAATGGTCGGTTGAAAGACCTTAATTCCAACTTCAAAATTGGTCCTCAAGTCTCTGCCATTTACATCAAAGATCTGTTACCAGATGAAGGTGCGGTGAGTCTCCTTACGGCGATTCGTTTGGCCTGCTATGGTAACGAAGATGATGTGCATTGGCGTGTGGAAGCTGTTCTGAAACTGGAACGCTACTGCGAGTCGTTGTTTGTGTTCAACGGTAAAGAGGTGGTCTTCAAAGGACAGATTGGCGATCTGTTTGGCCTCTTTAAAGATGCGTTCCGTCTGAAGGACGGGGATGGTGATGAATGGTGCCGCTGGTTCCGTGACAGGTTCGCTCCTGTAATGAGTAACTACGTGCTCTTGGTGAACAACTATCGCAAAGGTCAACCAGGTGTTGTCTGGAAGTCCCTGAGCGCTACTGCTCGCTTTGAGATCGCTAAGGGGCTGGTAGAGACCAAGGCGAAGATTACCGATTCAATCATCACTCCTATCTGGAACGTACGGGCTTCTCCTTTTGAAGGGACTAGCTCTCCGGGTAAACCAGATAAAGTGGACCGTATGGTGAAGATGCTGGGTGAGGCTTCTACTGTAGCCAAACTCAGAGATCCAGAGAAGGAAGCTGGGAAGACCAATACCAAGGCTTGGGCAGACTCGATCTCCCCGCACAAAACTGGTGGTGGTTATACTCCTCACTACGCAAACGTCCAGACAGCTGACCAGTACAAGAGCCGTAGAGACATGCTTGCCGGCGGTCAATACGGAACTAACGTAGCAAGAGGTGCAGGTACAGGTAACCTGTACACCTTGAACGGGGTTTACGGTACTCCTAGTAACCAGTTTGGTTACAAGGCATTGACTGGGGATTCTGATACCAGTCACTTGGATATGTCGAATGTCCAACGTAACGAAGGTAAGGATACCGGCGTTAAGGTACCGCGGAAGTTGGCCGAACAGTTGATCATTCGTGAGATGCTGAAACAAGGCTTTACTGACCCACGAGCAATTGCAGAAATGCTTGCGCTCACTAACTACGAAACTGGTGGTTATTCCAAGACAGTCGAAAACCTTAAATACACCGACCCTACCCGGTTGATGAAACTCTTCAGGGAAGTTACTAGTCTGGATCAGGCTCGTGCTTTGGTTGCAGGAGGGGAAGTAGCAATTGGGAACGCTGTATACGGCGGTGCTAAAGGGAAGTCCCTGGGTAACTTGGCTCCAGGGGATGGCTACCTGTATCGTGGACGTGGTTTTGTCCAACTGACTGGTAAGGCTAATTACGAGAAGACTGGTCGTGAGATCGGAGTGGATCTGGTTAACAATCCAGAGAAACTGGGTGAAGACCCTAACGTAATGGCTGCTGTTGCAGTTAACTTCTTTAAGAACTCGAAGCAGTTACAATCCATCACCGATAAGGGTGATTTTGGATACTCTGCCCGTGGTCTGAACGGAGGTAACGAACTACCAGGAATGCAGGATCGCTACAAGCTGTACCTAAGCTATCTCGATCAGCTCAGTAAAGGAACTCTGAAAGCTGATGAAGAAAGTGGTGTCGATGCATCCAAGGATTCAGTAGGTTCACCAAGCGCTACTTCTAGTGGTGGCGGTGGTTCTGCTGGGATGTACGGTGGAGGTGCTCCATCTATGCCTCCTCTTTCTCCAGCGCCTGGTGGTGGTAGCCAATACGGTACCCCTAATAACAGCGCTCCTGGTGGTTGGTATGGTAGTGGCGCTATTAGCGGAGCTAATGGTGGTACTGGTGGTGGAGATCCATCTGGTGGTTACGACACTACTGGTGGTGGATTGGTTCTTAACCGGACTGGTGACAATTCCGGACTGCGTCTGAAGAGTGCAGAGACTACGGCTGGGGGTGATGTACATTCTGGCATTAAACGTATGTGTCAGCTGATTCAGACTAATGTGAAGACGTTCAAACAGTTTACTGCATTGAACGACGCTTGGCATAAGCAGAAGAAGCCTAACTCCAAACACGCAAAAGGACTTGCTCTTGACTTCACTCTGACTAATGGAATAGCCAGTAGTGATTACGCAGTAGCTATCGTGAAAGGTCTGGCTCAACAAGCAGGCTTGACTCCTAAAGACTTCCTGGTGCTCAACGAGTACAAGAGAGCTTCTGCTGGAGCAACGGGTGGTCACATCCACTTCGGTTTCGTAAACGAAGAAGCTGCGAATAAGTTCAACCAAGCGGCAGGTGGTAATGCGGAAAATGGTCAGGATACTACTACTGGTGGTGGTCCAGTCCAACAACAAGAACAGAAGCTCACTCCTGAGCCTCCTGCTCCTCCGCAAGTTCCAGTAGAAGCAGCGGTTCCTCGTGGTACTGAGGAAGCTAATGCTCCAGAGAAGACTTATACTCCGGTCCCTCTGCCTGATCGTAAAGGTGGTTCAACTAACAACCCTCAAATGGATACTGATCCAGGCACGTTCCAAAAGATCGGCCAGGACAATCCTAAACTCACGCCTAAACCACAACCAGTAGATACTAGGTCCAACCCAAATGCTGCACCGGGACCTCTTATCGACCTGGATGGCTTGGCTGAGAAAATTGTTAATGCGATCAGAGAGACGGGTGGTACTCAAGCCCAGATCGCTGCTCAGCAGGTTGCTCAGTTGGAAGAACTTAACAAGAAGAGTACGACCGCTCCAAAAGCTGTCCCTGTTCGGTAACATCTTAGGAGAGGGTAGGGGCCTTCGGGTCTCTACTCTCACCTCTTTCTTTTTGGATGATTTCATATGGCTAGTGTATCGACTCGTGACCGGGATATCATCTCGAAGTCATTCCGTCTTCTTAGCCGTGGTGTAGACCCGGCAGAAGTGATGGACCAGATGAACTGGGACACCTACTTCAACGTATTCAGTTCGGCCACTGGTGACAACCGCTACGTTAACCCAGTGCCGCAGAGCAGTCCTTATACCGATCCCCGTTACGGCCGTTTCATGCAGACTCGTGAAGGCGGGATGGGTCCGAACTACAAACGCACTATTGATGACAACGCCACACTGCTGACGATCACTCCTGGTGTTCCTCAGTTTGCGGGGTTACTTCAATACATCTCCAGTATGTTTAGCCCTAGTGCTGCGATCATTGCTAACAAAGGTCGCGCTCCAGGCTTTGCGTTCTACATGGGTCAAGCGATTACCTCGATTGCGTTTGTTGGTATGCAAATGCTTTCTGCTTCGGTACAGTTCCTGAACTTCCTTTTGGATAACCCCAAGAATACGTTCTGGTCTGTTAAGCCGGCAATGGGCGCGTACACCATGGCGTCAACTGGTGTACTCAACGACATCATGTTGAAGCTGGGTTACATTGACCCTATCCTGCCTAAACGTATCCAGGAGCAACACGACCCGCTGTATGGTCTGAAGCCTGACTACGATAACACCAAGGCAGTGGCCGACCTTCGCCTGCTTATTCCTGATTCGGTGAACGAAGACGGGACGATTGACTTGATGCGCCTCATCATGAAAGGTACTCGTAAGCACCGCGTGATGTTGCATGAGTTGGCAAAACTGGATAACGAAGCACTTACTACTGTTGAAGAGAAGATCAGTCGTTCTCGTCAGATTCTTCAGGAAGTAGAGTTCGATGAATCGACTTGGGTAGGTGAACCTAGTCAGAATTTCATTGAACAAGAAATGGGTACTGTTGGTCGCTATCGTGACGGTGAAGCGAACTATGTAGAGCAAGACTCTGCTTATACCGACAAAGCTGCTTACCAAAACGTGAACAATGCTGAAAGCGGGATTAACCAAATTGGTTCTGCTCAATCGGCTGGTGCGGATGGAACTGTAAACAGATCCTTTGATCAGATTCTCAACGAATCCATGACCAATGGCTCTTATGGTTCTGGTAACCCAAACGAACCTTCTGGTCGTCCTAGTCCAGCTACTTCTCCTAACCTCACCAATAATCCAAACATTGCTGGTGGGCAGCAGATTAACTACGAAGACAACCCAGACAAACGTACTTGGGCTGGCGACGTGTTTGACCTGCTGCGTTCTGCTGCATATGGCGGTATGGATGCGATTACCTGGAAAGTGGATGGCGCTACTGGTCCTACCAGCGACTCCTTCAACAACAGCCACGCTGCATCACCTATGGCCAGTAAGTTCAACTCAGCGGTTAAAGCTGCAACCGACTTCCGTTTTGACGTAGCTAACGGCGCTACTGGCATCGACATCATTGACGGTGTCGTAAACATGGTGAAAGAAGGTGTCACCGGTATGTTGTCCGGTACAGTAGTTGGTAACATTCCATTGGCGTTGGTTAACAACTCCTACGTGAAGATTCCCGATCACTGGGATGGTTCTACTGCGAACCTGCACAAAGAAAGTTTCAGTATGTTTTTCAACTGTAACTATGCTCACCCGTATGAGCAGATCATGAAGATTTGGATTCCGTTCGCGCTGTTCCTGCCAATGGTCGCCCCATTCTCGGCAGGTGCTGGTACGTACACTTCCCCCTTCATGTGCAGAGCTTTCAGTCAGGGCCGTTTGATTAGCCGTACAAGCATGATCGACAACGCCACCATTAGCTTCGGTGTTGGTGACCGCTGGACTCGTGACCGTAAGCCACTGACTATGAAGATCGACTTCTCGATCTACGACTTGGAACCTCTGGTCTCTGTGCCAATCGACCGTTCCATCAGTGTTCTGGATGCAACTAACTTGAGCGGTCTGGCTAGCCGGGTCCTGACTGACGACACTGCTTACAACAACTACATCAGTCGTATAACTGGTCTGCCTTACTTGGATACCATCCTCAAGTACCAGAGGATCAACCGTGGCCTCACCGGCATGGTAAACGAAATGAAGACCAGTATCCGTGCTGACAACATTGCCAGTAAGGTTAGTGACTCCATCATTGGTTCTTTCTCCACACTCTTCGCTCGTCCAATGGCACGATAAAAAAGTGTCCTACTACTCCCCTAGCCCTTAACGGGGCTAGGGGAGTAGTTATCTATTTCAATACGGGAATTGTGCAGCGCCTTTAAAGTCACGCTTGAGAATATTGGTTGCTTTCTCTTCGGAGTATTTACCGACAGTACACAGTAAGGGAATCAGAGGTGGATAACCACTCAGCAGAGTACGCATGTCCTTACTTACGTGAGTCATGATCGACAAGTTGTGAGCCATACCAAACTCGGTGTAAGTCAACCACCAGTCATCTCCTTTGATTCGTTCCAGTACACTCAGAAGTTTCACAAGAAGAAGTGGGTAGTCTTCAGGAAATACGTCATCGTCGAAATGGAAGTTACTGAACAGAATCTCGATGAAGTTAGGGAACTTGGCTGCAATGATCTTGCGGTTAGCCTGTAAGCCTGCGTCATCCTCGTCCAGGATCTTCAACACCTCGTCGATACTGTCGATGTCACCATTGGTGATCATGTACTGGAGGGCTTCCAGCGTGGCATCACGACGAATGCTTTCAAAGCCTAGAGGATAGCTGTTGTAAATGCGGCGATAACTATCCTTCATCCCAAAACGTGCAGAGTTGTAGTACAAGCTGTTGTAAACAGAAGACTTAACACTGACGTCCAGGAAATCATCCATACCAGCAAACTTGGTCAGCTGGCGGAATACCTCACCACCCATTTGACCACGCCAGTTCTTGTTAACCTTGAACGACTTACCATCAGAAGTAAGAACACGACCAATATTCAAACCAGTAATACGGTTGAACTCTTTGGAGATATCGCCGGCCACTTGACGCATAGCACCAGATTCACTGGTAACCGGATAACCCATCTGCGTAGACACTGCTCGCAAGATGTTGTTCTCATCAAAGGTTACACCGTCTCGTCCTACCTTGATAGCACGAGTAATGTCCTTGGTGTTCAGGAAGCCACCCGACACTGCACCAATGATGCCATCCAGTGCGTTAACTACAGTGTCGCGGTAGTTTGTAACAGTGCCTTTAAGACCGGTATCCCTCGAAGTCTTAAGAGCAGTACCCTTCTGCATGTTCTTGGTGGTAACGTCCACCGGAGTAAGAGAGTCTTCCTTTACTCGCTGCATGGAGTTGTTGGTATTCTTTTTGAATAAGTCCAAGCTGGGAGCCAGGTTTACTCCCTCAAAGATATCCATGTGGATCTCCCAAAAAACAAAAAATAAAAAGGGTAAAGGGAGGGGTAGGAAGACCTACCCCTAAGTATTACTCGGCCCCGTCTTCATCTTCAGCTTCAAGAGCTTTGATGATGAGTTCCTTACGAGACTTAGTCACCATGTGGATGACGTCTGAAACACGTATGATGTTTCCGTGGATGTCCTTCACGGTTAGATCAATTGTGCATTCTTCAATCTCCAGAATGGATAAACCTTCCAGGAGTTTGTTGAACGTAAGAGTGGGCTTATGAAAATAAGTTTCTTTGATGTTACCAATACGAGTTTGACGCTCAAGTCTTGCTTTATCTTCATCCGGGTTAGTAACAACCCAATCAAGATATCGGGACAGAAAACTGTTCCATTTAAACGGGTTCATTTCTAGCTTGTTCAGAATACGCCTGAATAGACGAGCTGGACAGTCTTCCAGATCTGAATCAGGAACGAACTTGGGTGAAATGCTTTTAAGCAAAGTGCTCTTGGGCTTTCTTCTAACCTCGTTTCTTGACGGGGGCTCAGTTGCGAATTCGATGGCATTCTTTACATGAGATGGCTTAGGTCTTCTTTTAGGTACGAGTTGGCTAGCCATTAAGCCTCCGCAGTTGCGAATAGATTACGACTTCAACCAATACCAGGAAATCGTCAAGCAATAACCTGAATGGCTGGTTAATGAAAAACTCAATCATGCTTTGAGTGAGTTCACGTTTACGACTATCGGTATAAACATCAGTACCGAATACATCGTCTTGTTCTTCGGCATCAAACACCGGACGTTTACTTGACCTTGGATTTTCCGCACAGTAAAGATCGATGACATAAAGGAATGTGTCAACGAACTCTTGAGCGGTATCGTAGTTGCTGTACCAGTCCATGAAGCCTGTTTCTAAACTACCGACCGAAGTGTTTTTGAAGAAATGTTCTTCCTTCGGAAAGGCATTTTCAACGTGCCGTTTAAGGTACGTGACAGCCTCTGTAGACGTCTTTGAGTAGCAGGTAATGTCTAGGTCTAAGAACCATCCGATATCCTCCTGTAGCGTTAAATCAAGCCCTTTTAAGCAATCGTATAGGGCATGTATATTGTCATCGAAGCGAACCATTGGTTTGTTGAACTGTTTCTTGATATGTTCAATTTCCAACAGTACGCTATTGAGTCTAGCGATTTTGATCCGCTTACCAAAGTAAGGGACATTAACGAAAGCGTTAGATACCAGATTTGCCAATGCCATTTCTAGAATTCCGTTTTACTTATCTGCACTAGTAATATAGGTTTAAAAAATTATGGAACAGCCAGTTACTACGATTAAAGTTGTACAAGACTCGCCTACCCCCGATGTCGATCACAAACGTAATATAGACGACCAGAATCTTCAAGAGGTTTTGAGTCTTCTTGCCGCTACGTTGGAGTCGACCGACGAGGATAAAGAACAAGTAGGTTTCGTGGTAGCCCTTCAAAAGAACCGCAAGTTCCTCCTGGAATATGCAATGAAGGCTTACATGGAACGTCCCAGCCCTTCTCAACTGGAAGTTATTACTTCTCTTCTCGGCCACATGGAGAAAGCAGTCCGTGATGACCGTAAAGAGCGGATGAAGAAACAAGAGAACCAGGATAACGCTATCTCGTTCAAACAAATGCTCGACGCAATGTCCATGATCAAACAAGGTGCTATTGCTTTGCCTGTGTTCGATCTTTCCAGTTTTATGCTCGATCCAAACAAGTCGGTAATCGCGGACGAAGTAGGTGTTAAACCTATCCTCGCACAAGAACTGACAATGGGCAACGAACTGGTGAATATTGATGGTGAAGTTGCAAAATAATAATGGTCTCCCCTAATACCCTACTGGCCTAGGCCAGTAGGGTATTAAGAATATGTTTGCTTAGGCGTAATCGTAGAGAATGCGTTCGATTGGAATGAAACGCCCAGTAGGCGACAACGGAACCAAGGTACCGAACATCCAATCTTTCACCGGACCAGTGAACAAGTCGGTATCACGCGAAATGATATCTGGAATGATGTAAGTGGTTTCTGGATTTGGGTGCTCTTTCATCGTTTCCATGAAGAGGGTGCTTTCCGCATCCAGCATAAACGCATAACGGAACACATAACGATATTGCCCGTAGAACTTTGCATCCAATAAAGCATGGGGAGCATGAATCGCCGAGACAGTAACCATTCCCCGCATACCCACACGAATCTGTTCTACCAACAGCTCTGTGAGTTCTTGACCGAAGTCATAAGGGTAGGTATTAACGTAGAGCTTAACTTCTTTGATATCGATAGGCTTGTCATCCAAACCTTCCATGTCAATAACCTTAGCCAACAGGTTCTTGATCAAAGGAGTTGGGTAATACATCCCGGAAGCCCAATGCTCAACACTGCGTTGCTTGTAGATCTCGTCGAACTTCTCGCGATCAATGTCGAACTGTGGATAACTGAACGTGTCCATACGACGCTTACGGTAGTTATCCGCAACGTGCAGTTCCCAGAGCCTGTCTGCCTCGTACTTACGAGCTTCAGGGGTTTCGAACTCCTTGCCCTTGGTCATCAGGTGCTGCAACAATCCCCGACGATAATCGTAGAAAGCTTCCACGTCAGCATAGATGTTGATTATCCTGTTCATTTACTACCTTCCTTGCCTTCATTAGGAATAGTAGTAACACGAACACTCTGGACGTAAATCTTGACAGCTAGGAGAACCAACTGACCCAGATTAGTACGAACACCTTTCAACCATTCAGGAGCAACTCCAGGAACATTACCTGGTGAAGGTTGGATGGCTTTAATGATGAGTTTGTCATCATCAGTGGCCTCGCTCATCACACGGTTAACCATGCGAACAAATTCATCCAGAATGCGCTCGCGATCATTCCCTAGTTCGGTGAAGAATGTCAGCTGGAAAATACGCCAGTAGTCGTGCATCCAGTTGGTGTTTATATGAGCGTTAAGTTGCTTAACAAATTCACCGGCCCCTTCGTCAAACTTCAACAAAGGCTTCTTGACCACATCGGAAAGGATTGACATGAATTGGACAACGTAATCTTCTGGATCAGCTCCCCATTCGACCCATAAGCTGATTACCAGGTCCCGCAGAAGAGAGAGACCTTCAGCAGGAGTAACCGGAACTGGTGGTAGTTCCGGTATAACGACAGGAGAAGAAGTATCCATTCAGGTTTACCCGTAACGCTTGTTGAAGTTCGTGTCGATATGACGACCACGGAACAGGAAGTGAACACTGCTCAGTACCTTGGCAATAGTCCCGCTACGCAGAGCTGCGTTAACGTTTGCACTACCTGTGGTAATAAGGCTGTTCTTGTAAGCCTTCAATGCGTCCAGATCACCACCCTTAACGTTGTACAGTTCATTGGCCATTGTTTCCAGACCCATGTTTCGTAGTACAGTAATTTCAGGCTGACTGATACCGGTACTACGACTGTCACCAGTTACCTGACCGGTCAAGTCATCGATATCGTAATCGTGCATTGCATAAGAGAACTTGGTAACCTGCATCTGCCGTTGCTTACGAACCGGGATGGTCCCAACAGTTGCTTTGTACGGAGACATTGAAGTAATCCCAGTTTCAGGATCCTTAACAATGATTCGTTGCTCCAGCAGAATACCGTACTTCTTGGCAAGTTTCTGAATGTTGGAGAACTGGATCATCTCTTTCTTGTTCCAGTTACTTACCCAGACACTCAACGGACTACCTTGCTCAATACGTACGACCATCTCTTCAATCTGCTTATCATTAAGCTTAGCAAAGAGACGTTCGTAAATAATCTTGTTGCCTCCACCCTCGGTTAAAGCTCCCATGAACTCTAACACGTAAGCTTCAAAGGCCTTTCTGTTACCGGCCATTGTCTTTTTTCCGTGGATAGCCGAAGGTGGTAATGGTCTTGCTCGCGTTACCCATTACTTCTTTAGCAGCGTTGATAAAGTTGTCCTGGGTGGTATTGGTGATAGCCAGGAGTTCATCGAAGATACCAGAAACGTTTTCCAGTGTTTGACTGAACATGGTTTTGTTCTTGTCGTCCACTTCGACCACTTTGATATCTTCAGCCAAGGGACCGATACCGTACTTACCACTTACGGTCATGATGGTTAGCGTATCCAAAGCACGCTCGCCCAGAATCTTCTTCAAACGAATGACGTATGCATTAGGATCGTCACAGAGATTGGCAAACCCACTATCTGCAACTACCAGAATAATGCTCGAATTTTGTACAGGTACCATATCCCTTAAATCCCCTGATGCAAAAAAGAAATTAATTGAGGAGTTAGCCTGTAAGAGCACTAACTCCTCTATAAAAGGTTAAGCTGACTTAACCGCCGCAGGCGTTGGCTTGTTTTCCAGCCAGTAAGGCTTGCGTTCACCCAGTGCAATTAATAGAAGTTCCTGGGTGCTCAAACTGTGTTTCTTGATCAGAGGGTTGGTGTGCCAGTAATCGACAGTGTTCTCCAAAATGTCGTTCCAGTCGTAACCTTGATCCTTGATCTTGGCGTACAGCTCCTGCGGAGTCATGCGGAACTTGTTGTCCAAGTCCAGCCATGCGTTCTGCATGTGCGCCATTTGGAAGCAGATGGTGAGAGCCCGATAAAACTTCGGATCGCTCATGCTCTTATCCCAGCAAGTCGTGCGACCTACTTTAAGCTCCGGGTAAAGAACGCACCAGTGGCTAATGATGCTGCCTTCCAGGCCAAACATCTTGCCGGTCTTCAAAGCGTGGTACATGGTGAGACCGTACTGGACCCCTAGACTTTGGGAACCAATAAAGAAAAAGTCGCCACCAGAGCCACCACTCTTGTTACGGTAAATAGTAAACGGGTACCACAGCAGATCAGGGTTTTCTTTTGCATTTGCATCGAGGACAATGTCTTTACCGAATGGGTTAGGGTACATCCATTCCTGACCCTGCTTCAATGCAGAACCCTTGACGATCTCGTAACCAGTTTGTGGTAGACGGAGAAGCGACTTCGGACCTTTGAGCTTTTTGCCAGGACGAATGAATACAGATTCTTTCTCTTGTGGACGGCCGGAGATGTTCATCACATCTACTACTTGCGCAGTCCAGAATTGCAGCATGTGGATTTCACCACCAAGGTTGTCGGCGTCTTCATACACGATACGGCGCATGTTGCCGATCTGCATGTCGCGAGTACGCTTCTCGCCGCCTTCGTCCACGTCACCTTCTTGGAAGTGCGCGGATACCTTGTGGAAATGCATCTCCGAGATCGAGTCTACGAAAGACATGATCGGATTGATATGACGCATTGGTTTGTTGTCGTTATCCAGATATGGAAGTTCCATCCAGATATCTTTCTTGTCCTTGATATCCTGCTTAACCTTTTCGTTCAGATCCTTGAAGAAATGGTGAACCCAGGTACCGTCAACACCAGTCAGGTTACCAACCAGCTTAGGGTTGTTGAATGGGTTGGCGTTGAAGTCGTTCTTGTTGTAATAGAAGAAGCGCTTGTTGAAGACGTTAGCCATGAACTCGCCCGGAATACCACACAGACGGTCATACAGGTTTGCCGCACGTTGTACTTGAAGTGTTGCTTCGATATCGATCACGAAAGCAATCGACATAGGGTGCCGCCACAGAGTGGTAACGATGTCATCCAGCGTCTTACCAGTCTTCTGAGTGTTACTGCCCCCAGTGTTCACATTGTTGTGAACCACGCCCCCGTTAAGAAAAGTAATACCATCCCGCCCTACTACGAACTCCCCGTTCAACATGTCCGAGATAGGGTTAACATTAAACGCCGGAATGATGGCATTTGACGATTTAATGCCGTTGGTAAAGCTAAATGCAGTAGTCATACTACGTGTAGTCCCTAATTTTATGAAAATTCAAGCACAGGGGCAAACTGCCCTACCCGACGTATACGTATATAGAGGTCCGTAATGAAACACTCTCAAACTCCGGGTAAGGCTAACCCACCGGCTGGCCAAGAACTCAAGAACCTCGTGAATGAAATGCTTCACGAGATCCACTACCCAGCAATCACAACTGTTGCTGGTTTCGAATCTTTGTCCATTGGCGAAAGCTTCAGCCTGTTCTTTGCCGAACTGTCGACCTCCATTGATAAGCGTTTATCTCTTCTGGCGAAAAGCATTCACACTGTCAACTTTGATCAGACCCGCCTTCGTCTGAAAAAAGAGAATATCCTCTACGTCAAGAACACCACTGTTCCAATGCTGACCCCTGAAGGTTACCTGCCTGGCATGGGTTCGATGATGCTCTACACCAAGAACGTTGCCCTCGGTGTGTACATCGTCAGCAGTTTGAAAACAGAGGCCTCAAGACTATATGATTGGCTAAAAGATATCGTGTCCAAAGGTCGTATGGGACAGGAATTCCGCTGGTCTATTGGTGACTTTGGTCAGGCCTTAACCAAGGCTGAAAACTTCATTAAGGGCCTCCCAGACAACGGCCGTACCACTACTCAGAACCTCGGTGTGGTCTACTCCAGCTTCGAAGAAATGTGGGACGTGATCCACACCTACAACGTTGCTGTAAAGAACCTGGGTTCCCGTGACGCCGAGATGATCTCCAAGATTATCACTGACGTTTTCGAAATCGGTCAACTCTTAGTCAAGAAGATCAAAGCCAATGACCTCATACTGACTCCTGAGGCAATTGCCGAAGTAGAAGGTATCGTGAATCGCTTCCGTGATTTCACCAACGTGGCTGGCGTTATGATGGTTCTCCTGAACGAACTTACCGCGGTGTTCCAAGCTCAGGTTAAATCCCTGGACGCTTTGAAATACTAAAAAAGCAGTCATAAGGTAATACCCCCTACCCCCTAAAGCAGGGGGTAGGGGGTATATGCTGCACTTACTTCTCTTTGCTTCGGCCTTGTTCCGCTAGACTGAGCACTTTGAGATTAGCCACGGCCGATGTATGAATGTAGATACAGTCATCGGTCTTGACAACGGTGCAGTAACGAATACCTTGAGCATTACGCGTATCAGTAGCCACCCACACTTCAACGTTAGGGTCATCTACCGAGTTAAACGAATTCCGCTCGGGCATGTCATAGCCAACACTCAACAACAACGCAACAGGCTTGACTGCCTTCGGATGTTCCACCTTTACCAAGAAGGTATTCTTCAAAGTGTTGAACTCAGGATTCAACTTAACCTTGATATCACCTTTCTTGTTGGCTTCTTTGAGGTAGATCATATCCGTGATGTCGTAGAACTTGGTGTAGCCGGACTGGTTGTTCTCGTCCTTCTTAAGGAAGGTGTCCAGTACGACATTCATCGAGTCCAGTTGATCACGAATACGATAACTCATCAACACCGGGCTAATGAGTTCAATGAGAACCGGCTTACCGTTCTGCTTAGTAACAGGACTGACCAAATCTTTACCCTGCTTAATAGCTGGATAGGTATCGATCATTCGTGCTACTTCTTTACTGTTCAAATGACGCAAGTCACCAGCCAGCAAGTAACCATCCGGGTTGTAGATCCGCTTGTGAGCGAAGTCAAACAACTTATCCAGGAAAGCAATAGGCTTCTTGGTGAAGAGAGCTGAATAAGTAACATCAGGAGTTTGTTTCCCGTAATAGTTCTTATCCGGCTCAACCTTACCGAAACCGTACTTCCTGTAACCGTAAATCTCTGCGTAATGATCTTCCGGACTAACCGAGTCAATATACCAGCGCGAGCCAGTAACCAGCTTATTGAAATCAGTTTCCGGTTCCTCATATTGCTTGCGAGGAATAAGACCTAGACTAATCTCTGGTTCGTTGCCAAAGGTAGTCATTACTTCTGCCAGCTCCATCTGCTTAAACGAGTTCTTGTTCCCGAACCCACCTTCAGCAGCCTGAGCGAAATCGAAGATAACCTTACGATCAGGAAGAGCCTGGAACTCAGCGATAGTCTTCATGACCTTTCTGAGTGCCGCATAGTCAGCTGTACTTAACTCATGCTTGCCGATCTTCATCCCTGTTTCTTTAACTTGTTCTGGCTTGAGTTTCCAAACCAGATTAAGTTCAGTGAACGAAGAGATCAAGCAAAGGTTCTTGAATACAGATCCGCCAATAACGAACTGTTCCAGAACCTCATTAAAACCATCCATGATAACTTCAAACATACTGTGACGGTTCGACGCAACCAATGTCAGGATTTCGTCAACTACCACCACTGTGTTAGAACGCTGATTGTTACCAGTGTAATAACCCGAAGTAGTTGCTACGTCCTTCTTAAGCTGTTTCTTACCCTCGTTAGCAATGGTGTACGAATAACCAAAACCACCGAGTGAAAATTCTTCTTTCTTACCTACTTTTACAGAACCTGCGCACAAATAGGCCACAAGGTTCTTAATCGGTTCAATCTCTTCCATCACCGTCACTCTTTTAAATGACCTACCCATTAAGATTGGGTCGGGGGTATTAAATCATCCCCCAACCTTGAACACGCACATTTTCATCAACGTATCGTTGTTTGCTCGAATTCGGATGAGTTCTTGCAACTGCTTACCGAGAACGAGATGAAGGGTATTGTTCTCGCTAGCCAAACCAATGTTGACTCCTGACAACCGTGCGTTCTCCTTACGGATAGCATTGGTGTTAGCATCAATCGACTTAACCAAAGCAGTGATTTCCTTACTTGTCCCGTTCAAATTGTCGGGATTAAGAATGAAACCCAACTTGCTGACGGTAGACTCATAATCCTTGTATTGTTGATGTAACTCCCAGTTGTTCCCAGCGAGAGTCACTACTACAGTCAATAGACCGGCGATTAACAATACGCAAGACTTCAACGCAGAGGTTAGTTGGGCTTCTGGAGTGTCCCCTTTCACCATCTTTAGGGTGAATTCTATGAATCTATCAGTCAGCTCTCTTAAGAGCCCAAAAAGCATAACGTATGTCCCTTACTAGTTAGAGGTGTGGCAATGAGTGTTAAAAACTATTTATCGTTTGCGGCTATTGCCGAGTTCGCCAATAACGGGGTAAAAAGTGTATCACCCATCGGTGAAATCAGCAACAAGTCGAAAACGTATTCCAAAGACCAAGGCATCTTCGCTTTTAACGATCAGCCTAGTTCTTCGGTACTGCATAACTTCTTGAGCATCGAAGACGATGTTGAGATTGTGATGCCAACTGCAATTGCTAACAAGCAATTGGAAATCAGCAACTGGCTGGTGGATCAGGCCAAGAAAGGCAACGTCACCGGCAACCGTCCCAACACTCTGGCTTTGCTCAAGGCTCAGTTCTCTAACGGTATCGAGATTAAAGATATCGGTGAAATGGTTACCAACAATCGTTACTGGCTCCCCAGCTTCGTAACAGGTAACCATCTCGTAGATGGTGAGCAGCAGCTTTTCTATCTTTGGTTTGCGGACGAGTACTTCAAGCGGGAATACCCTAAGGTCTCCTTTGCGATCGTACACCCAGTTGCACTTGCAGACATGGATTCCCTGATGCCGATGAACTTCCAACAAATGGAAGAACGTCTGAAGAAGGAAACCCCTGACGTAATTAGCAAGCGCATGCATGCGGTTACTGACAACGCGGCGTGGCCTGTTACCGATGGCGAGACTATCTCTTTCGAGATGATGGACCTCACCAACGTTGGCATGTCCACTACTGGCTGGTGGCGCTATGTGTGGTGGGGTAATGGTGTAGACTCTGACGATCAACTCTTTGAGCAAATGCGCAACGAGATCCTCAAAGACTCCCAATACCCGTTGTCGAAGTGGGAAGAAAAGATTCCTGATCTGTTCAACCCGATTGAGTACTACGTTATCCCGTTCTTCAACCGTTATGGCCTGGAGAACAAAACGAACGGCGCTCGTAACTACAGCCCGATCACTGATAACGAAACACGAATGGATCTGGTCAATAAGTTCCTTACCCCAAACATGTCTACTGACCATGTCATAAAATCCACCCAGTTCGTGCCATTCATGTACAAGTCCGTGAACACGGCGATCGTCGGTAAGTTGAATAACCGCGAAGGCATGAAGAAGGTTTTGAACCTGTACCCTGACTATTCCTTGATCTCTTCTCTGGATAGCGACTTCGATCTGCTGTCCCGTAGTACTCAAGAGTTCATCCGCAACATGGAAGATCTCCTGGCTGCTGCCGAAGTCATGACTGATATCAGCCTGCCTCAGCCTGGTATTACTCGTGTAATGCGTTTTGGTCAGATGTACGCTGCTCGTCGTGTAGGTAAAGCCAAACTGCTGGTACTTACTCGCTGGCAGATGCAGAAGGATGGAGTAGAAGGTCTCTGATATGGCAGACAACAACATCATTCCGTCTATTGACGCCAGAGGCCGGTTCGAAGCACTGGCTCCATTTGATTCGGTGGTTAAAACGGACGTCTACTACAAAGTAGAAGCAATCCGTAACCTCCACGAGATGGAGTCTCTCAAACTCGACTTGTACGAGTTGGTCTTCAAACCGGTAGGCGTTTCCGTAGAGGACTTCCCCAGAGTACTGCAACGAGCCAGGGATAAAGGAGCCAAGGTTCTTAGTCTCCTGGATCGCAGTGACGTAGCTACTTACGTCCTTACCACGTATCTCAAAAGCTGGCCGATGGTTGATGGCGTAAGCTATGAGAACATGTGCGCTATTGTTAGCTTTGGTGCTGTTCCTCCGTCGATGAAAGACACACTGGCTCTGACCTTGCAACACATCAAGGAATACACAGAAGCCAACGTGGGTATCCCTGTAACGGTTTCCTTGGGTACCATCCCTACCATTGGGTATGTTTCCAAGGATCAAGCCGATGCATATGAAACTCTTCGTAAAAGCAAGATCACTGATAACAACAACGATGCAGCTCGCGCATTGAAGTTGGAGAAGGATCTGACCGCAGCTCATGTGTACATCGCTGAACTGGAAGCTGATATCATCAGGTTGGGTAAGCAGCCATAACCCAGCTATACCCTACCAGCCACTGGGCTGGTAGGGTATAAGACTGGACTATTTATTCTTCTTTGTTGACCGGACGAATCGAGCCGACAGGGATACCGTCATTCTTGTCTGCTACGACCTTATGGACGTATGGACGAATGTACGGGCTACGCACGTGGAACAGGTACTGATACAGCACTTCCATGAAACGCTCGGTGTGCTGGTTATACAGTTCTTGCTTGAAGTTCAGACCTTCCGCCACCACAGGGATAGGAGGACTGCCGTTATCGAAGTACTGGTAGACGACCCAGCTGGTCAGATCGAGACCGATGTTGCCACCACGTTCGTTCAGAGCGGACAGAACCTTGTTGGCCATCTCTTCCACGTATGGACGGATGTCAGTAGGGTTAGCCTGGTACAGCTCTTTCAGGAAGTGGCTCGCAGCCAGCAGACGTTCACGAACCAAACCATCCAACCAGGTTTCGCACCATTTGTTGTTTGGCAGTTCACGGTACATCTTGTTCAGCATGTCGTTGACTTTCGTCGACAGGCGAATCAGCTTGCGGATAACAACCTTGACGTTATCACCCTCGGTCTTCCAGTCTTCCAGTTTGAGTGGATTGACGCCACACTCGTACTGACCGCCTTCAGGGAACTTCGGATAGATCTTGTCGAGGGAAACAACCAGACCACGGAAGTCATCAGTGCCCTTGAACGCCAGCATCAGGTTGTGGTCTTTGAACTTGACCTTGTCCTTCAGGGTGATGGCAAAGCGGCTGATATCGGCAACGTAACGGTCGAAGCGATTGGACAGTTCTTTCTTGATGTCTTCCAGAATCTTGAAATCACCATTGACCATGTTTGCAAACTGATCTTCTTTAATGCCAAAGGCATCAGCGAAGAAGTAGCTCAAAGGAAGAACCAGAGCCAGGGCACTCACATTATAGCGGTAGCCTTTCTTCTGGAGATCTTTGTACCCGGTCGGATGTTTGCACCAGTCTTCCATCTCAGTCTGCATGTGATCGCTGGTGATCGCTTCAGTCCAGCCACGCAGGAAGTAGGTGAGTTCAGCACGAGGCAGTACGAACTCCATTGGGTGAACATGATCCTGCTGATAACGGAGGTAAACAACCTCAGTGTCACCGACCAGGCCATAGTAAACGAACACCGCACCGGTTTGTGGAGCGTTTGGCATAAAGGTCGACCAGAACTTCTTGAATGCCGGTTCGACATTCTTGGGGTCCAGATAGTCTTCCAGATAAGCAGCCTGTTCAGGACTGTCATCACGGGTCAGAGACAGACCGCCGAGATCGCCAGTTTTACTGTGATCGTGGAACGGATAGAACGACTGCATGCCTGGCAAGCGCATCATGCTCACCCAGTATGCCGGCATATTGTGTTCGTATTGAGCCAAAGCAAGGCTAACGTCTTTAGCAGCCGCCAATGCAACCACCGCTGCATCCGGCAACTGGCATTCTGGATTCTCGTGAATCACGCCCGGGCAACCACAGACAGGACCGCTTTTGGTCTCATCGATTACCGGACGGTTTTTCACGTCCAATGCTTGTACAAAGGGATCATCCTTACCCAAGACTTCACGAATTGCTTCGTTATCCTGAGCAACGGTTTCTGCGACCGCTTCACCAATGTTTTTATCGGCTTGTTCAGACATGCTGCTTTCCTTGTGGTAGAGCTTTTGGGAATAGTTTCAATGCCGATGTTCCAGCACCAAAAAGAATTAATATGAATGCATCAATTTTGTACAACGCTGTAGCGCTTCACCACAACATTAATATGGATAAACCATTAAATTTCCCCGTAGGACATTAACGATGATCAACCTCTTAAAATCCATGGTAGGGTTAAAGGTTAATAACGAACCTAAGCTTAATATGGTTAGCAAGGGTAAAGCCATGCCGTACAACGTAAAGGTAAAAGTACCTGGCGGTTGGCTAGCTTTAAAGGAACTGCGTGAGGGCAGTAAGGTCATTGGTCCTATGGGTAACATAGCCTCAGTGACCGAAGTAATCCCACAGGGCGTCACAGACTGCTACAAGTTCATCTTTGAGGACGGACGTGAGGCTGTAAGTCATCCGTTGCATCTTTGGGAAGTATACGAGGGTAATAGTGTTGCTCCGTACGTTACTACCACCGCCGACATCATTGCTCACTTCAATGAGTTCGAATACGCCATCCCTCTGGTTGGTGAGATCAGTGGTGCGGAGAAACGTATTGCCGATGAATTTGTTAAAGACATTGCCATGATGCTAATTGGCGAACGTCATACTGTTAACCGTGAAATACAAGAACTTCATTACCAGGACCGTCGAGCTATTGCTACAGCCATGCGCACCAATGAAGGCTGCGTAGCAAGCAACGGTACTGTTCGCTACATTACCGAGCACAAACAAAGTGCTCTTAACTTCCAACACCTGGCATGGAGTGTTGGCGGTATTGCTGATCTTCAAAAGGTTGAAGACGGTTATGTAGTTACTGCCAGACATCGAGACATCGAGCAAGACGACATTGCCAGATTTGCAGCAAGTCGCTTAAAGATTGTTGGCATCGTTAAAGAACACCCGACTGAAACGATCTGCATTAATATCGACAGTGAAGATAAGTTGTTTGTAGTAGAAGACTGGATTGTTACCCACAACCTTTGCATTAACTAAAGCAAAAAAAA